ATAATTGATATTAGAATATTCTGATCTATCTTTTATGATTACTTTAGCTCCTCTAAATAAAGTTTCTGAGAAATTACCATCAGTACCATACTCAAATATTGAATATTTGTAATCTCTAGGAATATCTATTCCATCAATAGTTTCTCGAGTAAAATATGACAAAAAATAATCTTCTTTGATCGATAATAAATTTGCAGTTCCACCGGTTCCACCGGTTAAACCTAAAAAGATTTCACTGCTGCCTAAAGTACCAATCTGTGGGATATTAGGAAAGTACAAATCTTCGTCGAAATAAGAAAACGAATTTTTCTTTTCGGTAAAACTCATATATGGTGGATATTTCTGTAGGTAATACCATTCATGAGTATAGAATTTAGGATTTCTATTCATCTCATCAAAAGATGGTGAAAAATTACTATACCCGAATGATTGATCGGTATTTAATCGATATCCATTCTCTCTAACGTCGACTGATTCATTATCATATACCCACTTATTAATAAAAGGAACGACTCTAGAAGACAAAGCAATATCAGACAAAATATTTTCTTTAAGTCTATCATATTCATTCGTAACTAAAATATTCTGATCTAAGAAATCATCAGATAAACCACTTAGATTAGTAAATCCATTAGCGATAGCGAATGAAGAATTCGGTCCTATTAATGAATCAATATATCCTCTAGAAATATTACCGGTTGGAGCAACTCCAAATCCTATATAACTAAAGGTTGCAGTTGACCCATTAGGTCCTGTCATTCCTAAATACCAATTATATAATGTGTTATATGAGGAATCTGCATTTTTTGCGTAATCAGTACTTAAGAAATCGAAATCAAAATCTCTAATAGGGAAAATCGACAAATAGCCATTACTATTCTTAGATGATTGATATATTGGTATTTGATTAGATGAAGTGAATTCAATATTTTCATTAGTTTCTTGTATACAATAGCTTATGTATTTGTCCCAGTGAAGAAAATCTAAAATTTCACCAAATTCGTTATAAACCGGCTCTTCTAAGTATATTGAATAATCACTAATTAAACCAAAACCTTTATTGGTTTTAGTGTAAATTGGATCTGCATCATCATATAATTCTTGGAAATCCTCAGCATCTATAATAAATCTAGCGTTTGGATTGTCACACCCATTTACAAAATGATATTCGTAGTACTTACCAAAAGTGTCGGTAGATAAAGATATTGGAGAAGGACGGTACATCTGTTCAATATAATTAACAAAAATATTAGGCTTAGTAAAAGGATATATGTCAGAAGTACTAAAGAAAGAAAATTTAGATCGATTCCAATTTTCTGAGCTCATACGACTATAAACAATAACCGTATCTCCTCTAGACATAGATTCAAAAGTTACGTGTTCTTTATCATACTCATTTATATGATTAATTGCCTTAGATATTGAAGTAGCTATTTGCGAAAAATCGCCGTTGATACTAAACGAATTTCCATTATTTTGACCGGCAATAAGAGAATCATCGGCAACGATAGTAAAGAAATCTATTACTTGAGATTCAATTGGATTAGTCCAATCAACCTTATTAATTCTAATCTGGTCACCGACAGTAATATCACCAATTACGCTAAAAGAAAAATTAGGTCTACCTTTAAATTGAGTAGGTGTTGCATGTATATATTTTAATGGATCTCCAAAACCGCTGAAATTTTTCCAATCGACAGTTTTATCTTTTATTCTTAGGAATTTTCCATCTGAAATTGAGGTACTACCACTAATAGAATAAGTAGAAGTCCAACCTATCGATGAATTAATTGAATAAAAATTGTTCTTTATATCTTTTACGTAAGGAAATCTAGGATTTTGGGTTTCACTCCATGTTATTAATCTACCTTCATATATACCGGTTCCTCCTGCATTTAACTTAGGATAAATTTTTATCCCTTTATTGTTAGTTTGTATTTGTGTTTCATCGTTAGCCGAATATCCGATGTTATCGTAGAATGGAGTAGGCAATTGCTCATATTCGAAATTTCTATCATTAAATAATCTACTACCGTCTATTTCGAATTTACCTAATTCGGCTTCAGATACGTACATACCAAAATATCTGCTAAATTTAAAATCTTCTTGGTTTAAATCGTCAAATAAAAATTCTAAATTTAAAATATTAGGATGTACTACTCCATGATTTTGAAATCCTAAGGTTAGGAAATCATCGCTTTCAGTTACAGTCTTATCTACTAAAACATAATCTATATAAATATCCTGAGACATTTTGCAAAACCCTCCGTAATCATATGAAATTCCTTGCCAATACGACAAATCGTTTTTCTCTATTGACGCATAAATAGAAGATTCTGGAAATAAAGGATCTTGAACATGATTTCTGATATATCTACCAATATTAGTCTTATCTGTTAAATCAAAAGTTTTAATTATTTTAGAATTTTTGATATAATTTTTAAAGAAATTAGCTGGATTTTTTACTAAGTCATCTAAATATTTAGAATTATCTAGATTGATAGAAAGATTTGCTTGTAACTCAGCATCATAATCGATACTAACAGGTCCTTCTAATTTAAAAATCACAAAATAATCAGGGATATTATCTCTCTCAGCCCATAAAGGCGAGAATATAGAAAACTCTTCGCTATATATACGAGAAACTTTAGGTTGCATACCCATACAATATGTAAAATCGTATTGGTCTTTGTATCGATCTTTAACTTGTAATGACAAGTCCTTTTCGTAGACAGTATATGCAATAGTTTTGGGTAATGGTGTAGATCCTTGATCGTAGAATCTTTTTATGTCATTTGAATACGATCCACCAGTTACATTAAATCCTTTATATATCGATTTTGACAATAATGGATCTGCATCAATAGACTCTAAAAACACTTGGTTTTTAGAGTCAGCAATGATTTTTATATTTGTAGTTAATTTAGGATTTGTTCTAATTAATCCAAACGAAGTTCTTTTAAGTATTTCTGACATATTAAGTTATTTATTCAATCCATTCTCGTAATACTCATCCTTCATAGGATATTTGTATTATTATTTAGAAGTAGATGAACCGCTTCTAATAGTCTGGTCTCGTGAAGTTGTTGGTGTTACCACCTTTATTGTTTTCGTAAGGTCATCTAATGCAGTTTCGAAAGTTCTTGAAGGAATATCCTTAGTGATTACTGATTTAGAGTAATATCTAGCAGTAACTTCAACATCAAACGAAAATCTTTCTTTATCTAGAGGATTAGGGTATATATCAATTCCAATAGTTTTAGTATATTCTAAATTTGTTCCACTATTAGAAGTTGGATCTCCTTTTACATTACCTAAACCTAAGTCACCAACTCCAAAATAATCTGTCATTCGATATTGGAAAGTTATTGGTATAGATATCGAATTAGTATTTCCGAATTTAATGTCTTTGTAAGATATTGCATCATCTCCATTAACTCTCATATCAATATGAGAATTTGGATTGATGAATAAATAAGCACCAACTGATTTAGGTCCTAGTAAAAATTGGTCATTGACATCAAAACCAATTTTACAATTAATCAAGCTTGAAGGATCTTTGTAATATGCGTTTTGTGTATTTGAACCGGTAGAACCCTTAACGATATTACCTAATATAGAATTTCTTACTAATGAAGGTACCGTTGTACTATTTATAGTTAAAGGAGTAACTCCAGTTGCAATCCAATCTGCGATATCAGGATGTTTTACGTGTACTTGTATATTATTTATTAATGCAGATTGTACAGCTGCAAGAGAATATGATACTACATCACTTAGACCTGTTCCACCTTTCCATATAAAATCAGTAGTTGGATTACCGTTGGCTAATCCAGTTAATGTAGATAAATTAGTAGTCCATTCAAGTTGAGTCGATGTAGAAACTAGATTACCGGATAAATCTAATATTTGATATGATGAAGCAGCTCCATCAATAGCACTATATAAAGCTCGAGTTCCATCTACTGAAGTATATCTAGAATTAATAAATTGACCCATTACTTGAGTAGATTGATATGGAGTATTTCTAATGAATCCATAATTTAAAACATCATTAGCATCTGGATTTGATAAACCTAAAGGAACATAATCATATCTTCTTAAGCGATTATAATCTACGTCACTATTACTATATGTTAAGTTTGTAGGTTCTAATGTATTACTTGAATTTACAACCGAGAATCTAGATCCATACATTCTAGAATACAATTCTAGAAATGATGCAGCTTCGTTAGAAATCTTAATAAAGTAATTTTTAGATATAATAACACCCTTTTTAATTGGTAATGATGCAACCTGATCTCTATAATTACCGGCAAATAATCTAACGGTTGAATTCTTCTGAACTGAGTATTCTTGTCCAGCATCATCAACAATAATAACTGATATAGCACCTTTAGCATTTGCAATAAGACCTCTAAGATTTTGAATTTCTAAATCCATAGAGTTTAATTTATCAAATAGCGTTATAATATTGTTTTCTGGTGTTAAAAACCCTGAAGCAACGTGAATTGCATCGGTAGTAAAGAATTTTCCATTTTGAGTTAAAGTTTGTTGTGAAACTTTATCCAAATTCATATTAGTTAAATCAGATTTTACCTGAACTCTAATCTGATCCATTTTAGCTTGCTCAAGAATATCTTTAGTATCTGGTATCGATTCAAATTCGGCTGGAAAATCGATTCTAACTATTTCTGACCATTCAGATTCAATAGTAGTTACTGGCCAACCGGCTTCAGATATAGATTTTACTCTAAACTCAATACTTTCTCCAGCTTGAATAGGAAAATCAATTTGATTGATATTTATTGCATCGGCATTTTCTACATCTTCTACTGCCCAATAAGCTTTTCTTGAAGTAGGATTAATGTCACGTTTTCTTACAGGAGATTTATATTCGTTCCAGGTTGAAAATGTTCCTCTTCTAACTACACCATTGTTATCTACAAATTGTAATTGTTGTGGTTGATTGGCTGATCCATCTTTCTTAACATATCGATATTGCGTAACAAATTGAATAACTTCTTGAGGTTCTGTTCTATCTGATTTTTGTGCAACTGGCATAGGAAAAAATCCTCTAACTCTATATTTAGGAGCAGTATCAATCGATTTTACTGTAGATAGTTTTGTTATATCCTCAACGATAGATGCATGTAAAGAAGAGTTAGTACTTCTATCATCAACTAATTTAGATAATTTACTATTGTCAGTATCTTGTAATTTTTGTGACGAATATTTAGTTGTTTGTACTTTAGTTTTAACTTCGGTGATAGATTTATCTAATGCAGTTAATTGAGATTGGATTCTCAATTTATCTGATTGTAAACTTTTAATTTTTATAGCATTACCACTAGAAGTAATATGATCGTTTATAGGAAGTACTTGAAAATTCCCAGTAGAAACTAAAGGTGGAGTAGGCTGAACTGCAAAAGTAGAAGGAGGAGTTTTATCCTTAACTGTTGAGTATAAGTATGCACCAAAATCTACAACTTCATTTTGATAGAATGTAGATAAAGCCATAGAATTACCAGTTGCCGGATCTATGATTCTTAAACTATTTGTATAAAGACCAACACCAGGAGACCAATTAACTGATTGAATTCTAGAATCTGGATCGATAGGTTTCACGAAAATTACACAATATTCGTTGAATCCGATAGACACATTAGCAAATACATCAGATTTATCTTCGCCATAAAAAGTAAGAACATCCTTACCGATAGTTATGTTATCAAAACCTTCAATTAATTTAACCGCAACAGTTCTCGTAGAAGCATCAACTTGTAATATTTCGAATCTAGTATTCTGTCTTCCGGAATTAATTACAAGAGAATCACCTATTTTTAAAGATTGAGTTCCTAAATATTTAGATTGATTATCATTGTATGTTAATTTATCTAATTGTACTCTAAGTACTCTATTTTGAACGCTAGCTCCATTTATAATTGAAGTTAGTGTATCATCGAATACATTTGTTACTGTATATTTACCAGAATATCTTAATGTTCTAGGAGGCATATCTACTACATCTTTATCTAAAAAGAAAGTAATTCCATAATCAATCAAGATTTTAGAGAAATCTGCAAATTTGATATTTGACTTAGCCGAAAATCTAGAGTTAAATAATTTAAGCTTTGCTGGAGTATCAAGATTCAATATGTATCTTGCAACTTCGATTTTTTCAGTTTCATATTTTACCTGTCCGGTAAGATTAAATGAAACATATAGCAAAGGATTTAAGAATGATTCAAAAAACCAATTTTCTTTCTTATTGAAAGTTGTAGGTACTGGCATAGTTTGAATATCTTCAGCTTCTTTTAATAAAGAAGAAACTAAGATTTTTCTAAATGAACCGTCAGATAATTGAACTGATGTAGATGAATCACCTACTGCAGTTAAACTTTTGATATTGTTCTCCATTTGAACCATTTGATTCTTAAGAGCTCCGTATGAAGGAATGTATACTTTTTGTATAGTTCCTGTACTATCCATTACATCTACTTCGACAGTATCTGAATTAGAAGAAACTACATCAGATAGCTTCGTAATAATTTGATATCCGTTGTTTTGTAACTTTAAAAGATTGTTTAGAAGTGTTGTTAATGAGTATTTCGTATCCATTTTTATCTTATTATGTCTATATTAAATGTGTATCGATTTCCATCAGTACACGTAATTTCTATTATTGGTTTGTTTGTTATTTGCATTGATGCATCCATAGAACCTATTATTACTCCGTAAATTCCATTACCTAATCGATTTTTAGCATCGGTTCTAATGTATATAGTCTTACCTGCAAAATCGACAGGATCTGCAAAAACTATCTTAAAAGTTTGACCCGTTTTCCAAAATATTGGATAATCTTGGATGTTGATTATTACACTATCTTGAAAAACTTCAATTCCATTTACTATATTTGGATGAGATGTATTAAGTTGACGATAATAATTAGAAAACTCTCCTAAAGTTAATACGTTGTTTAAATATGTATCAGTTGGATCTATTCCATTTGCATATGTTGTTCGTAAACTTCCTAATGGGTTTATTGTATTTATCGTATTTCTACATTGTGAAAATGTAGAAACTCCTTGAATTCTATTACTTAATGTTATTTGATTAGGTACAGTTCTATCTAAAAATACTCCAGCTCCTTGTTTAAGAACGTCTGTATTATATGTTAAATTGACTGACAAATTACCGGAAAGTAACTTATTGATATTATCTGCATTTACGTTAATCAAATCTAGCAATGTTGTACTAGAAGAAAATGCAAGTTTAGCATTATTAAGACTAGATTCTAGTGCAGATAATCTTTGAGATAAAGTTGTAAGTTCTTCTTGAGTAAAATAGAAATTTTCTAGATTACGTAATCTATCTTTGATTGTAATGATTTCTAATTCTGAGTCGATAAACATTGCAGCAGCTTCTTGTAAACGAGTCGATGCATCAATGAATAAATCCATCGAGAAAGTATTGTAATCGTTTATGAGAGTTTCTACTCCTGCATTTTCTACAGTTGAATCGAATTTAATGTCAATTTTTAAACTATAACTATTACCATTAAGTTTAGTAATCTTATTTGGCTTATATTTATCAAATCTTTTGATGTAGCTATTACCAACTCCAGAGTTAACATAATCGTCTAAAATTAAAACTCCATATAAGTTAGTAGCCTTTTGACTTGAATTTGAAGCCGAATATGAATCATAATAAACCAAAGCTGCGTTAAAAGAAAAATCAGGAGCAGCATCAGTACCGTTAAATTCGTCAATTGTAGATATTGTACCATCGTTAACAATAGGAGAATAGTTATTAGCGTCAAAATCTAAAATAATACCATCCATACGAGAAAGTAAAACTGGTTTAGATGATCCGGCAGCAGGTAATGCTACGAATCCTGACCAATTTGCAGTTGACCCGAAAGTAGAATATGTATTATACGATAAACTTTGATCGTCATCGTAGTATGCTCTTAAATCTAAACCGCTAGGATGAACTGATGATATATTTCTACCGGTGATATAAGTTTCACCATTAGTCCAAATTCTATTTGGAGCATAATTGTTATCTTCGTAAGTTTTCCATAAAACCACTGGAGTACCTCCATGATTAGTAGGAATATTTATGTAAATTTCAGAATATGCATCACCACCTCTAGAAACGTTATTAACAATATCAATATCACCAATATATCTAACTACTTTGTTATAATATTGAGTTGGATCTTCTTCCGTATATCGAAAATTGGTAGTAGATTCGGCAACCGATGCATCACGAAAACGCATTGCATTTAATTGAGTCATCCACTTCCAAAATATTCTTTCTGCTACGGTATAGGTTTGACTAGGATCGTAAGGTTTAACTATTGTATTAGTACCTTGACGTATTTCCTCTTCAAAATTAAGTACATAATTTTGAAAAGACTCGGCTATATTTATGTTATTATCAACTGATAAAGCAGGTACAGAAGAAGTTCCTCCTGTCAATACACCACCAATACCTTCCCAAACTACGTAATTTTCGTTGTTGCTTGAAGGAGTAGCTACATCCGGAATATTAAGAAGAGCAAATTTAGAGAAAACAAATCTTGCATCGTCATCAGTAAAAGTCTTTTGGATATCAGCTACTGCAGACGAAAATGTATAGAATGTCCCTCCAGATATTCTAAGAGGATTAATTAACGGTGTTGCCATTTAAAATTTTGTTTTATTATAGAGTAGTTGCTCCAGTAGCAGAAATCTTATACCAAGTACCAGTTGCTCCAGCACCAGTAGTAGTTCCTACGCAATAAGCAAGAACATTTTGAGTAGTATCATAAACTAATGAACCTAATTCTGGATTTTGAATAGTTCTAATGATTGCAGTAGTTTGTCTAGGTAGAATTGCAGCACTAAGATTACCTGTTGCAGTACCACCAGTAGCACCAGCAAAATCTATGAAATATGTAGTAGCACCACCACCTAATTGTTTTAAGCTTCTTTTAATTCTACATCCAGAGTTTGGTCCAAATTCTAAGAATCCATTAGATCCAACTTTTAGATTACCTTGATAAGCAACGATATCTCCAGTCGTAGATGAAATTTCACCAAGAGTAGTTATGGATCCAGTGTTGATTTTAGGATTAGATCCAAATGTTGCATTGTCAAAATATCCAGTAGATATGTTAACCATTTGAAGTACGGAATTCAATGCATCGCTTAAAGTAGAGAAATTATCATTGATTGTAATTCTGGTAGCTGCGATTGAATCAGTACCATTGATTGTTGTTAATTGTATTGCCATTGTTTAGACGATTTTTATTAGTTCTTGTTTTTTAATTGTTTTCTTATTACCATTAGAATCCTCAATAGTTAAAGATAATGAATAACTACCTCGTAATGTAAACATATATGAGAAATATGGATTATTGTAATATATATCCTCAAACGAAGTATCATCATCCTTTTGTAGCAACCAAGTGAAATTAGTTTTACCTACCATCTTAGATGAATCATATGTAAAGTTAACTGAAGTTAATATTGGTAATTCTTGTTGATATTTTAAAATTCTAATGTCATTCCATGAAGGATTTTTAATAAGTGATCGACCCATCCAAGTACCTTTTACTCCGGTTCCATATGTAGTATTAATAGTTTGAGGTTCAGTAAATCTTTTAGCAACTCCTTGAATTTTAACTTCAGAAAACGAGCTAGGTCCTGTACCACCGGTCCAACCAGCAGCACCATAAACCATATTATAAACAAAATCACCTATTACCGGTAAAGCCTGAGCAGTTGCACCATTTAATTCTTTAACTAATTTACTTAAAGAAGTAGCACCAATTACGTACTCGTAAGAGGCAGTAGCACCTTCGTTGTATTGTACCGTAAATGTAGCTCCTGTACTTCCTGAAGGAATTTGATATATTTCAAAATGAGTAGGAATATCTCCTAAATATCCAAAATATTGAGTATCATAAGAATTAGTTTCACCTATTAAATTATTGTAACCTATTCTATGTCTACCATATTTATCAAATCCCACTGATGCAGCTTTAACATATGGAATTAATGCATTTGTTGCATCATATTCTTCGTTATAGTAATATATGAAGTCTTTGAATAACTTACTAGTAGGAGCAAATGTATTTAACGCATCTACGATCGATATCATATTATCTTTGTCGTTTCCACCAATTGGAAAGTTTACTTTTACTACTTCTAATTCATCCGATACTAAATTCCAAAGGGTTCCATCATTAACAAAAGTAGTATCTAAAGAAGCTACATATGCTATATCACCAGTTGTACCAGCTATCGTTGTACTAGTAGGTCCAGTCCATCCAGTAGGTCCTACTTCATAATATTTATTGTTACTTAAGTTTAATGTCGAGTTAGCCCTAGTCATCCATATCGTACCACTAGTTGCACCTATTCCAGTTGTACCAGTTATCTTCCATTCAGTTATTCGTGTTCCTGTATTGTCCCACCATAAATGATATGCATCGTCCCAAGTAGGAATATTTCCTATTAGATTAAATCGATAAGGATAACGATCAACTAAAGGATTGTCTATTGGATTAATCATTGTTTGATAGAATTCAATTGAATCTAAAGAATTACCTGTAATTTCTGCCATTTCGATAGCTTCATTAGGTTGTAAAGGTAAATCCCAATTAGATGCATATTCATCCCATGTAAGAAATTGATTAGGTGTTGGAATTTGCCACTGACTGCCTGAACCTACTTTGTTAGTAGCTTCTATATTTTGAACTTGACGTCTAATATCATCAAATGTATAATCTAATTCTCTTTTTGTGTACCATCCTATGAAATCAGCTTCTTTAGCTTCAACTTCTATTTGTTGCATGTTAGATGTATATGCTTGGTTATTAAATAAATCCCATAGCCTAAGCTCTACATCATATTTACCAACATAAGGCAAATTTGTTGCAAATTCATTTATTTCATATATAGTCTTTGGTCCAGTATCTAATCGATAAGCCGGTGTTTCATCTTCAGATTTACTAATAATCCATTGCATTTCATGGTAACCCATATATCCTATATTTTCCCATGAATATGTAAATTGATGAGGATAATTATTAGAAGGAAATCCAGTTACTCCAATCGTTATAGGATTAATAATACTCGTCGAACCAGTCCAACCTATTACTTCAAATGAATTGTTAAATTGAGAATATAGAGTAGAGAATGTCGAGCCTATTGAATCTACTTGATTAAAATTTGCATCTGCATTATCCCATGTAATATCGAAAGTTTTATTTTTTAATATGACCGGAAATCCAATAGGAATATTAGCATCATCGGAAAGACCACTAACTGGTAAATTCATATCTTCAAAAAATCCTACATACGCAGTATTGTATAAAGACACAGGTGGACCTGCAGCACCATAAGTTCCAGTTGCACTTGATATTATTGCCGGAATATTTAATTGACTACTAGGATATGTTGAAGGGAATCCAGTTAAAACGCTACATACGAAACTTATTTCAGGTGCAGTAGCAGAAGTTGCTCCAGGAACAGGACCTCTAGAAACTATTCGAACCCATCCAGGATTATCTAATTCTGGATACGCATATACATTAGCCTGTATAAACTCTATATCTTGTTGATTATTATAAACGCTATATGTTGGATTATTTATGGATTTAGCTAATCTAGCGCAAATTTCCTCTTCAGAGATATCGTTTGTACTTCTTCGTGGATCGTGAAAATAAAAATCATATCCACCAACATATGAATTAGATCCGACAGTATATACTATCTCAGTAGATATTGCCTGATTTGCATTTGTTATAATATTTGAGTTTACATGAAATCTCCAAACTAAATAGTTAGAATAACCAGCAGCACTCACATCAGGACCTATTGGTGCTCCTAAAAATTGAAGAGCACGTAGGTCTTGAATATAACCTTTTTCGCTAGGATATACCTCATATTTAGGATGAATTCCCATAGAAATCGAATCAATTCGATTTCGAGATATAACATTGTTAATTTTATATTGTGCAAAGAATATAGCTTCTCCGGTTATATCTACAATTTGAGTATTTATTGGTAAGAAGTATTGTATTAATTTCTTTTTTAGGGCAAATATTTTAGTAAGAACTTCTTCAGGAGTAAATGTATAAACTTCTTCAACTATAGGAAGACCGTCATCATCATATTCCCCAGATTCTACAGTTATATCATAAAACAATCCAAATTTACCAGTTTTTCGATATATTTTACTCGGTAATAAATTAGATATTTGTGGATCCGGTGCGGTAGAAAAAATATCGGTAATATCAGTTTGTCTGTACTTACCGAAATTAGGTGCAGTTGCATCTACGTTTTTCCAATATTCTTTAAGTCTAACGTTTTGATATCCATAAAATTTAAGAATATTGATTATCGCTTTATATGAACCTACATAAGGAAATATATTGTGATATTCAAGTAGAAGTTCTTTTCGTTTTCGATTAATCAATCGCCAATCTGTTCCTTCTTCTTTTACTTCAGAAGCATCAAATATAATAGAATCAGAAGGAAGTATATCGTTCCCTAAAGACATTAATAAAGATTTTAACCTTTCGTCTTCGGACTCTCCTTCACCGTATATTTCTATTTCAGCGAATATTAAATTATTTTCGTCTCTAATATACATGATAGAAGAGAATCCATCTTCTCTACTAGGTTGAAATGCAATATTAATTTGTAAAGCTTTAGAATTAATCACCGACAAAGATTTCATATCATTAGGCAAGATTGTCATTGATGGATCGTAGTCTAGCTTACCCAAATTTTTATTTTGAAAATGAACAAATTCAGTATCAGTTATATCGTATATAAAAATTTCTGGTACCGGTAACTTAGGATTGAATCCGGCAGTAATACCTTGATTTCTGAGAGTTGAACCATAATTACTATAAGGATATCCGTATTGAGGATATCCAGTGGCAGAATCTACTAACTCTTCTAAAATATATAGCTGTTGATTTTCTATCAGTCCCTCCGATATAGTGTGCATGTCAATTCGACCTGTCCATTTATCTAAGGTTGGATTATAATCGAAATTGCAATATTCTCCCTTTTTATTAAAAAATTTTAAGTGTTGGTACATTATAGGTTATATCTTCTATCGTTTTTATCGATGGTGTAATTAAAAAAGAATTGAATTTGTTTTACCGAATCAGTTAATTCTATTAATAACGGATCAGTCATTTCCAAGAATTTTGCAATTCTAGGATTGCCATATAGAGCCGGAGAAAGAAATCTAGAAAGTAGACCATTTTTTGCATAGTCATATCCATTACCTTCTCGATTCTCTGAGTCTTGAACTATTTTATTATATATCGAATCTTTATACATTACTTAAGCGCAGATTTATTTGAGTTCATCATTCGGATCGGTAATGATTCTCTGATAACTTCTTTGACCACTAGATTGACGGATGAATATTGATTATAAGATATACCATCTTCGTAATAATTTCCAAAGCGATCATACCAACCTCCTCTTATTATAGGTTGTTCGTTTAATCCAATCTTAACGTCACCGAAATCATCTAATCCTAAATTTGGATCGTCTCCAGAATTTAGCATTATTTGATTATCCGTAACAATGGTAATACCTCTAACTTTATCAATTGATGTAACCTTTTGTATATAATATCCATCTATTATAGCTCTTTCGTTAGCTTCAGATACAAAAGATAGATTAACCGAATCTACTCCTTTAATGTTTTCAATCAAAGCAATTATATCAGATTTTGGAATTTTATCTCTTCGTTTCACTTTAAGTAAGTAATCTGTTAATTTTGTGAGAATTTCTCCTTTTAATGTATTCTGATCTACCGTATCATATATCCTTAAATAAATATTTGTTACGTATTTAGTAATGATCGGATCTACTATTTGTAATTCCGTACCCATAATTTGTCTACCGCTCATATCAATAAATTCTATCAGAGCTTGTTTTTCATCGGAGTCTAAATAAAAATTTTGTAGATTTGTAGTAAAATAATCAGTGTTGTTTGTTAATCTTTTAGCAATATCAGGTATCAAAAATAAATAGACTACATTATCATCTGCAATATAATCGTCATCAAATGTATTGTATGCATCAACATATGCATAATTAAATCTTGATAGATAATTGATGTAGTTGTCAGCATTTGCTAATATAAAAGACCTACTCATCTTAGGTGCAATTAATTTTGTCAACTCAGGATTTTCTGAATCAGCACCTAAAATTATAGGTTTTTCAATAGATACATTTAATATCGTATTCAAATCAACCTCTTCTCCGGTATTGCTATATCCTGGATCGTCAAATTTGAATTGTATGTCTGAAGATTTAGAATATATATTGCCTTCAAATCCATCAGTTTTAACATATTGCACATTTATCACAGAACCTAAAGCTGGTATAGTTCCAAAATCTTCATTTCCAAAATATATGTCTATTCCGCCAGAAATTCCAGTTTTAACTAAGCATTTTTTATCTCCTTTATTCATATCATATAATGAATCTATGATATCATAAGCTTCACCATTAACCGTGATATAAATTAAATCATTTTCTATCGTACTTTTAGAAATAACAGTAAAAGATTGTAATGCTTTACCGGTACCTGTTAAGGTTTGATTTTCTAATTCTCCTTGTATAATTTTTAACGGAGTTATTTCCGTAGAATTTAATGGAATTCTTAAATTACCATTTACATTACCTAATTGAACGAAATATTTTTTATTGTTATTAATACAGGTAATCTTAGTTTTATCTAAAATTAGGATATAACTTGCATTTATAGGTGCATCAGCACCAGGAGCTATTTTAACGTTTATTGTTCCTTGAGAAGAAATAGATCTAGTAGGATTATGTCCAGTCAATCTAGCCCAACCATATATAGATCTTTGTTTCGTTGCTGTGTAAATATTTAACTCTACTAAAGAATCTTCTATATAGTAAAATATCAATTGTCCAAATTCTTGGATTACTGCAATAATTTGACCAAATGGCGAAGATTTCGATAACACTGAGCCTGCTTGATTGTATGTATCAATCAACCAATTTCTGATCTTTAATTGTATATCATTAAAGGATATTTTATTTGTTTCTAAAAATTTCATTGTTTGTTTTTCTTTATGGTTCGACTGCGTAACCAGCAACTTTTGTTCCGTCTATTAATATGTCTAAAATTATAGTGTCCCATACTTCTCCTTTTAAGAAGTTAACGTCGACATCTAAATTAATGCCTTTAAATGTTTCTTGATCGATATATTTTAAAAACTGAGTCATCGCATCTTGTTTAATATGCGAAGATCCTTTTGATGTCGACCAAATATATGCATCTAAAGATAATCCAAAATCAGGATCGCCTAAAACACTCCCTTTAGGAGTAGTCAAAATCATTTCTACTTCCTGCAAAAACATTTCCATTCGATTATTAGTTTCAATTTCATCGGCATCATAATAAGGATATGTGTCCATTTTGAAATATAGGTCTATAGCCATATTAGTAGTTTATTTATTAAGAACCTCCAGAAGTAAAGAAAAAATCCATTCCTTCTTCTTCTTTTACTTCAGTTTCGATTTTTTCGATTTCTTCTTTACCTTCGTCTCGAATCAAATCATAATTAATTTTAATTCCACCGGGTAAATTGAAGTCGAAAGTTCCAAGAATACGAGAAAGTTGAACTTTACATTTAGCAACTACATATCGGTAGAATATTTCGTCGTTCATCAAATGTTCTAAAGGTATTTTTGCGTAGCACATTGCAACACAATCTCTATTAGGAGTTTCTCCACCAATAAATAGTCTATGCGAGTTTCTATTGTAATTAAAACTAATAGTGTGATTAATTATGTGTGATGCAACATCCATCCAATACATATTTAATGTATAGTACATTAAGTTTTCAGTACCTTGTCCTAATGATACAGAATCAGAAAGAAACAATCTTTCAATACCAAAATCCGCAGTACCATCAAAAGACATAGATCTAGCAAAATCTTCTTTTAATTTTTTAAGTTGCCAAACCGAAAATACACAATCTGGCATAGTAACAGTTCTATCTGTTTTAAATTGAGTTTGTTTAAATAACTCAGTCGTAATAAAATAATATCTTTCTTCGACTGCATCTTCGTATTTTTTATAAAACCAATCAGCTGAATATTTTATGATTCTATTTATTTCCGGAATAGGAACCGTAAATGGTAATGCACAAGCAACAGAAAGTTCTTGTTGTACGTTTGCTATGAATTCATCGTTCGTCACAGTTGGTTAAATTTTTTTGTAGGTATAATGATTTGGTCTCCGGCAACAACATAACCAGATTTTAGTGGCTGATATTGTATAACTTTTGTATCTTTCGATACATCAGCAAATAAACCTATTTTTCCTTTTTTGAAAATACCTTTAGTCATTTTGCCATTTAGTACTCCATTCATTCCATCGAACTCGCAATCTATTAAATTAGTAGTTCGATTAGAGAAAGAATTCATTAAATTGCAATTCGTAACAATAGAATCTAGATATACGTTTGATTGTATAATTGTTGCATTAACAATTTTACAGTCGTAGAAATCCGATCTATGGAAGATACCATTTTCAATTTCACAACTGATAAATTCAAGACCTTCTATTTCTTTACATTTAATTTTTGCATCTCTAATCTGTATTACTGAAAGTGTTGAATCGTAGTTAATTTCGAATTCGTTATTAGAAAATTGGCAATTAGTAAATATTGTAAAAAGACGATCTCGGAGTATATTGTAATAAGATTCAAGTACTTTTTGATCTGAAACTAAATCTGCGGTAAATTTAACTTTAGGAAAGTTTTTCTTAAACAGAGCATAGTCTAAATAAGATTGTCTAATCTTTTCTTTTACGGAAATAGCCTTTTCAAAAGCCTTAAGATTTTCTTTTGTAAATGATTTATTTATTACGCAATCCCATGAAGTAACAATAAATTGATTGATAGTATCTAGAACAAGACCTACTTTAGATTGATAACCGGAACCTCCAATATATTGCATTCTCAAAAATCCTTGATTAAGGGTTTCGAAATTAATGCCACAATTTTGAGTAGATGGAATATCATAAACTCTTGGATCTACGGCTTCTGCCTCTCTCGGTATAAATTTTTGGGTTGGTTCGAATCTTATTATTGATTGCGAATTAAACGAATCCTTCCTAGAAGGAAACGCTTTATAGACTTTCTCTTCGTCAAACTCTAATATAAATTTAAGTTTGTCAATATTGTCTATTTTTGTAGCAGTTGAAAAAAGAGTTCCTTTAAAAGGTCCTTTCTCTTCGTCTAAAAATTTTAGATCTACGAAGAAATTGTCGTTTCTTCCAGTAGAACCATTTCGTTCAATCCATTTTAATAAATCGATAGTAATTAATCTAGCATCTCTACATAACATAAAGCTAGTAGAAAAATGATACACACCATCTTCTGATCTTTTTAATTGGAAATTATACGAAGAAGCTTCATTTGGAGAAATCTTCGTCTTAAGTAATTTAGACAATTCGGAAACTGCTGATTTAGGCTCTTTAGTAGATTCAAAATCAGCAGTTATGCGAATTAAAGATTTTTCAAATAAAGCTGTTAAATTGTAGGAGTTGAAATTCATCTATAGCTTTCTTTTATTATATATTCCAGAAGGCTACATAGCAAAATCAACTTTTTTAGATTCTTTATCGATTCTAGTTATTTTAACGTCAATTTCTTGACCTACTTCTAATTCAATATCTTCTCTTAAATAAGTTTTGTGAAGTAGACCAACTATTTTAGGTTCAATCTCTACGAAAGCACCATATCTAACGATCTTTTTAACTCTACCTGTAACTGTTGATGGAACTTTATATCTATCTTCGATATCGTCCCAAGCAGATGGTTGAACTTCAATAACTTTCTGTGAAAGTACAATTTTATCGTTATCAATAATTTCTTTGATGTAGAATTCAATTGCATCACCTGGTTTAATTTTTTGAGCATCGAAATTATCAACATTTTCAGGAAGAATATCGTTTCTACCAATAAGACCAGTTAAGCAACCGTTGAATTCCGCAAATATACCATGACGTGAACATCCAGTTACAAATCCTTTGTATAAAATACCCATTTGTAACTCTGATATCGTTTGTGGTACTAAAGCCTTTAGATATTCTCTATGAGATACAACAATATAATCTTTCTCTTTTGAGTAGTTTATAGCAGTAACATAAAGAGATTTACCAATAAGGGCATCAAAATCGATTAATTTGTTCATTCCACCAAGAGAACCTGGCATGAAACATTGAACTCCGGCGATATTTACAAAATAACCTCCATGGATTAATTCAGTCACAATTCCAAGATAAGCCATTGGTTTTCCTATTGCATCTAATAACTCATCACGTTTCTTCGAGATAATGTTCTTAGAATAAGAAGCTTGAATGTTATAAACTGAATTAGTGTGGGTTGTACCAACTCGATCAATAATTACTTCAATAGGAAATCCTACTTGAATGTATTTAAGGTATTCTGGATTTTCTTTTCTTAGCTCGATCATTGCATCTTCTCTCCAATTGATGTCAATAATTGCATGATCTGCATTAATAGAAACTACTGTTCCTTGTACTACTGAACCAGTTTTAGGTTCAACGAAATTAGTAAGAGAACCTTCATAAAGCTCGTATAATTCTTGAGCATAAGGTGCTGAACAATAAATTTTAGAAGAATCTCCTGTATGTTTTTTGATTCGTTTATTTATTGTAAGTTTTGTAGGATTTTCAGATTCAAAAGAATCCCAATCAAATTCGCCATTTGGCGTTTTTAGTTCTTGCATTTTTTAAATGTTAGAAGGTTAAAGATTATTGTAGTATTTTATTATATATCCAAGGCATCTTATGAAATTTTGGCCTTAGGTGAATCTTCAGTAGATTCTCCGGTGTATTCAGTCGAATTTATTTGACTTGCTATGTCTGAAGCAGTAAGAACTGCAGCTGCTGGAGTAGCAGTAGCAGTAGTATCTGTGGCTGGAGTCGGAGCAGATGGACCTTCAGCAGCAACAGAATTAGCGTTTACTCCTACTTTGATTCCTTGTGGAATCACGATATCTGCTGATTTTATATAAGCATCAATTGCATCGGCTACTTGATTAGCAAATACTGTAGCTGCTTGTTCTATTGCAACTGGTTGAGGCTTTTCTACGGGATTTTCGGAAGCCGCATTATTATCTAAAACTGCGATAAATGTTTTCCATCCATCAGCATAAGCTTTTTGAATTTGTTGATTGAACGTTGGTTTGTCTAATGCCATTATAAAGTTTTTACGGATTTTTGTGATAATTCTCCTGGAGTCATTTTTTGATTAGGAGGAGATGTAGGAGAACCTAAGTTACCTGTATGTGTATGCTTATTAAAGAGTGCCATAAATTTTTCACCTAAAACTAAACTTTGAGCAGCACCAGCACCTAATGATATAGATGATGCATGATTGATCGTAACAGAAGCTCCAGATTTAATGGTTATAGCTCCACCGGATTCGATATCGGTAGTGGCAGATGTCTTCACTAAAGTTTTACCGGAAGTAGTAACTGTAGTATCTCCGGTTATTGTAACATTCAATTTAGCATCGCCAATTATATTGATGTTATTTTTATGATAGATGTTCATTGTACCATCATCTAACATTTCTACGATACTTTTTCGCGAATCCGTATGTAAAATGATAGATTTATCCGGTCGTATATTAATTTGACTATTCTTATAATCTAACATCAATCCTTTTTGTTCAGTAAAGTAAACCTTTACAAATCCTTCGGTTATCGTGTCGTAAAGTAAAGAGTGAGCATTTGTATATGAGCCTTTGATTTCGTCTCGAAGTTGATCTGATATATTCTGTAAGAAAAAATACTCAGGATGTCCAGTATTTCCACAATCAAATTTAATAGAAACTAAAGAACCTACTTTAGGTACAGAATAAAAACCACCACCAGTATCTGATCCACCAGTATGATTATTTCCTGGATATGCCCACGGTATATCGGCAGTTGGAATTTCATCAAATTTCCCAAAAACTTTAACTTTAATTCGACCCATTTTCTGTGGATCTGCCACATCCATAACTTCTCCTAACCACGTAGTAGATAGTAAGTCATCAGCGTATGCATTTTGGTCATTTATCATATCTTATTATATGAGGTTTAAATTGTTTTGTTTTTATCCGTAAATATTACCTAAACTTGCTCTATCATCTGTATCATTTCGTAAAGATTTACTAGGTCCGGAATTTAATATAGCAGAAGCAGCATTGACTATTGCCGTTGGATCTCCGGTTAATGCTCCAGCGGCTAAACCTCCAGCAGTAGTAGCAGAAAATCCATATATGTTACCCATTAATAATTTACCAATTGATGAACTAATAAGTCTTTCTATTTTATCAGCGGCTAAAGAAGCAAAAGGCAATATTGCGTTATATTTTGGATTTAATACTGAAGATAATCCATAAGACATTTTAGTTGGATCGTCTCCGCTTTGTAATTGTCCAAAGGTCGATGTATTATCTTTACCACTAGCTTGAGACGATGATAGAGATGCATTATCTACTGCAGCACCATCTAATAGGTTTATAATTGTATCTTGTATAAATTGATCGTTCGAATAAATGTTGTATAAATTTACTTCTTCTACCGATTTATAATTAAATACTATTTTTTGAGTAGCTTCTGCATCAGCTGAAGCAGAAGATATTTTAGTAAGATGAACGTTAGATTCGTCAGGTAGCCATTCACAGCTATCAAATTTGAATAAAAATCTATTGATATATGGATTTATTGTATTTGCAGATTCGTTACCGTCGGATGGTGAGATTGCATCTTTAATACCTTTAATAGGATCTTTTTTAAATTCCTGAATTTTATCTTTTATTTGACTTGTTGGTGATTTTTTAGAATCATTACCATACGGATCCTTACCTAAAAGTGTTTCATTTTGTTTTTGTTGTTCTGCATTAATATCAGGAATACCTGCCATCCTAGAAAGATCTAATAATCCACTAGGAGAAGGTTTTCCTTCTCTATTGATAGTTCTAAGTTCATATACGTAAATATAAACAGTAAAAGTTCGTAAATTATAAGGAACAATTTCTCTACGATATTGATAATCAAAACACGATTTTCTATAAAGGTCCATCAACGCCGACATTCTTAAGTCAATAGATTCTAAACAATCGATTGATATTTTTCTATCTTCTGGAAGTTTAGATATAAACTCCTCTTCATGAAATCCTCTTTTCCATGCATCAGCTAACCCATCGATTGATTGAAAGAACCACGGAGTTGTTTTATTTATTAATTCTAAATGAGATACAAATTTCTTAAGATATTTAGCTCTCGCTAAATCTCCAATATTATTGAGATAATTTAACGCGGTATTAGGCATTTCATCATTATAACATAATAATTTACCTTCTGGTTGATTAAAAAAGAAAAGTAATTTAAACCCAAGATATGTTGGATCTTGATAAAGCAAATATGGGTTCGTTGCAAAATGAAGATTAGTCTTTTTAAATTTATTAAGACCAGGATCTGTATATTTTGAACTTTTTAACGATAATGGCATTAGTAGTTTTTATTTTTAGAAGGGATATTCCATTCTCTTCTTATTAAATTCAATTTCATCTTCACTGGTCCAGGTGATGAATAAGTATATTTTATAGTGTTGATAACGTAATATCCACTAATATGTTCGTTCTTAATCTGATCTCTAGGATCCGTGCCAGATTTTTCTTTTGTAGTAGGGTCGGCATCTCCTGAACCACTTTCACTACTTCTTCCTCCAGTAGCATCTGCACTAGGATCAGGTGCTTTATCATATCCACCATCTTCTCCTAAAGCAGTATCTCGATCTTTCATTTTTTCCATTCTAGTAGGATCCTTAGCAGAACCTTCATATATCAAAATAGGAATTCTCATATATCGATACAAATAGAAATTCATACCAGCTAATTCAACATCGATACTAGTTTTATTAATTTCTTGTAGATTTTGGAAATTAAGTAAACCAGAAAATATATAGCTAGGATGTACGTTATCTGCCGATTGCTTTCCTAACCACTTATATTTTACTTGGGATTTATAAGAATCATCACCCTTACGTCCTTTAGGTAGTATTGATTCTGTTTCTGATCCAGGAGTAGTTAAAGGATCTACAAACGTACTAATATATTCTGGTTTACCGGCACTGTCAATATCTAAGTATTGAGAATATCTCTTATATCCATTTTTAATCCAAACAGCAGCACTATTATTATTTGGTGCCCAATTTTCAATAAATACATTAGTTCCTGTTCTATCAGCTCTATTTGTTAGTACTAATGTACCTTTAATAGAATCCTTTACGTCTTGTTGATTATATCCACCACTGGCAGGAGATGCCATACTTATATTAACGGTCTCAGTTTTATCTTCTAAATCAAATTGCTTATTGACATTAACTAAACATAAATAATAATATGGGTCAATATACCAAGTAAAAAATGAATCATCATCTTTATAAACATTACATAAAGTGTCTTTTACGAAATGTTCGTATGTATCAAATGCACATATACGAGTCATTGAATCATCGGTTGAAGTTTCATTAGATGCAAAACCTAATTTAACGTCTTCGCATACCGTTTGTAATTGATCGAATGAATTAGCGCTAGGAAATGATTTGCATCTTTCTGCTAAAAATCCTGGTATTTTCATTATACCTCTAAAAGAATATGATTGAGTTGCAGGACTACCGGAAATATCCATTATATCAAAATCTATTCTTATAGGTTTTTGATTATCTTCATCTGGTGGTTTTAAATATAAAGATATAACATCTCCATCAGTAGGAGCATCTAAAGATAATTTACCTTCACTGTCATTAATTGCTAAGTCAAGAGTAGGTATATGGCTAGTCAAATCTAACGCCATATTAGTTATTTGGTCTTGATCGAATCGTGAAGAATTTACCATAATCAAAGGCATATAAGCACCCCATCTCGAAGTATTCTTCGTATTTACTGCTGGATCGATGGTTTCGGCAGCTTCGTCTCTGGCTTCTTTTGATTCTGTGTCTTGTTGAGTAATCAGATCGACTTTAATCTTTGGATCTATTATTGATACAATACTTCTTGATATAGTACTCATTAATTAGTTGTTTGAGTGAATTTTCCAGTTGATGACATCGAAGGAGCAAATAAGATATTCTCTCCGTCTGTTTTATATGGTACTTCTCCATTTCTAAGGAGATTTGTTGGTTTTATTTCGGTTGCTCCATTAACTCTTTTATTTGCTATTTTTTGCAATTGAGCTATTCTAGCAATATCTTTCTGGCTAGCCTTAGTTGGATCTAAAAATAAAGCTTTTGTATCTATTATTGCCTGTGTTTGCGTTAGTTTTTCTTGTCGATAAAATTTAAGACCAGAAGCTAAAGTAGGAATTACTATAAAATCATATAATTCCATAGAAAATGGATTAGATATTTGATTAAATTTTAAAATCATATCCACATAATCAATCGAATTATATGAATCATAAGAAATTAAATCCGGTCTACATATATGTCGATCTTCAATTAACATAACCTTAGCAATCTGTAAATTAGGATCAGAATAAGATATTTTAAAATTGTTCTCAAGAAAATCCATCACCATGATTCCCTCTCGTTTCATTTCAGATTTTAAGTCAAATAAGTGAATTTGCATTTGTTATCTTATTGTTTTTGCTGATTGGGTAACCTGTTCTGGTGTGTGATTAGGGAATCTAGAAGTAACAAAATCATGAGGTATTTGACTAAAATCTTGAGTTTTGAGCGAATCTGCTTTAGATTGACCTCTAGGCGTTACACCACCATTCTGTCCGCCATTTCTTCTATTACCTGCATATTTAGTTTCTTGTGAAGGAGAAGTCAAATAAGTTCTACCGTTTCTAGAAAACATACCTAATATTTCAGTTCTATCTCTAGGTCTTGCTGGTGCTAATTTACATGTTACTCTTACCTTTGAAGGAAAATCGTCAAAACCTAAAGCTCCATATACCTCTACGTCAGTTTCAGTCAATACTAAGTTACCAATAGATATTATTGGATTTGCTGGGTTTCCTACCATTAGGTGCCATTCTCCAGTAGATTCTCCGGAAAGTAAAGCATTAAGTGCTTGTACACCAGGTCTACCCATTTTATCTAAAGCTCCACCTGCTATCTGAGACATTAAATTACCTCCCATAGTTTTTGCAGCATTCTTAATTCCTTCCCATGATAAACCTTTACCTCCAGAAAGACCGTTAAGTTTTCCAGAAATACCAGAAACTAGAGAATCAAAATATCCACTATAATCACCAGCTGCTAATTTATCCGGATCACCAATAGGCTTCATTTGACGAGGATTTCCTCCATAATACCTAACATCACCTCCCCAGAAAGTACCTCTATTCATCGTACATATCATTATATTTGATAGTAAATCTAACATAGCAACTCTAGGATTTACTCCATCGATACTTCTAAGTTCATATTCAAATACGACTGTCATATCTTGCTTAAATTCTAGCCCAGTATCTCTAATTTGCATAGTTTTGATAACATCGATAGGACCAAATACTACATTTTCATTTTCGTATGGATTGAAACTATTAGTTGCAGGATTATTTGTTCGAGCAGCAGTTGATGCAGCGGTATCTGTAATAGACATTAAAGATTTAATCAATCCACCACCTGGAAGTCCTTCCATTGCACCGGCCTCATTACCGTATCCAGGCTGAGATTCTTTAGTTTGTAATTCTGCAGTTAATTGCTTAAAATTTAATTTATGATTCCATTTAAGACCTACACTTTCCCATTTATTAGTATCTCCATCTACCCACGTAATTAAACGTGCTATATCCGGATTCATATTCTTTTCTTTTGAAAATAAATCATCTTCAGGAGGCAGTTTAAATCTTCTAAGAGTTACCATATAATTATTAGGAACTCTACCATAATTTCTACACCAAAGGAAATCTTCCCATGCATATTCAACCGCATTAGATTTTCCTTCTCTACTCCAAGCTATAATATTCGAAGACGTAGGATTAGTTCGTAATTTTTGTAATGCTTCATCCTTAATACGGTTTGGTGAGTCTAAATAATCTTCTGGAGCGATAGCTACGGAATTCTGTTGATTAACAAAGAAAATCGAGTATCTGTTAAAAATAGCAGGCTTTCCTTTTTTATCGTAAGTTAGGTATTTTTTACCTGTACCTTTACCGTCTTTACCCTTTATTTCTACACTAGATGGACCAGGAAAATCTTGGTCTTCAGTAGTGTAATATGTACCAATTCTCATTCCAGTGTTTGGCGGTTTTGGTGGTTCGTTTTCTGGACCGATAGCATTATTGGTATTGCCTGACAGAATTGACGGTATGGGTGCAGCCATGGTATAAAAGACTATTTTATTATATATCTACCCTATATTCTCGATGAATTTTTTAGCTTCATCCGAGGTTGCGAATAAGTCAGAAAATGCTCGTTCGATTCTAATCGAATATTCTGCAGTAGAGTTTAATTTTAAAGGTCCATCATAAGGAGTTCTGAGAACTATTTTACGAATTGCCCTTAATTTTTGAAGTAAGAGATATTCACCTATTCGATTAAATAATTCCATCATCTCATTTTTTGTTTTCACAACTAAATTTGATTCGATGCAAAATCGATATTTAGAAGATTCCCCTAACCAATTCTCCATTTCAGTAATGGTCTTAATTTCTTTTGGTATTTGTATCGGTTTTGGTTTTCCTTTATAATTAGTAAGGAAAGATTTCCCTATAAAATTAGATTTAAGGAAATGAATATTATCATAGAATTTGATAATTCGTATAGAATATACTGGGATGTTTTCTTCGAAGTAAACTTCTTCAATAATTCCTTTTATAGGAATCATTACTTCTGGGTCGTAAGTTGAAGTTAATAATGCATGGCAAATACTTCTTTTATCAAGGATTTGGGTTTTTATCATATTCGATTTGTGTTGCGGAATCAAATTCCGATAAGAGCAATTCGTCTTCTATATTTGTATCTATCAACAGATGATAGTATACTGGAACGTAACACCCTACAAAAAATCCTTTTAATCGATCGATGAATTCTGCGTCTATACTTTCACTAAGCATATAAACAAAATCTGTTTTTCTACACAATCTAAATTTGTTTAGTTTTTTAACTATTTGAAAATTCACTATATCATCAGACGGCGGTATTTTAGAAGAATCATTGTTGGTCAGTTTTTGGTGTATTTCATAAAAATTAATTACATCGGAATTTTTCTTCCTTACAAAACTGCGCTCAAATGAATCTCTACCACATTTAACAATAAAAACATTTTTAGACATTATTGGCATTTTCTATTAAGACCTTTTTTAGAACTTTTAGATTTTTAATCTCTGAATTTAGCTCTTTGATTCTATCATCTATTTCTTCTACTTTAGGTTGATATTTTTCTCCCCAATCAACATAAAAATCAATTTGCTCAGCATCAAAATCCGAACCCAATTCCAACCCTAAATCGTTTGAAATATCTTGAAGCAAATCAATGATATCATCGAATGAATTAGGATTAGTTTCGTTGTCGGTCTTATAAACTTTAAGCTCTTCAGTTTTTTCTTGATTAGATCGAGTATCTGTTACGGTTCGGATTACTCCGTTTGACGAATTAATTAACTCAATTTTTATCATGGAATTTACATTTAAGCTTTTTGAGCCTTTTTAATTTCGGCTAATTTGAGTGGTTTTTCAGATGAGCCCCAAACTTTTATAGTTTTAACCCAATCTTCTATATACTCATCAATTTCTTCTGAAGTCTTACCGTCAGCTTTCATTGCTTGTATAATTTTAGTTTGTTTATCTTCATAATAAGCTTCTTCAGATTCAGCAACCGCTGATGCCATAGCATTATTAAGTTTTGCTCCTCTTTCAATAACACCAGACTTATATTCAGCGTATTTGGCAGGATCAGTTTTCTTTAACATTTTCTCATATGCTCTTCTTTGAGCACGTGATTGTGACATACCTTTCATTTTTTGTCGGGTTTAGCGTTAGTTTTCTTTGTTGTTATTTTATATATCAGTGGTGGAAGTTCCTCTCCGTCAGTCTCACATAATTTGTAATACTTAATCATCGAAGTTAAACTGTTTCGGAATTCTTCCAATTCTAAAAGTGAATCGAATTCTATTTGAAAATTTTTGTCGGCATAGGGATTATCGACTAGTCGGCTTTTCATTTTTTATGTCATCTTTTTCGACCTCTTCTTCAAAATACGAAGAGATTTTTTCCTTAATTGAAGTTTTGACTGCTTCAGTTATGGATTCTATGTTTATTTTTTCGGTAGAAGACTTTATGATTTCATCGATGACTTCTTCTCTATCAAACATCAGATCTAATAATTCAAGTACTTTCTTTGTTGGTATTTCAAAATCGAAATCTACTAAAAGGGTGACTGTTTCTTTTTTCTTTTGTTTGTCGAGTATGATTTTTATAGGGTTCTGTTCTACTACCTGTGCAATATGTTGTGCTGGCTGAGGTTCGTTTCCTAAAAGTTTTTCCATTTCTATGAAATGGTCTACGGTTTTTGGAGATTCGATCTCGGGTTGTTGACTGTTTTTATAATTGAAAGTTTCTTCGTCAATTTCCTTCAATAGATTTTGAATGTCCGAAGTAGGCACGACTCTTCCACTTTCAAAATATGTATTATTACTTTCGTCTTCTGCTAAATAAGTTTCAACTCTTCCTAAACGTGAAGTTGAAATCCATTCATATCTTTTTTTAACTTCTCCTGGTTCCATAAAATTAGTTCTATTTAATTTTTATTTTATGAACTAAATATAAAACTGTTTCTATCATAAATTCTGATTAGTACATTTTTGTTAGATAAAATGACTCTGTATAAATTTGATTAGTTGCATTATTACTACTCCATTGAGCAGTTATAACTAGAGCATTGGTAATTGTAGTGTCAAAATCTGTTGAATTGACTGTACTAAAACCTGCACCTTCGAATGCATTACTAGCGTTTTTAGTGTATGTGAATAACCCACCAGATGAAATAGATGCAACCCCTGTTGCACCGATGGATCTAATTGTAAAATTGACATCTAATACCCAATGTTTACTAGTAATTCCTGGCATAGTAATTGCTCCAGTATCAGCTAATATTACACTACCAGATTTAAGTTTTATTTGAAGAGTATCATTATTATGCGATGATAAATGACCAATTATTTTTGCTTGAAAACTATCACCTATTGAAAATCCATTAGGTGGTACAGAAAGACTTCCTACACCAGTACCTAATATTGATAATTCTGTAGTTGTTGCACCGACTGTAGCAGAAGTTGCAGTTTGTGCAAATAAACCACTAAGACCTTGTCCAGTAGGACCGGTCATTCCAGTAGCACCAGTCATTCCAGTAGCACCAGTCATTCCAGTAGCACCAGTTTGTCCAGCACCAGTAGGACCATTTGCTGGTGGTGCCCATGTACCAACTCCGTTTGCATCTGATGTTAAAACATAACCTGCTGCCTGGGTAGTATCTTCTAATCTAATGGCACCTGGTTGAGTTCCGACAACATGTAAATTAGTCGTTGGACTAACCACGTTAATACCTATTCTACCATTATTTTGAGCTGATATAAGCGGATTACCAGCAGTAGACCCGTATGCATTTAATCCAAATAATACACCACCTATATTAATACCATTTGTTGCACCATTAGGCAGTGATATGTTAGTTCCAATTATTATATTATTGCTACCGATAAAATTTGAGTTAAATGATTTACCTACATTATATCCAAATAAATTACTATTAGGAGCATTATCTGCGTTTTGACCAGCAGCAAAACCAATAAAGTTTGAATAATTTACATTGTTTGCATATTGACCAGCAGCTTGACCCATAAAGTTTGACCATTGAGCATTATTAGCAGATTGACCAGCAGCTTGACCCATAAAGTTTGACCATTGAGCATTATTAGCATCTTGACCCGCATTTTGACCCATAAAGTTTGAATTACCAGCAATAGTAGCACCATTACCAGCATTAAGCCCTAGAAAGTTTGAGGCACCAGCATTATTTGTATTATTACCAGCATAATTACCAATAAAGTTTGAAGAATTTACATTGGTTGCAACACGGCCAGCATAATTACCAATAAAGTTTGAGTTATTTGCAGTTGTTGCACCATAACCAGCTTGATGACCAAAGAAATTTGATTGAGTAGCAGCTGATGCACCATAACCAGCCTTAGCACCAATAAAGTTTGTATAACTAGTTCCAAAAGAATTTTTACCTGCAGCTTCACCATAAACAAACATATCACTATATAAAGCTTCCGCAGCATGACCAAAAGCTATTGAACCTGCACCAGTTGCGGTTGGACCGGTTGCCGGTGGTGAAGTATTTTCTGCATACCAATAAATAGATGCACCAGTAGGTCCAGTCATTCCAGTAGGTCCACCTGAAGGTCCAGTTTCTCCTTTAAGTCCAGTTGCTCCAGTCGCACCAGTAAATCCAATAGGTCCAGTCATTCCAGTCATTCCGGTACTACCAGTTATTCCTGCACCTGTCATTCCAGTAGCACCAGTTCGTCCAGTAGCACCAGTTACTCCTGCTCCAGTAGGACCAACTGCTCCATCTAATCTAATTATAGAAATTTTTGTGAATGTAGTAGAGATACTAGCAACAGATCCTCCATTAGCGTTGTTTAAATTGACATAAAAAGTCGAAGAAAGATCTGCCAGAGATACATCTATCACTCCTTCAACGTTTACTGATCCGGTAGTTATTGTTGGATTTGATCCGTTGTTATCGATAGTAATTAAATTCCTCATTCCGGTCATTCCAATAGGAACACCTCCAGTTATTTTAAATAATCCAGCGGTTAATGTGCAATTTGCTGTAGCACCAGAAACAGAGAATGCAACTATCGAGCTAACTAAATATTTTCCAGTTTGATTTATCGAAATTCTAGTACCATTTATTAGAGTTGAATTATCTACTGTGTAATAAGCTGAAGTAGACCCCATTATGGTACTATCAAAATAAATTGACAAATTAGAATTTCCTGATACGGATTGACTAGTTGTTCGATTATATAACTCTAAAACTTCTGAGATTTGATATACAATTGGACCAGTAGGTCCAGCTATTCCAGTGGCACCTGTCATTCCCGTAGCTCCAGTTTGTCCAGTAGGTCCAGTTTCACCTGCACCAGTTATTCCGGTAGCACCGGTTGGTCCAGTAAGTCCGTTAAATCCAGTAGGTCCAGTTTGTCCAGTAGCACCTGTTACTCCTGCACCGGTAGGTCCAACAACACCAGTAAGTCCGGTAGCACCAGTAGGTCCATTATCGCCAGTATCACCTTTAGATCCTGGTAAACCAACTCCAGTAGGACCAACTGCTCCAGTTTGTCCGGTAGCACCAGTTCTTCCAGTAGCACCGGTCATTCCAGTAGGACCAGTAGAACCATTAATACCGTTAGTACCAGTCATTCCAGTAGCACCAGTTCTTCCAGTAGCACCAATATATGTAGCAAAATTAGGTGAACCAATACGTTCCCAAGTAGGAGATAAATTTACAGGTCGATTTGTAGTAGATGATACATGATCTGAGTTAGAAATCCAAAATGACAAATATCCTGAAGGTTCTAATTGAGGTTCTAGCGAATCGTCCCATAGAACAATCATACCTTCGGAATATGTTACATTTTCTTGCCAAATATTCGGTTTTTTGAACATATCGTCAAGCTCTTTCCACGTTAATGGACGAGTCTTATTTAAACGATAATCTTGGCTATTAGGGAAATTCTCCATTATATAATGCTATTAATTTGTAGATCTACTCTAGGGTTATATTTAGTAATGTTGCTCTCAACATATTTTTCATCAACATAGCATGGATCCATATAAGAATTAAGTCTAACTGTTATAGTACTATTAATATTTCTTGAGTAATTATTGAATAAAGTATTTAATAGGTTTTCATATCTAATCACTTCGCTATCTCGAAATTCCTTTCGAAAAGAATCGTATTGTATACTTTTTACGAAATATCGATTTTCACTAATGTTGTAGAACTTGTAATTATTGATAAAACCGATATTTTGATTTTCTAATTCGAGGTTTTCGATAATAGGGAAATCTCCAGCCGAACATAGATATTTAGGCGAATTTAAAATACTAGCAAAAAAAGATGTAAAACTTTCTATTGTATTGAAATTTCTATATCGATGACCTTTCTTACCAACATCCCTAATTAAAAAACGAACTTTAATACTTTTGATTTTAATTCCTCGTTTTTGTAGATCTACGACAAAGTCGTTATTTCTTTTGATTAATAATCCGTCCACGTAGTACACTTTATTTTATATATCCTACAAAAAAAGCTTCCAAGCGGAAGCTAATGAATATCTAAAACGATAGATTATTTTATTGAATTCTTTTAGTTTTGTCTATTAATTCAGGAAAAAAGAAGGACACTTCAGTAAGTGCATTTTCATCTGAATCAGAACCATGTATTGCATTCGAGGCTATAGACGAGCCATACATACTACGGATAGTTCCTGGATTAGCTAATTTAGGGTCAGTATCACCTATCAAAGTTCTAAAATCTTCGATTGCATTTGTTTTTTGTAGTGCAATTGCAACAATCGGTCCAGAAGTCATGAATTTTATTAGGTCATCGTAGAAATCCTTAGATTTATGAACTGAATAAAATTCCGCAGCTTTATCAGGAGTCAGCATAGTAACTTTCATTCCTACGGTTTTGAAACCTTCAAAGCTAATTCGTTGTATTAATTGATCTGCCGATGCAAATACATCCGGCTTAATCATGGTCAATGTGTATGTTCCTATCATGAATTATTTATCTTCGGAAAGATAAATCTTGCTGTACCAATCGAGTTTTAATTTTTCAATGTTACCATATTTGATTCCACATTCGTCAAAGATGTGAAGATGTCCTTGTTCTCGGTAATCTTCTATCCAATAAACATATTTGAATCCCGAATTAACTAAGATTTTTGTACACATCTTACATGGAGAAAGAGTTAAGAGGATGATGTAATTCTTTGGATCGAATTCTCGGAACTTAGCAATCATATTAACTTCGGCATGAATGAATCCGCTTTCACCTGGAATTAGGGAATCCTCTTCAGTTCCTGTTACTTCATTTATTGGTGCACCTTTGTAGGAGCCATTATAGCCAAAAGAAGCTATTTTTGTAAAGTTTTTGTGCAATGCCATACATGCAACTTTTTTAGTTGATGCATTAGATAATGTAGCTATTTGCTGAATCATACCAGCAAAGGTATCAATTTTAAAGTCTATTCTTTCTTGTGTCATTATTTCCAATCTGAATTTACGAGTCGAGTCTTAATACTAATTCCTTTTATTTCTTTGCCTAAAGCATCGGCAATCTTAATGTTTTCTCTATCATCGTCATAGAAAATAAAATCTCTAAAACCTATTTTAATAAGTTCCATAAAAGCTTGTTTCTTTCTATCGGCAATTGAACCATCAAATCCATTGTTAGGATCAGAAACTGCAAAGATATATTTCGGATTGACGTCTACTCCATGATGAGATAGGAATTGATAAATTAAATCTTTGTCGTCTCTAGCAGTAATGATACCTACACGCCTTCCTCTTTGCATTGTTTTCTTAAGTACATTGAAAACTCGTTCTATTAACTTACCGGCTTTTAAGATTTCTAAATTTTTAAAATCGGAAAAATCCATTTCATGATGAGCGTGCTTTTCAAATTCATTGAATTCTGCAGGTGACAAGGTAAAAGTTTCACCGGTTTGACTATCATTAACTTTGATTTGTGAATTGGTAATTACCAATGTATCATCAACGTCAAATATAGTAATCGCTTCGAATTTTTCTTTACGAGTCGGATCTACAAAATCCTGATATTTTAAAAATTTATTCATAAGTGTTCATTTAGTTATAAGACAAATATAACAAAAAAGCTCAACATAATGAAATATTGAGCTTAAAAGTTATTAACAATTTATTATTTAGTAATCGTTTTCGAAATCAGCTTCGGTCATGTTGTCATTAACCCATTTTTCTAATTTCTTAGCATCTTTAGTAAGACAAGCAACATGTTGGAAAGATGAATATTCATCACCTTCTTCCCATACTGCAACATCCACGTTTATATCTTTAATGTTGTAGATATAACCTGATAAATTAGAACCACCAAAAGGAGCTTCTCCACCAATACCTTTAAGTTCTTTAATGTTAAGATCCTTTTCTTCTACTCTGTGAGCTAATCCATAATATAAAGCTACTACGAATCGATAATCATCGTCTTCTGACATTGCATAAGTAACCGAATTGATATTTCCTTTCAATTGTTTAGCGATAGTTTCGAAGTTAGTTTTCATCTTAGCCAGCATATCATCATCTACCTCACCAGTTTCTTGTTGCATTTTAATCTGTGATGCTAAAGTAGTCTTAGTTTCAAAAGGGAATCCTGTATTATAATCGTATTTTTCGTTAATAAAATTCTCATTAACGAATTCTTGAAATGTTTGTAAATTTTTCATTTGTTTATTTGTTTAATATCTGTCGTCTTCTTCCCATTCATCATCGCTTCCATAATCATCGTCATCATCATATTCTTCTTCTTGGTACCATGATTGGTTAGGGTCGTTGTCAGGTTGTTCTGTAAAATCGTGACGATCTGCGTTAAAACGTCTTGGATCTTCTACTAAAGCAGGAAAAAGCACTTTACCACCTTTTACTCTAGTTTTTGCATGACCAAAAGCTAAATCAATACCTACGTTTCTTAATTCTTTACCAGGTTTTTTATCAGATTCGGTATAACCATTCATTTGGGCTAATAACTCATAATAGTCTTTACCTCCAAATACTCCGTAACCTTCGTAACTATTTTCTTCGTATCTAGTACCTTTATCATCAAACATGTAAACGGTAATAGTATTTTGTCTTTCTGAACCAATTTGTCTTCCAGAATCTTGGGTCATCCATGAAAATTGACCTTCATTTAAAGGTTTAGAATTTTCATTAACAAACTCGCTGAAGGTTTTTAAATTTTTCATATTATTTACCTAATCCTGAAGTTATTTTACCAACTGCAGCACCCCAATCGTCACCTTTAACGTCTTTAGAAATACCAGCAATTACTTTGTCAGCAATTTTTTGATCGTATTTATCTCCGTGAGCTTTTTTCAAAAGCGTTTCTGCGTATTCTTTAAAGTCTTTTTCGTTTTTAATGTCAGCTTCATTTACTTTACCTTCATTAACTATCGAAATACTTTTTATGTAATCGAAAAATTCCGCAGATTGCTCTTCATTTAATTCGATAGGTGAAGTAACACCAAATTGTTTAAGTTTGTTTTCGTATAGTTCATTGAACTTATGTGCTTGGTCTTCTTTAGTTTTTGCAACTTTTTGAAGTTTCTGCTCATTAACGAATTCTGAAAATTTTTGCATTGTTTTATGTTTGTTTATTTTATCCGAAATATTCGTTTTCGAAGTATAACAACTCGAAGTTGTTTTCTGGGTTTATTAATTGTAGTGCATTTAAGAATCCTGCATACTCAGCAGTAGAAGATGTATTTTGCTTAACATAGTCTTGTAAGAATACGAAAGTAGCCATATCATTTAATCCAAAAATAGTTTTAGAATTTTCAGAATATGATTGAAGTAAACCATATTCCATGTCGTAAGCTTTTACGATGATGTCAGCCAAATTGTCGAAATTCATATCAGTCGTAACTGTAGGAATTGTAGGTTTAACATCCCAATCGGTCATATATTTTTGTAGACCTTGAGCATGAATTAGTTCATCTGTAGCTTCATTGTCAAAGAAAACAGCAGCTTTCTTATATTCCATGTTGTGGCACCAGTTAGCAGCACTACGATAGAAATAATGAGCAGTATATTCATCACCTATTCGTTGATTGATAAGTTTAACAACTTCACTCCTAAGAGTATTAGGCTTTTTAACGATAGTTGGATCTACCGATTTAATTGATTCGTTTATGATATTCATATAATAGTTTTAGTTCTTTTATATATCCAACAATTACATGTTGGCGTCTAGAACTTTTTTGAATGATTTAGCATCAGTAACTTCTTCTCCGTGCAATTCAATAGTTTCTCTATCCAAATTGATGTAGATTTCTGAACCTTGATATTTCATATCTAAGATAATAGTGCTGTAGTTTTTTCCAATAGCTGTACCACCACTAATTCTTTTGCCTGCCTTTTCTGCCCATGTAGCAGCCTTTTTAACTAATGCAGTTGCATAGGAACCTTTACGTTTAGCAAATTCCATGATATTAGAAGGTACAGATGCAGCTTCATTAATTACAGATTCTTCTACTTTAAAAGTTTTGTTTCCTACTTTAACGGTTTTACCTATCAGATCATCAACACCATAAGGTTTTCCTAATTTGTCTTCGAAAGTTTGATCGTCTGACCAATCATCAGGAGTTTGTAAAAGTTTTGCAATCACATCGGCTTTAGAAGACGATTCAGTTCTACCCCAGTTGTCGATAACCTCAGAGTAATAAACTATTTCGATTGCTCCTTCATTAACTGAAGATTCGTTAATGAATTCGTTGAATGTTTGTAAGTTTTTCATTATTGATCGATGAATTCTCCATTTAGGAATCTAAGTAGAATTTTATCAGTGGGTTGTACATTTAAGTTTCCGTTGATAAAAATCTCATAAGAATCATCAGCATATTTGCCGATGCCATAAAGCTCATTGGCTTTAGAGAATTTTTTATTTATATATTCATATGAGAACTTAATAATTCGCTGAGTTCTGACGTTATAAAATCCTAGAGTTCGGATATGTTCTCGGATTTCATTTTCATCGGCATTAAGAACCGATTGTGGACTAGGCCATTTGTCAAAAAATGAGTAAATTACCTTTCTAACATTTTTGTTGCCTGTTTGATTTAACATAATGCAACCAATAAGCATTTTCCAGGGATCGTGTTGAAATTCTTGTTGAATAATTGCCATATCTATTTTATGCTGATTTTTTTAATTTGATTTTCTTTTCAGGTACCGGATTAGGTACATATTGAGAAACTGCTGAATTTACAAACTCCGAAGTCCACCATTCAGGTTGATTATTTAATTTGTTCCAGGAGACATTCATGTACGTCGTCTTGAACGCATAGTATTTTTTATAAGATATTACAGCATCACTAGATTGATAACAGATTGGCATCGCAGTGGCAAAAGGAGTAAGGCCTTTTGATATAATGTTTGGTGGATTTAATTTCATCCAATCAATAATTAATTTAACCGAGTGTGGATTGTTTTTCCATCGATTAAGAAATTCTTGACAAAGTTCTTCTGTGCATTCAATTAGCCAATTGAAATTTTCTTTAGATTCTCGAGTCCATATAGTGCATGGATGATTAACGTGACTGATTGCATATGGATGATCTGTGCCATCTGGATGCTTTCTAGGCCAGCCTTTAAATATTTTACTAACTGCATCTTGATTTTCTGCAATTTCTTTCTTTTTGGAAATTCCTAACGTATGATAGTATGCAGCTGCTAACATTTGTGTGTGTTCGATTATCATTTTTGAAATGTGTTTATCGCAATGCATCTGTGCCGCAATTCTAGGATTTTCATCCAATACAAATATGTTCATTGTAGTTAATTTATTTAAAGTAAAAATAATCAAATTAATTGACAAGAAAAAATAAAGTGAGTAGAAGTTATTAACAAAAAAGGAACTCAATAGAGTTCCTTAATGTGTGCTTCGATTTGTGTTTGTTATTTAGCTATTTAGCTGTTGGTATTCTCCGGTTGTATCATTTACTTTAGCCAATGAATCAGCATAAAATTTTTGATATAATTTATCGAATCTTCTATCTATCTCAGATTTGAGATTGTCGATATTATTTTCTGTCGCTAAAGTATATTCTTCGATTCGTCTTCCTCGTTCATCGATATTAGATATTAAGCTTTCTTCAACTTCATCAATTTTACGTTGAGTGTCGTCGTGTAAGTGGTGCAAATCTAAAATTTGCTTTTCGTGAGTTATGTCGTTTTTTTGTGCCTTACGTATTCCTCTAACCATCCATATTTGCAGAATGACCAAAAGAGTTGCTAGTACGCTCAACACCGATATTAAAATTGGTTCCATGTGTTTGTGTTTTATTTTTAAATCGAAGCACCAATTTATTTTTTATTCATTTCAAAATCGATCATTTGTTTGATGGTTTCGTGTAATGATATTGTAATTCCTTTCCATTCTGGATAATCAGTTTTAAATTTAGTCAAATCTGAAATATACCAAATATGGTCACCAATTCGATTGTCTTCTAGAACTGTGAAGTCGTTCCAATCTTTATGTTCTGGATTTATTTCTCTTAAGATAGAATTTGCCGAATCGATTGCTTCTAGAATCGAAGTTGAATTTTCTCTACCACCACCTGCATTATAGACTGCACCAGGTATAGGGTTGTTATGATATTCTAAGAACATACTTACTAAGTCATCGGAATGGATATTATCTCTAACTTGTTTTCCTTTATAACCAAAGATGTTGTAATGTTTGTTGTTGACAATACACTTAATCAAATAAGCAAGAAATCCATGAAGTTCTGCACCTTGATGATTTGGTCCGGTTAAACAACCACCTCGAAATACAACCGTATTCATACCAAAATATCTGCCATATTCTTGAACCATAATATCAGCAGCTACTTTAGAAGCACCAAAGATTGAATGTTTTGTATGGTCAATCGACATAGTTTCGTCTACTTCTATTTGACGAGCAGATAGATTCGAAAGAGCTTCATAACGAGTTTCTTGTTCAACGATGTTTAATCGATTAGGAGTATCACCATAAACTTTATTAGTTGATGTGAATATGAATGTAGCAGTTGGACAATATAAACGAGTAAGTTCTAACAGGTTCATTGTACCTATTGCATTTACTGAGAAGTCAGTCAAAGGTTCTTTTGCTGCCCAATCATGTGAAGGTTGTGCTGCAGTATGTACGATCATTTGAATATCATAAACTTCATGAGATTTGCCGAATATTGTAAGTTCGCTATCTTCTAAAGTAAGGCCTTTGAAAATTGTTTCTAATGTTGCATAATCTCGAATATCGATAGACAATGGATTAAAGTTTGTTCCATAATCTAATTTCATTTTATTTTCTGATTCTTTCGTAGAAGCATCTTCACCAAAGAAATAAGCTCGCATATCATTATCGATACCAACAACATAATAACCTTCATTAATAAGACGTTTAACAGTTTGAGAACCTATCAAACCTGAAGATCCTGTAACAATTGCAGTTTTAACTTTATTTTGCATTTTTTATAATTGAGTTTTTAATTAAGAGTTTTTCGATTTCTACTATTGATTGTTCAATAGATTTTACAGATGAATCAATTTCGATAAATCGATTTTTCCATTTACCAGAATCCGAATGATTTTTGTAATAGTCATAATACCAATCGAACGAATCTTTTTGTTTAATAAAGTCGTTTTGAGAATAGATGATTCGATCTTTTGGTTTTCGTTCTACGTATTTTTCGTATGTAGTTGAAAGATAAATTATGGCAAAATTATTATCAAGGAGTAAATCACTTAATGAATCATCTTCTTTGATTAGAGATTTTCTTTCAAAGAATTTTGAGTAAACTAATTCAGAAAGAAAAGAACGATCTAAGATGAAAGTTTCTTCAGGAAATGCAGAGTACATCATATTAGCCATCACATGAATTCCGTGATAGAATTCATGTAAGTTTTCAATACATTCAGGCATTTTGTCTTTTACTGACATTTGACGGAATCCGTATTTTTTAGAAAGTATTTCTGCAATCGAAGATTTTCCTGTTCGAGAAAGTCCTTCAAGTATAATTAGTTTTGCCATAATTGTTATATGATGAAATCGATTATTTGGTTAAGCAAGTGCGAATATCATTTACAATTCTATCACATGCAGACTCATATGATTCGTGGTCATATCCTACTTTGTGACATAATTCTCGCATTTGAGTTTCGCCGATAGTGCCAATCGTATGTAATGCAGTTCTTAATTGATATGCAACATCTTTTACGTCGGGTTTGTGAGTATTAACAGAATCAATTTTCGTGAAGTAAGGATATTCAGCATGACCAGCTTTTATCATTTTGTGCAGGTAGTTATTTACTCGAGGAAATACTAAAATGTTTTTTGCCATCATAGCTTCGCAATGAGTTACACCACCATGAACTTCAGTAACAAATAAATTACAAGCAATATGGGTTTTGTTGATAAACCTTAAATAATCTTCTCGAGTAAATTTTTCGTTATTTGGCATTACTTCGACGTGACCTTTTGATAAATCATTAATCAATTGTAATTGTTCATCAGTTACTTTACGAGTAGGATTTAACATTACAGCTCTGAAAGGTTTGTCGGTGATAGTAGATAAAATTCCAATTGCTTCGGCAAATGAATCGTAATTAGTGTAACGATTTGCAGTATCTGAAATTCGATTACCAAAGTAAATTGTAGGAATTTCAAATTTTTCATCGTTATGGTATTTTGCAATTTCTGCATAATGAGCACCTACACCCCATACTGACTGAGGAGCAAGTATTTCTCGAGTTTTAAATAGAATATCATAAGCTTCCATTGCTTCTACTCTACCAGCTTCACATTGAAATGCAGCAATATCAGATGCAATAAAAGATTCCATTTGTCTTTCGTAATAACGAATTTTCTGCGGAACTTTATTTGCAATAGGAGAATCTAAGAAATAATTTGTAGAAATGATTTTCACTTCTTTGTTTCCAATAGTTTCAAATGCAACTCGCCAATTTTTTGTTAATGTGTTTTCGTCATTAATCATTACATCGACATGAGGAAATCTTACAAGATTTGTTTGATGGTAATCGAAGTTGAAATTGTAACGAGAGGTCACAGGAGAAATAGGAATAATGTCTTCGTAAATTTGAATTGATGAATGATATTTCTCATCAAATAATTCGTAAATGTCGATCACATCATCGCAATGACCTGCAGGTGGTAATTTTACAATGAAATGGAATTCGTTAGGATTTTGTTCTAATATGGTTGAAATTATACCAACCGCAATATTAGTACATGCATCGTTTCTTAATAACCATTGAGGATAACCATTTCGATTAGTGAAATTAGAAACTTGAATTGCATAAAAGATTGTTGTTTTTTTATTCATTAAATTACATTTTAGAATAGTTAATAGTAGAGTGTGGTAGGTTTTGTATGTAATCAAAATCCTTTTTGAAAACGTGAGCAGAAACTACAGACGAAGAAAATTTACCTGGTTCAACTTCTAGTTTTTCTGCTAATTCGCAAGTAAATCGACCCCATAAGTACATATCAAGCTTAAGGACTTGTGCCATATTTTGAGATCGCATATGAACATGAACATTTAGCTTTTCATCTCGGATAAAGAAAGTAGCAGAATCGGTACATGGAAATTCTAAAGATTCGTTTTTATCTAAAAGATTAAGGTCATCTTTATCGAGAATCATAATGACTGCTCTTCGAGTATCAGGTTTATCTCGCAATTCCTTTTCGATTGTAGGTAATTGTGATAAAATACGAGGACCATAGAAGGTATTGAAGTTTTCTGGAAGTTGGTCAGACTTTGGCTTTTCCATAAACTTAGTGACGTTTGGATATTTGTCGATAATTTCGGTTGAGTCTGTGCAACCGTTCATCATCCAACGATAAAAGGTATCAGCATAATCATAGTCTAATTTACCAATCAACTCGTTCGTAAATTGATAACTGGTTAAATCGAGTACATCATAACTCAATCCTGTAATTTCATGTACTTCACCAATGCGAGAAGTAGTTTGAAATTCAGGATTGTCTATAATATGCTGAGAAGTTTGTAAGAAAGCTTCTTCAAAAGTTTCAAATGTAGAATATTTGTGCATAAAAAATAGTTTTAAATCTTATGCAAAATTTGCTATTTTGTATCAAGTAATTTTACTTTAGCAACACAAAGTTTTTCTTTGATTTTATCAGTTTTGATTTTACCAAATCTAGAGAAGACCATTCGGGTCATATTAGGATTGATTCTATCCTTAATGATATTATCTAGTTCCTCACCTTTAATATTTGAATAAGTTCTCAATTCAAATCGATCTTCTTCAATGTGAGTTAACATAATTGAACCGTTCATAAAGAAAAGCCTTTTTGCAGTTTCGAAATCTTGCTTCAAAATGAAGTCGTTCATAAACTCGTTTTTCATAGTCTTATTTAGTGTTAAGACTACCAATGATTCGTTAATGAACTCATCGTATTTTTTAAATGTGCTCATTACTTATTTAATTTTACCTCTATGATATTTTTAGGTCCTTTAGAAATAGTGGCCTTAGGGAATTCATGTTTAATATATTTAGAATAGAGATTAAGTCTAGCTATGTTTGTAGTTTCTCCTTTCTTTTTTGCTGGTGTAAATACGAGAATATCTACTTCGGGATGTGTACTTAAGTCTTTCTTAATTACATCTACGACGGTTGCCATTACTTTAAATAGTTCTCCCTTATTTGTTACAATATCATCTCTTTCAATGTCTGGATCTTCATCATCCGGAACATAGAATCTCACAGATAAAACGTTGTTTGCACCTTCATAATCGTCTATGTCGTCGTATTGTAGTTCTACCGTATATGGATAGCTTGGTGTTTCAAATCCATATATTCTTGCATTGCCATAATCACCATAAAAATCAGGATGATATGCCTTTGAACTGGAATCTCCTATTTCGTTTAAGAATTCGTCGTATGATGGTAAATTTTTCACTAGTCTTGTTTTGGTTTTTCGCCTTTACCTTTTAACCAATCGGCAACATCAGAATCCGTAGTTTCGTATCCTTTAGTTTTTCTAATGAAAGCATTTAAACGAGCATAACCCCATGCAGTATATGCTGCAGGACCTCTACCAATTTTTTGAATGTTAGGATTAACAGCACCCCAATTAGTTTCAGCTGCACCATAACCTCTTTTAAAGAGCATAGTTAATGCATCTTCGATTTGAGCAGGAGATCCACCAATAGCTTTTTTAGTTTTTGGATCGTTTGCAAGTTCCTTTATTCTATCATCTACTTTGCTATCTTCATTTAATGCAAAATCGACGAATTCGTCGTAAGTTATTAGATTTTTCACTTATTGAATTATTTTGGTGTCCAAATCTTTTGAACTTTTTTATTTATATATTCAATGAGTTCGCTGAAATTAGGATCTAACGCCTGAGAGTCGAATGATTCTTTATTTGTAGAAAACGAAATCTTACCGTAAACTTCTCGAGTATCTAAATATTGAGATATTCCAGCTTTTCGCAAAGAATCTGAAAATATAACATACTCATATCTACCAGAATTATCGTCATATATAATATTAGGTAAAACTTCGTTCTTAACAAAGTATGTACAATGTACTACTGGAACTTGGATTAGTCCTTTATATTTTTGATATAATAATGTAGAGTACATATCATCATTTTCGAAATATCCATTGGTATCTATTGATGAATGGAAATTTGAGTACATAGAGTTAGAATCTACTGAATGCAATAAAGGTGCTACTACTGGTAAATTAGTGGCCATTAGAGAATTGATAGTATGAGGTTTGATTATATTATCACAATCTGCGATAAAATAATCTGCCTTTTCGCTCATGGCAAATTGAATAGAGTCTTGTCTAATTGCTCCTAATATTTTAAATCGATGAGTATTCCAATCGTGATTTTCTACTAACTTTAGGCTTTCATCTATCGATGAATCATCAAATACCATTTTCCATTTCCATTTCCACTTATTGTACCAATCAAATAAAACATTAGCAGTATCGTCGTTATTGTCGTTTGTTCGAATATAAAATACCGAGTCCCATCCAAGAGCAGTCTGAGCTAACATACTATCTAAATACAATGGTAGTATATGGGCTTTTGATTTTGCGATAATAGGAATTACTAATCTACTCATATATGTTCTAGAATTTCAAGGTGAGCTTTAATCATTCTAGGTCTAGCCATTTCAAACGGCATAAAACCAGCCCAATCAACTTCTGCAGCTTGTAATTGAGACTTAGGTATGATTTCGGATTGTAAACCTATTTGGTCTAATGATTTAATAGGTACAATATAATAAGTTAACTTCTTCCAGGGTTTTCCTGTTTTAGTTTTGATATAAAATAGCTCCATTTCTGGACCAATCAAATTTCGAGGAACATCAATACCAATTTCCTCTTTAGTTTCTCTGATTGCTGCTTCTATATTAGTTTCACCGGCATCAACATGACCTTTAGGGATCGAATAGGTTCCATACCATCTTCCATTAGTTGGATGAACTAATAAAATTTGGTCTTTATAGATTATTGCTAATCCTGACGAATGTTCCATTATTGTTTGATTAAATTTACGATGTCACCATAAGTAACAATTTTAACTCCTAGCTTTTTAGCTTTTGCAGTTTTAGAAGTAGCAGAATCGATATCGTCAGTAATTAGATATGTTGAATCGGCAGATAAAGAAGTTTGAACATAACCATGAGGAGCAATTAATTTAACGAATTCCTCTTTAGTTTTAAATCCAAATTCTTTAGGAGAACCAGTCATTTCGAATTTAATTGAATTAGCATCGATTACTGTTTTAACTTCAGTTTCTATTATATATCCGTTAGCTTTTATCAGGTCGATTAAACGAATTACGGATTGATATTCAGGAGATGATTGATTATAGAAAGGTGCATATGCCTCTCTAGATTTTCCTGAGAAATCTGGAGTTCCACCATCGAATAGTTTAGCAATTTGTTCGGATGTAGAGAATCCTACATTTTTAAAAGCTAATGAAGCAATGATTCGAGGCATTGTAATTGCTTTACGTTTTTCAAATGATTGTAAAATAATTTCTAATGCTCGACCTTTCTTAAAGTAACCTGACTTAATAAGATTAGCTTCGTTGAATTTTGTTTTGTCGAATAAATCAAACATGGTTTTAATACCTGCATTATAGAGATTTTCAATAGTAGCACCACCAACATTATCTAATTCGAATGTACCAATTCCTACTGATAATCGACTAATCAATTGTTCTTTACAATTTGGATTTGTACAAAGTAAATGAACACCATCAATTTCAATTTTACATTCTAGAGTAGAACATTGAGCAGGTATGTGATCGTTAATGTCTTTAACAAATACTGGAGTGATTACGTGTCTTACGATAGGTATAATATCACCTGATTTTACGATTACAACCTTAGCACCAGGAAATAATCCTTTGGTTTGAATATTTCCAAGATTATGTAATGCAACTCTAGAAACAGTAGTTCCATCTAAATCGATAGGTTCAAGTATACCAACTGGTTTGAATTCACCGGATTGTCCTAAGTTCCATTCGATTCTATTGATATATGTTACTGCTTCGGTTGGTGGAAATTTGATAGCCATTGCCCATTTAGGGTGATGGTCAGTTTCACCAATTTTGTTTCTTAATTCATGAGGAAATTTAATTACAAAACCATCAAGTCCATATTCACAATCATGAATTCGGTAATAATGAAACATATTGAAAATAGTTTCGAATTGAGAAGGAAAGAATGTATGAACAAAATCTGGAATAAGAAATCCATTACGTTTAAGTATTTCGAATTGTTTAGTCCCATGTTCATAAGCATTATTTTCGTGGATTCGATATTCAAAAGCAATAAAATCAAAATCATTGATTACGCTTAAGTCTTTAATTTCATCTCGACCTAAGATACCGGCAACAAAGTTACGAGGATTTTTGTAATCCATCGAATATTTTTCGTTGAATAATTTGGTTTTGATAATTACTTCACCACGAATTTCGATTAAACCTGGAATGTTGATTTCGTTAGGAACGATATGCATTATTTTAGAAGTAATATCAGTTCCATGAGTTCCATTACCTCGAGTAGATGCAGTAATTAGCTTACCGTTTTTGTAAGTTAAGTTACATGAAGAACCATCAAATTTAGGTTCAGCTTCTAATTGTAAAGTTTTTTGTAATAATGTACCAGCTGAATTTGTAGATTTTTCGATCCAATCGTTGAATTTTTGAATCGGTAAAGATTTATCTTCTAAATCGTTTACTTGTGTTTTTTGTAAAGATAACATTGGAGATAGGTGCTGATTTTCTTTTGAAGTATCATCAGATCCTACTATGTTGATTACGTTTGAACCTTCAGCTCTTAGTAAATCTTCTAATCTATCGAATGCGGTATCGGTCATTAAAGGATTACCATCGTAGTAAGCTTTCTTAGCGTCTAAATAAAGTTTTTCGTTTGTGTTCATATCGTTTTTAATTATAGAGTAAATTTAATCAATTTTTCCGATACTAGGAAATGTTTTGACAATTATTTACAAAACTTGTTAACAATTACTCGTTTCTTGCTATGTCTCTTGACACATCTCTAGATTTAATTGTTTCTCGTTTATCATATTCTTTTTTACCTTTAGCTAGAAAGATTTCCATTTTGAAAAGTCCTCTTTCATTTTGAAATATTTTATAAGGTACAATTGAGTGGCCTTTGATGAGGTCCTTTTGTAGCTTTTTAAGTTCTTGTTTTCGCAGCAACAATTTGCGGTTGCAATCCGGTTCGTGACTATTAGGCGAATTCTTTGCAACTGGAATATGAAGGCCTCTGACGTAAAGCTCATCATTCTCAAAAATACAATAAGTATCAGTAAGTCCAGCTAATCCTAGTCGAATAGATTTTACTTCACTGCCTTTTAATTGTATACCTGCAATTTCTGACCTCAATAAGTGATAATCAAATTTAGCTTTTCGATTGATGACGTTTACGTCTTTGACTTTTTTCATTATTTTAAAAATTTTCTAATTGATGAATTTAATCTCTCTAGATGTTCTTCATTTTGCAAACCAGCAAATTTCGTAACATTATCAGATATAAAAGGAATACAAATCTTTTTATTAAATACTTCTGCACCTATCCATTCAAGAATAGTGTCTAATTGAGTTATTCCTAAAATATTACCAAATGAGGTATTTGATGTACCTATTAGCAATATGTTGGTTCCTTTAAGTGTTGATGGATATCCGGAATTATCTATCAATTGCTTAAACATATAAGGAAATGATCCGTTCCATTCAGGAACTATCATAATGATATGTGTGAAATCTTTCATGTTAGGAATATCATCAGTAGCATTTGCTAAAGTAATAATACTTGTCGCACCTTTAAATATTTCGTATTGTATGAAAGACTCACAACCTAAGGACAGCTTATAATTTAAGCCGTCCTTTGATGATTGTGTGAGTATGAGTATTTTCATTATTTTTTATCAGCACCACCGATGTTCATCATAACGGATTGTCCACTACCCATCATATAAGTAGGTAAGGCACCATCCCATTTTTGAATCCATTCTAATTGAATAATCTTAGGATTAGTCGAGATAGAGTTACCTTTGATTTGTAACGCTTTAGCTTCACCTTCAGCTTTTTCGATTGCAATGTTTTTATCGATTTGAGCTTGTTTTAAGGCTTCATCTTTTTGACGAGTAATTTGTACCATTGTAAGTACTTTTTGCTCTTCTAATTTCTTTTGATTAATGGAAGCTTCATATTGTTTGTTGTAGAATACCTCTCTAATTTGAGCAACATCAACAATTATACGATTAGCCGCTAATTCTTTTTGTAGAGCTGCTTGCATTTTCGCTTGAATTTCTGCTCTTTTATCAGAGTAACAATCAATTGGTGTATATCGAGAAACCGTTAATGGCATAATAGATTTGATAGCCGGTCTAATGATATTTTCTTCAATCCAATGATATTTACCGGTAGCATCATCTGTACCAGAAGAAATATTTGAATAAATCCAAGAAGCTTCTTTAGGATCGATATGCCAGTTAATAGAAACATCGAATCCCATTTTGATACCATCAGAGGTTGGAGCCCAAATAGCATCATCAGCCTGTTTAGCACCTTCTCCTTCAGTACCTGATAATGTATATACCCAAACAGTTTTGTCCATCAATTGAACTTGATTATAAGGAGCTACTAAGTGCCAACCAGTAGTTAGCTCATCTGGATCTACTCCAGCAGGTGTAACTACAACTCCTACTTCTTGTGCATCAATTTTGTATAATGTCATAGACAATAATACTGAAACTGCGAAAACGATTGTACTAATTAATAGTGTAAGTTTTCCTGCAGGAAATTGCATGACTTCGTCATAATTTTTAGGATCAGCCTCATGTTTGGCGTTGATTCTAGATTGGATCGTTCCAATAATTCCATAAATAAGTCCTAATGCGGACGCAATAATTAAAAATGTTAACATAGTTTTTGTTTAAAGTGTTTGTATTAATATTCAGATTTTAATTGTTCTCTTATTCTAGCCTCGTACTTTTGTTGGTCTTCGACGGCTTTCGCAACTTTTTGATTGCATGCTTCAATAAATGCCGGATCTAACAGAGCTTCTAGCTTTCTATCAGTGGTTTCCATTACCATTACTGCATAATCTAAAGCAGATTTTAAATCGTAAAAGGTTTGTAATCCTTGAGGTTCAACATGATTTCCTGCTCTTACTGTAAATTTGTCAGTTTTCCCTGGTCGTTCGATTTGATAAAATATCACATAGAATTTAGACAATTCTGCTTTGTGGTGAATTTTACCGTAACGAATAAATGTAACATATTTATTATCACACGAATCCATTTGAGTTTCGATCCTCCATTCAGGTGGTAATTCTGGTTTTAAAATTTCAGCTCTCCAAATAGGTGCTAAATTTGAAATTTCTTTTTCTGTTTTCATTTTGTTTGTTTAAAAGTTATGGTCTGTTAATCGAACGTCAAAATCTGTAAAATTTGCAAAGTCCTTTTCATCGGCTTCTAATCTTCGTTCTACTGTATCAGCATCACTTCGTAATGCTAATCTATCTTTTCGGATATCAAGTGCAATATCGATGTAAATGATGAACGAATTTTTTCGATCAGCTGCATGTAATTTACTAATTCCGGAAGGCGTCATGATAAACACGTCATCAGTTAAGTGGAATTGTGAATTTGAAGTTCCATAATTCCAACCATTAAATGAAACATGTTCATAGAAGAACTTTTGTTCAATCATCGTTTGGAACTCATTATCTTCTAAGAAGTAATAATCTCTGCCATCAACTTCACCATCTCTTGGAGGTCGAGTTGTATAAGAAACTCCATAACGATAACCTCTGCCTTCTAGGATTTTTCGCAAATGGTCTTTGCCGGATGCGGCTTTACCGCAAAGTATAATTCTGGATTTTGTACCTGTCATAATAGGTTATTTAATTTTTGTATGTTTTCCTTTAGAGTTTCTCTCGTTCCTAAATCAAATGCATGCATTTCATCGGTCGACGAACTTTCTAGATGAAGACCTAATTGAAAAGGACTCATCAAATAAAATTCACGTTTTTCTTTAGGAATAGATTGGAGATTGATACGGTCTTTGATGCATTGTTCAATTAGATGAAGTTCTTCTAATTGTTCTTCGATGAGCTTTTTAATTGCTTCGGATAGTGAACCGTTTTTCATATTGTGTTTTATATTATATGCTGATTTCTAATTTTGTATTTATAAAGATACTGGCATATTGTACATCATCATGCAATAGAATTTTAATGCATGAATATTAGTACCATCGGCATTCGCAATAGCACCTTTTAAATCGTTGTTTACGACGGATTGTACGAAAGAACCACCAGCATAACCTATTTCATGGCGAGTACAAATAATAGATGTACCTATATTTACAATGTGTTGTTTATCTTCGTTGCTTAAATTTGCAAAGTTAAGAATGTAATTGTTGGCATATTTATCGAAGTATGCTTGAACTTGTTTTTTGATGTTTTCCATGATTAAAATATTCTTGAGTTTTCGTTAATATAAGCAGTTGGGTCGTAAGATACAAATTGAATTCTAGCAATATCTTTACAGTGGTTATCTCGAATACCACCAGTATCATGTGAGAATGCTTCGGCTATTTCCATTTCGATTTGTTTGTAGGTTTCAGGAGTTGCTTTTGATTTGATTACAACTTTTAAACCTTTACCTGAAGGAGTAATAAATGTTGCATGAACATAGTTTAACTTTTCGGCTTTAGCCTTTAATGTGATTACATCTTCGACATTATCGATATCTAAACAAATTACACCATTGTATTCTTCTAATCCAGCAATTGAACGGTAGTTGAATTGACCGGTTGGCGTAAATACTGGCAGTTTGTCCTTTTTATGAGATTTTGAAGGATTTTCGTCTTGACGAATTTCTTCGATAATAGATTTGTACTTGTCACTACGAATTTCTTCGATGATAGTAGATAATGTAGAGACTTCCACCGGTTTGGTGTTTTTGACTGACTTGAAACGTGTGATTTTTAACATAAGTTTGTTTTAATTAGATAAGTAAAACTAATCAATTTAGGTGACATATGGAAATGTTTATTGATTTATTTTTTGAAAGTTATTAACAATTTAGTAATTAATCCAAGTTGTTAATTTTGTAGTACCATCTTTCCAAGGCCAGGATTCCATAGCGGCAACCTCATCGCCATTACAGTATTTATGAATCCATAACCATTGTTCCCAATAATCGTCATCACCTAACACTGAATAGAAACCAAAACATAACCATTCGATTTTTAACGAAGGCACAGATTCGCATCTAGGAGTATTGAACTTGTCTTTCCATCTTAATGATTGTTTTCGTACAATAGGAAGCCATGCAAATTCGTAGTTCCAATAAAATTGAGATGTTCTTTTTGGTGATTTCATTATCTTTCAAGTATTACAAATGAACCAAAATAACCATCAAAAACCTGCAATAGATTTTCATAATCTCCTGACATCATTTCGTTTATAATTTTTTCTTTGTCTAATCCTAGTTGCTTAGCGAAATTAGAAGCATAACCCATTAGAGCAAATGCATTTCCATCAGGTCCAGTTAAGTCAATAACAATAGGTCCAGTTTTTTCTTTTTTCTCTCGTATCATAATTAATTAAAAATGTAATTGTATAACATAGGTCCGTAAATAATTGCAGATGATATGAATCCGCAAAATGAAATAAATACTGAAGCGACCATAACTAAATCGTCATTCACTCGATCATTAGTTTTCCTAAACCAGAATCCAGGATCGTTGTGATATAGTTGATAGCCAATGTTTCCAATCATAAAAATAATCCAAGGTAAGTGTATCATAATTAAGCTTTATAAAAGTTAAGTTCGTAGTTTCCTGAATCCATTCGGTACAAAATGACAGTTAAACATTTTTTAGCAAGATTACCAGTTCGCTTTACTATTAGGTCCAAATGATAAAATACGGTTTGTCCATATGCTACATGTTCGGTCCATATGTTTTCCGGAAATTTGATTTCGTAATGATTTTCATCAATGATAGATTGATATGCATTTTGCAATGCTTCATTTTGAGTAGCGAAATAAGTAGTTGGTTGGTATTTTGACATAATGAATTAGTTTAATTTGATATACAAATATAACAAAAAAACTCGATATTAAAAAATATCGAGTTAAAAGTTATTAACAAAATAACCAGTAGTGGACCTAGTGGGAATCGAACCCACGTCTTGGAAAGATGTACAATGTATTCATTCACAGGCTTAGCAATATTTTCTAACTTTGCAAAATATAAGGTTGGGTTAACACAGTTCCTTACCTTCAACTAACTGAGTGATATTATACTCCTGACACTAAGGAGTAATCGCTGTCGAATTTCTGTTCCTGAGTAATCGAGACTCGATTGCTTATGCAGCCATTAAGACTTCACCAGCACCAACGAATGCCATAGCATCTTCGAAGGTCATTGTTGACTTGTTGTCATTTAAAAAGTTACATAGGTGATTTAAGAGTTTCCGATGCTAACTCTGCCTGCATATCAAAGAACTGGTCTACCAATCAAAGCCTGGTTAGGCCCATTAGAACTTCGAGTCTAAATCAATAGACTCGAAATTAAATTAATTAGCTGGTGTAGCAGCTGGAGTAGTTGTAGGAGTTACAACTTTTAATGAATCAACTTTAGTTGAATCTACTTTTACTGAATCAACTTGAACTGCAGTTGAATCTGTTGAAGTTTCTGTTGTAGCAGTTGTTTGTTTACAAGATACTACTGTTAATGCAGCAATGATTGCTAGGCTTAAAATTACTTTTTTCATTTCGATTTGTTTTTATATTTATTTAAGTTCTGTCAACATCCATGACAGTTTGGATTAATTATTCAGTGATTACTGGTTGGTATTCAAAGGTATCTAAATTCAGGTTGAATTCGCCGTATTTTGCAAATAAGACAGATCTAAATTCCTCTTCGTCTAAACGAATTTGCTCGATTTGCTGAGACATTTCTGTAATTTTTTGAATTAGCTCAGTTTTTTCTCCTTCAATTTTATTTACTTCTTCGCTCATACTTTCAATAAGTTCGAACATTTCTGAATATCTTTTAATAAAGGATTTTAATTTTTCTATCTCGCTAGGAGCAAGTCTTTTTACTTCTTCTGACATTATGATTTTTCTATTTTTTCGAAAGGATATACCTTACTAATTGTTTTATTGAATTCAGCACCTACAGAATCTGACGTTGAAAATTTCACATAATCATCTTCAGTTACTCCATCATAACGATACATTGCATCGCCTTTAAAAATTACATAAAGTGATTGTGATTTAAAATCATAACTTGAAGATTCGATTGTAGATGAATCATAAGTAACATTTTCGGTAGTTTTTCTCATGTTTATTATATGTTATTAGTTAGTTCTAGAATCAAATTTAAACTTAATTCCATTTGAAATTCCAAAAGATTTTCGATTTCCTAAATGGTGAAGTTTTTGTGCAGTTTCTTGGTCAACAATTTCTATTTGCGAGTATTCGTTTTTCCCTGAAATTATTGTGTGACAGGCTACAGCCTTTGTATCTGAACATTTAACACAGGTAGTAGTAAAAGGTAGAATTTCTACTCGCTTAGGATGGATTTGTTCGCCACATCCTTTGCAATATTTCGTAGTTTCGCTCATAGTTTATTTATTTTCAGTTTCGAATTGATTAGCCGTTTCACTGAAACTAGGTGAGTAATTAGCCATTGATGCATAAGAATTACGAGATTCTTGTTGTTCTTTTAATTCGATTTGAATAGAGTCCATAATGTGATTGTTTAATTTTGATAAGTAAAACTAATCAATTTCTACAACATAGAGAAATTTTTCATCATAAAGTTATTAACATATTATACATACTTTTGGGTATGATATATATTATAAGCAACACCTAGGGCTTAAAACAAATACTACTCATGCCAACAGCAAATTACCCTAATAATCAAGATTATCGTTTAAATAAGACTCGTCCTCTTACATGGAAAGAAATGGACGATATGTTCAGAAAACCAAATATTTGGATTGGAGATTTTAGTTACGTTCAAGGAATGGTCGTGATGTGGGATGATTCAGTTCCACCAGTTAATAATGGAGATGATGGAACTTTATCTTTTTGGTTATGTGATTCCGATCACGTATCTTCCAATACTAATACTCCAGGAATATTAAATAGTCCATGGAGAAGAATAGGTGGATTAAGTGTTCCAGGACCTACAGGAGAATCGGGTGGTCCTATAGGACCTACTGGAATGACCGGTGCTACTGGTAGAACTGGAATGACAGGTGCAACAGGTTCTACTGGAATGACTGGTGCGGTTGGACAAACTGGTGCTACTGGACAAACTGGAATGACTGGTGCTGTTGGACCTACCGGAGTTGGTTTACCCGGATCTAAAGGTGATACTGGAAATATTGGTGCTACAGGAATGACTGGGTTAGTAGGACCAACTGGAGCAGGAGTAACTGGTGCTACTGGACAAACTGGACAAACTGGACCTACCGGTTTCAACGGACAAACTGGTCCTACAGGAATGACTGGTGCAGGAGAAACCGGTGCTACAGGAATGACAGGAATGACAGGTGCTACTGGAATGACAGGACCTATAGGACCTACTGGTGCAAATGGAATCCCGATGGGTAAACCATCTGATGCATTAGATATGTATTACGATGATGATCCGTCTTCACAAGGTTGTAATCCTGGTGATCCGCTCAAACTATCGTTTGATGTAGTACGAACTGGAGTTACTTCACTTGCATATGTAGTAGATAATTCCGGTATTTCGACTGCAGGAGGTACAAAAATATTAATACAAAAAGAAGGAAATTATTTTATATCGGTAAATGTTAATATAAAAATTCTAACTCCGGTCGACGGTAGAGCCGAAGTTTCTTTAAATTTATATTATGATGATACCTCTGGAAGCTATACTAAATTCGACGGATTTCAAGGAAATGTTATATTAGATGCAGAAGGTTTAACTCCAACTGGAACATTAAAAGATTCTATTATGATTCAAGGAATTTTTAATGTAGATGCTAGTTGGATTTCTTCAAACAGAAAAATATATGCCGTATTAGAAAATGCTGCAGCAGGAATTTCTCTTTCATCCATCGTCGTATCACCTATTTCTACTTCATTATCTATCATCTCGTTAGAAGGTGGAATTGGTGCTACTGGAGCAGGAGTTGCTGGACAAACTGGTGCTACTGGTATGACTGGATTAGTTGGACCAACTGGAGCAGGTCAAACTGGTGCTACTGGACAAACTGGTGCTACCGGAGAAACTGGAATGACAGGTGCTACTGGAATGACTGGTCCTACTGGTGCTGGACAAACTGGTGCTACCGGAATGACTGGTCCTACTGGTCTAGGGTACGATCTTACTTCTTCAATATCTGCTACTGCTGGATTAGGGGTAAAAGTTTTTACCGTAAATAAAGATGCATCTCTTTCTGCATTTTCCATTGGAAACCGAGTAAGAGTAAGTTCATCTTTCGTAATTTGGATGGAGGGAGAGATAACATCATATGCAGGAAATACCTTAATTGTGAATGTTGATAAAGTAGTTGGTAGTGGTGCTTCTGCGAGTAGTTGGGATATCGACATTGCTGGACTTCCTGGACCTACTGGAATGACTGGAATGACTGGTGCTACTGGAAGAACTGGTAGTACAGGAATGACTGGTGCTACTGGAAGAACTGGTAGTACAGGAATGACTGGAGCTCAAGGTCCTATCGGACCAGCAGGACCATTTGGTGCTACTGGTATGACTGGATTAGTTGGACCAACTGGATCAGGCACTACATTTATTCATGAAACTGCTACTTTCGTAGATCCTAACGGTAGCAACAGTACTGGTGCAGTAGGAGATAAACAAAAACCATTTTTGACGATAGAAGAAGCAATAGGTCAAGCTCGTTCACGAGCAAACGAACAAGGCGGACCATTTACTATCATCGTATATCCGGGTATTTATGAGGAAAACAAGCAATGGAATTTTGAAAACGACGAAGGAACTATTAAATTTATCGGTCAAGTTTATATAGAATTTGATAACCCAAACCCGGTAGATTATTTTATCAAAATGAGTAATTCGTATATTAATTTCGTTGGAGATGACCGAGGGACGAATAATTTCCAAATTGGCGGTACTTGTAATACTGGAACATATTTAACCATATCTAGTAAATTCGGTACTAATGTGTATTTATTCGATGTTCGAAATACTAAACTTAAACTATCAAATATTACAATAGATACAGGATTTTTAGGAAAATTTGGAGTAGATTGGAAATACCCCGGTGGTGGTAGTAAAGTAGATATTGATAATTGTAGAATGAGATCTATTATACATCCTAATATCGAGGTTTCTGCCGACGGCGCAGTTGATGGTCTTTCTAGATTACCAGATATATTAATTAGAGATTCAATTCTAGCATCGGCTTTTGGACCTAATATTGGATATTATGCATTTACTAATGGTTTAGAATCTGAAGCTACTTTATTGATTGATAATAGCACAATCTATCAAGATCCTACCTATGGAGGTTTAGGTAAATTAACACCTGGATTTCCAACTCCAGTAGGAGGAAAATTACCTCACGTAGACAGTTTCATATATTCAACGATGAATCTGGATAACCAATTAAGGTTGATATTTTCTGGGACGAAATTCCATATGAACAAATGGTCTCCACCAGCAGAAGGAAGTGGTGGACCTGAAGCTTGCGTACATTTTGATAATTCTGGAAATGATTTCAAACATGACACGATGTCAACTTACACTAATACTCGAAATTTTTTAGGAGCCAGCATCTGGACTCATGTAGTTGACCATATAACGGAGTTAAAAGGTAGTACGAAATCTCCAATTGAATATATGAACATACTTTAACCTCTTCGTTTATTATTTCTCTTAATTAAATGGGCATACGACCAAATACCTTCATTGGTAAAATTAGTTGGTGCCCATTTGTTCATATCTAATGAAATCCACTCTTCGGTGCCGTCTTTGTTATTTGCAATATACATATGGATTTCGTCAACTAAAGACTCGAATTGTTTAAATAGAGAGGTGCCACCTAAAACATAAATTGGTCCTTCTGTGTGCAAGTGTAAATCATCCGTATCATGAATTACGTTTACATTCATTCGCTTCCATTTTCTATTTCTGGTAATCACCCACGTATTACCACCTTTCCATTTAGTAATATCATAGGTTTTTCTTCCAATCAAACATACCTCTTTCTTGAGTAAATCTCTAATCAAACATTCATGATGCCAAATCCTTAATCCAAGGTCTGGTACAGTATTTGATTGGTTATCTACTATTGCAACAAATATGATTTTTTGATTGTGTAGCATTATTTAATCCATTCTAAATATCCAAAACGTAAAGCCATTGCCGGTGAAAGTGAAGAATTTTCTTGCATAGCTTTTAGAGCAAAAATAACAACTTCTACTTCTAATTCGTTTCCTATAGCTTCAGTTAACATTGTGCTAATCCACTTCATTTCGTCGTCAAGATCTTCTTCGTAATTGAATACTGAAAATCCTTCTTCTCTTAACTCATCTTCATCTAACGCATAAATATTGGTAGCCCAAATTAGCTCTCCGTTAGAAGGAGCTTCAAATCTTGCAGGTATTCTTTTATCGTTCATCGTAGTGTCTTTTGAATTGTTGAATTAAGAATGGATTAGCCCATTCTTTAAAATCTGGTTTTGTTTCAATTGCAGTAATTTCTGATAATGAATTTTCATCACCTACTAAAACTAGAGTTTGCCTCATTGAGGTTCCATCTTCCATTATTTTAATAGCCTTATTTGCATCATCCCATCCTCGTTGAAAGACTCCATCTAACGTACCAATAGCCTTATTAGGTTCATACATTAAATTAGTTAGAGTAGCATTCAAAGTATCAGAGACTGCCTGTTGTCGCATTTTGTCGACCTCTTCTTGCGGTACAACATAATCGGTTTTCTCATACCAATAGATTATACCTACTGCTCCTTCTTGGATTTCGTATAATGGATTCATGAGTGTTCTATGATAGTATCAATTCAAAAGTTTCAACATAATCTGAAGGTTTTACACCTTCGTTCATGTAAGAAATAATTGATTTTTCTTTAAGTTTAGCTTCGACCATAATCCAAGCACCAGTACCCCAATCGGTAATTTCTTCGTAAATCCAATCGGCATGAGCCCTTGCCATTTTTTCAGGTTGTTCGTGATTTATCGTAGATGAAAAGTGAAAACCTGCTGGTATATTACCCCATGTTGATGCAGCAAGTTTAGCGGCTTCTTCATGAGTTAAATTACCACTACAAAATTTATGGTGATGTGAATCGAAAGTAATTGGAATTTTGATATCGGCATAGAGTAAGTCGTACAAATCTTTAACCGAATATTGAGAAGCTTTGTCGTCGTTTTCAATAACCAAACGAGCTTTAGTAGTAGGATGTAGCTTTTTGAAGTTTTCAATAAATCGTTTAGCACATTCTTCTTTACCGCCTTGTGTAGTATTTAAGTGAATGTTGATTTGATTCCAATGAGAAGGTTCAAGACCCATAGCATCGAAAATTTGAGAGTGCTGATCTAATTCCTTGATGGTTTTCTTAACTACAAATTTACTTTGTGAGCCAAGAACATTGAAAGGTCCTGGATGGAATTCTAGACGTTGGCCATATCGAGTAGCTAATGTACCAGCTAATTGAAGATTCTTTTCGATCATTGACCAATCTGGTAAATCTTGCAATTCATATTCGGACATCCATGGAAACATATTAGAAGAGATACGAAAGAACTTTATTCCTTTACGTTCATTCCATTGTATGATTTTTACAAGGTCTTTAACATTTTGCAGGGCTAAAGATGAGACTACTGCATTTGTTTCTCGTTGAGCTTCGAAAGTTTTCTTAATCATACTTCGATTAGTAAAAATTCCTTCGCTTTCTTGTAATTCTAGGTTGATGCAGCAATAGCCGATTCTTTCGTGTATATTCATAGTATATTTTTATAAGACAAATATAACAAAAAACCTCGATAAAAGAAAATATCGAGGTGAAAGTTGTTAACAATTATTTAGAACCAAATCCGATAGTTTTTCTATCGACTTGCATTTCTGAATAAACCTCTTCTTGATTATATACTTCTGATACGGTCATTGGTTTATCGATTGTAGTGTTTTTACCTAAATGGTCAGATAACTTTTGAGCAGCTTTTTGGTCTAGCTTTTTAAATTCATGTTTTAAGATTAGACGACCTTTACGCAATAGAGCTTCATCGATAGTAGTAATGTCACTGTTGAACGTACAGATAATTTGAGTACCTAAGAAGTCTGATATAATTCCATCTGATAGATTTAGCAGTTTATCTACAGTTGCACCACCTTGTTTACGAGATTTAATAGCTTCTTCTGCATCTTCGATAATCAAAACTGAATTTGGGAAATCTGCCATTAGTGGTAAAAATCCAGGATCAGTTAATGAATTGATTAGTTGATTAGGTAGATAAATCATCGTTCTCGTTTCAGCTAACAAGGAAATCAGATATCGAATGTACATAGATTTTCCTGTTCCAGGGAGTCCATGTAAAAGAGCAATTCCTTTTTTGTTTTCTCGAGAAAGAGATTCCATTAAGTAATCATGTTTAGTAGCCCATTCTTCACCATAATTCATTTCGATATCTAATTCGGGAATGTTGATGTCAAACGATCTTAAATCTAAGCCACCATCATCTTGAATCACCATATACACTTTAGTTTTATCTACTTTGTATACTTGCATTTTCATTATATCTTTAATGAATTTTTGTGCAAGTTCTGCTTTATCAAGCGACCAGTAAAATTCAACTTCTAAGGTATATTCTTTCTTAGTTTCTAAATTGTATTTCACGTAAACAACTAAGTCCTTATCGCCGGTCTTTAATTTACCTCTAACATTTTTAGGAGCCATTAACTCTTTTTTGTTTTTGAATTTGTAATTGGCTGAAAAAACTTCAAAGTTTTCGTTGAACCATTTATCCCATTTACGTTTTGGGATTACGATTCCATTTTCACTCCATTCGCTAGGACAAACATCATTATGCATCCACCAAAAGATGTCTTGATGATTGTAAGCTTGCGTAGTTTCTAGAGTTTTAATGTGTTCAGATGGATTCATATTTTCTTTTCTTTTTATATGCAACAAAAGAGGGCAAAAGCCCTCTTAATTGTATGGTTGTTAAAAACTTATTTTGATAGGTCTCGTGTAGCTTTACCTAATTCCATATCGTTAGGAATTGAATTAACAAAATGATTAAACGAAACATGATATGGATCGATGTTATATTTTTCTTCGATAGCTTGGCTTCGTAGTAGTTCATGAGTAAATTCAGTAGAATCTCCGAATTCAACAATTACATGAAATTGGTCTTCCCATCCTGAATGGAAAATTGCTATACTAATAGGTTCGCCTTCTACCCATCCGATTTTAGCAAATCCAGTCTTTGTAGTAAATTCTGCTGGTTTATCATTTGGCAATAAGAATCTTTTACCTATAATTCTTTGCATTAATCTGTCGTCTATTTGTCTCATATTAAGAATCTTTTTTCATACTTGATAATTTTGAATAAATTCTTTGTGCAATCATTTTTGTATCAGAAGGCATTTCTGCTTTCTCATATATCCATCTTAAATATTCCTGATCTTCGGCAAATATAGCTTGAACTGTTTTGCCTGAATGTTTACCAAAAGTCAAAGTAACTTCACCAGCTTCATTCTTTGCAAACTTACCAGAAAGGTCGAGTTTTTTGTCTAGTCCAGTAGTTTCATTATGAAGGTGGTCGAATTCAGTTTCATCAAACCACATTTCCATTTGTTTGAAAAATATGCCAGCAGTTGCAGTTACATCAGCTTCTGCACTATGTGCATTTTGCAAATCAATTCCTAAGAAACGATTAACTGCGCCTTTAAGGTTACGGGTTTCATATTGAGTCCAGATTCTATATGAATCTAAAATTCTGCGCTTTCTATAATCAAAAAGCTTTTTAGCTCTCAAAAATTCCTCGAATATTAAAGGAATATCATAATGCAAAATGTTATAGCCACCTAAATCAGAATCACCTAAAAATTCTAAAATCGAATCGGCAATATCTGCAAATGTAGGAGAGTCCTTAACATCTTCGTTTGTAATTCCATGAACAGCCGAAACTTCTTCTGAAATATTAATGGTTGGATTTACTAAAGAATAGAATTTGTCAGTAGTTCCATCTGGATTGTACTTAATAATACAAATCTCGACGATTCGATCTTTTGTTGTGCTCAATCCTGTGGTTTCCACATCAAAGAACGATATTGGCTTTTGTAATGTCATAGTTATATTTCTCCTTTAATTATTTTCCATCTTATATTTCTTTGCTCTTCTTCAGTAGCAAACTCTAGCAATTCTAGTGTATTATCTGACCATTCATCTTCAAATGTATAAACATCTGGATCGATCATCCACGAAATAAACGTTTCAAAATCTTGCTTTGCCTTTTCTCGAATATTTTCTTCGTTTAAAACTCTAATAGTTATCGGCATCTTATTTTGCTTTATGGTGGTCTAATATTGTCATTGGCTCGTTTCTTTCATTTAGGATTTGCATAATCTCTTCGATATGATATGGCCTAAATTCAGGAGAACCACATATACCTACATCCATTCGTTTACCACCTCCGAAACGATTATCTCCTTTAAGGTGTTGATGTCCATGTAACATATAAGCACCATAGTGCATTTTGTTCCAACTAATAATTGGATAGTGACATAAAGTAAAGTTAGAAACTTCAGATGCAGCATTTGTGATTTTTAATTCTTCATAATGCGCAACATGAGAAAATAACTTTCGATACTCACCACCTAATTTATCTCGTTGGATATGATGATCGTGATTTCCTAAAATAAGAACAATGTTATGACAGTTAATTTTCTTACGAAGTTCTTTAACTTCAGCTTCACCACCAAAAGACCAATCACCTAAATGAATCAACCAATCTTTAGCACCTACATTATCGTTGATGTTTTTAATCATTGCCTCATTCATTTCTGTAGTAGTATCAAAGTCTCTAACGCTATCAATAGGAACATTACCATCGAAATCTCGCCAGTTAGTTTCACCTCTAACAATATTAGAATGTGAGAAGTGAGTATCTGCAGTTATCCAGATATTTTTAGCCGTTAGTTTCATTTAAGTATTTTAGTATTTGTTCTTTGATTCCTAATTGTTTTATGCCTTCGGTAGATTTTGGTGTGAGTACAAAATTCGATAAACCCCAAACTCTGGTAAAATTAACAGACCACCTCATAACTTCGATTGCCATATCTAAATCATCAACAGCTACCCAATGAGTTACTTCAGGATGGTCTTTCAAGTATTGCATAATTTCTAAAGAACGTTCTTGCTCGTATTGTTGATGACGATCCCATTCAAATCCTTCAGGCTTTTCACAACCTATAAATGAAGGTGTAAATGCAATAGGTGCTTTTGAAATTCCTTGTGCCAAGTAATATGAACTCAATTCTTCTAGATTTGCATGTTTCTTCCAATCTGAAGAAACTACAATTTCAGCACCGGTTTCAGCTAATATTTGATTTAATACCTTTACCGCTTTTTTATCAAAATCGTCAAAACGATATTCAATAGGAGCAGTCTTATACATTCGATCCCATTCAGGATTTGACTTAAGGTATTTTTTCATTTTATTAGCTCTGCCACCCCAATTGTTGGAAAGACAAATTACACCGTCGTTATCTAAAAATATTACTTTCATAATAGTTATATGCAATTATTTCTATTTAGTATAAATCCTCTGAATAGAGGGTAGTTTTTAATTCTTTGGTTTGTTTAGCTGCAAAAGCGATTTCTCCACCTTCTTTTCGATTAACAAATCTATTTTTACTCGTTAGGAATCCTTGTTCATTTTCTCCAATACCATCTTCGGCATGAGTAACGGCTCGTAATCCAGTCAAACAACCGATAGTCCAAATGCATTGTCCATGTCGATGTCCAGTTACAACAATTCCTCGGTCACAATTTATAGGCAGAACTTGAGGGATGTCTTTCTTTAATGGAATTTCCTTACACCAAATTGCTGCACATAAAATGTATTCTGGATTATCGTACATTAGACCTTTACTATTTTTTCAACAATAGTTGCTCTTATTGGATAGCAACAAATTCGATCACCTTCTTTATTATAGAAGACATATGCTCCATTGTCGATAACCATTCGTTGGGCTTCAACCGATTCAGTATACATACTGTTATTTCCGGGTAAAATTCTTAAGCGATAAACTTCCATATTATTTTCTGTTTAAAATTCTAATTGCTTTGTTTGTGCATTCATTTGTTAGGCCATAACCTATGTCGATACAATCTGGATGATTGATGTTATTTGAACAACAAACAAAATTACCTAATTGACTATCTAACATATCTTCGTCATCATCTAAAATAACATAATTGGTGATTTGATAATATTGGTCTAAGATTGCTTGGATCTCATCACCTCGTTGTAACTTTTCACGGAATTCCTCATCTTTTACGTTTCTCCAAAGATCTGGTGTAACTCCGATAAGTTCACCAGCTAATCCTCTCTTTTCCCACATTGCTTGCATTTTAGCAAGTCCAGCATGTCTCCATGAAGAACTCATTACAATCTTAGCTCCAGTTTCATCTACAATTCGTTTTAGATTGTCCATGAAATGTTGATGGAATATTTGACCAAACTCATCGTGACCTTGTCCTATCACGTTAAGCACTCCGTCGATATCAAGAAATATTACTTTCATAACTTAAAGTATTTGCCTACTTTATCTAGCATTACCATATCTCGATTATCTTTAAAGGGCAGATCATCAATATCTTCGTATAAGTTTTGAACAAATACGTCTGCTTTATTTTTTGCAATGTAATTATTAAGTTCCTTACGTTTTAAAGCAATTACAATTTCTTTAAGTTCGTCGACAGATAAGCCATCCAAATCACCAGATCCATCACTATAAACTTTGATTTCTCGAGCAAGTGTAATAATAAAATTTGGTGATGATTTAACCATTTGATTTGTTCATTACGATTCCTAATTTATTCATATCAGCAAGATTTCCTTTAACATACTTTTTATTCCATTCTCCGTATGATAGGTTATAATTAATTTCCACCCAAAGATTAAAACCGCCAAACCATCTGCGAGTCCAAAAGTATTTTCCTGTTAGTCTTTTTTCGTTCATATTAATTGGCCGTTTTCAATTTCTTCGGATCTCTTCAATAAACTAACTTCCTTTCTAATTTCACGTCTCCACCATTCCTTTGTAAGCTTAGGATTATGAATGTCCTTATAAATAGTAAATGCTACTTTAGGTTTTGCAATTTCTATTTCTTCACCCCATAAAATCCATTTCTTACGTTTAGTAATTTCCATACCATCGTAAAACTCGGTATATTCATAACTGTCGCATTCATTAGCTTCGCATTGAACGGCATATTGAAATTTTCTACCGTCGATTTCTATTTCTTTTAACATTATTCATTAGATATTAAGGCACCTAGCCAAGTTAATTCAAGTCCAACAACAAGTATTCTTCCACCGATAGAGTCAAATAACCACCAATGCATAGGATTAAAGTCCATAGCAACGAAAGAACCTACTACATAACATGATATATGCAATAGAATATAAAGCGCGAGTTTAAATAGATTTCTCTTCATTATCAAGTATTTGATTTTGGGTAGTATTAACTGATGCCGGAAATAACATTCGAGTAAGTAACATCATTAAGAACATATCGTTATACGATACGAAAGGTCCATCAAAAATTCTTGGTACAGTAAGATTCCAAAGAATCATGGTTGGAAATGCAAATACGGCAATTACAATAGCAGCAAGAATAAAATACTGAAAAGTTGCACTTATTCCGAGTAAGATTGTCTTCATAATAAATAGTTTATTGTTATATGTTTGAAAGAGTAAATATAATCAACATTATCTAAAAATGAAAACTTTAGAGCATTTAGTTATTAACAAATACAACAAAAGCTCAATCTTACGATTAAGCTTTATCGAAGGTATATTAGGCCATACCAATAACCAGGACCTTTTCCCTAGGGAAATGTCGTGACCAAAGAGGGACTCGAACCCTCACGCTCAAAGAGCACCAGCTTCTTAGACTGGCGTGTCTACCAATTCCACCACTCGGCCGTAATGAGCAATCCTATGGAATTACTGCAGTTTATCCAAAGGTCGTATATAGCTTGCAGACTAAGATTCTGCTGGATTTTCACCTTCATAAAGCTGGATATCAACGACCCTTATCGCGATTCTCATTGTACCCGAGATGGGACTCGAACCCACACTGTACAGGGTTTAAGTCTGATGCCTCTTCCAATTGGGCTACCCGGGCAAATTAAAGAAGTAAGAAAATGAACTCCTTAACAGCTGAACGTTCAATAACTTTAAGAATCATTTTGCTTGTATCTCTAGGATTTGCAACTCCTATAAATTCACAAAATGCTTTTTGTTTATTCATTATTGTTCATTTCAATTTTGTTATTGCATTATTAGGAATAACGATACTATAGGACTCGAACCTATACCTTCCAGCTCGCTCGCCGGAATTCTACCAAATTAAACTAAATACCAACCTTTTTATCTCAATAACAAAAGATGTCCTTCTTTGTACCTAAGGAGGGATTCGAACCCACACTGTCATGCTCCTAAGGCATGTGCCTCTTCCGTTGGGCTACTTAGGCAAATTGGTAAGTGATGGCCTACTTGTTACCATCTGTCTCTGTTTAGTTGCAACCACTAATCCTGAATGTAGAGAACTTACCTTTTGTTTTATGTTAGCTAATAAACATTGTTTCTAATGTTATTAACATCATCTTTTTAATTTTTGTACATTATAATATACATTAAGCCACAATATGACGTGTTTTGTATATTATAGTGTACATTTTGAGCTGACAATCAGGATCGAACTGATGACCTCTTCGATACCAACGAAGTGTTCTTCCAACTGAACTATGTCTGCATATTACAGGGTTGTTAATTACCTCTTTCGAGGATTTCGGAGTTGAACCGATAGACAAAATTTCAAGTTTCGTGTTTAACCAATAGTTGTTTGCTGAAACAACCCTTTTGAGCTGACAGTCAGGATCGAACTGACTCTGTTCCGGGTTACAAATCCGGTGCACCACCATTCATGCGTTGCCAGCATATGTTTCGTTGGGATACTAGGTTTCGAACCTAGGCGGACTGGCTCAAAACCAGTAATGCTACCGTTACATCATATCCCAATGTAGTTATCCGAGGTGGATTCGAACCACCAATGACTGCACCAAAAACAGTAGTGTTACCGTTACACTATCGGACAGTGACCATAATAGGATTCGAACCTATAACCGCTGGTTTAGAAAACCAGTGCTCTATCCAATTGAGCTATATGGCCAATTAAGTTCTCCAACCCTGGAACTTATACATATCATCATTAAGCGGTCACATAGAATGTGAGATATGTTGAAGAGAAGATGGGACTCGAACCCACAAACCGAATTAACGGTTAACGGATTAGCAATCCGCTGCAGTACCATTATGCTTACTTCTCTATAAAAAGTTAAAGGCAGAATTCCAAATCTGCATTTTTATTCTAAAACGAGAATAACGTGAGTTTTATCGATACGTCTATCGAGGCAATTATCACTACTTTAACTTAATGGAGGAGAGAGTGGGATTCGAACCCACGGAACGCTTTCACGCTCAATAGTTTTCAAGACTATCCTAATCAACCTCTCTAGCACCTCTCCATTATTTGGGGTGGAAGACGGGACTCGAACCCGCGATCTCTAGAACCACAATCTAGCGCTTTAACCAACTAAGCTACAACCACCATGTATAAAACAAAAAAGCTCGATTCATTTGATAGAACCGAGCTTTGCAATTTAGTATTTATATTTTCACATAAGAACCATCACACTTCGGTACTGTTTTCAGATCTTGTTAGATGCTGAAGCGACGTTAACGATAATGTACTTGAAGTTCTCATTGTTTGTAATTTATTATTTTTTATATATACTGTTATATGTCTAAAATTGCTGAGAGTTTCAAAAAACTTTCAATTTATTTTCTAGTGAAGACAATTGGGATCGAACCAATGGCACGCCTATGTTCCTTATCGATCATACCAATAAGTACTGAAGGTTGCTCTACCAACTGAGCTATATCTTCATTTGTAGCGGATTAAGGACTCGAACCTCGCCATTGGGTTATGAGCCCGATATGCTACCAATTACACTAAACCGCAAGATGACCTTAAGGATTCGAACCTTTAACTTGTTTCCTCTTTTAGTTTTGCAAACCTACTCAATTCTACCGTGCCCAATACACTATTGCCAATCGTCATTTTCGAACATGACAGCCTTAAGTTAATTACTCTTAAGATTTGTAGTCCCACCGGGAATCGAACCCGACTTTTCAGGATGAAAACCTGATGACCTAACCGATAGTCGATAGGACCAATTAAGTTATATCAAATTCTCCCGCAGAGATACCGACCCATTGCTGAGCCAGAGAGGACTTGAACCTCTGATTCTCAATAACTAATTTAAAAGAATTAAAGAGTAGAGCTCTTCAACGATTTCGGCATTTCAGCTGGATCTTTATGCCAACTTCCTAATCCTTAGTCCGTTTAATTCTTGTAGTATTATGTACGGGACTCGAACCCGTGTTATCAACGTGAAAGGCTGACGTCCTAGACCAACTAGACGAACATAACATTTTTAAGCTTCTTCAGAGACAAGTCCTAAAACTTCTTCTCTGTAAATTTTATTCAATTCACTTACTTCAATATCGATATTCGTTTGTGGATATCGGTGAAGTAAAATCTTAACTAATCTGATTCGTTTCTCAGCCAAATCTTGATTAAAGTCCATTTCAATCATTGCATCACTTAAATGAGATTGAATTGCGATTGATAATTTGATAGTTTCCATAATGTGATTGTTTAATTTTAATAAGTAAAACTAATCAATTTAATTGACATATGGAAATTATTTTTCAAAAAGTTATTAACAATTTTAAAATAAAAAGTTTGTCACCGGCACAGATTGGTGAATACCCAAGTACAACCGAATGTACCCGATACCTTACTAACAAAATGAACGGATCTGTGTTTCCTGTATGCGGCAAGTGACCTCCTTCCTTGCTTGTGTTTCCGTATCGATGTGTGCGGCAACATACCATTTTGAGTTCAACAAACTTCTTGTAGCGGGAGCAGGACTCGAACCTGCGACCTTTGGGTTATGAGCCCACTGAGCTACCAACTGCTCTATCCCGCAATATACCTTTTAAGTAGAACCATCAACTATATTTCTGTTGATGATTCTAATTGTCTTAATTTTAAACCTTCTTCAATTGTTTGAATGATGTCCTCAATTATTTGAGCTCGCGTAACATCAAAGTTACCATTCATTCCATTCAAATCTTTTGCATCAATTGCAATAGATCCTACTGACTTACCGTCTTTCTGTAATTCAATTACTAATGTATCAAACATAATATAGCTTTTTATTTAATTGTTTTATGCAATTTGAAATAAATTGTTTCTCTTCTTATTAACATCTATCTACAGATTCTATCAGCTACATATGAAGCCGAGCATGCATCTGGTTTACATCTAGCGTTATAACCTAATGATTCTACATAACCTAAAGCAGAACGCAGAATTGAATTAGATTGATACTTAGGGTCTGGATTAAAATCCAAATCAATAAATGCAGGTTTTTCAATATCATTAGCTTCAAGCCATTGAGCTAATTCAACTGAATCTTCTACCTCTTTCCAAAGTCTAGTAAATCTATCTAAGATTCTAGGAATTGATTTACGAGAGTAGATAACGTGACCTCCTCGATTACCGTAATGTAAAACAATAACCATTGCGTAAATTGTATTTCTTCCAATATTTTGCGAATCTGAACCGATATACATTTTGATGTCTTTACCAGTTGCGAGTTTGTCCTTTAAATAAGGAATTAAGTCAATTACTTGACCGTTTGTTAACGATTGAAATTTCCGGTCCATGATTATTAAATTTATGTTAGAGGCGAGTATAGGATTCGAACCTATGTAACTGATTTTGCAGACCAGCGCCTAACCGCTCGGCCAACTCGCCATTTGTGACTCTAGAGAGACTCGAACTCCCATCTCCTGATCCGTAGTCAAGTGTTCTATCCATTGAACTATAGAGCCATTATTTTGTCGGGAAGACAGGACTCGAACCTGCGGCCTCATGCTCCCAAAGCACGCGATCTACCAACTGATCTACTTCCCGTGGCAGAGAGGCTTTTGAAGTGCCCTGCTAGTTCATCTTTTAATTTGTCGAATAGACAGGAATCGAACCTGCTAACTGATACGTCCAAGGTACCCGTGCTTAAAACCTTAGTCACTACTCGTTTAAAAACAAAAAAGCCTGAATCGGTTGAATGATTCAGGCTTTTATATGATGATGTTACTTTATATCATTCAAAAACCTGCATACCATTCTCACATGCCTCAGGACGAGGGCATTCTACTGTTAACTGCGATGTTGTTAGTATGTGTGAAAGTATTAACATTTTAATTTTTATTAGCAAAGACTCTTTATCTTTGTTTAGTTCTTTTATATATCTTTTATATGTTCCGTTATTGCGGAAGTTTCAAAATTATTTTATTCTTTTCTATTTGTGCTTTAATCTTAGCAATCTTTTCTGGACTAGGATTTCTATCTATCGTATACGAAACACCCATCTTGTCCATGTAATCGTAAAGAAGTTGCATATCTTCATTAGTAGTTTTAGTTGTTTTCATAATAACTATTTGAGCGGATATTCGGATTCGAACCGAAACTTCAGACTTGGAAGGCCCACGTGCTAGCCGTTAAACACCATACCCGCATTTTGTTTGAGCAATAAATCAGATTCGAACTGACGACCTCTACCTTGGCAAGGTAATGCTCTACCAACTGAGCTATTATTGCATTTGAAGGACTTGCACCTTCTGGACATGGTTTGTTTCGCCTAAGTCGCCATGTCAACAGACCCGAGAGGGCAGAGTGAGATTCGAACTCACGACCAGTTGATTAACAGTCAACTGCTCTACCGCTGAGCTATCCACCCTTATTGCAGGAATGTAAGGAATCGAACCTTAGCATCTTCCGAGACAGGGAGTAATTTATGCAGAATACAATCTTCGCAGATTGAGTTTTAAGCGTGCTACCATTACACCACATTCCTGTATTTTGTGGGCTCATATGGGCTCGAACCATAATCTCTTCCTAATGACATCCTACCATACTAAAAAGGAATCGAACCTTAGACTCATTATCGAGAAAGCGCTTTGCCAATTAAGCTAATCGCCCATGTAGTGAAGAATCCTAGACTCGAACTAGGAATGTCAATTAAGACGCCGGTTTTACATCCTTTAAATTGCTGAATAAACACTTTGCACAGTGTTTGCCTTTTTGGACCGGAGCGTTTACCAATTCCGCCAATTCTTCATTATTGTTCTCCCGCTGGGAGTCGAACCCAGCCTCATAGATTAAAAGTCTATTGCCCACACCAGTCTGCTACGAGAGATTGTAAAGTTTTCTATTGCCAACCTCTCAACAGTGTAGAGTATTGACCTATCTATGTTTTCGCTTCATGTTCATTATATTATTTAGTGGCCAAGCCTGGACTCGAACCAGGGACCTTCGCATTATGAGTGCGCCGCTCTAACCAACTGAGCTACATGGCCAAAAATGTAGGGTTATCCGGTACCTACACTGATTAATGACAATCAGACCATCGTTCACCACCTGTAAGAGCCTAACGATAGATACTGTACTTGCTTACACTCAAGTATCCGCTGGGTAGCGAGGACCGGGATCGAACCGGCGACCTTTGGTTTATGAATCCAATGTTACTACCAACTGAACTACCTCGCCAAATTGTAAGTTTTGAATGGACTTACAACCATTGATAGATTATTGGTGATGAGGAATATACTTTCCGTTCTTAACTCTAACTGCCAGTTTGGTCACGTTAAAATTCCAACAATCAAATGTACTTAATGCAGATCTTTGTTTTGCAAGACTAATGGCTTGCTTTTCTGCTTTTTCTCGACCTTCTTCCGTTGTTTCGACGAAAAAAGTGGGAGCCTGAACACCAGTCTTACTGGTAGGAACTACTCTCCAAATTCTCAAATTAGTAATCATAAGTTTTAGCTAAGCTAGACCTATGAGGAATTGTACGATTTTGTTGACATTTGATTTATATTTTTTTATTATATGTTCGATTAAGCCAGAGATTCAATAACCTCTTTTACTAATTTTGTATCGGCAAGACCTGGAAATTTCTTAACGAAAGCACCCATAGTCATACCTATTAATTTTTGTTTGTTTAATTCTAAAACAGAACCGAGTAAAACATTAACTTCAGTTTCAATTTCAGCTCTAGTCATTTGCTTTGGCAAGTACTTTTCAATAACACCTAATTCATTAGCTTCAGATTCCACTAAATCGAATCGACCAGCTTTTGTAAATTCTTCAATAGATTGTCTACGTTGTTTGATTGTAGAAATTACTGCATTTAGAACTAACTCATCAGTAAGTGGACCAGCATGCTTTGCCTTTTCAGCATCTTGGATTTTTGCCTTTAATCCACTTAATGCATTCTTCGCAATCGCGTTTTTCTCTTTGAATGCTACTATATAGTCAGCATTGATTGTTTCTCTTAAATTCATCTTTACTAATTTTTAGTGGGCAACAGTGGACTCGAACCACTCCCGTGAGGACCAGATTTACAGTCTGGCTGCCGTATCCGAACGACTTTTGCGGCCCATTATATTGTGACTCCTCTGGGACTCGAACCCAGGACTCCCTCATTAAAAGTGAGGTGCTCTAGCCGACTGAGCTAAGAAGTCATTGTAATAGCAGTCCTAACGGAATTCGAATCCGCAATCTCTTCCGTGACAGGGAAGCGTCATACGCCAATATGCTGTAGGACTATATAAAAATTATTTAGTTTAAGCTCCTTTAAACCATGTAATTTCAGGGAGCTATTTGAGCTTATGCATGGAACTAAATAATAATTGCCGAGATGACGGGACTCGAACCCGTGACCTTCGCCGTGACAGGGCGACATTGTAACCAACTCTACTACACCTCGATTTCTAATTTCACGCTCACACTATGCAGTTCTATAAATTAGTAACAGTCTCATCTGGGCTCTCCTGACTGGATTCGAACCAGTAACCCTCACCTTAACAGGGTGTCGCTCTAACCGTTGGAGCTACAGGAGAATATTTGATGTTTTAATTATAAGACAAATATAAACAATGTCATTGACATATGAAAATATTTAATCAAATAGTTATTAACAATTTGTGGAGCTACCGGGATTCGAACCCGGAATAACAGAGTGCAAGTCTATCGTGATGCCAATTTCACTATAGCCCCATTAAATTTGTAGGAGATGACGGAATCGAACCGACGACCTTTTGCGTGTAAAACAAACGCTCTAAACCAACTGAGCTAATCTCCTAAATTGTAGGTAATATGAGACTCGAACTCATAACCTCCTCGGTATCAGCGAGGTGCTCTAACCAATTGAGCTAACTACCTGTGGCAGCACGAATGGAAGGATTCGAACCTTCATCGACGGTTTTGGAGACCGGCATGCTACCATTGCACCACACTCGTATTTTAGTGGTAAGGGACGGGATCGAACCGTCATCATCGGATTTTCAGTCCGCTGCATAGACCAACTTTGCTACCTCACCAAAAACAAAAAACCTCTGAATTTTTGAAGATTCAGAGGTTAAAGTATATTGTATTAAAATATCGATACTACATCCGAATCACATTGCTATCCACATAATCATTCCCGGCAAACTTAATCGCCCAGTCAAAATTCATGTTAATATTTATGTTAGTAGTAGGTATCATTTTATTGATGTTTTAATATTGTTTTATATATACTGTTATATGTTCTAAATTTCAAAAAGTTTCAACTTATTTTTATATTATTTTAATCTTAGTTAGTCCCACCAAGAATCATATTCTTTAGCGAAGATTTCCATTGCTAAAGCAAAGTCTTTACTTCTATTCAAATGAGCAATTTTCATACCCATTATGTATTCTTTGTTCTTTTTTCTCAGCTGAGCAGGTGTATATCGCTCATCATTCCTATCCATCAATCTGTGGCAATCTGGACGATCTTCGCAAGGAATAGTATAGTAATCTGACTTACCCCATTTAGCGTCATGCTTTTCTCTATATGGCTCGTCGTAGTTATCTTCATGCACTTTCGTTAATAACTCTAAACATTCAGTCATCGTTCGAATTTGCTTTTCGCGATTCTCATCGACTGTATGGCCATGGTCTTTAACGTATTTGATATGAGCTTTCAACTTAAAAAGAATTGGTTCCATAATGTAATGGTTATCCCAATCTCTATCTCGCCATACAATAGGCATCCATCGAATTATATTCTTAATTCCTCTCACAAAATCCTTGGAAGGAATCTTGACGTATTCCTTCCAATAAAATTTTGCATTGTCTACCGCTTCTTCAACGTAGAACTTAATTCGTTCGTTTATCATATTGATGTTATTGATTAACCTTCAGCTTCTTCGGTATCAATTACTCCAGAATCTTTTACGATTCCTTCAAGTACTTTGAATTCGAAAGACTTGAATTTGAATGTTTTGTTTACCAAACCACCTTCAATTCTTACACAAACTCCTTCTTTGATATGTCTAGTATCTAAGATAGATGGACCAGTTCCGAATGTTTCGACGGTGTTGCTGAAATATTCTCGCAAATCTCTATCATCGAATTTATGAGTGATTGCTTCTAATTCGTTTAAGGTTATCGTAGCAACATGTGGTACAGTTTTTACACCTAATTCATTACAACGTTTTACAACATCATTCCAAGCATAATCGATAGATTGACCATCTTCATTAGCAAATGTCATACGGTAAACATAAACCTCAGATTGAGTAGGTTCACAACCATAAGAATAAGCCATAGACTTACCGTATTGTTTCGTAAACTCTTTATCACCCATTTTGGTTGTATCAACAGATGGCATAATTGCAGCTCCTGTAGATTCGTAACCTACAATTTCAAAATAAACGGTTTCACCTTTTCTTAAGTTACCTTTGAATAAGTTCATTGCTTTATCTCGGATGGTTGGGTCATGGAATTGATTTGCGGATTTTGATTCTCCTAAAACAACTCTACGAGTACCATTCAAATAAGCCCATTCTTTGTCGTTGATAGCTAATCCAAATTTAGTAACAAGTTTTTCTAACCAACCTAATTCTCTAGTCATTTGAACGTGACCAATACGACCTGAAGTACCGTGAAGTTTTTCAGTAATAATGATGTGTTGACCCTTTTCAAATTCGTGGATACTCTTACCAAAGTGTCCGGTATCAAAATGTTCTTTGAACATTACAGAAGATCTAGAAACTCGGGTTTTCTTACCTTGATTTTCTCTAGCAATTTTAGCCGTATTTGGATTTACATATTTGTTACAGATAGGTACACCTTTCCATTCGTCAAATTCAAATCCTTCTACATCTAAACCAGTTACCATAATGAATCCAAAGTAATGTAATGGAACCCAGAAACCATCAGAGATTTCACCTCTAAATTTTTGAGCTCTTACTCTTCGGTTTGCATCGAACATTCCACCTTTCTCATCTTTTCTAGCATTTAACTCGGCATCACGATAAAGGTTGTTTGCTTTACAGAACTCATCGGATAACTGACCATCAGATGGAAAGTAAACTCCTAAATGTCCTTCTAAAGAATCTAAACCAATTACTACTTGATTACCGTGACAAGTTGCTAATTGAACTTTGTCTGCGTTAGGATGTGGTCTCACGTTTGTCAACCTAGTGACGATTGCATTGTATGCCATGATTTCGTATTTTTAATTTATAAGACAAATATAATCAATGTCTTCGACACTTGAAAATAATTTCTCATTAAGTTATTAACAATTAGTAGTCAGAACAGGATTCGAACCTGTATGGTGTTACCTAGAGTACTCAATACAGAGCGGTAAATCGGTTACGAACCATTACTCTTAGCGTCTTCCAATTCCGCCACCTGACTCGATAGAACTAGCCTATCATGATTGTGTAGATTTAATGTACACAATTATTCCAATGATTGAAAGAAAGCACAATGCTAATACTGTTATTGCAGGTAAATAATCTTCTTTCTCTCTCCAAATTTTGTAATTATATCGAGGTTCGTTCTGCTTCCACGAATGGTCTTCAGACTTCTCAGACTTAACATATTTTTTGTTTAGTTTTTTTAGGGATTTCCTAATTTCCTTTTTACATGGTTCAGCACCACAACAATAAAAAAATGATATATCTGTTTCGCTTATCAGCTTAGTAGTAGCTTCTTCCTCGCAACAATAACAATAATTTGGTTTCATATTAATACTCTTTAATGAGTACGGTACCATCTCCATGCTCTAAACAGTCAACGCAAAAGATAGTGTCTTTTACTTCTGGCCATCTACCAGCAGTCGGTTCAGTATCGTATTCAGTTACTTTGTGATGGGGTGTATGTCCGATTACTTGGTCATAACCTTCTAATGCATCCCATCTTAATCTTCTCGGTCTAATCCAAACAGGACCTGCAAATTCTGAATATCCACCAGAATCTCCATCTACGTTAAATAAAATATTTAAACGATATTGCCAAGCTTTATTGATAATCTCATCCGGCCTAAGATTCCAATCTCCTTCAAAATCTGCTTTGAATCGGAAACCGTCTCTTTTAACCGTTGCATGCAATTGGCGTAACCAACCATGAGTTACTCCAGCATGAGTCCATAAAGTTCGCTTTAACCTACCATCGATTTCTCTTTCATGATAATATGCGAAAGTAAATTTGTCGATGTTTTTAGTAAACAACTCTTGAAAATCAAATTTCATTTCAGGTCGATAACCTGAACAGATTTGATCGGCTACAATATATTGAATATCGTGATTTCCTAAAAGCAAGACTATTTTGTCTGGATATTCGGTTTTTAAATGTATGATTTCCTCTAGATTTAATTTCATCTCTAGGTTTTGTACATCAAATGAATCTACGTAATCTCCAACGAAAACGATTTTATCCATTTCGTTAAAAATAGGATAGGTGTCTTCAAACGCTTCTTTTGCTCCGTTATCTACTTCCTGTCTCCAGCTATTATAGTCCGTTAGAGAGCCGAATAACACAGTCTTCCAGGTATTTCTTCCGTGGATATCTCCGATAGACATGATTTTCATTGTAGTTTTCATTTTATGGTTCATCTTATTTAGTAAACATCGTTCAAGAGATGAACTCTCGTAGATGCCATTTGTACTATGTTATATGCACCAAATATTAATTAGTATCAAAAACTGATTTCAAATTTCTCTTCTTAATTATTTCCTTTAGTCGGTCCACATAAGTATGGTCTTCTGCGTAATTTTGTCTCAGATACTCAAAATACTCTCCTTCAGTTTTAATATCATAAAGGTAAGTAGAGTAATATAGAGCATAGTCTAATAAAGAGTCTTGCCAATTATCGTAATATGCATGATTGCGATGAGTTCCTTTAGCTAAGTTTGCTCGTTGTGCAGCTTCACGCATTCCAAACATATTATTATTTTCTTTAAAGATAACTGATTTGTAATGTCCAGTTTCTAAATATGTTTGTGCCAATACAATATGTGGATATTTAAAATTCAAAGTTTTGATTTTTGCAATCAAAGCAGTTTCCGTAAATTCGTTGTATTCTCTTATAACAATTAACTTTTCTTCTTGTGATAGGTTTTTTACTTCTACCCTTGGTGCAGTTGCAAATCCTATCGTAAACATTATTGCTATAATTGCTAGCAAATACTTAACATATTTTAAAATGGATATTTTCTCGAAATCTAAGGTTTCTTTGTTAAATCTATACATAATTTTTATTTTCGTTAATACTCTTTTCGAAGTGCTTGGATTACGTCCCAAGCATCTTCTAATGCATCATGAGTTACTGCACCAGGAATTCCACCTCGTTCTTTGCATTCGTTCAATGATGGCAATGCATAATCATTTGCCCAATCTACATAAAGAATAGATGGGTCTAAAATTCTGTTTCTAAACTTAATACATTTCTTAAATGCTGGTAATCTTTCTAGGAACAATTTATCGAAGGTTCCAAAGTTTTTACCTGCTACGTTAATAGTCAATTGTTCACCATATTCACCGAAACCATTGTCTACTAAGAATTGATGAAGTAAATTTACTGCTTCTGCAGGACTTCTGAATTCCATACCAGTTTTTTCAATCAACTCACATCTAACATCTTTCTTACTGATTAGGTATTTATTGATGTTTGCAATTAAGTCTTTGTTCATGTTAATTGCAAAATGAGAACCTTCAATTCTTTCGTGTAGCAAAGCAACGTGGAATTTAGGAAGCTCCTGATATGGGAGCTTCGTTTTCGTATCTTCTATGATTGCACCAATAGAAAGAATTTGGTCGCGTTTAGAATCGATTCCTGTGGTTTCGATGTCGATTGAAACGTATTTCATTATTTACTTTCTTTAAGGATTACCTCACCGTTACCGGTTAAATTTAAAACTGATCCTTTATCTTGTTTAAAGGTGTAAGTTTCAGCAGAATCTTTTGCTGTCATTTTACGAGTCAAATACCATAGGTCAGATTCACCTTTCCAAGTAACATTTACTAATTTTTCTCCAGCCGGTAAATCGACTGAATATGTTCCACCAAAAGATTTTGCTCTTTGATTGTCGGTACATGATACCATTACTAATGCCAATGCGGCTACTACAAATAATTTTTTCATAATTTTAGATTTTAGTTATTCAACGATTTCGATTGCTGGTTCGTAAGACTCATCGTCAAAAGTTTCCATAATAGGTTCAGTTGGAAATTCTTCCTCTTCAACTGCAGCTTTTTTACGAGAAGCTTTAAGAACTGGCAAATACATTTTTAGCGGTTCGTAATCTTTTTCGATTGGTGTAGATTTACCGCCTAAATCTTTCCATTCTACGTATTTTCTATCTAACTTCATTTGTACAAAATGAGCAGAACATTCCCAGTAGATAGTTTCACCATCTACCTGTTCGGTAACAATCATGTGTTCGTTAGCCGTCATTCCATGAATTTTGAAGGTTCGGTCATTATGAGTAAACTCAGTTCCTATGTCTTCGACACTTACTAAATATTTAGTAATTAGGTTTTGTGTGAACACATTTAGTTGTTTTTGGTAATGAGCCGCTAACACTGGTGTTACGTTAGCCTTTTGTCTCATTAATTCTCGTTCTTTAGCCATTTTTTGTTTTAGTTGTTTTTAGTTTATGATTAGTCTTCAATTACTTCTTCGATAAATTGTTCAACATCTGAGTCGAAGTCTTCCTCATCTGGTGTTTTGTCAGTGATACCGAAGATTTTGTTAAACTTAGCTTCTTCAGAAAGTAAGATTTCCTTTTCTTTCTGAAGACGTTTCTTAATATCATCGTCTCTATCTAGACGTTTTTGGTCGTATTCAACTTCGTTTACGTTATCTAAAGAGAAGTAAATCTTTTCATGTTTAAATCCTCGACGGTTTTTAGTTACTTTTGCGTATCTATCACCAGAGAATTCAGATGAATATCGAAGTTCAATCATTCCGGTAGTATTGTGTTTTAATTTATTGGATCCTACGAAATTACCACCTTTGGTAACTTGTTGAATCGCTAAAAATGAAGTGTATTTGTTTTCGGCATTTTTACCTTTATTGTTTTGGACCATTATATCAATCATCCATTTTTCAGCTTGAGTACGATTCATTCCTGAAGAAGCTTGAATAGATTCTTGAACCTCGACGAAGGAGTCGATAAGTATAATATCCCATCCTTGATTGTAGGTTGATTCTAATACTTCGGCAGCATTATCATCGAGATAATCACAAAGAAATAATGTAGGGATTTTACCGAAAGCTGGATATCGTTGAACATAACCAAACATATCGATATCGTTCATTTCGCCTGAGATAAATAAGACCTTTTTAGAAGGGTCGTTTTTCTTGATTTTTGCAAGGATATCAAGAGTTTGAGTAGATTTACCAATTCCTGGGTCACCTATAATCATGTAGTTTGTAGCAGGATAGATTCCACCTTCAGATGAAAACATATAGTCGATTGAATCGTTAGTTTTCATTGGAATAAAGATTGAAGGGTCGTAAGATAAATCAGCAACTTGTACTAAGTTAATTTTTACTGGAGTTTTAATCATAGGATTTACGGTAGAAGTCGAAGTTTTTCCTTTGAAAGGTACGATGAAATATTCATCTTTTTTATCTGAATTGGATTTTAAAACCCAGTGTTGATTTGAACGATACATTCCTTGGAATGTAAAATCAGTGTTTTCGAATTGTTCGCCTATCGTGTATTGATTTGCGAATTTAGAAGCCTGAAAACGTTTTTGGCATTTAATAAGGATTGCGTTTGAAGTTTCGATTCTTTCCATAAATAGTGTAATTAGATTAATTTGATATACAAATATAACACATATATTTGACAATAAAAAATGTTTTGACTAAAAGTTATTAACAATTTGAATTAATAAATTTTTGCAAAAACACTATCGTTGACAAATTCCGAATTTTGATTTATCTCTTCGATCTGTTCATCGGTCATAGGCACTCCATCGTAATCAGCAGACACAATATAAGCGTCGCAGAAATCTGGATAATCTTTAAAGTCGATATTATCTACTACTACGTTACTGATTTTTTTGACGTCGATTTCTTCTTTAGGATTTTTTGAATTTTTCATAATTGTATTGGTTTAAATTGATATACAAATATAAGCAAAAAACTCGACATATGGAAATGTCGAGTCATATAGTTATTAACAATAAAATGTATTCAGGCGCTTGTTAATTATTTAATTGTTAAAGTTTTCGGTTTAGCTTCTTCAGCAATTGGAATATCGATGGTCAGTAAACCATGTTCCATTTCTGCTTCTGCGAGGCTCAAGTTAAATTTAGACAAAGGTATTCGATAACCTAAGTCAAACGATTTACGGGAAATACCTTTATGGTAGTAGTTTCTCTTTGTACTCTCTTCAACGTCTTTGTTGTGAGAGATTTTAAGGACATCGCCTTCAATTGAGATGTTGATGTCTTCTTTAGTTAGACCTGTTCCGGCAACTGCAAAATGTAGGCCGGCTTCATCTTCGTATATGTCTACAGGATGACCAATTCGAGTATCAATCACTGGAGCGAAGAATGAATCGTTGTTAAAGAAGTTTTTAAATAAGACGTCAAATGCGTCCATGTCTCTAGTTATTCTAGTGTGTGTCATAGTTCTTAAATCTATTTTTTTTATTTTTGACTCTCGTTCGATGAGTCTTTGAATGCGCCTGAGATACATTCATTTTATTTATCTTTGTTGATTAGGCAAGCATATGAAGATTAGTTCTCAAAGCTCCAATAGCAGCATCAAAGGTTTCAAATACCGGTATTCCTGCTCGTGAGCAAATAATATCTACATTACCTTTTCGCCAAAATCCGGTAGGACAACAGACAATTACACGTTGATGAATTGCAGCACATACACCTAATTCCATTAATGTGATAGGACTTTTTGTGTCTGGTAAGATATTAAAGAATGCAATATCCGATTCAGTTAATTGAGTCAATTCCCAATTTACTTGATGATTGAATTCTGGATTACTTTCCTTTTGTTCCCATGAAGAATCCCAATCATCTCTTCGAGGATTTAAGAAAGTAACATCTTCGTCTTTAAAGATTTCAGTGATTGCAGTTTGCCAATCTTCGGCAACTCCCATTTCAATGGAACCAGCTAAAAATACGCTGGTTCCATCTATGATTTGGTCTGATGAATTTGGTTTAATTACTTGCATTAGACAATTCCATTACTTTAGCTCGGATAGCTGTTAATGTTGTTCGATTATAGAATTTTCCATTTTCATAAATCGTTTGTAAGATACCCATATCTTCTTCAGTGTCGTTACATTGAGTTTGAACTACATAAGTTCCATCAACTTCAACAACTGCACATTTACCCTTTAATGACTTTTTAGTACCATCATCGGTAATTGGATCTTTAAAGATATCGTAACCTACTCCATTTGCCTCAAACCAAGCACCTTTTGCAGCATAACCGAAAGTATCACGAGTTGTAAATTGATATGTGAATGAACCTACACCTAATACAATATTCGTTGAAGCAAATCCTTTAGCTTCTAATCTTTCGTAGATTTGGATTTGTCTTTCTAGATTAATTGAGTCTCCGTAGATAGCACCAATATGTGGATCTAGAACTTTATAACCTTGTTCGTTGATTGTACCACCAAAGATATCCCAAAGTAATTCAATAACACCTTTAAATTCTGGCACATAAACATCTTCATCAATTTCTTCGGCAGTTAAAAGTTTATCACCTGATTGGTACATTCCTCTTCCGCAAATAATATCTACCGGATCACCTGAATCAGGACGAATAACCAATTTACCGTCACGTGACATGATTTGCTCTTTGTTTGCAGGCAAATACTCAGTAATCAATTTCCATAAGTCGAATGTGTCAGCCACAATAGAAAGTATTCCTTTATCAAATTCAGTTAACCAATCAGAAATCATTTGTTGTTCACCTACCGTAAAGATTTTAGTAGTTGATACTGAGTGCTCAGAAGCATTTACTGAATTGATACAAACTTCGTTTTCTGGTTCGTCATAAAAATAACGAGCACCTGGAATAACTATGATTGAGTCAGATCCTCGGAATGAGAATGCATGACCTAATCCAGAAGATAAACTATCCCATGGAGAAAGTCCTCTGGCAGAAAAATCATGACATAAGAAGTCGATTAACCAAGCATTTGCAGGATCAGTTTTCATTACCCATTTAACAAGGTTTCTACGGTATTGTAATGCATAAGTTGCAGATGTAGCTGGTTTCCAAGCTAAAGAAGAGATAATAGTTTCTAAGTACAATGTCAACCAAGCAAAACCTTTAACAGTATTGATGAATGTCATATGAGGTACATTAGGATCAGTTTCAATTCCTTCTGGAAGAGCTTTGATACGAATAGGTAAGTAACCTAAATCATGGAGTGATTCAAAGTGCGAAGCATCGTAAGGCATACCTAAATATTGAGACATATCCACTCCAAATTGAGTAGCTGTTTCTTTTGGCATGTCGAAGAAATTTTCTTGCCATTCTGCATGCAACCAACTTACCGTTAATTGATGTCCAACCGAAAGAATTTTATTAACACCTTTTGGTGCATGTTTTAAACTTCTAGGAATCCAAGTTCCATATAAGAAATCTGTACCAGGAGCAAGCATCCTTTTATGGCCGACTTTGTAACCATCAGAATAAAAAGGAGCAGGTGCTCGAAATGTTTTTTGTAGTTTTAACATAATATTGATTTTAATTATAAGACAAATATAAACAATTGCCTCGACATACTAAAATATCGAGGCTTAAGTTATTAACAATTAATTCCCTTTTCTTTTAGGAATTGTCGAATCTGATATTCAACCGTAGGGATTATCATACCAGCTTTAACCAAAGACTCTAAACTTTCTAAATCAGCATTGATGTTAAATCGTTTTAGGATTTCAGCTTTGTGTGCTTCTGGATTTTGATGCTTTGCAACAAAGGCGGGCAAAGCCATTTTAGTAATCGTATTTGTTTCTAAATCGATAGTGTGAACGTCGTTAGCCGTTGACATATATTTAGCATGATACAATACCCAACGTGGACTTCTCCAAGCTATTTTATTAGAAGCTCCTTTTCTAATTACTTGACCTCTCGAATTTGTGACTGTGTAAATTTTACTCATTTGGTTTTGTTAATTTAAGTTCTTGACTATCTGTTTCAATTTTCACTTCGGTTGCATCTGAATTTTTTGAATATTCTTTAAGAAGTTCAATAGTTCCATCAACTCCTTTTTTAATACCTTCATTGTATTTTTGGTCAGAAATTAACCCAACTCCAATTGCGATTATTAGCCAACCTATCGCAGATTTCCAAGCTGCCAAATGAATAGAAAATGGATTGAATGTTATTGTTGTTTCTGCAATAAAAAGGAAAGCTGCTATACAGATGATAGAGCTGATAATTAATGATGTGTACATTTTCATTATGGTTTATAGTTTACAATTGTTATTTTACAATCTTTTAATTCAGTTTGAATGATTTTCTTAACGATTTCCCAATCACCACCAGCAAGTCCACAACCAATTCTAGGGAGACCGATGTGTTTGCCTTTAAATCGATAATTGATTTTTTTCATACACATCTCGATAGCAGCATAATCAACTGGATTTTCATCTCCATCTTTATGATTTCTACCGTATTTGTATTGTGTATATGCATTGACTACTTCTAATCTTCTGCGTTGGCCATCTTCATCAAAGACATACCAAGCATAATGTTCGATATTTCCTAATTTGGTCATATCACCTTTACGGTCTGGAAAATCCGTAGATTCTCCATGATATTTTTCAGGGTCATTACAGGAAAATGCCTTTGCCATTTGTGGTGCAATTCCAGCACCCATTTGACAGAAGCAATTGCAGCCATGAGCAATCACATCGAAATTAGCTCGTTGAGCCAACTTTATTAAATCACCATCGATTTCTCGGTAATTTGTACCATTCCATTCATGTGGAAATTCTCGCATAATTTGATCTGGTGACATATTAAAAAATTGATTGAACTTTAAGTTTGTGCATTTCGTTGTCGTTTGCAAGTGAGAATCCTGCATTGTCTGTTGCATGAATAGAATCGGTAGTATAGATTCCATCAAATGTTTCGTTTAAAGGTTTAAGTCCAGCAGAAAATAATCCATGAGTTACTACTAAGAAAATTTTATCATTGAATTTATCTTTTGGTCTTTGTAAGCGAATAGCTTTTGCAAGTTCAGTAAAAGTTCTACCACCATCGCAAATATCATCAAGAATAAAGTAAGCTTTGCTATCAGCATCTTCACCTAGATTAGGCACTTCCGTATGAGTGATTTTACCTGTGGTTATATCTCTATGTTTAGATGCAATTAAGATGTCTTTATTAAAACCTAAAGCTTCGGCAGCATGATAAACTTTCTTTAGAGCACCTGCATCCGGAGAAACTAACTCAACGTTAGTATAATCACTTTTAGGTAATTTGATTACATTAGCAAAATAATCTACTATTGCAAATTGAACAACACCTACATTTGTGAACTTTTCAAAGTTATCTAAACAAGCTTCTAACACATCTGAATGTGGATCTACTACGGTAACTTTGTTAAATTTTTGTAGATTGATTATCGGACATACTACATTTTTAAGGTAGTTTACGCTATTTTCTTCGAATCGTCTATCTGACCTAGCTCCTAAAAAGTAAGGAACGTAAAGTTCAACATGTTCTGAACCTAATTGTCTTAATGTTTGATTAGCCGCAATAATAAGTTCTAAGTCTCTAAATGAATTGAATCGAGACTTGATTACTACTCGTTGTAAGGTTTTTTTGAATGCATATCCTTTATTTTCTAAAGTAATCGATTGTTGTCCATCAGGGAATCGAGAGATTTTGAATTGGATTTCTGATTTATCAGGGTGTGCTAAATTAAGTACTTTCATCTGTATAGATTTTATGTAAGTTATATGAACAATTGATTATTAAGTTTTAGAATTTGTTGAATGCAAATGCACAATAAAAAGTTTCATCATCTAATGTAGAAGTTGAATAGTCATCAATATTATCAGAAAGTTCTTCGATTAACTCATCACTAACTGGAGGACTTACATAGAAATTAAAAATCTGCCCATCAATAGATTGAAACATTTCAATGGTATCTATTTGATTGGTATTTTTAAATTCCATTAGCATATCAAATACTTTAGGATTTAAGTAAGTTTGTTCGTGTTTAGTATGAGCAGTAACCAACGTAATAAATGTTTCCATTATGCAATGTATAAAATAGTTGGGTTATCTTTATGTGAGTCCATTTGAGGTAGTTTTCCCATTATCAATAGTTGATTAAGCTTACTGATATTGAATGGACGAGTAATGATATGGAATCCATTTTTAGTAGGTATTTCAATCATTAGAGGTTCTCTATTTGCTTCTGTTTGCAAATTAGAAATGATTTCCTTTATTTTTTCGATTGCACCAGGAAAGTTCTCATAATCAATCCAATCGATATCGATTAACCAAGTTTTATCTGGATCCGAGTGGAATTCACCTGCAATAGATGCATATGAATTTTTGATTGGTCGATAGTTTTCGCTAATGATTAAATCAGTAATTCGCTTAAGCATTTGTAAGCCAACTTTTTTAGCATCTCTACGATTTAATCGGAAATATGCTCTGGCGTTTTCATCATTACAAATCTTAATTATCTTAGGCATTAGATTATCAAATTGCTCTAATGAATAGATGTAATAATCTCCTAAAACATTCATATCTCGTTCAAGGTCTGGATTGTCCTTTCTACGTTTAAGTATTTGAAGAAAATAGAAATCGTTAGGCGATTCAAATTTTAAAAGTGGTCTTATTAAGTGGGCATTGTTTATCATATCGTGGGTTTAATTAACTTTAATTTCTAATTCAAATTCGCTGATTTCAATAGCAAATTCTCGTGATATATTTTCGATGTCCTCTATCGAAAGCTCAATCCATTTTTCATCAAAGTAATATTCGAAAAATTCTTTACGTTGTCTAAATGAACCAATCAATTGAGGTAGTAATTTTTCGATGAGTTCCTTTTCGAATCCACCAATAACTCCTTCTTTTATTTGTATTAATCTCTTTATCATATCGTTTGTTTTTATCTGTCAGCTAATCTTTTGAATACGTCAATGTTTTGCATTATTTTCTCGTTTAAGATTTTCATCTTGTCATCTAAGAATTTTTTGTACTCAGCGTCGTTCTTGAATTGTTTTTTGTCGTAGTTCAATTTCGCAGTCTGTGTCATAATTTTGAAGTATTAATTTATAAGACAAATATAATCAAAAAGCTCGATACGTGGAAATATCGAGCTTATTATTTTCAAAAAGTTATTAACAATCTAGCGAAGTTCAAATGCAGTTTTTGTGAACCTTACGGTTGCAGTTGCATCACAAGCTTCTTTGAACATCTTAAATGGTCGTCCACCTCTAACTGGCCTTCCAGTAGGAGTAGTAAGTTCGGTCCAACCTGATCTTTCATGATTGTTCGATGTACCCCATAAAATATAATATCGATAACCTTTAGTGTGAGCATTCCAACTAATATTACTACCGAAACGATAAGTGAATTCCTGAAAATGTCCTAGTTTATCAAACTTAGGTTTAACTTTCGTTTTGATTAAAGCTATATGTCGAGGATGGAATTCACCATCATCAGTTTTTTGCCAAGCAGAAAAGGTCATCAAAGCTTCTACTGGACCCATTAGCTCATGTCGTATAATTATTTTAGGTTGTTTGAACATTGTATTATTTTTTAAATTGATATAAGATTGCAATGAACTCGGTGAACGTTACTTGTTTGTCTATCCGTAAAAGGATATTTGCTGCATAAGTAGAATTACCGACATAAACAAAAGGAGCTTTCAGAGTGCAAATTATGTTTGATGCATATTGTGAATTACCGGAATATAAGTAAGGACCTTTCATATTTGAAATAATGCTCGACTCATAATATGAGTTTTGCTTATATACGAATAAATCCTTAGTGGTATAAATTATTTGACCGGTGTAATCGCAATCACATAGATAGATTTTATCACCTTTAATAGTGCATAAAATATCTGAACGATATGTAGATTTACCTTTGTACAATTTGCCATCATTTAAAGTAAATAAAATATCCGAATCATAAGTAGAATTTCCTTTGTAGACATAAGTCTGAGCGGCTGCAATACAACTTACGAAAAGTAATAAAGCAATGAGTAATTTTTTAATTTGCATTTTCATAATTTAAAAGTTCGAATGTACGAGTTGAATTCATTAACATTACTTTACCGTAAGATAATCCAAGAGCAGAGCAACATTGAATATAGTTATTTGGTGATTGACCATCTAAACCAATAAGGTCGAATGTATCAATTAGAGTGTTTAGTGCATGTAAACCAGTTTTTGATTCGTAAAATACTTTACCTGCAAAATACATCCTAGCTCGATTTGGCATAATACCAGTTTTTACGAAAGGACGTAGAATTTTATCTAATTCCTTAATACCAGTATTTGCATTTTTTATACCAGAGAAATCCAATTCGCTTTTAGGATTTGGAGTAGCAGAAATCATATTTTCATAAGCTTTAATATGCATTAGAGCTTGAGCCCATTCGATTGGTGTATTTTCTAAAGTTAAATTATGTTTACGAGCTTGCATAATAGACATTTCGCGAAAAGCAAATTGACGTAACATTGATGCATGAACACCTTCGTTTATCGATAAATCCGAACCTGCATTTTTGAAGTTGTTAGCGATTTGATAAAATACATTATGTGGATCAGCAATACCATTATGTAGCATTGTAGATAATTGGGTTTGACCATCATGTTTATCGCGAGTTTGTGCATATGTTTGTGCAATTTTATAAGCACGGGTAATAACATCAGATTGAACGAATTTAGTTACATTTGCCGGAATTGGATATGTTTGTGAAGTTTCTGGAATGTTAACTAAAACGATATTTGAATTCCATGTTAAAGGAACGAGAGTTTCGATTGATTTAACATGAGACATCCAACGAGATTTTGCAGTCATTTTGTGACATGTATCATCGACCAAAGCTGAATCGATTATTTCGTAAGGAATATCTAAATTAAGCAAATCGATAGAATGCCACATTGCAAAAAGAGGTTGGTCAATAACTAATTTAGTAAAACCATAGTTTTTTGCTAAATGATTAATGTGTGCAATTGGATTAGATTCCTTAAATACAAAGAGTTTACCGCTTTTAGATTGCAAAGAATTATCGAATTGATGCAATGAATGATAGAATGCATCTAAATTAGCTTGTGAACATTTTTTGTATATTTGTTGCTCACGTTTACCTGCAAAATAGTAAGGAGAGTAATAAATAAATGTACACTCGCCGGATAATTTAGAAGTTAATCGAGAATCTTGACGAAATGAATTTGTAATCCAAACTAATGTTTTCATATATTTTGTTTAATTTTATAAGACAAATATAAAACAAATTCCCGATACTTGAAAATTTATTATGTTAAATTTTCAATTTGTTTTACCTTTTCTTGATATTCTTTATATGCAATACTTTTCAAATGGTCTTTATTTTCTTTGAGTAGCTTTTTAGCTAACAAATCGGCTGCTATATTTACAGGAGCCTTAGTGATTTTATATCCTTCAACCTCGTATGTTGAATGGTCGCAATGCCAATCAATAGAAACATGAGTACATCCGATACTCTTCATATTATTTACTAGATTAAGGATATGGTCAATGTGAATCGGTTCGCCGTCGTTATTACCATATCCATTAGTATGATTGATTTGATAATCTTCATAGACATCCTCGTCGAAGCCGAATTCATCTCGTAATAAAGAATTAGTATCTTCAGTTTCGTCTACGGTTATTAATTCTTGATTGATGTAAAGCAATGGTAATTTGTTATTCATGTGATGGCATTATTAAGGTTCTTACTTTGTGTACTTTATATGGGTAAATAATTTTGATTAAGAAAGCTGAGATTTTAGCAAAAGACCTATCGTCTTTATAATTGTAATGGATGCAATCAATATAACCTAAGCATTTTTTTAAATCCTCAACTTTGGGTTTGTCAGTGTTCATTAAGTTTTTATAGGCCACATTAAATTCTCGCAAATAATAACTTACCATTCGATGAGTAGGCATAATGTTAACATAACCATCACCATCCTTTTTCCACCATTCAAATCGATAAGAAAATTTCTTTGGTAGGTATTGCAATTCTAAAGGATAGTTATAACCTTTCTCTCTAGGTTCAACCTTCAATTTATATTTTCCTAGTTTGAAGGTTTTTTTTCTAGCGGCAATTGCAGATTTGCCTATATTGTAATGATGTTCCCACGAATTCAATGCATAATACATTCCAGATTGGCTTAATTGCTCTATTGCTCTATGAGCCTCAGTCCAAGTAACGTTCATCGGTAATTTAGAAGAGTCAATATACATTCCACCATCTTCAATCCAAGAAGCATGCAATTGATGAGCCAAACACGTTGCGTCAGGACATTGATAGCCATCCTTTAACGAAGGTGTGCCATTAGGATTACATACGTGGTCAGATAAGTCTTCATATCTTTCTTGATGAGTTATCTCTAATGTTGACGAACATATTGGACACTGCAATTCTTTATTTGTTTCCATGATTGTCTTTTTTGTTTTGTTCTCTTAATTTTTCTCCTATTGATGTGTTGCCATAAAAGCCATCAAAAAACATTTCTCCACCTTCGTTTCCTATGCATTGAAGTGCACATACGATTAGAAAGGCTATTATAATACCAAATCCTATGGTAAAGAAGGTTTCCATTATTGAATTTCAAAAATTTCTTCTAAATAATCCCATAGTGGCTGAGTGTAATGCCCATCAGCATGTAACATTTTTTTGAAGTGTGCATGTTCTTTTTTGTATTTAGCAAACATAGAACTTCCAGTCATTTTAGAATATTGAGCATTCGCAATTCTATCACATAATTTAACATAAACCGCGTGTGGAGTTTCATAGATGTCTTTGTAAATAAAATCAGGCATTCTTTCTTCTCGGTCTCTGCCTCTGCCGTAGTTAGTACAAGCTCTTACGATTTCAGCAGTCATTTTGTTAGTTTGACGTAATACGCTGTTGTAGTTTTCTCTTGCATCTTCGATTAAGTCATGACAATAGCAGGCAGCAATAACCGAATCTACATCAGAATCTGGCAAAACGTGCATAAATTTCATACCGTTATTAGCTACCATTCGCAAATGGAATTCATAAGGCAAATACTCGTCATACATATGGTTTGTACCGGCATGAGTAGCAATTGCGTAGTTTTTTGCATTTGTAATAAAAATGCTCGGAAATATTCTTGAAGTTTTCATAGTCTTAAATTATAGTGTCAATATAAGGTTTCTTCCATTCCATCCATGGTAGGGTCTCCGAATCTAATTCTCTGAAAACTTTCCAATACTGGAAGAATTTTCTTTCGGAATTATCTTTATAGAATTTCTTTAATCGATCATGTTCGTCCATGATTTCTTTTTGGTGCATGATTTTTGATCGTAATTCAGTAATCTTTTCAGGTAAAACTAATAGCGCTTCAACTGCTTCAGCTGTTGATAATTGTTTACATGCTAAATCAACGATAAGCTCTTTTAAACCTTCACCTCTTTGAATTAACTCATTGATTTTAGGAACCATTTCGTTATGACGTTCTTTAGCAGCTTCTCGAATTTTATCAAAGTTTTCGTATCTTTCTTGTAGTTCTTTGTCATTAAAATCTTCCATGAATAAATCATAGATTTTTTCAAATGCGGTTTTCTCTACCTTGGTTTTCTTATTCTTAGTTTCCATATTGATTTTATTTATAAGACAAATATAACAAAAAGCCTCGATACATGGAAATGTCGAGGCTTAAAGTTATTAACAAATTATAGATTAGGGAATTCTAACTTTTTGATTCCGAGATTTTCGAGAACCTCTTTCCAATTAGCAGCATTTGGCATTCCAAAGTGAATGTGCTTGCCATCGAAATCTGCAACACCATTAGCAATTCTATCGTCAACTAAATAATCACCTTTTACTAGGCCTTTGTTATGACAGAGAATTAATTTCTTATTAGCAGATTTACCAAAATGCTCTTCAACCCATTTTCTTTTTTCTGCCCAAGCTTCTGGATTAGACCAAGGTGGAGTTGATAAAATATAGGTCTCGAATTTATCTTGGAGTAAATGCCAAGCTTCGATTGCACCTTCAATAGGCTCTAAGTTTTTATAAGCGTTTGGATGTTTAAATAAACGATGTCCTTTAATACCTTCGTTTTCTTCGAGTTCCTTAGCTCGTTTATCAAAATCACATAACACTCCGTCCATATCAATGTACATGATAGGTTTGCTAGTTTTTAAGCTAGCTCTTAAATAATCTTTTTGCATTTACGTTAACATATTAAGGATTACCACTACGACAATTCCAATTATTCCTATTATAAATTTTCTCATTTTATTGTGTATAAAAAGACTTGACTTTCTTTACATAACCCTGTTTGTAACCAACGATAGTTCCTTCGTCATTTTCATCATAATTCCAAGTAGGAACTGGTTCAGTATTAAGATATGAACGTAAATCTCGATGATGCACTTTCCCATGAATTGCATTGTGTGCAGGATGAGATTCAATAAAAGCACCATCCATACGGTTCCAAAGAACTACTGCCTGATGTGGCTTTCCAGTTTCCCAAGGCAACCAAACCTCTACGGTATCTCCAGCATAAATCATATTACCGTAAGAATCTCTGCCAACCCAATATGCTTTCTTGTAGTTTCTAATTGTCATACTTCCATTTTAGTCGTAAATATTCCTTTCTTTCCTTTTCCTCTTCTTTCTCTTTGGCTATTTTAGCAGTAGCTTCCTTGATTTGTCTAGCAGTTTCATTGGCCTGTTCAATAAGAATTTTTGCATCTTCAAGAATTTCTTCATCAGACATAAACAAATAATCTGATTTAAAATTCATTGAAGTTGAATCATAACTACCTCGGAAATATTCATTAGTGTTCAATGAAACTGAATTATCGTAGAAATACAATTCACCGGTATCAGCAAACATTTCCCACATTTGAAAATTTAATTTGTTTAGAATTTTTGATATTTCGTAAGCTCGTTTCTCTAAAGTTTCTTGATAGCTAATGTGATTTAAGTAATTTTCTTTCGTTATCATATTTAATATTAGTTAGCTAAACTTCTAAGTTTAGATATTAATTCATCTCTTTCTTTTATATAGTCTCTGGTATCAAAAGTTTCATCGTCGATTAAACGAAAATCTTCCCAAATATAATTACATTCTTCAAAATCTACAATCTTTTGATTTTCGATTAATTGAATTCCAAAATGTAAAATTCTGAGTGCGTGAAATATTCCTTTTTTGGCCGAATGTTTCCAATCATCTTTAGCTTGCAAATCGGCAATATGCCAAGAGTTAGAAGCCTTTGTAATGATTTTCTTTATCATTTCTTTATTGTTCCATTTAGAGACTTTGAATGGCCAGTTAGCTTGAATAACATTTTCTTCAGGAAGTGACAAACATTCTAATGCTGAAATATCATAGTTGTTAATGGCATCGATAAATCCACTTCTCGAATAAAGAACTCCTTGAATGGTTCGAGTTTTATTTGATATTGCATTTTGTTTGAATGCTCCACTTTTTAACATCGAACCTTTCGTGACAATGATGTAATCATGGTCAGAGTCTTCATTTGCCGTACCATAAATTCGGCTACCATATTCATAAATGTTTAGCACATCTTCATCGATACGAAGTTCGGCTAAAATTCTTTCTGCTTCGGTTACCATGATATTGTATGATAGTCTTGTTCTCTCGGATCTCTAAAATCTCCTTGATTTAGCTTAACAACAAATCCTCTAGATTCTAATTCTCTCTTCGTCAAGTTATCTAATGAAATAAAAACATTAGCCGACATTTTATTTTCTCTAACTGCAGCTTCAATAAGAGTTTGACATTTTTGCAATTGAAGTTTTACCTTTTCTCCTAATACTGCGGTTGCTTTTGTTCTGCACATTTGTGCTGTAAAATTACTGTCCATTATTTTGCGTGTTTAAATGTTGGGTTTAACCAAAGTCCATTAGCAAATATTAATGCTAATAAACCCGGAATTTGATTTTGGTCGATAGAAGTTAACAACTTAATAGTTGCAACGGTATCGTGTTTCATCATTTTGAAAAGTTCTTCTCGGATTCTTTCTCCACTAACAGTAGTTCTTAATTTCTCAAGAATTTCTTCTTGTTCCATAGCTTGAAAAATTGTGTGATGAATAAGAAATCCTTTAGTGATAGAAAATCTAATAGCTCTTAAGATTCTTAATGGATCGTCCATCATAGTTATCTTAGCATCTAGTGGAGTTCTTAAGATTTTCATTTCTAAATCTTCTTGACCGTTGAATAAATCGATAATGTTACCATCTACATCTTCAGCCATTGCATTTAGTGTAAAATCTCTTCGCATAAGGTCATCTTCAAGAGTACCTAATTCTAGAATAGGTCTTCTAGTTCCTTCCATGTAACCAATTTCTTTTCTGGCCATTACAAAATCAGCATCTAACTTAGCGAACTTATGATCGGTTGGAAATTTAGCTCGGATAGTAAACATTTCCGGAACAGAAAGAAAGATAGTAAATCCTTGATCAGTCATCCATTTTTCCATTTCAGCAAATCCACTTTCTACTGTTTGGTCTAAATTATCGAGTACAAAAGTAAAATCGATATCCTTAGAATTGATTCCTAGGAATGCGTCTCTTACGCAACCTCCTACTTTGAATATCTTTGGCATAATTATGTAGTTTTAATTTATAAGACAAATATAACAAAAAAACTCGATACTTGGAAATATCGAGTCGAAAGTTATTAACAATTTAACGTTAACCTACTCCTCCTGCACCAAGTTTTCTAGGTGGCATGTTGGTAAATATCCATCCTGAGCCAGCAGTCGAAATTGCTTGATTATTGACACTATTAAGTCCAGCATACCACGTATTAGTAGAAGGTGTTGCAATGCAATGTTGAATATTTAAGTAGTCACAATTTACTACGCCTAAAGGTGATTTTACGAGGTTAAACCCATTTACAGTATTTCCACTATTTAAAGTTATTAAATTACCAGGTGAGCCATTAACTACGAAATTACCTACGGTGAAAGTACCACCTTGTGAAAATAATAAAGAATGAGCGGCAGTTCCTATATCAATAAAATTAACACATGATAAAGTCGTGTTTATACCACAAGATCCAGTACTTCCGGCTCTGTTCCATTGTAATGTATAATATAAAGCGTTAGTTCCTCCTGAGAAATTAACAGAATTTGATGATGAATTCGTTATATTAATTGTTGCAGTTCCTCCATTAAAAGTTAAATTTGTGGAGTTTACATTCCAAACAGTACCAGTTCCAGTAATTGTCCAAGTACCACTGCCCATTGATATGTATCTCACACCAGTACCAGCGGCGGCAAAAGTTCCTAAATTATAATTACGAGATCCTTCAGTTATTATGCTTCCTATAGCAAGAGTTAATGTACCACTAACATTCAATGTACCATATGATTGTAAATTGCCATTTGATATGTTAAGAGTTGGTGTTGTTAGTGTACTATAATAAAGTAAAGAACTCGGAGATGTAGCGTTAGATAATGTTATAGACGATGTTACGTTAGCGTTTCCTGTAAATAATACAGCTCCTTGGGCAGAATGAGTTAGAGTTGCAATCGATGCAATTCCAGTAACTTCAACCGAATTACCAAATCCTAATACGCTATTATTTAAAAGCATAGTACCGCTTAGAGTTAAAGAAGAATAAAAATATGTAGTATTACATGCGGTTGAAGTAAATGCCGTACCAGTAAAAGGTCCGTTAAAATAAACATATGCCGCTGAAGTAACCAGAAATGCAGCATTAGAAGAAAATCCGTCAAAATCTATCATTAACGTATTAGGTCCAGTTACGGAATCAGTTATTGTAACTGGACCCGTTACGAGAGATTTACCATTTAATGTTACGTATGCTTGATTGGAGCCAGAACCTAATACTGCAAATCCATTAAATATCATAGTAGGTGTTAATGTTGGAGTTCCTGCCGAAGCTGCAATAGTTAAATTACTACCTATGGTTAAAGTTTGACCTGCCGCATTCGACCAGATTGCGTTTGTACCAGAAGAGAATTCTAAAGATTTAATTGTAGCAGTCGAAAATGAAACTGCAGCTCCTCCAGTATTTGTAACATAAATATCAAAGAGACCAGTAGTAGAAGCTGCTAAAGTTATAGTCGAGCCACCAGAACCACCTAAATAAACTCCGATTTGAGGATAAAAAACTGTATTAAATGATAATGTTCGAGCGACTGATAAAGAACTAATAAGATAAACATTATTGATACCTACCGTTAGATTAGCGTTTGTAGCAGAACTAATTAAGGTTCCAGAACCTGATAGATATAAATCATTCGTTAATATTGATCGTGGATTTGAGTTAGAACTGGATATAGCACCACAATAAATATCTCCGCCGCTTCCTGTTGTATCTATGGTGCCATTTGTAAGTATAATGCTAGCAGTTGTAATAAGACTTCCTACAGTTACGATTATTCCGGTAGCATCTGAACCACTAACGGTTATTGCGGAAGTGAAAGATTTATTATATTGATTAGATAAATAAAAGGCCTGCACTGCCGTTGGGTTATTAATAGCAATTGGCGGTGATGCGGTGATGGTCATGGCAGAATTAAAAGAAATCGCACCATAATCGCTATTAAATGTCATAGTGGATGTACCATTATTCCAATTCATATTTGGCGTTACTCCAGGAGAAGCATATACACCCCAATCAAAATTTTGATACATTGTGGTAGTACCAAAGTTAATTGATGCGCCACCGGTATTATGACAATAAAAATCATAGAAGTTACCGTTTGCAGTATATGAACCAGTTCCGTTTCCGGTTATATGAAAACTTACTTTAAAAGTTCCTCCATATGAGACACTCGCAGTTGTTACCGTATTTGTTATAGTTTTAGTATCCGATGATGTATTTGTAACTTTTACGACAGATCCATCGTTCCAACTAAAATTAGTTCCCGACACGTTCCAAACCGTTCCAGAACCGGTCACTGACATTTCATTAAGTTGAATAGTTCTTTCGACCGATCCAGCCGAAGCAAAACGACCAACGGATACATTGATACCAGGAGAATTTAGTACGATAGCTCCACCACTTAATGTTAGAGTTGCCGTTGGGGACATTGTAAAATTATCGTAAAAATTCAATACTCCGTTTATTGTGCTAACTGTAATATTAAATGTTACTATTTTTCCGTTAGATATAAAAGCAGAAAATCCGGTAGTTGTTGCAGTTCCTGTCCACGTAAGTCCCATTGAGGAACCTAAAACTATTGCATTATTACATGATACGTTTGCAGTGCCTGCTAATGTACCAGTAAATCCTGTACAATCAAGAGTTTGAAATGAGGAAGCAAGTGCGATAGTTAATGTACCTGAGCCTGATTCAGCGGTTAAATAAACATCGTCTGCTATAGTTGGTACAGTAGTAGTCCCTAGAGTACCACCTGGTCCATTATACCAGTTTGCTGCAGTTGACCACAATCCACTCCCGTTACCCGCTACATACCAATACTTAGCTGCCATATTAAAATTATGTTATAGGATCTTCAGAAGGAGGAGTTTCTTCGATAGGAGTTTCTTCGATAGGAGTTTCTTCGATAGGAGTTTCTTCGATAGGAGTTTCTTCGATAGGAGTTTCTTCTATGATTGCTCGAGTTAAATTCAATTGAGCTATCACATAATCTTCGAGTACTGAATCATCCGTACCCCATTGCAAAACTATTTCATGAGGAATTATCATAGATCCTTCGAAGGTTTTATCATCACCTATTAATTTCCAAAATACTTCAACAGTATCTGGAAAAAGAGGAAATGAATTAACTGTTACCTCTAGTGAATCTATATTCCACCCTAAAGGATATGTGAAAGTAGAAATTGGTTGAATATTTGCCATCGTTATTTATAGAATATGTTTATGTTTAAATCGTTTAATGCTACTGCAACTGTATCGGTGTCAGCTATTCCAGTAGTTGTAGATATTGCAATTCCAGTAGAAAAATTAATACCTGCTGGATATGATACGTTTGCTCCTGATAAAGGTGGAATAACTACCGAAAAATAAACCGATGCTCCGGCTGTAGGTGTACCCGCATTATTATGAAAGGCAACTTTTCTAGCAGAACCATTGTTATTATAGATGTACCATCCAGTTACTTTCCCGGCACTAGATTTTATATTTGTTAGATTAGTTGAGGCAGCAGAAACTAGGTGAAATGCCGTAGCTCCACCAGTAGCAACCTCTTGTAAGGAAACATTTACCGTTGATTGATCTGGAGCTATAACAACCGGAGAAGAATTCGCTGAAGCCGTTGGTCCATTTGGATTATTAGGATTGTATGCCATTTTATTTTTTATTTTATATTACCCACCAGTTTGCGTTATCTGAAACTAAAGTAATTGATTCATATATTTTGTTTATTACTGCAGTAAGTCCATCATCTATCGTTTGAGTAGAAAATGCATCAACAGTAATTGGTGGAGTACCATCTATTTTTTTAATTACTAATGTTGAAGTATTATCAATTGCAGTAGGTAGATTAACTTGAAAAGCTCCTCCAGAAGTATTACATTTTAAAATAAAGGTTCCTGCAGTTGCACTTATATTATATGTAGTAGATGCAGAATCAATTACATAACCGCTAACACCTCCTGTTCCAGCAGGACCGGTAGCACCTTGAGGACCAGTAGCACCAACTGGACCGGTTATACCAATTCCGGTAGCTCCATTAAGACCATCGTTTCCAGTAGGTCCAGTAGGTCCATTAAGGCCAGTAGGTCCAGTTTGACCTACTCCAGTAGCACCAGTAATTCCGATAAGACCAGTAGCACCGATAGGACCTTGAAGTCCAGTAGCACCAGTTTGTCCATTATTACCAGTAGGACCTTGAAGTCCAGTAGCACCAGTAGGACCTTGAAGTCCAGTAGCACCAGTAGGACCTTGAAGTCCAGTAGCACCAGTTTGTCCATTATTACCGGTAGAACCTTGAATTCCAGTAGAACCAGTTTGTCCATCGTTTCCAGTAGGACCTATTCCACCAGTCATTCCAATAGCTCCAGTTTGTCCATCATTTCCGGTAGCACCTTGAAGGCCATTGTTTCCGGTAGGACCAGTAGCTCCGGCTACACCAGGATTTCCTGTAGCACCAGTAGCTCCAATTTGACCATCATTTCCTGTAGCACCAGTAAGACCGATTTGACCATCATTTCCAGTAGGACCGGTAGGTCCAGTTACACCTGCACCGGTTGGACCGATTTGTCCATTATTTCCAGTAGGACCGGTAGGTCCTTGAATTCCAGTAGCTCCGGTTTCACCAGCACCAGTAGAACCAGTAGCACCTTTATTTCCGTCTACCCCTGTAGGACCGGTAGCTCCTGTTTGACCTCTACTTGCTTGTAAAGTTATAGGATTACCGAGTCCATCATAATAATTTCCGTTTCCGTCTGTTTGTAAAAGATTACCAAAAGAGTTTGATACGAACTGATTGGTTAAATCAAAATCTTGATTTTGTGGCATTGTTATCTAATATTAGAAATTCTAACTCCAACTTTTGGTGCGGTCTCAACCGATTCCGTAACCTTAACCGTTACTTTCTTAGAGCTAGTAGCTACAAAAGTATCTTCCCAAGGATTAAATACCATGTCATCAGCTATAACTTCAAGTTTTATTTTTCCTATCTCATTTTCTAACAGAAAATTCATTTTACGTAAAGGTATTTCACAATGTCCTTTATCGTCAATAGTACCTTCAAACATATAAGTCATATCCTTACTTTCAATAATAACTCTAGCCTTACTATTTGCTGGATTAGCTCCTGATATTTCCATATCACAAATAAACGTTTCAGTTTTATCTCTAAATACTTTATATCCGGTAACAGGTTCTTCAACTATAGGTGTGATAGATTCCTGTATTTTTTGAGGTTCTCTGATTGGTGGAGTATTGATTTCCGGCTTTTCATCGATAACAACCGTTTCTAATACAGGTTCGTTTTCAATGGATTCGGTAGATCTTTCTTTAGCTAATTTAGCCATGAATGTTTCGAAACTTTCCATTTAGTGTGTTGCTTTTTGTTATATATCCTTCCTACTAATGTGAGTAAGTTTTACTTGCGGTTTAAGGACTTCTTCAATAGTTCGATCTATTTCAGTCAAAGTCATTACGCATTCAGGATTTCTTTCTTTTAATTGATGAGATGTAATACCATTAACTCTACATATAAGATTGACGAATTTCTTATATTCTTTACCGGTTAAGGCTTGCTTTACTATTTCCTGTGGCGGCAAATAAACATGCTTAGCTGCCGGATTTGTTAAATTTGCATTTACTCCTCCTAATGCATCACGAACTTTTATCGTAATTGCTACATCATCCCATGTATAATATGCACCTATCCATTCCTCATTCAAATTAGACCATTTGAAATATATCTTTTCGTCCATTTCTATTATATGTTAATAACTTCAAAAAGATTATTTAGGAGTATCGTATTTTTCGAGAATAGATGTCATCTTTTTTAGTATAGGCTTTTGATTTACAGGCACTATAGTTTTCTTAATTTGTACAATAGGTTCAGGTTCTCGAACGCTTCTCAAAACTCGAATAGTATCGTAAGGATTGTCTCTTTCTATTTCGTTAACTTCGGGTCTTCGTACTAAAGTTCTTTCGACTAGAGTTTGAGGTTTAAGTGAGAGCATACTATCTAAAAGGCGTTTTACTTCTAAAATATCTTTTGTCTTTTTATTGCTATCATCCATTATTTGATTATTCAATTTTAGTTGATTAGCATAAGTAACCATCATTGAATCATATTGAGTAGATATTGATAAACAATCGTCAGTTTTAAAATACGAAGTACCTATAGCAGTCATCGAACTAAAGATAACTGCTATGATAAATGCCCATATTCTTTGTTTTGGTGTTAGTGATTTTATAACTTCAAACATAATTAAAATTATTTGTATGGCGCATATTTAGGTAGGCCCTTAACTCTAACGCAACGTAGAATTTGTTTTCTTTGTTTGCCAGTGGATTCGTAACTCACATGAACCCAATTTGGATTTATATCATTACCATATTCCCATATAAGCTGGTCAAATTCTAAATTATCTTTAATAAAATCAAAGACCATTTTATTAGTAATTCCTGTACCTGCAGAATCTTGGTCTAAATCTAAAGCTTCACCAGTACTGTGTTGTGAAGTTAAAGATGCTCCTGGTGTAGCAGCATTTAGGGCTTTGCTTCTATATCCCGAAGATATTAAAATAGGTTTACCAAAATGTAAACGAATAGGTTCAAAAACCTTTTCGGCTATTAATTTCAAATTAGCCAAATGTTCAGGAGATGGGGTATTGTCTATTCCAAGGCGTTTTGCTTCACCGGAATTAGTTACTTCGCTAAGCGAAAGGTGTGCACTTAATTTCATAGGATATATTATTTTTCTGTCTTCTAATTCTTCCGTTATGATTCGATTCATCATAATTTGAGCATCATCAGGTTTAACACCGGCACGAATTAACATCGATAGTATCTTCATGCCAAATTCCATTTGGTCATCTGATAATCTTGACATCGCTATTTAGCTATTTTTATTCTCGGATGCATATTTTACACCCATAATCGTACCTACGATAGAGAATGCGTTTGTGAGTAGAATACCAAACATATTAGACCAAGTCGAACCTATGATTTGAGTGTCTTTACCAGTAAACATTGCAACACTGTACATAATCGTTGTTATTATTCCAACGCTCATAATTACAACTAAAGCTACTTTGACGATTGTTCCAATTAATTCAGTTTGTGATTTTTTCTGAATAATATCTAAGTCGTTTAAAGCTGCGTCTTTTGCTACTAATGCCTCAGTTTTAGAATTCTCTGCTTCTTGAAGAGCAATCTTAAGGTCTTCGTTTATACGTATGTTTTCTTCCTCGGATGCTAATAATTCTCGATTTCTTTCTTGTACTTGTTTAGTAACTTCTAATCGTTTCCTTCTAGCATCTTTGTCCTTTTCTAAAGCCGTTGAAAGATAATCTGAAAATTCTTTATCACCTTCTTCGGGCTCTATAACTTTAAGTAAGTTACCTTCAATAGCAACTCGTTTAGTCTTTTGAATTTCAAGTAAAAAATCTCGGATTACTTTATTTACTTTCATTATTTATAAACTTTGAACGGCGCAGTTCTATTTTTATAACCTTCAAAATCTTTTTTAAATTCCTCTAGTCTAGGTTCGATGTCGTCAGATTTGATTATCCAGAATTGAGCTCCAGATTTAACGGCTTTTGCTTGTTCTTCTGGCTCATTAGATGATGAGATGATTCCAATAACCACGTTATTACCATACTCAAAGTTTATCTTACGAATAAGCTCGATACCATCATACGAAGAACCTATGATATTAAGATCTACGAAAACACATTCAGGTTTTCCTTCAGGATCTTTTTGCCAACCTGAAAATAGTTTAGCAGCTTCGTCTGAGCTATCTATAGACTCAAGAGAAAGTGAAATATCTAAAAGACTGCAAGCGTCTTCGAAAACTAAGTGAAAAAGACTTTCGTCATCTACTAGTAAAATTGAATCAATCATTTTTGTTTTATGTTATTTTAATTTGATTTTCATTTGTGTGCCTATCTCTGGCAGTTTATTACATTTAATGGTAAAGCCATGTTCACTTAAAATTGCAATACATATATTAAGGCCTAATCCGGTTCCTGATTCTGCTTGTCCTTCTTTCCTTACATACGGTTTAGATAGATAATCGAAATCTGCTTGACTTAATCCTCTACCGTTATCTTCAATAAAGAGAGTATCTTCAACTCGATAAATTTTAACAAATTTACTATTACTGTCATTGTATTTCAATCCATTACGAATAAGATTATCAATTGATGTACAAAATAAGGCTTCATTAACATCCAATTCTCCTAAGTCTTCTAAAATTACTTGAGGTCGATATGCAGTTGCAGAAAGATAATCCTCTAATATAAGCTTAAGATTGCAATTAACTCGATCAAGTACAACATCCTTCTTTACCAAATTTGTAAATTCATAAACTCCTTTATAAACTTTTTGAGTGTGTCGCAGACCTTCTTTAATCATCTTAAGAGGTGCTTCAATCTTCAACTCTTTTATTTGTTCTTCCGTGAGTCTACGTTCTAACGAAGATAAACCTCGAGGCATATATGTGTTAATTCCACTATGCATATCATGTCGAAGAATTTTAGCAGCATGTTCAAGATAAGTGTTTTTCTTTTCAATCTCTATCTGCTGATTATAGCTTTGAGTAACATCAGTAGCAATTTTCATTATTCGATAAGGTTTACCATCAATACCAATAACCGGATTATAAGTTGCTTGTAGATAAATTAAATTTCCATCTTTTTTCTTTCTGATAATTTCTCCACTAAAGAATTTTCCTGTTCGTAGAGTTTCCCAAAATTTTTGATATTCATTTGATTCGACAAATTCATCCTCTACGAATATGCTATGATGTTTACCTACGATTTCTTCGAATTTATCGTATCCCATAGTATTTAAGAAAAGTGAATTAGCAAATATTATATTACCTCCTAAGTCGAATTCAATAACCGCATTAGATTGATTAATTGCAGTCATTCTATTATGTATTTCGTTCTCTTTGTTTTTTAATTGAGTAACATCTTGTCGGATAGACATAAATCCTAATATGGTTCCGTCATCGTCGAAATTGCACTTTATAAAAGTATCTACATAATACAATGAGCCATTTTTTGCTCGGTTTGTACAGATAGCATTCCAAATTTTCTTTTCTTTGACTACTGTCCTATACATATCAGACCAAAATTCCTTAGGATGTTCACCTGAATTTACAACATTATGGTCAAGGCCTATCACTTCATCTATCGTATATCCAGAAATATCACAAAACTTTTGATTTACATATGTTATCTTTCCTTTAGAATCAGCCATTGAAATGATTGCTGATGTATCGAGAAATTTTTCTAGTTCTATCATTTGACTCGATAACTTTTTAGATTCTTTAACAGAATAAGCAAATGAATACAGAGACGAAAGTATTTGAGCAAAATGAATTTCCTCAGTTTTCCATATTCTAGGGGATAGACTTTCAATACAAATAACCCCAATCAACGATCCACTATACCAAATTGGTACATCTAACATCGATTTAACACCCAGAGGTTTTAGATAACCTTCAAGAAAACACGATGTGGCAGGATGATTTTCTGCATCATTAGCAACAATGATTGGATTTTCTTCCAGTGATAAAAAATATGATTCGAAATCTTTTTTATGTAAAATAATATCTTGATAAAAGGCATCTTCTAATTTTATATAAAGTTGTTGAAGGATGATAGAATCTCGGTCCTCGTTAAACAACCATATAGATGTTCGATCAGCTGAAACACTATCTACAACTTCCTTAACCACCAATTTAGCTCCTTCCATAATATTACCTTTATAAAATAATTCATTTGAAGATTGATGTACTAATACCTCAGTTAAAATTTCTGAGTATGATTTCATATTTTGATATTTTTATTTTAGTAGGGAGTAATATTCCTTGAAATGTTTTAGCCTATCAGCTAATCCTATGGTACCACCGTTTACTCTTTTAGTTACTGCAGTAACTGTTGCATCGTCCGCTCCTTTGTCGCATATGGACCATAGTTTATTTGAATCAAAAAAGAATGCTGCAGAAGCTAATGGATATTTAGTCGCAACTAAATCTGGAGTAGCAATACAATCTTCACCGATAAATTTAGTAAAGTTAGTGTAGTTAGATTTTCCTGTTAATTGAATGAAACCTCTTCCTCTGAATTTGAATCCTTCACGAGAAGCCTCATCACCATTACCCATTCTAGATGCATAAACTCTAGAAGCAATTTTCTCTGGTTGTCTTGCATATAAATCAGACATATTTCCAGGAAAGTACTTTCCAAATATTTTCTTCAAACCATCTGCCGAGTAATTTACATTTTCAGTAACTGCCTTAAATCCACCTGACTCATGGCCACATTGAGCTAAGAAATGAGCTAATCTTAATGGAGTAGTGATGTTGAATTTTTTGGCAGTATCAGGAATTTGAGCAATAACTGAATCTGGTACGTGACCTTTTAATTTGTCTAATTTAAAAGGAGATGTAGGAATTGGTGTAGACGATGTAGTAATTGCTTGGATTTTACTCCAAGTAGCATCACCAACAAATCCATCTGCAGTTAATCCATTCTTAGATTGAAAGTCTTTAACCGCCTTTTCTGTGCCTGGACCGAAGTCACCATCAGCACTCAAACCCAAAGCTTTTTGTAAAGCTATTACGTCTGGACTAGTAGAACCTATTTTAAGTAGCATAGATAAATTTATTTTAAATATCTATCTCTTATAGGCAATAAAATCTATTTATACATTAGATTAAATGTCTTTGGTTGGGTCCTTGGCTCGGCTGGGCTTTGCCTCGGAATAAACTTCTTCAATTTCCTCGAATCCAAGTAATCGTTATATGCATCTTGGATACGGAGAGTTTCGAAATTGAAAATTTATTTTAGAAAAATTTGTATTGCCAGAATGACAAACGAAAGAAAAACGCAAAGACCATTTTTGAAGTCTAGGCCTTGTTTGAGGATGAGGAGAGTAAGAATAAAGAAGATGATTGTTCCAGTGATTGTAGGAATAATTCTCGAAGGCCATATCTGCGAATCAAATCCTTCGTATAAATGACCTACTCCTAGAATGAATAAGTAAGAAACCGTAGTTCCAAAAACTATTGATATGAGAAGACGATAATCGTTGACTTCAGGCCAGATGAATTGTGAATTAGTTTGAAACCAAATTAAGACTTGGCCTATTGCACAATATAAAATTCCTATAAGGATATGTTTATTCATCGTTTTCTAAAAGTTTCAATTATAGAGACGATTTCTCCCAATACCACGATTATAAATATTGCTATGCAAATAGATACTCCTTGATGATTTTCTATTGAGGTTAATATTTCTTCCATTATTCAGGATTTATGATTTCTACTATTTTCCATCTATCAGTTTTCTGACAGATTACAATTTGTTTTTGTGCTAAAATTTTACCTAACCAAATTGATTTTTCTTCGTTAGCTAGATAAGTCTTAACTTCTTCTAGAGTTTTGAATGTCTTATGGGTTTTTAATAACACGGTAAGACCTGAACTATAAGAATCATAAGCGTATAATTTGAATTTAGTTTCTTCCATTACAATTGTTGAGCTTTACGTTTGATTTCATCTTTTGTTGCTTCTAATTTCTTCAACGATTTTTTGATTTTTTCTAATGCAAAATCATTTGAAATTTCTTTCATCCAAAGTTTATGAGTTTCTTTGGCCTCTTTCGTGGATTCTTCTAGGAATGAATAAACATTAAGACCCCAATGAGGCGTGAACTTAACGAATTCCATTTTAAACATTGCCGTTTTGTAAAGACCAAATCTATTTGCATAACGAGGATTTCTTCGAGAATTATAATTTTTATATCGTTGTATTATGATTGATGGTGATTTATTTTCGTAATTTTCGAGTTCATTTACATATCGTTCTATGAGCTCGTGGGCTAATGAAAAATCTACATACACATCTTTTATTTGTGCATAGATAGGAGATTGTTTATCTTCTGGTGCTATATAACCAAGCAACATATTAGGTCCACCATCCCAACCATTGTTAGGCTCGAAATTAGAAGAGTATTTATTAAGAATGGTTCGGTCACCCTTTTTGATGTGACATTCCTCATTTTCCATTTCTTTACCAACACTAATAATAAATTCTTTAAGCGTACTTTCGTAGAAATTTACATTTTCTTTATGAAGACGATATCTTTCAGTTTCAATTTCTTGAGCTTTCTTAATTGCCTCAAGTTTTTTGATTCGTCGTTTATCTCGGATGAATTGAAATATACCCATTATTTTAAAGATTTAACTTGTGATTCGATTTCGTTGTACATTGCTTCAACTAATTTGTTTGAACGTTTGTCGTAGTGAATACAAGTAGATGCATGAATTACTGTGGCATGATTATCTCTTCCGTGTTGTTTAGCAATGGCAAGTAAATTAAGGCCGGTATTAAATCTTGAAAAGTACATTGACAAATGTCGTGCTTGAACTACGTTAGCTTTCCTTGAAGGAGAATTGATTTGACTGATTGAGATTCCAGTTACTTGCGAAACGATAGTTTGAATTTGTGGTACTGTTGACATAATGTATTTGTTTAAGAATTATAAGTAAAACTAATCATTTTTTGCGACATAAAGAAATAAAAACTGTTAAATTAATGTTAAAGTTTTTCATAATGATGTTGAGCCCAATATGCAGGACCTCCATAATAAGTACAGATTTCTTCACCAATTTCTATATCTCGAATAGCAAAAAAGGTTACGGCTTTATGGTCTCTAGGAAATTTCCAAGATGCATTATTTTTATCTGCATGATTGTAGATGCAACCATATCCGAAAGGAATAATGTACTCAAAATCTCGACCGTTCGTAGGTAATATGAACCGATAATCTAAGAGCAAATCACCATCCTTAGGAATAATCACATAATGGCATTCCTCAATAATTTCATCTTTAAGGATTTTTTCAGTAGCGAATACACCTAATCCTTTACCTTCGGTATGGTCGATTTTTATTTTTGTAGGAACTTTAAACATGTCTTAATTTTATTTGATATTTGTAGGCGAACGTAACGGTTTGACCACGTTCTAAGGCCTTAATAAAATTTGAATATCTCCATGGTAAAAAAATCATATTGAAATAAACAAAGCAATATTCTAAATTACTTAGTTCTTTATATTTACGGCAACATACACATCTACTCATTATATCATCGATTTAATTTGTTCTAAAGCATTTTCTCCTTTAATAGCCGCAATACCATCTCGGATAAATATTGCTCGGTCATAATATTCTCTTTCGGCAAACCAAGTTTCCATGTTTTTTAGGATTCTTAATTTTTTTTCTTCGGAGAATTCTACTTGTTTGTTCCAATTTTCTACTCCTGCTTTATATACAATATCATAAGCAGCAATAACAGAAAGTTCCATGTCAATTTCAAATTGTTCTTTTGCTTTAACAATGTCTAGTGGATCTAGTTCGTCGTTCATAAAATCGTTTTCCATAATTATATTTTAGTTTGATTATCTACTAATTGAGCTTTAAAGATTGCTCTTACCATATAGATGGCAGAGAATAAAAATGCAAAGAAACATGCAGATTCGATAGGATTAAGATATGCAAGATATAAAATTCCAATTGCAAAAATTACAGCTTTTGAAAATGCAAGTCCGCATATGATTGAAATGGATAATATAGCTATCCATGATAGAGAATTAATCCAATTCGATATTTTGATTTTCATAATTTGAAGTTTTAATTATAGTGTAAATATAACAAAAAAACTCGATACTAAAAAATATCGAGTCGAAAGTTATTAACAATTGTACTTAAAGAATTCTGAGAACTTTTCTTTATAGAATTCGATATCCTTAGATAATTTGACATAATCCGAACATTTGTAAATTTCCTTGATTGCTGATTCATAATCGATAGTTTCTATCAAAGATTTAATTCCATCCATACTCACTACATATTTATCGAACAATTTCGATAATTCCGGATAGTGTTGAAGTCCTATCTTATATTGAGTTTCTTCATGAATTAAAGGTATCGTTTTCATTGCCAATGCCTCGTAAAAACGAACTGAACTAAAATGATTTTTATCGTATGATGGAACGATTAAAGTAAACTTAGACTTACATAAGAATTCGTTATAAATTCTATTGTTTACCATGTTGTCTCGCTTTTTAAATTTGTCTTTTACAAAAACGTTAAATCCTTTGATTGATTGTAGTTCAATAAGCGAATCTGATAAATGAGCTCTATCTTTACTTAATACCGTACAACCAAAGGTAAAATCTTCGGTCTTTCTTTCAATCGGTAAGTCCTTCTTAAAAATAAATCCATATTCCACGTATGGAAGATATTTTAAGTTAGTTTCTGGCGAATCATAAAAGTAAAAACGATTTTTTATTGCATCATATTCATGAGGATCCGATACTATATGCAAAGCCTCAATTCCTTTAATTTCGGTAATGTAATAGTTTGTTAGTATTCCTCTAGTCGAATGAAAGACAATATTAAATTTGTTTAAGTACTCATCGTCTTCTAAAGAATTTTTGTAATGTAATTCTGATTTTGTATCTCCACCTAATCGATGGTCACCCATTATATTTAAGTAAAAAACTAAATATCTATCGATTGAATATTTTTCAATAATAGAATCTATAGAAGCCCAATAGGCTTTCCATGATTTACCCTTTTCGGTTTTAACAATTGTAATATTTTTAACGTTTGCCACATTAGGAAAACTACGTAAAAATGTACTATCGCTATATCGATTAATAATGTAGTAGTGATTAACTTCGTCAAGCTCAATAAATTTAATATATGAGTTGAATTTGTTTGCCTCAAATCGAGACAGTGCTTTATCAAAGTTTAGTAATATGTTCATTTACTCTTCTTTTTTGTTTATATGCTAGGATTTAGCAAGAGTTTCTTTCTTTGCTAATGCAATTCCTATTTTCTTTCCTTCTTCAACATCTGAAGGATAATGAACTCCTGATAGGATTCTTGAGTTACCTATTTTATCAGCCAATTCACTCAATGAATTAGCTAAATGAGGATATTTGTTTGCTAACATACAAGCCATATAATGAGCACCACATGAATGCCCAGAAGGAAACGAATATGTGTTTGATGTAGTTCCACTTAAAGGAACTATGTTATGAGACATATATGGTCTAAGTCTTTGCCAAGCAACTTTCATGTTATTCACTAATTCAATATTGCCGTCATGCTTCCATAAGTCTTTTAATTCTTTCATTGAAGGTTTTTCTCCTCTGATGGTTAACCATTGATAGAAAAGTTCAGGTGGCGAATCATTTGCAGCAAGTGCAAATTTTTTATCTTCTTCGGTAGCTCTCTTCATTTCACTCTTAACTAATCCAATTTCATGATTATCTTCGATTGTAAGATTTCCAGCTGGTGGCATTTTACCTAAGAAGTTATGATGTAAGGTGTTTGAAATTTCTTCTGGCAAAAATGAATAATCAGCACCAACACCCGGTGCATCAGTAGCCCATTCTTCGTTTATGCTTTCAAATAGAGGAGTTTCTTCTAATGCAATAAGTAAACCTATTCCATCTTTAGCCATCTTCCAATGAAATCCCGGTTTTATGTTATCTTTTATCAATTCAACATAAACTCTACCTCTCTTATTTAATTTACCTTCTTCGGTTTCTTCTCCAGGAGAATCAGCACCTACAAAATAAACTGTAACTGAAGGATGGAGATTTAGATACTCTTCGATGATAGCTTGGATAGTAGAAAAAACTTTACTAACCTCAGTCATAGAAGATAATCCATTACCAGCAGATTTTAATTTATCAGATTCAAAGAAACATAAAGTAGATTTTAAAGCTAACGCATTAAACTTAACGATGTAATGGTCGCTTGAACCTGAAAATTGAACTCTGGAATTACCATGATTACTAGCTATAATAGTCCATGGATATTTAAAATCAGTAAGCTTTCTTTCGTTTAAAGAATTTTTAGTATTTGCCATGTAATTCAATCTCATTCCTTTAGGAATGCCTTGATAAACTCCTTCGTTCTTTTTAAGGAATTTATTTTCACAATAATTTACCCATTTAGAGAATATGTCAATAGGAGTTCGATGGCCATTATTTTCGTAGTTTTGATAGAATGTACCTATTCCGTGTTTTAGGAAATATATGTTACTTTCTTTAGGGACTATGTCATCGTCGTTTCTACCAAATACTATGGTATTGACTGCACGTTTAGTTCCCATTCTAACTATTGGGTCGAATGATCGACTATGGACTGCCGGATTAAAAAGTAATGTAGGTATTCCGGTTAATGTGCCTATGCAATAAGCAAACCAACCACCCATAGAAGAACCTATTAGGAGATCGATTTTATTTTTCTTAACTTCGGCTAAGGTTTTTTCGAAAAGTCCGTTGTCGTGATAGTCCATTGGTGGATCGTAAACATAATCAAACTTTTCTAAGAATTCGTTTTTGTCAGTTTTAGGTGAGGACTCAAGTCCATGGAAGAATGCAACTCGCATAAGTGGTATTTATTTATAGTACAAATATAATCATTTTCCTATTCAATAGGAAATTAAATTGAATTAATTATTAACATTATGCTCTTGGTCGTCCTAACATAATTTTGTCGTGAGCTCCACCAGCAATATTTCTAGTGTACCAACCATCACCAGAAGCATCTGGCATAGTACCAATCCATTGAACTTGTTTACCTAAAACTTTAGTAACTACATCAATATCAGTTACTACTGGCACATCATATTTGTTGATTAAGATTTCCGCGATTTTACCAGAAACTTCGATATAGAATCCCATCTTTTTAAGGTCGACTCCTCTAGCTTCAATGTAAGCACGTTTAGCATCTTTGGTTCCGTCATGTCCTACTCCTGAGAATTTAACTCCAAATTTAGTTCTTTGACCAAACATTACCATATCAAAATCTCTGGTTCCGTGAATATCTTCACCTTCCCAATAATTCCAATCTGGATCTGCAAACACATCTTCAGGAGATTTTATTTTAATGTGACCTCCAATTTCGGCATATGCCGTTTGTATCAAATCGAAAAATTCTCCAGCTAATTCTGGATATTTCTTATGATTGAATAGTAAAGCCTTTCCTCTTGGTGGTTTTAAATCACCAGAAGAAGTTATTTCGTTTACGTACTCTTCGTATTTTTTAAATGTTGTCATTTTAATTTACCGTATATTCGTTTTGTAATTCGTTTTCCTGCTTTTGAAAGAAATCTAGAGTAATATCCGTCTTCTTCCATTTGTGGTTGTTTATGCTTACCTACAATATTTTGAATTACTTCAAAATCATCTACTACTGGAACTTTAGAATCCACTAAGATTTCTTCCATTCTTTTCGATGCTTCGATAAACCAACCTTTAGTATTTACTAAGTCAATAACTTTCGTTATCAATTCTCGTTTAGCACCTTTCTTTTCGTTAGTACCTAATAGAGCAATCTTGTTTCCATAAGCAGTTTCCTTATAAATAATGAATGCATCTGGTTTGTGATCGGAATCTACGTCTTTTAGATAAGTAGCTTTATATTTCGTCTTTAATTCATGAGCATCATCAGCAGAAAAATCTAGACCTTCTTTAGAATATGTATCGGTGTACATTTTCCAAATTAAGTCTTCTGCCTCTTTATCTAATTTAGACATATCAATATTAACCCACTTACCAGTAGGAATCGACATTTCACTTACAAATTCGTTATATTTTTTAAATTGTGTCATTTTATTAGTTTTACCGATTTTTTAGGTTCAATTACAACTACATTAGTTGTACGTATATATTTGTTTCCTTTTACTGGATGACTTCCGGCATCCATAATATTTTGAAAGACTATTCCATCAAAACCTTTATCTATAGCTGCTCTAACAAAATGGTCAGTCTTTATAGATTTAATTTCAGGATTTGGTTTGTATCTATCGAAATCTTCGGGTTTCATTCCTAATTTTTTAGCTTCGGCTTTTGCAGCTATCTCAGGTAACCACCAACCTTCAGCTGAACTAAAATCTAAAGTAACAAATTTCTTAAGGATGATTTGATATGGTCCAGTAACCTTTCCGTAAGATTGTGCTATTAATAAACTATCAGTAAAATATATTGGTTTGTTAAAATCTACATCTCCACCATGATACATCAAATCAAATTTTTCTGATTCGTTTAAGAACTCGTCATATTTTTTAAATGTCGTCATTAATCTCCAGTTCCTTTGTATATTATTTTAATTGCCTTAGCAGGAATATTTTCAAATGTAATTATACGTTTGTCTTTCAAATCAAAATTTGGATCTACGTACCATATATTCTTAAGATTAGTTGTATCTATTTGATAGATGTCATCATCATAAGTTGAATCCCACCAATCTTTCTTATTATCACTATTAACTGCAAATATAACTTTGCCATCAATATTGGTGTCAGATAACCAAGTCTCACTTTTACCTTTAGTAATCAATCCTTCTTTAGAAATAATATTTCTATAATGAGGATTTGATGTATGATATAAGTATCTGTTTGGTTTTACTTCAATTAAGCGAGAATTAGCACTTTCATTTATCCATTTTTCGTATAGAGGCAAATTTCTCATATCTTTGCTTTAAGTATTTTCATATTAATAGCCTTGTCTCCTTTTATGATTTGTGATGCTATTCGATGATGTCCATCAAAAACGATTACTGTTCCATTTTTAAATTGTACACCAGTAGGCATTTCGGTCTTTTTACTTTTTGAATATAAATTAACCGTAGTTGAATTCAAATAATCTTGATTTGGAACTATTTTGTTTATGTCTATAGATAAAGTTTTAGCTTTATCGAATGCCTTAATTTTTAAATTTGCGTTATCCTCTTCATCGTATCCTAATTCAGATCTCCAAAAATCCTTCATATCTAAATATGAATCCGTAGTCATCTTTTGTTTGAATACGTTTAACAATTTCGTATTATCCTCATTAAGCCAGTCTTCATATATAGGCAAATTTCTCATTACAGAAGATTCTTTTTAGCTCTTTTTATATATTCGGTAACTAAACCTCGGATTTTGTTCATTGCCGCTATTGCAGCCGGAGTTTCAGCCTTATTGAATTTAGGAGAGTTATAAGCTTCCATCATTCCTTTCTCATATTGTTTTACTACTGCCTGCATAAATTCTTTTGCCGACTTATATTTTAAAACAGTACCAAATTCTCCTATTTGTTCAAGAGTATCAGCCACCGCTAATATTCCATCACACAAATCATCAAATGTAGGAGAATCAGGATTAACACCTTTCCATTGTTGTAATGATTCAGAAGGCACAAAAGGCTTTCCAGGATTAGATTGGTCCCAAAAGAATCTAGCAATATCCATCATAAAAGTAGACGAACTTAAAGTAATTAATCGATCTTCAACATTTGAACGTTTAGAATAAGGCACCATTAAATCACCTTGAAATCTTGCTCTAATTCCTCTTGGTTGTATTGAAATTTCTAAAGCCTCACCGAATGACGAGTATAACTTACCAATTACAAATCCTTTAACGTTTTTCTCTGGAGTAAAACGGAAAACTGCCCATGATGAATATTCTTTATGAGTTACCACTAAGTCCACTTGCACATAACCTATTTCACCAGTTCTTAAAGGAACTGTTACTAATAATTTTAGAGATGCATCAGTAGAAATAGATTTTGTTTCTTCTACGTCTATACCTTCAGGTGTTTCAGCTTCTAGCCACATTAGCAGCTCTTGATTATACAATTTAACAGTAGCAATCTCATCAGCTCGTGGATCTTTACTTGTAAGTTTAAGTACCGGATATGCGATCATGTAATCTACATCTCCGTATAATTTTTCAGGTTGATTTTTTAAATCATCTTCCCACCAAGTACCAGATCCTATAGGCTTCAAAAAGTCTAAAGATGGTAATTCCAATTCTCGTAAATGTCCATTGAAATCTTCGGAAATCCTAGCTACGACCTTCGTTACTTTTTGGATAACGTCTGGAGTTAAAGGAGTTTCCTGAGTTTTAGTAGTTGACCAACCGCCTTCGTTGATAGTCAACCATTCGTTATATAGTTGTAAGTTTCTCATAATTTTGTTATTCTATTAACTTTTCTACATAAGTGCAGGTTTCTCCTGCATCAAATCCCTTTTCGATAAGTAGTGATAGTGAGGCCGGTTTACACCAAGCATATACAAGCCAACCTGAATATTTACTTTGTACGTATTCCCATCGAGTATTCCAAAGTTTTCTAAAGATTCCTTTTCTTCTATGCTCTTCTTGTACCCAGGCATCTAAGAATTTAATCTTCTGATCCTTTTCTCTTTCCATATAGATATGGCCTACAATATCACCATTTATCATTGCAATCCAAGTTTCTAATTGCTGGGCATTGCTCTTTAGGTGAATTATTTTTATATCTTCTATAAAAGAATTCGATACTTCATTCAAAACATTACTCATTATATTTATAAGTTTCTCATATTGCAGGTAAAGACAAATCTAATGTTTCTGGTATGTGTTTATATTTGTTGTAAACGTTATTAGACACTATGTAGGATTTGATAAATCTTTCCATTTCTGCAATACTACCAAAGGTATGACCTCCGAAATCGATATCAATTCCTTTATAAAATGGAGTATAATTTGCAACAGTACGACCAGCTTGTTTTTGCTCTCTTTGTTTTTTCCAAATAATTCCGTCATTACCTTTTACTTCATCTGGCCATTTAGTAGATTCGTTAAGAAACTCGTCGTATTTTTTAAATTGTGTCATATTATTTAGTATTTCTTTTTAACCACTGATTAAATGATTCGGTTATTTTAGTTAGGGTTGCTTTATACGTAGCCTTAAAATCTTTTGGTTCTTGAATATAACCTTCGGCAGTTTCGTCATGTAAATCAGAAGTCCATTGCCAATGAAAACATAATTCATTAGGCACATCAAATCCATAAAATTTAAGGACTTGCTTTTGTTTTTCTAATTCCGTACCGCCATTCCAATTGTGACCAGTTAAAACAATACCAGCTAATTTACCTTCTAAAATATTATTTTCTTCTAGGGTAGTCCATCGATTTTCTAACCAATTTAAGCGTTCGATTAGTTTTTGATAGACTGCGTTAACTGAACCCCATCGAATCGAACCTAAAAATATAACGGCATCAGCTTCTAATAAAGGTTTGCTCACTTTCCAAAGTTCATCGTCTTTGTGATTAATAGAAGCCCAACAACGATGACATCCACTCGGATTTTTAGTTGCATCTTTTAGTATGGAATCTTTTACTCCACATGAATTTCCTTTTGAAGTAGAAACATTACCTTCGCATTGATAGATGTGCAATTTAGTAACGTCGACAATTTCGCAAGTAGATGAACCTAATTCATCTTGAATCATTTGTGCCAATTGAGAGGACTTAGGAATATCATCACTACCTTCCCATCGAGTCGATGTGGTAAGTAGGAGTACCTTCTTTCCTCTGAGATGAGTGGTCAATCTTTGTAAATCGTGGTTGCTATTCATATTATTTAGATGTCCAAACTACTCCACCACCACCATCTTCGATATGGAATTTAGCTTTTGGATATTTTCTTTTCATGTCTTCGTATTTAGCCGGAATCAAGTCTCGGATTTTAATGTCATTTGATTGACCAACTACCTTTCCATATTCTAAAGCAACAATAGACCAAGGTCCGTTATCACCAGTTTTTACGCCTTTCATCATCACTGCCCAAACTCCTTCGTTAACAACAGATTCGTTACGCATATCTGCTAGATATGCATCGGTTAAATCGGTTATTAGGTCTAGCAATTCGTTTTTCTTATTAATATTTAACCCGGCCATATCGATAATATCATCGATTTCCTTTGCAACCTCTTTTACCTCTTTATCAGAGTTTCTATAATAATCGGTTAGAGACATTGCCTCATTAATAGAAGATTCATTATAAGGAATTACTCCTAATTTTTGATCGGCTTTAGCGATCATATCCTCTACCTTTTTACAAGCAGATTGAATGCCTTTTAAAGCAACAATCCATTTAGGAGCTGATATGTCCTTCTTTAATAGCTCATCGATTTTATCTTGAAGGTTAGTTATGTCACTCCCAATTTCATCAAAAATAAAATATTGACCTTCGTTTAAGAATTCTTCGTATGTTTGTAAGTTTTTCATTATTTGTAATTTTTATTTAAGTACCAATTAATATCCTCTTTAGCATAACCTAAAAGCTCGCCAATTCTTTTGCTCTCCTGTTTAGTAGCCTCATATGATAAATATCCGCCATATTTATTAGCAATCTTTGCTAATTCTTTAGCTTTTTTCTCGGCACCTTTATTAAAATAAATATAAGCGTCGAATGGATTTCCTGGTAATTTGATTGTTCCTAAGTTGTGAGTCTTAACCAAATCCCAAAATTCATCTATACTTAAATCAACTGTGGTTTTTAAAGTAATAAATCCTAAATCTCTCTTTCCGTCTATAACAGTTTGTACCGCACTTTTATCTCGGTGGGCTTCTTCTGCCTTAATAGTTTCGTTTACGAATTCGTCGTATGTAGGAATGTGTTTCATTATATTTTTCCGGCTTTTACTCTATCTCTAGAAACGCTGTTGATGTATTTTAATTCATCTGCATTTAGTTTAGGAGCAATTAGTTTTTTCCATTGACCTTCTTGTTTAGCTCTTGGTAATTGCAAAAATTCAATAACGTCTTGGTCATCTTTTAACTTGCTAATTATCGATTGGACTGCTTTATCTCGCCAATGTTCTTTCCACCACATTTTCAAATCATCAACTGGGTGAAAATCTACTCTATTAGCTAACAGTGCAATTTGTCCTCCAATTGCAGCAGCCTGTAACATAAGGATTGCAGTCATTGCATCTTCATTTAAGAATTCTTCGGATTCTTTTAAATATCCTTCGTCACTCCAACCAGCTATAAAAGAGATATCTCCTTTTGCTCGGCCTTCTAAAAATTTCACCTTTGTATTTTGATTTTTACCTAAATCAATAACTTCAAATTTACCTAATTTAGGGTGAGTGTAAATTTTGCCAACGATAAAATTAGATTTCTCGTTTAAGAATTCCTCGTATGTTTGTAAGTTTCTCATTATCTTCCTTGTCCTTTGTATTTTTTAGGCTTTTCTTCTTTAGGCCCAAAGTGTTTTTTGGCTTTGCCAGTACTCTTCGTTTTAGTTATCTTAACCGAAGTAGTTGTAGTTGATTTGCTTTTAGTAGCGGCCATGGTGTTACATGATATTTTTATTTTTGCGTTTTATTCATTTAGAGTTCACCAGATAAACGATTTACTGGTGTTATAATACCTACTAACCAGAGAACAATTTTTAAACGTGGATTACACGATTTCTCTTACTAATCAGTGGTTTTATTGTATGTCTTCTTTTCTGTATTCTGGTGCAATTGTTGCAGCCGGTAATTGAGTAGCTAAATCAGTCGTACCTTCATTAACCGTAGCCTTATAACCAAATTTTGATCGTAAAGCTTTAATTGCGGCAATAGCCTTTGCTTCATCTTCGAAGGAGTCGTCCATAAAAATAGAAATTTGTTCAGGTGCTAAATCTTCAGCACCGTTTTTCATTTTTAAAGGCGATATAGTAACATTAACAATAGCGGCAAAGTTATTTCTCATTGTTCCCGCAACTCCACCCTCAACAACTACACATTGATTTTCATCGAAGTGTAGTGCGTCTTTCCAACATGATTTCCATGTCTTATTAGCCGGAGTAGCTGATTGAAATTTAGCACCATCAGCTAAAAATTCGTTTAGAGATTCATGTAACATAATCTATTTAGGTGACCATTCTTTTTTGTCAAAATCTTCGATGTTTAACATGGCTTGTATCGACTTTTCAAAATGAATATTTACTCGACCCCAAAAAAATCCAGTAGTAGGAGCAAATTCCGTATTCCAAAATTTACGATCTCTCAATCTATCCAAACAATCTTTTGTAACTCCTTTTGGATCGTCATAGACGATATTAAGATAGCCATTTACATCCTCAGTTCTAAACTTAATTTTACTAGAAAATCCATGTAAAGCTTGTAAGATGTCAATTAAATCATTTGCAGTTCCTCTACCTTCATTTAAGAAAGTTTCTAGTGATTCGTGTAATGAGCTCATTATTTGATGTATTTTTTTCTAATAATTTCCTCAGCCTTTTCAATCTCTTTCGGAGACCAACCATAGAGCTTACCTATCTCGGTGGCAACCTCTAATGGGTCGTCTGAAGTCTTAAATTGATTGATGTGCATTTTAATGGTTGCATCATTTACCGGTTGTTTGCTCTCATTTAAGAAGGCTTCAAAGCTTTCCATAAGATTACTTGATTCGCTCACTTCTGCTTCATATACAGTTCCTATTACATCACTAGCATTACTAAATTTCTTAATGTGACTACTCACATCCTTTAGCTTTTTGATAATAGCATCTAATTCTTTAGGGTCAACATCATTACCGGAAGTAACTCGATCGGTAAATACATTTAACTTTATGCGAGCTACGAATAGTTCGGTTTTGACTACATCTTTCGGTAATCGATAGAAAGTTCCTTCGTTCATAATATTATTTCTTGCTCCAAAGTAAATCTGAAAAATCCGAGTACATGTACTTGTCAATTAGAGAATTCTCTAGTTTTTTAAATTTTTGTTGTTGGTCAGCTTTACCTAAATAAGGATTTCCTTCGGTTTGAAGTTTTATCTGATGAGTTAATTCATGTAAGATAGCTTGTTCCGGATCAACCATTCTCGACAAATCAAATGAGATATAAAGAGCTTGATTTGTCTTAGCATTGTAAGAAGTACATGCACCACCATGAGCAACCTTTTCAAATTTCAAAGGTAATTCCTTAACTCTCTCAGCTTTACATACCGCAGAATAGTAAGCCTTAACATTAGCTTGACTAACGGCTTCATTAAGAAACTCTTCTAATGATTCGTGTAACATAATTATTTCTTTTGTTCTAAGCCATCACTATAAGCCCAACGAATAGCTGAAAATACATCAGCAGCTAAAGGAGAATTAAATGTCGAACCTTTCATTGACAACCCGAATTTCTTAAATTGTTTAAATGCCTGAATAGCATATTCTCTCGCTTCATCATCACCGGAAGATTCAATTAAATACTCGTCGTATGTTGGTAAGTTTTTCATTGTAGCAACTTCTTTTTTATTATGTATCTCAGACTCCCTCGATTAGCTATCGAACTATTTCCCAGTTTTCTTCAAGTCCTGAGGCCCCGAGGAGGCTTTTTCCGCAGCCAACACCTCAACGGCACTAATCAAATCGACGACCTCTTGACAGTCCTCGTATTCCTCCTCTTCTACTCGATGGTCTAAAATCTTACCTAAAGCCGTAATAGCATCAGTCAATCGGATAGACACCCATACTGACGAATAAGTTTCAATACACCAGATTTCCAAACACATATCGGTCGTACTCCGGAATTCTAACATCCGCTTACACCCGAGTACAATTTGACTATGAATAAATGATTTATCTTTAATAGCATTCTCCACTTCATCCAATGTCTTACAATAGAGACGAGTCCACTTTTGTTCCTTAGTTATAACCATGTTCTACCGATGATTAAACCTGTCAGCAACCCTGCTAGATAGGTAATTAACATGAGCCTAATCCAGAAAGAAGGCGTTTTTACTTTTATGTGTATCATATTATATGTATCGCATTACAACTGATTAAGATGAGCAAGCGGTGTAGTACATGATACAAATAACAACCGCATGTAAGAATTGGTCGAATCCAAATAAAATCCAATGCCATTTAGAGGCTGGAGATTGTACAATTGGAAACCATACATTCATCCGACCTTTCCATAAGTCAATCAGAAAATGCGATAACAATTGAAACATAACCAAATTAAACCAAAGGGCGAAGGTCATCTGACCAAATGCTAATACAATAGCCATGAGGGTAGCATGAACGGCAGCATGGGCAAAGATAGGGAGTAGAGGCTTACCGACAGCTTTAGCATTAAGCATCCAAGAGGTCGATAACCAAGTAAAGTCAGCTAAAAAGTGACAGAAGAAGAGGGCAATAAGTAAGTAGCAATTATCCATAGAGTATTAATTTATAGTAATTATATGAAGGCGCCGCGGATGAGTTTCGAGGGCCACTCGAATTCCCTGAAAAAAATTTTATGACAGTGATTTTAGGCCGAAAGTTTAACCAGTGTTAGGGTTGGGCTTTAGCCGGCCACAGATCTATTTCCAGAGCGAAAAGTGCCTGGAATTGCATGCCCACAGGGCCCGGCACAAATCCTCCGCGTCATTAACGCAACTCAGGGATCCTATGACCTGAGGCCTTTCTAGCTTCTCAAAAAGTCACCTCGGGAAAAGTTGATAGCTAGGTCACTTTCTCCACTCTCTTCGACCTCGAGCTCTCTTAGGCTACTCGCCACCTTCTCTACCCTAATCCTCCCTTCTACTCCCTCAAGGTGTAGCACCTCTACTCTCCTACCCTACTTCTACTCTTAAGGCTACCTACCTCTCTACCCCTCTACTCTCTTAGACCTTCCTCTACTAGCTACTACACTCTTATTGCCTATTTGCCTTTCTACTACGCTACGCTTACTCTATAAAGAGAGCCTACCTATACGTATGTAATGCACTCTATACGAGAGCCTCTATCTAGTGTGTAGTGTTAGGTAGTTATAACAGGTGAAGGTGGCAAGGGTAGGGAGTGATGTAGGAGTACGTACACTAGGGTGGTGGTAGAGCCTCGCTACCCTACGAGTGTTGTGGACTGGTAAGGTTAGAAGGCTGCTGACTGGTACGTACCTGAGTGGCTACCTGTCTGGTACGTGTCTGAGGTGACTGCCAGGGTCAACCTGGGTGGTCCTAGACAGTCCCTGGGATGACCTAGGAGTGGTCCTGGAGGTACGTACCTGGAGTACGTGTCTAGAAGTGGTCCTAGAGTGGTCCCTGGAGAAAGTTAATATATGGCCGTCTCGGAATGAACCTGGAGAAAGCCACTAAACCCCTCAAAGGCCATATATATTTGACTATATATGGCCTAAGATTCGATCAAATTAAAAAATCACTTAGAATGGTTGATTTAGGACCAAATTAGCGGTATCAAAGTTTTTGGCAAGTATATCACCTGCAACCATTTGTAAGTGTGTATCAGAATTGGCTTTTTTCTCAAAGCCATAATTATGTGATGCGAAATCAGTTACTCCATTAATGACATCCCATACTGAAACTCCTGTTCTTAGATTAGCCTTTTGTTTGGCATTTAACTTAGTAGTATCTAAATTAGCACCATGTATTCTATTATATGTGTTTTTATGGCCTTTGAAAAACATCTCTAACTCATTTTGTTGGATATTAGAGTTATTAAGGAGTAAATTAGCACCTTGCTCTAGCTCTAATAGTGAGGCAGGAGTATTAATAGCTTCAATAACCTTTTGGTTAAATGCGGTAGGTACGAAATTCATTTTTTCGATACGTTCCATATGCTCATAAAATTCTTGCCATGTTCTTGCATCCATACTACGAAGATTGAAGGACTCATCGAATGCTCTTAAGACATTACCATTTGTACATACTAGACGGTCCATATAAGGGTCAGCCTGGAGTCCATTTGCCGTTCTGGCCAAAGATATACCAGTTTGAAATACCTCATTGGATAGGTTTTCCACTTGGTGTTGATTACCTTGACCATTAATTGCTCTTATATAGATATTACCATTTCCTTTATTGAAATCGGTTGAGGTAATTTCCAAATTATGAGTATTGGCTAGACGTTCGAAAGTATCAAAGTATGTTTCAGCAGAGATAATGGCTGAAGCACCTTCTTTTTGTATACGTGAGATAATACGATCGGGTGTAACTGCTATAGTTACTTGCATAGACTTGTTTTGGCCAATTGCATTTTTTAGGGAATTTAAAAACATTTGAGCTCCATCTTCACCTACTGATGAGGTAAGATTTTTTAATCCAGTTGAGGAGAATCCTACTATCTGAAGTAAGTCTTTAATAGCTTGTCGGTCGACTCCTAATTTTAGACCATTGAATTCTACTAGGTCCATAGTAATAAATCTTAAATCCGTAAGAGCAATAGTTTTTCTTAGGGGTTGATTGCGTAGGCTGGTTTCTTTGAAATTAGCGTACTGTGCTTGTGATATCATATTGAATGAATTTTTTTGTGTCCTGATGGACTAGTTATGTATTACAGTTTCGGTGCTTCAACTTTGGTACTTGGTTTTAACTTAATAAAGTAGGATGTTTCCATCGTAGATACTCTAATAGATTTCTGACCATTTGTTTCGTCAAATACAACTGCTTTTACCGCTTCATATCCTTTGCATAAGTCTCTTACAAGGCCGATTGCAATGATAGGTTCTTTCGCATTGTTTTGAACCAATTGTTTGATTTTGAAATACTGATCTTTTCTTAAACGGTTAGTTACTGGAACCTCATCGTTAACACTTTCTGGTCTTGCCATAGTTTTCTTATTTTATATGATTAATTTGATAATTAGTTTTTAGTAAAAGTAGCCATTGTGAACAATTTGTATAGCTTGTTCGTATTGTTGACCGACTTTTTCTTGTCCTTCTGAACCTAAGTAAGAAGGAGTAATTTCTAAGATGCATGTTCCTTTAACAGTATCGATACTCACTAACTTTGACCTTAAGGTAGCAGAATGATTATCTGGACCGATTTTTCCTATTACGGATTGAAGGTCGTAAGCCATTCTGTTAATAGTTTGTTGTTGGTACTCAGCGAATTTTGAATCGGACATAAACATAATATGTGTTTTTAATTATAAGTAAATCTAATCATTTTAGGCGAAACTAGGAAATGATTTGTGCATTATTTTCAAAAAGTTATTAACAATTGAGAGGTGTAGCATATCGATTTAATGCTCTTAATATTTACTCGGTGAGCACCTCTCAATGTTAATTATCAGTTTACATATTGTAAGTGTTGAGGTTTACAAATTATTTCACTAAGAACCTTGAAGCTCCAGTTCTTCTTGACTCAACGATTTCAGATAAAATGTTTTTGGTATTTACCACTTGTACGTAGTTTTTTCTAGCGTATAATTGAACAAATACTTTTCTAGACATATTAATGGTTTTCTCAACGATTGCGTTGGTAGTAGTCATTTGGATTGCATTTTCGTTTAAGGCAGTAATCTCGAAAATGTTGTTAGCACCATTACGGATAATTTGACCTTTTGCAATTGTAGCGTTGATTGTTGTTTCTGAGGTAGTGTTGATTGTTGTCATAATGAATAAGTTGTTGTTTTTAATTATAAGTAAATCTAATCATTATTGGCGATACTTGAAAATAAAAACTGTTAAATTTTTGTTAAAGTTTTGAAACTTTTTTGGTCAGCCAGATTATCAAAAGGCAGGTAATAACACTAGCTATTACAAAGCCTAAGAATAAGCCCATGACCTGGATGGCTATAGTAAATGGATCCATTAGTAGAAAAGAGATAAAAGGTTATTGTAATCCGCAGGAGTAGACACTCTAAATGTCTTCATATCTGGTACACAAGTTCCTTTATAATCATCAGTACTGTACTTAGCTTTTGCAAGTTCCATTGCCTCTTCTTTAGTGTGAGCATATTCACTGTTCCAACCTCCACCTTCAAAGTTAAATAAGAATTCGTATTTAGCTGAGGTAGCCTTTTCTAATTGGTTGATGACGTCTTGATTTTCAGCCATTTGCTCGAGAATTTCGTTTTCCATTACATCAGATAATTCCATTACATTACACATAGCGTGCATATTAATGTTACGATTCTTAAGGATAATAATTCTTTCTAAAGCTGATTGTCTCTGTGCTTGTGTCATGATTATTTTATTTTGTTAAAGGTTTTATATAGTCGAAAAAAACTCGTTTTTAAGGAAATTCTTTGATTGATATTCAAATTACCGTGAATGGTATAAAAATGCTTTAATGCCATAATGTATATTATTAGTTAATGAATGATCCGTTTTCGTCGATTAGGTTTAGGTTATCTAGAGTCTCATAACCAAGAGGAGTAATGTGCATGGTTCCATAAGCATCGGGAGACCAATAAGGATTACGGGTTTTGTTTCCGTCCTTGTCGATGTTAAATTTTTTCTCACCTTCTTGGATATTGACAAGACCTTTAGTAGATAGTGAAGCGAAAACTCCACCTCTTTTACTTTTAGGTATTGAACAGGCATCGTACACTGAGAAATCCCATAAGATAGATTCTCGTCCATTTTCATAGAAATCCGAGTAAGTAATAGATTTCAGAGCAAGTAGCTCGAGGTCGGTAAGGGTGATTGGAGTTGTCATAACGTATTGTTTTAATTTGATAAGTAAAACTAATCATTTTAGGCGACAAATGGAAATGTTTCGGCAACTATTTTTAGAAAGTTATTAACAATTTAGAGTGGCCGAAGTTGTGAAAAACCAGGTAGTAGACTAGCTGATGTTGTACTAGGGTTGATAAAAGCCACAAAAAGCCAGACGGGAGTCTAGCTGGGTGTATAAAGGTGAATCGGATTTCGCTTCGCCGGTATTGTGGGTGAGCCATTAGGCCTTTCTGGTATTGGAGTACTTTGCATTTTATTGACGACGGCGAGTATCGAACGAGCTCATCTATTACATTTTTGTCTGCTCGGTGGACTAGGAGTAATAATCTTTCATTGAAATGCTCCTCCTCGCACGGGTGCACGATAGGCACACATGTGCTGGAGTGGCTTACTTACTCGCTACCCTACTGCATGTTTCTAAAATCATCATCATTAGGTCCTTCTATTAGGATTCTTATTACATGATATACGAATAGGCAGATAGCTATAGGCCATAATAAGATGAGATTGATACGTTCACTATTAGACTTGATTTGATATTCTTGTATAGCTGTAGACTTTAATATAAGTTCTGCTATGATAGAGACTATTGAGCCTATTACTAGATAGATGGAGATGTTGTATAACATTTTTATTATTTAGTGGTGGTAGGAATTTTTATTTTGTGGCGAACGGTCGCTAGGATGACTTGGTAGCCGCGTTCCTGGAGAGCATTTCGTTGATAATTTTAACTTCGACTTGATGGTGGATGCTCTTCTTGTATTTAGTCGTTGACCATTTATGAGAACGGTCAACAAAGATGATTGGATTTGGTAGCTCCTTACCGGTAAATGGTTGATCGATATAATCGTCACCTAAAAACCGGACTGATGTTGGATTGTCCTTCATCCAATTGAGAAATCCTTCTTCGGTATGATAAACTCCTATCTGGTCAACGGATCTCAATTCTAATAAGATAACAGCTCTCTCTTCGACTGAGAGTACAGGTGCTAATTTATGAGGTCTTTCTGCGGATGGGTCGACATGTATTAAGACAACGAGTTTTTCGCAATGTGCTTTCGCATCGCCAAATAACTTAATGTAACCAGGATGTATCACATCAAAGGCACCGGCTACAAAGCCTACTTCGTATTTTTTCATAGATTTCTAGCTTTTAACATGGCATCGGCTATCTTATAGCTTTCTGCGGCTCGGCTATCGTAGTTTGTTAACACTGAGCCATATTTTGCAGTAAATCCTTGCATTGCGGCTGCCGCAAAATAATCTCTTAAGGACATGCCAGAATATTCTTCTTGTACAGTATCAGCTGGAAATGCGTTAGGGTTAGGTGGTTTTGTTTCCATTAAAATTTAATTTGATTGTTAGTAAATAGCTTTTCAGTTTGTCGAACGATGGCTTCTTCATAAGTTTCTTCTCGGTCCTTCTTCCACCATTTCGTATGTTTAACCATTTCTCGTTTAACGATGTTTTCGTCACCTCGTTGTTCGGTTTCTAATGCGCCAAAGTTGACAAGTCCAGCTTCTAAATAGCCTAAATGTGCATATAGAGCAGGAGTGCCCATATGGTCTCTTTTGGTTTTGAGTGTATTATAGCAATATTGCAAGTGGCTGAGAGTAAGTTTATTCTCCATAATTTATTTCTTGTTAGCGGGTTCGAATGTTGACGTATACCAATTTTTGTCGTATAAACCTTTTGGCCATTCTTTTGATTCGATTACAACACCTTGAAATTCTTTACTCGAGTAGTTGCAGGTAGTTTCAGTACACATAATTATAGTGTTACCTGATTTGTTTGTGTATAATTCTCCTTTTAGGAAAACTTTTCTTTCTATAAAATCTTCCATATCTTATTGGTTTTCGTCATAATATCCGTAATCTACTCCTGTGCAATCGACGCATCTATCGCATTGTTCTAAACATTGTTCGTCATAATCTACCTTATCGCCGCAATAGAAGTTTCTTTTGCGTTTGCTGTTTTCTAGCTTTTCAGTTTCATATTTAGTTAAAATCCATCTAACATTCGTTTCCGTATCTTTGCCTTCTAGGCCAGCTTCAACGATATTGTATTGGTTGTAGCCGGCATTATAAGCTCTTCGCATTAACTCTAAAATATCTACATTGGTTAGGCTGAAAGTTTTTTGTGCTAATTTATAACCATCAATAAATGATAGTTCATCTCCATATTGATTTCTTTCAACCGATGATAGTAAATAATTTTCAGCAAGTTTATCAAGTGTTTCTTGTTTAGGTTCTTCTAATGTAATTTCCTTCAATGATTGTAATTCTATAATACTTCGATTTCCAAAACCTATTTGTTTTAATTTTCGAGGTTCTATGTTAATAGCCTCTTCGAAAGTTATATTAAATTGTTTAAAGGAATTTTCTAACCTTGCCGATATTTCTTGTTCGTTGTTATTTGTCATCTTCTATATCTTTAGGTCCACATTCACATGTTGTAGTGTGTCCACAATAGCATTTTATTTCGATTGTATCTTCGATGCAAGTACATGACTCTAATGCTGTATTGCAATCATTACATACTTTTGGCAGCCATTTGATGTTGGCAAGTATTTCTCTAGCTCTATCATTACTCTTTTTGAATAGCTCTTGACCTTTAAATTTGTCGATGAATTCTTTAAGTTTAGCCTTCTTGTCGTCGTTAAAGACTTCTTCGTGAGTAATTTCCCTTTTAGAAACTTTCGATTCTTCTTCATCTACTTCCGTGATAGATGAGATTTTGAAATTGTATCTTTTTATCCAACTAGCTAATTCACTAGATTCCATTGTTGATACTGAACTACCAAATTCGGTAAAATATCTGACTGCTACTTTCATATTAATTTATTATGACATTATGACATACATTACTATTTCTACAAATATTATAAATAAGGCAAACATACAGATTGCAAATTTATCGTCACTACTCAACCGTTTCACTTGTTCTGCGTTTTGGTTGATGCTTAGCTAAACGCATTTCAATTTTGTTGACTAACTTTAGATTTTTGTACATTTCTATATTGTCAAGGTATTTTTGATGTCCGGCTTTTGCCACTTTAATTAAATCCGATTCTTCAGCATCGGTAAGTTCATAAACTAAATCACCACATTGAATTTTTGTTACAAAATTCCATTCTCGTTCACATAATACAATATTCGGACGAAGAAACCTTTTCTTAAAGATTGTTTCCTTTTCGTTAATATTTGTGCTAGTGTATACTCGAATGTCAGGTTCACCATCAGGAAATTTCAAACTAAAAGAAAGAATGTCTCGTTCAAAATATTCTCTTTTAGGGTAAGCACCATTATCTACTGCAATGTCAGTTAACCATTTAGTGCAATAATTACCTTTCCATGTCGGATCACATCCACCAACAATACTATTGATGGTGTCTTTAAATACTGACTTGTCGGTCATACCCTCAATTTCGAGATGAATTAGTCTTAGTAGTTTTTCTTTCATGATTACTTGTTTCTTGATTTTAATAATTCAACTGCTATTTCGATACCATCTAACTTAGCTTCGTAATAACCTATGGCATTGTCGTCTGTAGTTTCCTCTTCTCCTTCTTGTAAATAAGAATATACATCGGCAATAAAGGTAGGTTGACCTTCTAATGTGTGACCTTCATATGTTACTTGAACAATAATATCATGTTCAACTCGCAACCAATCAATGACATTACTCATTTCGATTCGTTTATCGTAGTGGTCTATTTCAAGTTCATCAAAAGTATTAGGGGTGATATATTCATTTACGAAGATATAACCTAACTCTTCGAGTTCAGTAAATAAGTTTGGATTAGTCATGTAGAATTATTTCTTTAGTTGGTTTAACGTATTTTCTGGATTTTTCAATTGCAATATAATTTTCGGCTTCTTTAAGAGTATAAAATAGAACCTTTGTTAAATAACCACCACTATAAGTCGCTACATGTCGATAACAATATTTCCAATATGTTATTCCAAGAAAGCTTTTTCGTTCCTTTATATTGTAGAAAACCTGATTAGGATTACCAAACGAGTTATACTCTTGAACTTTGATTATTTTATATTTAGTAGCCTTTGCCATAATTTTATCATTTTAAGTTATATGCTGAATTTTTGACTTAGTTTTCTAGCGAGGACACCTAGAAGAAATCCCATAGATTCTTCCAGGTCCACCAGGTGTTGTTAATACAAAATTTCAGATAATAATTTCGATTGAGTAATTGCAACAATTGCAAGTAAAAATCCAATCAAAATTTGAGTGATTATCATAATGTTAAATCCAACGTATTGATTAACTTTATGATACCAAGTACCTTTGCCGACAATTCGATATTGATGGTCTTTGACATTGATTTGTATCATATTACTTTTGTAAGTTTCGTCAACTTTTACTAAAGCACTAATACCATCGGTTTGAAGAACTAAGCCGTTATTGACATATTGATTTGATTCCGAACCTATATTTTCATACATCCGGTCAGGTAAAGAAATGTAATCGTATGCTACAATTTTTTGATTTGGTGAAATATTATCAACAAATTTTGGCTCGCTTGAATAAAATATAAAAATAATAAATGTTAGCATACTTAGCATAAGAGCAAGTAATGCAAATGCAGATTGTTTCTTTGTCATAATGTTAGTGTGAAATGGTTGGTATTCCGTGATTGTTACAGATATTTTGAATTGTTTCTTGATTGAAATATGAAGGAACTCCTTGTCCTTCACTGCCTGGAGTCCAAGCAAAAATATTGTCATCTTCTTGTACAAAGAATCCTCTCTGTCCTGCCCATGTATATCGAGTTTTTTCGTAAATTTCGATTGTTCCAGGAAAAGCTTTAATTTGCATAATTGCGTTTTGCATATTCATATTTGTATTAGTTTTTAAATGAATTACATATTGGTCCTAATCCGGTTTCGATACTATGTGCATCGGTTAATTCTCTTCCACATTTTAAGCACTTACCGGTATGAAATACTTCAGCTTGTTCGTTTAATCGATGAGTATTACCACTTTCTATTTGTCTAAGTAACCAAGAGATTCCTTTTGCAGTATCAGATTCTACAATTGAACCGGACTTAATAACATTACCGTCTTTATAATATCCTAAATGTTTAAATTTCAAATATTGAGTTTCTACATATACATGAGTAAACCACCTGTCATTAAATTCTGAACGAGATATTCGATATGTAAAATCTTTATTGGTTTTTTTACCTCTCAATGTAAAGTTACCACCTTTATTTTTCTTTTCGCTTGTTATAACCGAGATTAAAGATTCAGGTTTGATAAATCCAATTTGTGTATTCATAATCATATTAGTTTAATTTGATATACAAATATAAGCAAAAAACTCGACATTAAAAAATGTCGAGTCATAAAGTTATTAACAATTGTTATTACTTAATATGTACCTTTTCGATAGTACCATTGTCCCAATTAGAAAACGTAGGCAATCCAACTGCTATTTTAATGGCCTTTTCTAAGGAGCAGTTAATTGTAGCTAACGCTTGTTTTTTGTTGTCTACCTCGATACTGATTTGCCAATTGCCGGTTTCAGTTAATTTATGATTGCTCATCAATTCAACACCTACTGGAGTTGCTAAAAATTCTTGAACTTGGTCATCAATAGTCATTTGACTAACCTCGTATTTTTGTCTTTCTAACCTATCAATGTTAGCTTGAATCTCGTTAATTTTATCTTCTTTTCTCATTCGTTATGGTTGTTTAAGTGGTATGTTGCACATTTTATTGCTATCAAAAAATTTATTACTAAGTGCCATCTCCAAGCAGGAGCAGTCATCAATTCACCAGAATAAAACCACATATCCAATATGTCAAATAAAGGTCGAGTTAATTCAATGCCTAAGAGCACATTGAATATTACCCATAAAATAGTAGCACCGATAATAAAAATATTGTAAAGTAAAAATAGACCGAGATGCAATTCCCATTCATATTCCTTTAAAAACTTCCAATGGCCTATAATAGGATCTAGTACTCCGGTTAAAAGATTTTTCATATTATTTGATAATTTTTATTGCTTCTACTAATCCAAAATTAACTACCGACTCATAATTTTGGTCAATAATCCATCCTGGAAGTAATTTTATTCCCATTTTTGTGTCATAGATATCGAAAAAATAACCTTCAATATCTCTTGCTTTGTCAACCGTCAGATGCATCTGGTGGACATCTCGTAACCACCTGGTCATCGTTGTCTGTGTGACACAAGATATTCTAACGGAACCAAATTGAAACTCGTCGTTAAAGTTTTCTTTTTTCTCTTTGTCTTTACTTACATAACGTTGACCATTTTGCTTAGCGTAAAATGCGTTTGTTGGTAAATCAAATCCTTTACTTTTCGCTAATGTAGCTACTTCAAAAGAAACCGGTTCGTCTTCCATCTATTCTTTATCCTTTTCTATTAAATGACTACCTAACCAATACTCGTCTTTAAATTTGATATGTTTGAATGGTAATTTAATTTCACCGGTTTCTTCGTCAAATTTAACTTCTTCTGATTTTCTTAATAGATTCCATTTTATCCACTTTTTGATAATGATAAATGAAATTATGAGACCTATTATTGCAACAATTGTAAATGTTATCATAATTTAAAATTTAAGGCATTACCCAATAATACTTACCTTTATGTAAGCATACTGGTATGTTTGTTAGTGGTTGTTCAATTGGTACTCTATAAATAATTACTAAACCTTTGTCTGTTAGGATGGTAACTTTTCTAGTATGCTGATATGTAGGAACTGCATAAATTACTTCGCCATCTAATCTGATAGATTTTTTGCAGATATTCTTCGGACCTGAACAAGCTGATAACATTATGCAAAATAAGAGAACAGTTAGCCTTTTCATTATTTTATATTTTAATGTTATATGCCTATTCTTCCTCTTTGATTAATATAAGTGCTGTTTGATATTTGTATTCCCAAGCACCATTCATTCCTTTAACAATTTCAAATTCTACTTCATCGCCTATTTTTAGGCCTCGAGTAGAATTAGGATCGATCGGTAATTGTTTTGTTATTGTATGAACATCATACACAATGCCATTCATGTCCTTTACTGATCTAAAAAACTCAGCATATTCAACAACCATACCGAGTTCTTCGTGCTTTACTATTTTTCCTTTATCCATTAGTATTTACATTTTTGCATTCTTGAGGCAATTCTCTTACCCATTGGAGTGCTCATTAATTCAACTTTAGGAACAATTCCTACTCTTATAAGTTCGATTCGGTCGGCATCAAAACATGCACCAATCGTTATATCTTCACTAATACCGCCTTTAGCATGTAACAAACAGGCAGTATATAATTTTACAAATTGGACAACGGTTAAAAAATCTAACAAACCTTCTGCTCTAAGTTGGTTTACGTATTCTGCTGATCGGTCACCATGCTCATAATCTCCATTGTCTTCCACTCTTTTGCAGTCATGCAAATAAGCAAAAAGATGAACAACTACAGGATCTACACCTTCTTGTAAGGCTAGCATTTCACCGTTCAAATCTACTTCTTTCCAATGGCGTAATCCATGACATGAATTTTCATCCATTACAAATTGAGCCTTTGCTAGCTCAATGATATGTTCTATTTTATCGTTCATAGGTTTTCGAATTTAAGCATACACACTTGTATAGTAACAAATCCTGTTCCTATAAGTCGATGAGGTTGTTCTATGATATTATTGTCTAATAGGAATTCTAACACGCCTTCATTTTCTGACCAGTTTTTAATTGCAATTTCGTTTTCAGCTAAACTCGGATGGTCGACTGATGCTGTTGCAAATGGAAATCCATCGGCACAATCAATCAATTGCATTCGATTATTGCCTGAAGCATATTTACTCATCTGAATTTGCAATGTGTATTGCTGATTTCCATAAAGGGATCTAAATTGGTAGTTCATATCTTTATTTTTTCATTTTTTCTTTATACCAATCTAATTCTAGACACTTAGGACATAGATTACGTTGGTAGAGTCCGTTCTTTGGATTGCCAGTATTAACTAACAAATCTGTGATAGTGATTTCTGTTTCTTGGAAATCTTCATAACATGAACCACACATTATGATTTTAATTTTCTTAGCTCGTTTTGCCATCTTAGTTAGATTCAAATTTTTCTAATACAAAACAAAATTTACCTTCTATTTTAGAAGTAAATGAAGAACTAGTAGAGATTGCAACATGTTGTGCAGTTACAGATTTAAGATCCCAACCTGCTCGGATTAGCTCGTTGATTTTGAATTCGTCATCGGTAATAACAATTTTTTGTAGTGTCATAATTAGATTATTTATCGTATGAATATTTTGGTTTATGTTTGTCCTTTCGATTATAGGTTTTCTTACTCTTTTGAACTGAGCTACGAGAAGCAGACCATATTTCTTGAATTGTAAATTGAACGGTTTTCATAATGTTTTTAATTATAGAGTAAAACTAATCAATTTAGGTGACATATGGAAATAAAATGTGATAAAGTTGTTAACAATTAACTATAAAAAAAGCTCGACCAATAAGTCGAGCTTTGTATATCTTTATGTATAGTTTATTAGAAACGGTAGTTCAAACCGAATGTAGGAGTAGTGAACGGATTTGTTACACCATTGAAACCTACAGTTGTTGTATTTACGGCTGAAGCATTACCTGCTTTTACTGAAGCATATGAGGCAAGATTAGCTACTTGAAGAGTTAAAGATAGATTTTTAGTTACAAAATAATTAGCACCTAAACCTAGATTAGCATTTAACGATTTAGTATCTGCAGCTTTGTCATCATTTGAAGTAATAGATAATTGTGAAAATGTTTTGAAGTGCTCACCAATATTTAAGAAATAACATCTGCCAAATGCACCTACTCCAAAGGAATCAGAGGTTGTTACACCTGCAGTTTTTGTGCTTTGTGTGTTAATTGTTACACCTGCAGCAAATTTATCAGTTAAGAAATATCCTACTGATGGATTGAAATTGAAAGTTTTAACATCATCAGATGTTACGAAATTTACGGTACCTTCTACAAAAGTATCGCCTTTAGAAAATGTTTGAGCATTGCTCGTGGCAAATGCAAAGAATGCAATTGCAATTAAAAGAAATTTTTTCATTTTTGTTTATTTTAAATTTAAGTCCTACTCTATTGACAGTTTTCGGTTCCCTGTTTAATTTATATGATTGGTTTTTAACCGAGTTTCACTATTTAGTTAAGTAAAGATACCCTAAAAGTACAATAGCAACGGCAATAACAAATAAGATAATTCTACCTTTGTCATTTTCTTCTTTAGATTTCTTTATGTACGTATCGATCGGATCAACTTCCCAATACTCTTTAGTTGCAGGTTTGTCAATTTCTGTTTGTACAACTTCTGCTTCCATTTTAGAAACTTGAGTTGCATCAACTTCAATTGTTTTGTAATCAACACCGGTAATAGGAGATTCAGTCATAACTGTTCTTGATTCTTTTTTAGCCTGAGGTTTTGCTTGAATTTTAGCCTTAGGTTGTGTTGGAGTTTTAGCCTGAGAATCTATAGGAAATTCTGTTTTAGGCTTTGCCTTAGGCTTTGGTTTTGATTTCGATTTAGCCTTTTTAATAGGCAGGTTTTCTTGTTCTTGATTCATAATTTTTGTTTTAAAATGGTAGTTCTTCTACCTTTGGTTGTTCAACATTAGGGATTTGTTTGTACCCTTTTTTCTTAAATCTGATTAATAATTTATCAAAATGTTTTTGGTCAGTACATTGTATTGTAACTCCACCTGCATTTTTATGTTGCATACTGAGTATTAATGGATTTTCCATAATTGATTAATTTTATAAGACAAATATAATCAAAATTCCGGTCACCTAGAAATTTTTTATCAATAAGTTATTAACAATTAAATTGTAGCAAATGTCATTGACTTAAATTTTTCTTTATTGTAAATGATGTAAGAATTATTTTCTATCCAATCTCCACAATTCAAATAATGAATTTCATCTATGATTTTATTTTCCGGTTTGTGAATATGTCCGCAGATAACACCTTTACAATCTCGCTTCTTAGCTTGATAAACTAATTGAGATTCGAAAGCTGTAATAAATTTGACTGCACTTTTTACTGAGTCTTTTGCCCATTTTGATATTGATCGCTTATAACCTAATTTCTTTAATAGCCTATCGGTAGTTATTGCAATTTCATATCCTGTAGAACCTAGATGAGCAAGCCACTTCATATTCATTACTCCATCATAAAGGTCACCATGTGTAATATAATACTCGTTCCAAATAAATTCATCAACTATTTGAATATTTCCTATAAACTCGCTAGGTGAATATTCTCTGAGAAATTCATCATGATTACCGGTTACGTAAATAACTTCGGTTCCTTTCTTAGACATTGAAAGAATTTTTCGGATAACGTTAGTATAGTCTTGAGTCCAATAATGTCTTTTCTTTAACAACCAACCGTCAATAAAATCACCAACAATAAAAAGTTTCTTAGGTTGGTATTTTTTAAGGGTTTGTAGAAGTTTTTCTGCATTACATCCTTTACTTCCTAAATGAACATCAGATATAAATAAAGCTTCTACTTTTATAATTTTACTCATATTTTAGTATGTAGCTATTAAGCTGGCTGTTCAGAAAATGAATTTAGTTTTTTAACTAACTGGTCTTCTGTCATTACACCAATTACTCTATCTACAACCTCATCGTTTATTTTGATAATTGTAGCAGGTATATTTCTAATTTGATGTTTAGCTGCTAAATCCGCATCTTCATCAACGTTTATTGCTTCAAATTCCCAGCCTTCTACTAAAGCTTTTGCTCTTTCAAATATAGGTGCATACATTTTGCACGGTCCGCACCAATCTGCGGTAAATCTAATTACTTTTTTGCTCATATTATTGTGGTTGTGTTGAAGGAAATAGGTGGTAGCCTCTTTCCAATGTTATAGCTTCATGCCTTAATGCTGCGCTAATTTCTTCTCGGGTAACGTTTCTTTTGTCTTCAGTTATTCGGTTAGAAATTTCAGCTATTTGAAATGATTCCCATGCAGATATTTCCTCATTTGTCAACTTAGTCATCCAAGTATATAAACCAGGTGACCAATTGATTTGTGGTTTATCTCTTAATTCTGATACATTTATTATCATTAGTTATATGTTGTTGTTCCTGTTGTTGTAGTTGTAGTTCCGTAAGTAATTTTCAATTGTCTAGGACATGCAGTCGACCAACAAGGTTTAGAACCATCATTACCGCAGTGACAGGATGGATATGTATTGTGATTAGGATATATTGGTAGATATGGTTCACCAATAAAAGGATTTTGTGCAGGCTTATTCTTTGCCTCTTCGATGATTTCTTTCAAACCTTTAAGAATTCCTTCAAATTCTTTTACTGGCTCTTCTGGCTTAGCTGAATCTACAACAGAAAAGTAATGTTCTTTGATGAAGTCAATTATTACTTGAGGACTTAGGCCTTTAGCTAAATGAACTTCGCAAATGTTGATAACTTCTCGTTTAGCGATTTCTCGTAAGAATTCGTCGTAAGTTAGTTCTTTAAAGAATTGTGGAGAATTTGTAACAATCTCAGCCGAAAGATAATATTGTGGATCGTCACCAATACCGCAAGTTTTATATTCCATACCTGGATTTTCAGATAATACCTTCTCTTCAACGATTAAAGTTCCAGAAGGAATATTTGTTAGTTTAGTAGTTGTACCACCATGATGAGTGTAATCTCTAATTGTAATATACATTGTTTGTTTATTTTTCGTTTTCGAATTCCTTTTTAAGTCTTAGATAGCTTTCATATCTACGAGTTTTCATATCTTCTTCGCTTCTCTTATTTCTTGCAATTCTTTTCTCAAATTCTTCATCAGTTTCTTCAACCATACGAGTAATTTGATTATGCCAATATCCATGATAGTCAAAGTTTTCATCGTCAACCCAACCAGAATGAATGACGTCATCGTCTTCTAATTGTAAATTTTTGATATGAGACCATTTCATTGGACTGTTGTTATAGCCATGAAATATCTGCTTTTCCTTTTTGATTTTCTTTGGTGATTTTGTATCTTCCATTTTTTAGTAATTTTCTCTGCTACCTGCATTATAAGGCTGAGAACCAGATACTGAAGAATCAACTTTTGCTTGCGTAACAAAATCTTCAGTCATTATGGTTTTCAATTTGATTAAATCTTCTAATTGTTCTTTAGCTACAATTTCTCTTGCATATGCAGTTGCTAATTGAAAAGCTTCTGGTGAAATTGTCCATTTCTTAATACCTTCTAATTCGATTATTTCGACTTGCAACGAAGAAATCATATCGTGAGTTCGTTCGATTGCATTATCTACTAATTCAAGAGCAGCATGAGGTATTGTAATGGTTATCATTAAGCTTTTGATTTAGATTTAGATTTTGCATCATTAATTGCAGATTCTGACATTCTTTCATACGTTCGGCTAACCAGAACGAATATTCTTTTATATGCAGATTTGATTGGTCTGTTTACTAAATTCCAAGTTAAAGAAAATGGCCAATACGACATCCAATTGATGATTTTACTCTTGTTTCTAGACAAGTTAAAATCACTCTCATAAACTGTACTACCTTCAGATTGTTTGGTAACTAAATCAACTAGGTAGAATTTCCATTTTATTAAAGACCATACAATACCTGCAATAAAGTACAAGAGAATGACTCCTATTGATTCGAGAGGATGATTACTAATCCACGTAGCAATGTCGGTTAACTCGGTTCGGCAACCGAAAAAGAAAAGAAGTGCTAAAAATACTACTGTGGTAATTGAAGATGCGATTGAGGTTAATTCCTTATCTTCTAAAATACCCATCATAATACCTATATATGCGAATGTAAGTACGTAAAACCAAATGGTTCCTATTGCTAAAAATGTTATCATATTAAATTAAAATCATGTAAGGTGAAACTTCTGGTTTTGTTTCTAAAGAAACTGTTGGTTCGTTTTGATAAATTTTATCAGAATTGTCTTGTGCAATTAGCTGATTGTATTTTTCATTGTGCCAATCAATTACTACACCGTCGAACATAGATTGATGCATAATTTTTTCTATTTCTGCAACTGCATCTATGCCATAAGTCTTAGCATAATGGTAATAATCTCCTAATGTTTTGTTTTCTTCTCTCATTATATTAAAGGTCTTCCGGTTATTACTTCCCAAGTATCTGCAATTTCCGATAGAATATTTGCAAGAATCTCGTGGTTTTTAAATGATTTCGATATTAGCAAGGCAGAACGTAATTCGTTGATGTCCTTACTGTATTCGTGTAAGTGTGTTAAATATTCTAATGCCGAATCATAATCTTTAGCATCATAAAAGGCAGCTAAATGATGATGTATTCGATGGCATTTAATAGTAGGGCTTACTTTATGCACCAATTGAAATCTAGGCATCAAAACACCTTTTCTATCTTCTACGGTATCATTCCACATTAGTAAAGGTCGAATATGTGGTACAGTATAACCCATTGATTGATAAACTACCAACCATTCTTCGTTTTCGGTGTGTTGTGCAACCGAAAGAATTTCATAAACACCACCTTTATAGTGACGCCATAATTCTCCAGTATTCGGTATCGTCATGTCCATTATTTGATAGGATGTTTTGCTAAGTCAGTATTTAAAGAATCTACCATTTTGATTGCAGCTTCCCATGTAACATCTTTAGATAATTTAATAGTTTCATCTGTGCAATTTTCGATGTCTACATTGATTTCTGGAATTCCATCTGAATATTTACCACTTAAATCATATCGAATAACATGTTTAGGTGCCAGAATATGATGAACTAACACTCCTAATAGGGTTGCAAGTACTCCCATTAAGAAGTACATCCAAGCTTTTTCCATTGATGATAAATTTGAACTCATAGTTTGTTTATTAGTATTTTTGCCATTATCTATTTTATGCTAGTTTAGCGTTAAAGTTTTAATTTCTTCGTTAATTTCTGTCGTTTTATTACAGAAGATAGCAAATTCCATTTGATTGAGTTCTTCGCCCTTAATAGTCTTTTGAGCTAATAATGTAATAATTTTAGCAGGCACATTGCCAGTATCTACATAGGTTTTGTAGATTTTTTCTGTGACTTTAGGTTGAAAAAATGAAAACATACTTTATTTCTTTTTAAATTTATTAAACCATTTTAAATGTACTTATGATATAAATTTGCTATTTTTTGATTAATGCCATAATCAAGTAAAATATAATTCTTACCTTCCATTCCCCAGTTTTCAGTGTTATGTAAATCACAGTCACTAAAATCAAACTCATGAACTTTTGATTTAATACGTCTTACAACTATATTAGGAATTGTTAATAATTCTGTATCATATCTTTTTTGACATACAACACCTAAATACATCCATTTTAATTCTGCTAATGATGTAATATCTTTATACTTATCCCAAATAACTTTCTCATTGAGTCCTTGTAAATAACCTCTTCTGCTTATAGGTATTTTGATAACTACATTCTTGAGTATTATTACAACCCTTGTTGAATACTTAAATGAAAACATATTTTATTTCTTTTTAAATTGTTCAAACCATTTTACAACATCTTCTTTTTCGACTCCAATACCAACCTCATCTTTATCAATAAAACTAAATAAATACTCATTATACTCATTTAATAGGTGTAATTGTTCTTCCTCACTATACAATTTCTTATCTTGTGCTAATTTATAACCTTCAACGAAAGCTTCTCGCAAGTTTTCTATTTCACAATTTCTATCAAATACTCCATATCCTACTTCAAGAGGGTATTTTATTTCAGCAAACTCTTCGATTGTTAATTTTTTATTTTCGCTCATAATTAGATTAATTCAAATTTAGTTAATTTGTCTCTACTCTCTTCTTTGTTAATTCCTATTAAATAGTTCTTAACATTCTTAACAATTAGTTTACTATAGAAAGTACCTATGTAAGCTAAAGTTACTTTTTTCTTTTCGGATGGTCTTTGTGTTAGGTCGATTTTAGCATTTTTAACATCACTAATTGCAGTTAGAATTTGGTTTTTGTAACCGGAATAACCATCGACTAAATTGATAACTCGGTTTGTTAAAATACCATTAACTACAATTCTAATTTGATGAGGCTTTTTACCCTTTAGGTATGAAATTACATATTCGTCATAACCAATATGGGTGAAACCTTCATCAGTCTTTACATATTTGGCAACTTTAAAATTATTTTGCATATCGTATTAGTTTAAATTGATATACAAATATAAGCAAAAAACTCGACATTAAAAAATATCGAGTCTTAAAGTTATTAACAATTATAAGAATAAATCAGGAAATCTAGCCTTTTCTAGTCGTCTGACCATTATGGCATTATATAAATCTAAGTTCCATTTGGCATCAGCTAAAGCATTATGTTCTTCTACTGGAGTAGGACAATTTTCTTGCATCCAATCCGGACCTAATTCACCTTCTTCATCAAAAATTTGTTTTAAATCTCTACAATAAAATGGAAATCCTTTAGGCATATCAATCATTCTGCCAAACAACCAACAAAGAACAACCCAATCATAATCTGCATAGTAGCCATAAAACTCAACTGGAAATAAATGCTTAACATCTTCCCAATTGGCAATAGCTTCCGGATCGTTGATTTGACTGTGCAGATAAACAAAATTCTTTACTCTTTCAGCAATAACTGGTTTAGTAGATCCTTGATTACGTAACAAATAAGCTAAATTCTTAATGTTATAATCACTAACGTCTAATTCAGTAAATGGAAATTCTTTCTCTAAGTTGAGTAAGTCTTGGAATAACTTGGTCAATACATTTGCATTTAACCACTCGTTATTCCAAGCTGCCTCTATGTCAAATTCATTGCAGATTTCATATAAAGTCTCACCGGTTTCTGTTACAATGCCTATCGAGATGAGGTCGATTGTATCTATTGCGGCAGTTTGAATTCCTAAAATTCTTTTGCATTTCTTGAATTCGTGGAATTCAGTGTCTAGAAAAAACTTCATATTAGCAACGCATTAATTCGCCACCCTTACCTGATTGAGGCTCTTTGCCTGGAAATCCGTTGTAAACTGGAAATCCATTAGCAGCACCGAGTTCGGCTAATGTAGGATTTTGACTACCGTCGTTAATAGAAGGTTCTTCCGCAACATGTTCAAAAATACGGTTGAGCTTATTCTTAATCATGTTGGTTTGGTGAATATTCAATTGCTCGCCAGAGGCATCTAAAAATCCATCTAACCAAATAACAAATGTTTGTATTTTGTCCATTCTTTAAATTTTAGTGGTCGACTAAGGACTCGAACCTTCTTCGCTTTATCAGTGCGGTGCTTCCATACAGCTGCCTTCCATTTGTAGTTTTTGTAATACCCTCAGAACTACTAACTGCGCTAACCTACGATTTAGAGGTAAAAGTGTGCATAACTCTAATGAGTAGAGGCATTAACCTGTCTTCGATACTTACCAGTGCACTGACAGAGGTCTTCTTCAATTTATTATATGCTGAATTTACTCATTCAGATTCAATTAATTAGAAATTTTAAAAGTGGACATCGCTTCTCCTTTTTCAACCCTTAACAAATAAATTCCTTTACTTATATTAGTCATGTCCAGTAAATTACCTGATAATTTGACATCTATTTGTTTTCCGGCCATATCATAAACTTTAACTTGGCCATCTTCTAAATTTATGATTTCAAATATCGAAGGCTTTGGATTTATTACCACCATTCCGTATTCATATTCACCAACACCTAGCAGATTAGTATAAACTAACTCAAATCGATTGTTAAATTCACCTTCTTCAGTAGTAAAGGTATATGGTAATGTATGAGTTACTCCATAGTCTTTAATGTAGACGTTATCAATTCCGTCAATAGAATCTAACGTAATTGTGTATGTTTCTGGAATTGCACTAAAATAACCTACTTTCACTACATCGGATATATCAAAATTTCCTCTTGCTTGAATTTTGTATTTAATATCGTTTTCAATAGTATAAAACTTAAGTGCAGATCTACCACCAGGTTGTTTTAAATCCCAACCATCTTCAAAATCTAAAGTAGTAGTATCATTATAATTTATTAATTGTTGTGAGTACAAACCTAATTCAGTACTCATACTAATTCTATATTTTGTTTGGTTGTTATTTTGTAATCTAAAGAAATTAATAGGAGTATCGTTCAAATATCCAGGTGCCATAAAACTCGGTCTAAATACTAAATTTGCTGCATTTTTTGCTTGAATCATAAATCCTTGACAAGATGCAATATATCCACTTGGAGTTTTACCACCAAAAGATGCATTTATACCACCTGATAAATTATAATGAGCATAATCGTTAGTAGAAAAATTCAATAACATTAAACCTGGATATGCTGAACTTAAAGTTCCAGCGTGAGACCAAAAACTTAAAGTGCCAAGTATGTTGTCGATATTAGCATTGATAAAATCGTCAGCAAAAATACTAGATGAGTAAGGATTTCCAACTAAATTAAAGTCGTCAACATTCGATGTAGCATTTGCACTTAATACCATTGGATAGCTAATAATTCCAGCATTTAATCCACCAGTAAAAGAAACAGTTTCGGTTCTTGGAAATATACCATCTGGTTGAACCATTGATGCATATCCTTTACCTGGTATAAAATTATCAGTTTGATTAACCGACAACCAAGCATCACCATCATCATCTTGACCATCAGGACCTGGAGTAATTACTCCATTTAATTGAGTTTGTATGTCGTAAAAATTTTGAGTTTCGAAAGTAAAAGTACGATAATACCACCAATTAGTAGGTAATAATGCTGAGTCAATAACTGCATTTGTTGGTGAAGACCAATATGTGTAATCATAAATTTTTAATGAAGGTGTTGTTCGTTGAACTGTAACATTGCCAGTTGCAGTCGAAGTGTCACTAACTGGAATCAATTTACCGCCAGATCTTACTAATAGAGTTCCAGAAGGATTGACTACAATATCATTAAGAACTTCTACGTAAGCATTATTATTTATAGTCAATGTTGAATTTACTATCAAATTACAAGTAGAAAAACTTGATGCAGCAGTTGCAGTATAAGGACCGTCAATTTGTGCAATGACGGTTAAATTAGGTGATCCGTTTGACCACATTGAACCATTCCATACTGTGGTTATTGTACATGTTGAATTTAGAACATTAACGACTTGATTTAAGTTGTTATATCCGGTAGTAGAATTAAATGCTACATCGGAATTAGCTAAACGAATTGAATATTCAGGTCGGTTTTCTAAATTTTGGTCAGCTAAGTGTAAATGAGCGGTGTATTGTCCATCTGGTAAATCGTTGACTAATGATTCGGATATTGTATGAGTAGCTTTTAGTAATCTTACATCAAGATTTAATAGCTTTTTGTATTCTGTACCATCAGTACTTACAAATACAAGATATGCATTTTTCGGTGATACTACATTTGCATATCCAATATTAGATATGTTCATTGTAAAATCAATAGTAGAACCAACGGTTAGCGTAGTAGAATTTAATTGTAATCGATAACCTAAATTTCTAACAATTTCATCATAGTGACCAGTAGCAATCCATCCACCCCATACATCTGGATGATAATCTCTATTTAATGTTGAGAAATTTAGCTGATTTAATTCAATAACTGCATTTTCTCCGGTTGTTCTAAATCCTCCGTTACAAGGATTATATCCGTTACTCTCTCCGTTCATAGGAAGATATTGAGCAGCATTTGCAATAAAATTATAATCAGAAGTTCCAACCGGAGTAGTACAATTACTAATATTGTAAGTTCCCATATCTCCATATTCATTTAAGAATGCATCGTTATAGAAACCTATACGAGCTGATGGAGTATTTTGGTATGCAGTTGCATCGGTTAATAATGTACTACCATACATTCGTCTTTTTGCTTCTGCGTATCTAACTTGAATTGGAATTTGTGAATTAAAATTAGACAACATTGCATCTACGATTTCCTTTCTATTAAGCCATTGAGTAGAAGTTATGTTGTCTTCGTCGCCTAATTCAGGACTACCTTCAGTATAATACCATTCTCCATATACGCCAATAAATCCACCTTGTAAAGAAACAATAATGTCTTTATTAGCATTAACAATAGGAGCTAATTGCTGTATATGATTTAGTATAGTTTGTTTATTTGGCTGAACGTTAGCCACGTATTGGTCAGTGTAAGCTGGTCGTAATATAACTTTTAGTCCAGCATTTCTGATTCGATTAAAATCAGTTTGTAGGTTAGTTAAATATGCATTGCTAATAGTGGAGTTGTTATTAACAAACTCGCTCAGCATTACATATCGATAGATAACTGTTATTTTATCAGTATTTCGCCAATTTGTTAATGTAGTTTGGTTTACGAAGCTGTAATTACCGGAATTATTTATGTTTTTTGAGTATTTTTGTAATCCTCTTTCTGGATTAGCGATGTTTTCGGTTGATGATGCGTAAGTAACATTTTGTGATACTATATTAACAGAAAACAAAAATAATAATAACACTAATCTAATAAGTTTAGTCGTCATAATATGAGTTTATTATATTTATTTAGGAAATTCAATTTCCCTCATAATAATAACATTATGTTACATTCTTAACATTTTCTTTCTTATGGTCTTTCCAATCTAACCAAAAGCCTATTGCTACAATAATATTCATTCCTAAAGAGGCTGCAATTTCGTAAATGTCTTTATACATGTTCATTGATAGGTGAATATGGCCTATCATCCAAAATGGAATCGCTAGGTTATTCGATATCCATCGTACTAAATAATTTACGAAACTCATTTTAGCATTTAACAACTAATTCACCTGGTTTTCTTTTAGGTGGTGATATTATTGGATGATTGCCATCGTGAATGGCTTGCATAGTTTCGCTAGTTTTTTGATCGACTCCATACGATTTATCGATGTCATAATAGAAAACTAATTTGAGGTGATTTTTGATAATCTCTACTTGTCTATGTGTAATTTCGTTGGTTTCTGATAGTTCAAAAAAACCTTGCAACCAATATGCAAATTCCGTACTTCTCATATTAGTATTTTTTTATTGTGATTATATATTTTCCTTTACCTGTGATTTCTCTTTCGTGACTATCAACTTCTCCGTCTTCTATTAATATTATGATTTTGCCTTCTTCGGTAGGTAACATATCCATTCTGCTGTATTTCTCAGCTATTTCTTTCCCTAATTGAATCATCATTTCAGGAAATTCAACTTCTACTTCTGAAAAATCAGATTCTCGGGTAATTGTTAATGTTTGCATATTTTTTAATTTTCGGTTTCTAATCTTTTAATTACGTCTTTGATATTTAAGAATGATATGATAAGACTTGGTAATCCTAATAGAGCATTACAAAAATCAAACATATATCGATAGGTAGAAAATACACTACCAACAGTTACTTTGTTGTACATTACATAATATGTTAATAGTGCGGTAACACTTCCATAAACAATAAATTGAATCCAAAATCCAAATTTTACATCGATTTGCGAAGCTTTAATTTGTAGCAATCTACTACGTCTTAACAAATTATTGATACGATTTACCTTTCGGCTACTAACAATTTCAGTTTGTTCTTCTGATACGTCATTAGTTAATTTAGCTATACCTGCTAATTGAGGAGAAAAATAGAAGCTGACGAAAACTATTAAGATTCCGGTAAGTATCATAAATCCTACAATTGGCCAACTCACTAATGATAAAAAGTAAATTGAACCTATAACGCCTAAAACTGTTTGAATAACAACAACCATATCGAATTCAAAGAATCTAACAATGTTATTCATTAGGGTTAATCGACCATTGATTTTAGTTGTTTCTACTCCTGCTTCAAGTTGTTTATGCGTTTCAGTAGAAGCAAATTTTCGATAAATGCCAGAAAATACCCTAACATCATATAGTTTACCAAAATAACCTAATGCCATCATCGAACCAAATACTAAGATTAAATACCAAGCGTAATAATAATCTTTTGCCATTAAATGGTCAATTGTATTTCCTAATACTTTAGGTTGTATGATTGTTAAAGCTGAATGTACAGCAAACAAAAAATAAGATAGAAGGATGGTTTTCCAATTAGCTTTAAATATTACCTTTAATTTATTCACCTAATAGTATTTTTATAGTTTTGTCGTATTCGTATTTTTTACCTTCTACTAAAATATTAGAAAGAACGGTCAATCCGCTTAATATTTGTTCGTATTCTTCGATAGTTCTAGCATTTGTACCATCTGGTAATCTGCGATAAAATATATCACCAGTTTCTACGTCAAAGAGAACTACGTCGTTCTCGAATTTTTGTCTAATCCCAATCGTTTGCATATTCTATATTTTATTGAATGTAGATGTAACTTAAATAAAGCCCAGCTACTTATTTCTTTAATTACTTGTTTTTTTATTTCAAATTCTGCTTTATCGATAGTAAAATCTAAAGGTTCAACCATTTCGTATTTACTAGCATCTACCATTGTAGTTGGTAATTCCGTAATTATTGGATCTGTCTTTACTGACATATCGTATTTTACCTTCTTGGATGTAGGTGGTAAATCTCCTAAGCATTTATTACCCCAATCGATATAGAATTGTTTATCATAACATATTTTATCTAAGAACTCGGATTTTGACAAAATGTCAAATCTGTTTGAGTGAATTACCGGATGGTTGTTATGATAGTATAAATATTTTTGATATGCTTCTTCCACCTTAGTTGCCATAAGAGTTAATGAATTTGAAATCTTCTCGTATTTGCATCAGGATTTTACCTAGCATATTTTCTCCTTCTCCTTCACAAACACCCCAAAATGTATCTTTCCAATGGTTACCTTCAACTAGTAGTTTATCGCCAGTGTCTAATAGCCATCTACGAATACCTTTGTTTCTGTAGAATTTATCAAAAATTACAGCGTACATTACTTCGACTCTGACTTCGTTCCAATCTGGTCTTAGTTTAATAGTTCGACCGAGGGCTTTTGCTTCTTTAGGAGAAATATGAACAAATTGGAGACGTTCGTCTCTATCTAAAGTTTTTGCTGCCATAAAGGCATTTTCTGTTGATGGGTACATTACACCTTCATAATAAACTGGACATTCATGGAAATTTGATAGCCATCGATATCCACCAAAAAATCCATTGATTTCTTTGTCGCTCCATACAATGTAATCTCTCATCACACCGCCTATTTCATGTCCTTTAATATTCATTATCTAATTGATTTTGTTAAATGTAATTGTTCGTAATAAAAATTATCTGCTGAACCTGGAGTAATAACGATAGTAGACCATTCAGTAAGAGTCATAGCTTTGCTGCCATCTGACATTTCGGTGTCGTTGATTTCTCGATTTGCAATTAAATAGTGAAGGCCTTTCTCTCTAATCGTATTTTGCCTACCAAATAAAATGGTATCATCATCAGCAATTAGTCGAGGATGTACAAATACTTGAATTCTATCTAGTAAATTACCTACATAATAAATATTAGTTTCACCAGAATTGACAGGATTAAAATGAGCAAAAGAAGACATTTCCATAATAATAGAAGCCATTTTGTAATTAACAACAATAAACTTATATGGTGGCTTGCCATTATTTAGCGCAGTCTTAATGATGTATTCTTCGAAACCTTTTAGGTTATGAATTTTCCTAGTGAACTTATAGCCGAATAGTTTAGTAATCAACTTCTTCAACCATTGCCATTTTACCTTAACTGATTGCTTAGTAAGATTTCCTAAAATACACATACCTTGATAGCAATTATGTTCTAGCTTTTCGTCTATTCTATCAGCTAATTGTTTTCTTAGAACTGAATGCATATCAGGAATTTGAGATAACATCTCTGGTGTATATTGTTGAACTAAAGTTTCTTTGTTCATTGAGTATTGCACATCCTTAGTATTCCAATACCCGTCACCATATCGATAGTTACCATGAGTGCCTACTACTTTTTGCTTAGATATTAAATCAAATAACCGCATACATTTTTTCTAAATTAGTGGTTTCTACTTTCTTGCATTTCTCGATTGGGTACCAAGAGTTACCAATGATGTTATTCATTGCTGACCAATCTCCTCTTAATTCAAGTTCATGCTCACGAATTCCAACTACCGTAAACTTTTCTGTTGCATAGTAATCCGTAAGCACTTCATCAAATAATTGTACGTCTGTATATTTCATTATGCAAATCTAAATTGTTTAAGGAATGTGCGCAAGAAAACTATTGTATCTGCATCATCACCGAATTGTTTCTTCCATTCGATAAATTCTATTTCTCGATATTCATCTAAGTCTTCAGGTCCTCTGCCGTTATGGAATTTCATTGGCACTAAGTCAGGATAGGTTTCTTTGTCCCATACTCTATCGTCAACTAAAAATACTATGGCTGTCATTTGATCGCCTAAATCCGGCTCATAAAACTTTGCTAACTTAATGTTGTTTTGTAACAACGTAGTCAAATGCTGATTAAGAGTTCCTTGAGTATATTGATTAGTATTTGTAGTACCACCGTTCAATACAATAACCGTTTTGTCGTATCTTGACCATCTCCAATAAGCACTGGTATCACTAAATTCATTTGCATACTCAATAGCCGCATGCATAAATTGAATACCGCCTTGCATTCCAGTTAATTGGTAAGGCACTAAGCCATACATTCTATATTTTCTATCTTCCATTTAATTTTGCGTATCGGTTAACAATTTCGTCTTTGAAAAGTAAAACGGCAATCAAAGCAGCACCATCAGGGTAATGTTGAGCAATTTTATCTTTTAGTTCTTTTACCTTACCTTCAAATAATTTACCGGTAAGTTCATATCTCACTAAGTCTTGTGCACACAATATCATATCTTCGTCAATGATATTATGCAAATCAACTTTCCATTCTGCAATTAATTCGTCGTCGTTCATTATAGTATTTCGTCAATTACACCTAATTTTTTTGCTTCTTCACTATCCATAAACCAATCTTTTTTAGTTTTATAGATACGCTCTAATTTCTTTTGAGTGATTTTTGTGCTACTCAAAGTTACATCTTCAATTAAAGCTTGTAATCTTTTTGCTTCAATAATTTCCTCTTCCATTTCTTTTACTTTACCAATAGCACCTGAAGATACTTGGTGATATAAGTAAGTTGAACGAGGATATCCAAATCTTTTGTGACCGGAAATAGAAATTAAGAATCCACAGGACATAGCACATCCAGTTACGATTGTGTGGATAGGCACTGTACTCGCTTTCATTAAGCTAATTAAGCCCATACATTGATAAACATAACCGCCATAAGAATCAATATACATCTTAATAGGTTTTGTTTCGTAAGTTAAATCGTAAGCCGCATAGATTTTCTTTAGCTTCTCGTCATCTTCGTTGATTGCAATGATAGCTCTAGATAGAGTATTAATGGAATCTTGGTCAACTTGTTTAGATAGGAAAATGTTGCGGTTAAGAGGTTCTGGTAAACTTATTGCTGACATAAATTGAGTTTAATGATTAATCTTCGTCTTCGTCTTCTTCGTCTTCTTCTGGTGCTTGATTCCAAAATTCGGTAAATCCAAATTCAGTTCCAAACATCTTAAGGATAAAATTCATTTCTTCTGATGTGATGTCTTCTACATCTACTTCAGCTAAAAGAGCATTACCGTTCGAATATTCAATTCCTTCATTTGTACCTACATAAATTTCAAAGTCTAGTTTTTTCTGCTCTAAACGAGATTTCCAATCTTCATATTCATTTGCAGTGGTAACTACAAATCCTTGAATATCCATTTCATCGGCCCAGTTAGAAGACCAAGTAAGCAACACATTTTTGTTTCCTGACATATTTATAATTATTTGTTTATTTACATAATTTTAGGCATAACCTAAAGTATTTTTCTCCTGGTCGATCTGAATAAAAGTAAAAATCAACATAATCCCAACTTCGATTTTCTAATGCTATTCTAACGCTGGATTCTAGATAGTCGTCATCTACTAAAGTAATTAAAAAATTGTATTCTCTAATAAATATTTGTTTAGATTTTACATACATCTTGTAATTACGACTAGGTGTAATAATAGAAATAGTATTTGTATGTTTGTCTTCGTAAAAAACAACTTCACCGTGAACCGGTAAAATATCCCAACCTTCAGCGGTTCTTACGTCGATGGATTCAAATTCAAATCTCTTTTCTTGACTAAATGCCAATGAAGAAATTACGAATAAAATTACAAATATTAAGTTTCTCATATAAGTGTTATATGTTGATGTTAATCCATTGTTTCTAAGACGTCTAACATAAATTGCATACCTACGGTAGCTGGTAATTGAATGTGTTGAAATACCTTCTGAACATAAGTCGGAATTTCAAATCCTAATTCTCCAGGATCTACACAATAAATAGGAGTGTTAGGTTTAGTGTGGAATGGAATTTCGTTTGCTGGAGAAACTAACATAGAAGTTCCAATGATAATACACACATCACATTCTCTTGCTGCGTTGATAGCTTTGTCTGTATCTTTCTCATTTAAACCTTCACCAAACCAAACAATATGAGGACGTAATTGTGAACCTTTCTCGCATTTATCACCGATTAGAGTATCTTTGTCTGTATCGTAGACCAACGAAGAATTTAAACTCGAACGAACTTTAGTCAACTCACCATGCAAATGGACTACATTCGTAGAACCAGCTCGTTCATGCAAATTATCAACATTCTGAGTCACTACGGTGACATTGAAAAGAGTTTCTAATTGAGCAATTATTAAATGAGCTTCATTTGGCTCTACTGTCTTTAATTGTGCTCTACGTTTATTGTAGAAATCTAGCACCTTTTCTCGGTCTTTTCTCCAAGCGTTTGGCGTTGCTACATCTTCGATTTTGACGTTTTCCCAAAGCGCATTCTGTCCATCTCTAAAGGTTTCTACTCCACTTTCTTTTGATACTCCAGCACCTGAAAATATCAGCAATTTTTTCTTTTCCATTATCTATAACCTGCTTTATATTCTGCGTCTTCTAATTTGTCGGATAATCTACTTGCATGAACTGATGGATAAAATTCATCATAAGTAGTTTCCGGTGCAGGTTTAAATCGATTTGAGGTTGCCGACATAATTCCTTTACCATTTCTACCATCCATTTCAACAAATAAGATAACTACCAATTGGGTATTATGTGTTCCATTAGGCACTAACTTCATGTCAACAAGCGTTCCGATTCGGCCGTCTTCGTAAAGAACTCTTTCGCCGATTTTAATTTCTATTAATGAACTCATATCGTTTTAAATTTAGCATCGTTAAACAGTTCATCATAATTTGGTTCGTCGTAATCTACTCGCTCTGCATGTGGTTGAATGTCCAACCAATCCATATCATTTTTAATCCAATCCAACGCAATGTCTGGATTTAAAGTAGATTCATAATATTCTCGATACTTATTAGCTTCGATTTTATCATCGCCTTTGAAGTTTTTGATGTCAACGATAAAGGGTGCATAATGTTTTGCTCTATTGTGAGCAACTATCCTAATTGGCACTAAAAATTTATGACCGTTAGGAAATTTGATTTTGATATACTCTTGCATAGCTTAATATTTAATAATCATCGAAAGGCTGTCACCAACTTCTTTGTTTTCATTTACACGAACCCAAACATTAGTTCCTTTTAAGTGACATTTCCAATAAGGACTTACCTGTAAAGTATTGTCCTTTCCTGATGCATGATAATCTACGCTATCAATAGCAAAAGTTTTACTGTTTTCTTTGAATTGATGTTTGCTCGCATTTTCTACGCTAGAAATAAATACTTTCATGCATAAACCTAATGACATTAAACATAACCCAATTAATACCCAAATTGTAGCTCTATTCATAATTTTCTATTTTATATGTTAACCGAATTCAATCATTCCATCCGGATGATTAATCCAAAATTCTTTTAATTTCTCCATTCCAAATTCAGAGATTTCACATTTACCTTCAGCATAATCTAAAGTTTCTTGTAAAGAAAACAACATATCATCTGGATATCCGTAGATTCGAAAAAGGTCGTGAGGTAATTCATCAGTAGATTCATAGAATCCTCGACCTTCAAGATAATAACCTACTTTCATACTCAATTCCATGCTTTTCGAGAATATCCAATCATCAGTAAATTCTCCTATTTTCAGCATTTCTAACATTTCGGTTAGAGTTGGCTTTTGAGATTCTGCCCATTCCGGAGTCCATTCTGGATATGCCTCGAGTAAATCTTGGTCAAAAGATTCTCTATCGTTAATTAGCCTTTCAACAAAGCTCATTTCCTTCTCGTAAGCTTTTACTACTTTTTGTATAGCTTCTTCTCGAGTAAATCCTTTTACTTTTTTATGAAACCAAGTATGACATCCCATATTATTCAGTTGTTAAGTTTTTAATTTTCTTATAGTTTTTGATAATTCGACCAAATTGTGCAATTGATATAAAATCTTCGGTAGAAACTTCATCAGGTTTTAATCCATGAGGTGCAGTTTCTGGCATTTTAAATACGATACTACCCTTTTCGAATCTCATTAAGTCTTCTAATTCGACCATATAAAAATCTGATAGTCTTTCTAATTCCATTAACGTAGGCTCTGTCATTATCTATTGAATTTAAAAGATTTATCTAGATTGTTTAAATCAAAATCAGCTAGCATGTTATCAGCAGCACCAAAGATTTGTAGCATATCAAAGATTCCTTGGTCTTTCCAATCTTGAATTTGACGGTCACGTTTTACTGGTCGCATATCACCTAGTTGATGAAATCTCATGTGATTTTTACAAATAAGAGCCACGGTATCTGGATCTGCATTGTTTTGAGTACAAAAAGCTCTAACTTGCATATTGTCCATAATCAATGTGAATGCAACATCATCATGTCCTGGAGAAGTAGGAAATCCAGTTTTAGGATTTTGTTTTACTGTATCGAATTTTGCAATATCATGTAGAACTCCTGCCATAATTAAATTAGGATTGCCGGTAGGAATTAGCCTATCCGTAACAATTTGAATGTGATGAAAAGCACTTGGCTCAGGATGAAAATCCGGACGCTCTCTAAGAAATTTCAATTGCTCTAACTTACGTTTGATAATGTGAGGAGCAGTATCGACGATTTGAGTAAAGTTCATAATAGTTTTATTTATAAGACAAATATAACAAAAAACCTCGATACTAGAAAATATCGAGGCTTAAAGTTGTTAACAATTTTACAAGCTTAGCAGCAAGTATTTTAGTTGTTGTTCGGTCAGATTGTATCTGCTTTCACCATATACATAATCAATATAGAAAAAATGATTAGAAGGAAATGACATTGGCATAACTGGTATTATATCTGAAGCGAGAGATTTAGCAGATCCTCGGAGTCTTTCAGCTCTTTCTAATGCCCGGTTTTCATCTATTTCGGATTGATTAAATTTTAGCCATTGTTTCATCCATTGATTAATTACCGAATTGTTACATTCAGTAAATTCAATATCAACTTTAGCAGTCATTACATTTTCAAAATTTTCAACTGGCTCAAACTCATTACCTAAATCACTAAAGGCTTGTATAAATCGCCAATGAGTAATAATTGACTTTATAGAATCAAAAGAGATTTGACCGGTAGATAGTAAAGTAAACATTGGATTTCCATCTACTCTAGAATTACCAATAAATTCTACTTTAAATTCTTGACCTGATCGAGGCATTTGGATATGTCGATACTTTCCTTTTTGTGTATCTAAAAGCTCCCAGCCATATTTATATTTGACCGGAACTTTTATTTTAATGACTTTATTGAACATGACTTTTTATTTTATTCGTCCCATTCAACTGATGGACATTGTTTTTCGTAAACCGCTTTGATGTACTCAATAATCATCCATTTTTTTTCTGGTCTAGGTTTTCTACTAATAATATAACCATCTTCATCTCTAATAACCAAAGCTTCATATTGACGATTTTCATAGTCAGTGTGCAATTTCATTCCATACCATACTAATCCAACGATTACTGCTATTGCCACCACCATACAACCTAAAAATGCCATATTTTCTAAGACTGAATTTTTAGTAAATGTTATAAATAGACTAGCTAATGAAACTAGTGGAGTTAGTACACAAAATATGCAAATCCACATAAAAGCACCACATGCCATTTTAGCAAATAGATTGGCGTTCTTAAATTCATAAGATTCCCATAACATCCAAGGCAATCCAAGGACTACCGTTGGCAAAATTAGCATATACATGGCCACTACTTTCCAAAAGTAAGGACATAAATTATTAGGCATTTTGTCTTCGTTATAGAACCAACGATACAACCTAGATGTGTAAGAAGATTTTTTTAATTTCATAATAGGGATATTAATAAGTATTCTTTTGGTAGGCCGTTAATTTTTTCACCACCAAATTTAATGATTGTTGAAGCCGGATATTCAATAGTTGAACCAGATTTTATCATATCTCTTAAATTACTGTAAGGATCGTGTATAGTAGCAGTATTGATATTTGTATTGCAACCAGCGATTGGAGCATTACTAGAACCTGTCAAATTATTATCTAAATAATTTTCAAAATCAACTTTAACATTATCGTAAGACTTAACATTTGAATCGACATAATCTTTCGTAGAAAATAAATCAGCAAAATTTCTTTCGGTCATTTTATCAAATTCTAAATCTGCGTGATTAGTCCAATCAGTTTCATCGGTTACCGACATCGAGAAAAACTCAGCAGTTCGCAAAGAATTTCCTCTTTGATTATTACCTATATTGGCAACATCAACAATGATTTGTAGTTTTTCTGCTCGGCTATTCCAACTACCATTAATCTTCTTGTTGAATGCGTCGATTTGTCCATATAGACCTCTGCCAATTTTCATAGGTCTTCCACTACTTCGATTTGAAGATTCCGGAAGAACTAACAATGTATCACAGCTAAGCAAATCATCGTGACTGTACTTAGTTGTACCTTTGTACTCTACTATTTCAATAGGTAGAGTTTTTAAATACGATCTAACTCGCTCCACCAAATGTGGCGAAGCGTTATTAGATTTCGCAAAGTATACTCTTTTCATAACTGATTACTCAGCTGAATCAGTAAACCATTCTTTAACGATAGCTTCTGCTTCGCTAAGTTCGATGCCTTTCAATTTGATTTGCATCTTTAAAGAGTGCAATTCAGCAACCCATTTAGTAGCATCGAAGTTTTTTGCACCTGGTCTCAAAGAGTCAGATGTTTCTGGAGCCATATCAACTAAGTTGTTGATTTTGAATTCCAAATTCAATTTTTCCTTTTTCAATTTGTCAACTAATCCACTAGCTTCTAAAGATGCTAATTGTGACAGGTTTGACGCTCTTGTTTCTTTGATTGTTGAATCCGAAGCACTCAAGTTTTGAGTAAATTTGTTTCCTTTTAATTCTGGTGATTTTCCCATGATTTTCTTTATTTAATTTGTTAGATTTGATTATTATATGTGAATTTGTTTTATTAGTTTCTGCCTTTAACTTTATTGTTAATAATTAACTTCAACTCCTAAGAAGAAGCTTAAATCTGAAGGACTTGGCTTCATATGGATTGATTGTTCCGGAAAGTGCCATACTTTGCCTTTTGAATCCGTAATGTCAAATTTGCCATTTACATAATCCACAATTTCATCAACGGTAAATTCTTTAATGGTTTGACGATATTGGTCAACTACTAAAATTCCTCGAAAAGTTTCGTGCATTTTTAAAATACCACCTTCGGAATTTAGTAAGTCAAGCGTTTCTAATTTTTTACTTTGCATATTTTGTGTTTTTAATGGGTTGCTTAGAATTACTCTAAGTTTTTCGTTTAATTGACTATTCAGTTCTCCGGATATATCATGAGCATCTCGATCACCACTCATCCATCTACTATCAAACATCTCATCATACAACCAAATTAATTTTCGGCAATTACATCCTTGCTGAACTGTTTTGCAGGCTTCAATATTTCTACTGATCCAAAGGCCGATGTCTCTTTTATTTAAAGCAACATGTGGCTTGACATTACTCTGGTTTTCCAATTTGTCTGTAGATTTTTTCAACATAATTTTTGTCTTGAGTTAGTATTGGCATTTCGTTATCAATAATCCATTTAGAACGATAATAGAATTCATAAGGTGTCTCTCCTGTAACCTGGTCCATATACATATGTTCACGACCTTCAGGAATTTGTACTCCAAATGATTTTTCGCCTTTCTTTTTATAGAAGGTATCTCTCGTTTTAATGATAGCAGCACCTCTTTTAAATCGAGTAGGAAAGTCATTCCAATTAACACCTTTGTCCATCATCAGATCTTGCATTTTGTCACACTTAACTCCATGAAGTTGAGATGTTGAAAACATAGATTGAGCTGCCATAGAAACTGAGTTTCTAGTTGCATCTTGTTGTCTCCAAATAAAGTAATTAACTACCTCATCGATATGAGGTATTACAAATACTCTCGCATCGAATGTTGCAAGTGGAATTTGTTCAATGTCTTCAGTATCAAGAAGTACTTTTGAAGTAGCTCTCATAGTTCTTAGTTGATTGAATTTTGCAGTTGCAAGTGAAGCTGCAATTGAGCACATTTTCTGTAGATTGTAATCAAACCATGCAGATGTGTCTTTAGTATCATAATCAGTCAACCAGATTGAAATCTCATCGGATTGAACATAACCCATCTTAGCACCTTGAATGTTTTCACATAGGTACTTAGTGGTTTCATTCATATCATCAAGAAGTCCTTGGTCATATGGCTTATTAAGTCCACGAGTGTATGTATGAAATGCTTTTCCATCAATACGAATCAGTATGTTGTTTCTACGAGTTAGATATGTTCTAGTCCTATCTTCATAGAAGGACTTCATTCTATCTCCTAGTGAGTCTTTTGATTTTTTCATAATAGTTATATGATTAATTTAGAAAGGTAATTCATTAATAGGAAACACATGACATGCATTTACTGATACTTTTCTTGATTCAGGAGTAAAAGGTTTATCAATTACACCCCAAAGTCCTTTACGAGTTTCTACATTGTTTAATCTTACCTTATGAGTTTCCTCATTTACTGCTTCGGCTATTCCTTTAGCAATCCACACATGTCCGCTTGATTGCTGTGAATATCCATAAAGTCTACCGATTTCAATGTCGTTTCCTAATGCGTCTTTTGCCATTCTGATAATTTTGTGTGGAGTTGTTCTATCTCCAAGTTAGTTAAATTTGATTTTTTACCGTTGATGTCTACCGTGCAGGCAACAACGTTATTGTCTAAATAGCCAATAGCTGAATCTACCCTATCAATACTTCGACTTAAGAGTCCGTCTGGTTCAAATTTCACACCCGTATAGAAACATCTCTTAGTGGTAAGTAGTTTCTTAACTGCTCTAAATGATAGGTTAAATTCGATTCCTCGTGAACCTGCAGATTGATGCAATTTGATGAGCTTATTTGCTATGTCTAGATCCGTAAGTATTTCCTTAGGTTCAGATTTTATTTTATCAGCTTTTGCCATATTATTTAATGTTTTCCTCGTAAGTTGTTTTACCAGATTTTTGAGAAGATATCGTTTCACCTTTTGATGTAAAATAATGCCAACGATTTCCATCAATAAATCGATAAACCTTTACACCGTCTTTAGTAAACAGATATTCAACATGAAAGCCATTGCCTTCTATAGATGTTGATTGTGCTGGTTTGTAGTCCATGCAAGATGTTGCTAATACTGCAACCGCAAATAATAAGATTAGATTTTTCATTAGTTTAATTTTTTAAAAAAGTTAATATCTTCAAATTCTTCGGTTAATTGTAGCATTTTATAGATTTCATCGAGTTCGTCTTTAGTTAAATCGTTAATAGATTTACTATCAGATTTGTCCTTAGAAAAGATTTCATGTTTGTGAATGAATGCCGAAGTTACTCGTTGCATTTCTTTCGCTTGTTCCTTACGTTTTTTCATGATTGCTCTACGTAATTCTAAACGGTAGATTTCCCATCGTTCGCTAAAATTGTACCATTCAGATTCATTCATTTCAGTAGCATACATTCCTTTACCTCTACATTTATTTGCAGTAAAATCAGAACCTACAATCGAAGCAACTAAATTGACCATCATTTGTTTATTGTCAAGTGTTACTTTATAAATGATACGTCTGGTTCTAGCTTCTGGTGCTACATCGCTGATTCGTAAGTCGTACTTTTCTAAGAATGCAGTTAGCATTTTAGTAGCAGTTTCTTGTTCACCACCTACTCCTTGAACTGCAAGTGCATGAAGTTTTTGTCCTAATTTGATAATTTTTTCTGTTGCCATGATTACGAATTTATAGCTTTACAAACCCATGATTGAGAAACATTAAGTCGAGATGCAATAACTGAGGTTGTAAGATTTTCGTTGAAGAACAAATCTTTGGCCATTTGTGTTTTTGTGATTTTCATATTTGTATTAGTTTAATTTGATATACAAATATAAGCAAAAAACTCGACATTAAAAAATGTCGAGTCATAAAGTTATTAACAATTTATCTTCGACTGTAGACTTTTTGCATTTCTTCGTAAGTCTCAAATATATTATCAGTAGGTTCTTGCTTATTTGAATAAATTTCAATAGCTAGATTTTCTTTGATATATTGAACTGCATTCTTACGAATATCTACTTTACCCTTTTGAATGTGTGCATATCTATTATAACCTGCGATTTCAAAATTAGTTAAACTTTCTTTGACTTCTCTTCTGTGGTCATTTTTTAACTTACAATTTGAGTATCTCGAAGTGTACATCAAATTACGAAGTAACTCTATGTTTGTATCTGTATTTGTAAATTGAGGATTCACTCTTTCGCCTTGGTCTTTATCTGAAGCCAAGTAATTTTCTTTAACTACTTTGTTTGATAGAGGATAGTCATCAAGTCTGAATTTACCGTTTGGCATTTCATAAGCAAAGAATGCTCTTTCAGGAGTTTCATCGATATATTTTAAATGCGTTGTGGTTCGAGAATATCCATAACCGTATTGAATCTTCGTACTTAAGGTAGCAATATTGAATGTTCCGAGGTAAACCATTACGTTACCTTGCTTACAAATTGCACTAATTACTCTATCGCCTGGAGTTAATTGCTTAACTGAATAAGTTTTAGCTTCTTCTTTCTCTTTTTTGTCATGAAGCATTTCCATGTAATCTAAAGTATCAGCTCTCACTAAGACCATTGAACCACCTTGCATAATTTCTTCAACAAAAGTAATAGGATTCTTAATTACTCCATACTCTAATTGTATTTTGTCAAGCGGCAATTGGTAAAAATCTACCCAAATGTTTTTTGGTAAGTCCGGATGAGCCAATTGAAATCCTTGGTCATTCCATGAAACGATTTTGACATCGGTCATTGGTTCGTTCTTGAAAGGCACTGTATTTTTGTCCTTTGTTTTACGTACTCTTAAACCGATATGTACGTCTTTTAAAATTCGATAGCTACAATTCATATTTTTAGTTTTCTTGAATTCCAAATGTTAAACCTCTATTATACCATCCGCTTCCAGATAGGCAATACTTGACATCATCTTTGTAATAAGTCATCCAAAAATCCCAATCCCATCCATTTGAATCAAAATCACCTTCCTCAAATCCATTCTCTTTAAGTATTTTAGAAGCTTCTTCCGGTGACATTAACGTCGATGTTTTAAATTCAGTTATCTCTCCAGTTAAAACTTTAAGCAATTGTTCTTTAAACTCTTCCATATTATTTGTCTTGAATGTCCATATAACCAACGATACAACCTACTCCAGTAAATGTTGCAGCAGTATAGATAACTTCCGCTTTGCCGATAGGTTCCCAATTACAATTTATCATCTTGATGATGCATTTTACTTCTCCTACTAATAAGGCTATCGATATAGCCAATACAATAATTCCTCCAATTAATCCAGTTTTTCTCATAATATTTGATTTTAATATTTTACTAATGATACAAGTACAATGTGACCTGCAGTTGCTTGACTACTGATGATATAACCTTTCTTTAGGTAACCATTTACTTTTGATTGGTCACTACCAAATCCATCAACTCCAATTTGCAAGTAAACTTGCGATTTAGGCTGAGCTGGTTTGATAGTAATTAAATTTTGTACTGCTGGTGTTGCAGCAACTGAGACGATAAGAACGATTCCTAAAAGAAATCCGATGAGTGCGTTTTTCATAATGATTAATTTTGATATGTAAAAGTAATCAATCTAGACGACAATGTGAAATGAATTTGTATAAAGTTATTAACAAAATTCAATTATCTCATAATCATCTAGACTGAGTCTAGGTTCAGCAATTTCTGGTTCATGAAACTTTAAACATTCGTGAATGTACTTTGAATGGTCAATCCATTTTTCGTTTGCATAACCTAATGTAAGGTGAAAGCTGAAATATGGAATTCTACTAGTTCCGCAAATTTCACGTATAGATTCAGCATCCGGTGACCATACTCGTAACCACCAGTGTTCACCGTTGGTTCTTGGTGAAGGGTCTATATAAAATACTATTTCTTTTTTATCAAACAACTTAGCGCCTTCGTCAAAATTAGGAGTTTCCCTTTCCGAATCATTAATGAAAGTAACGTGAGAACCTCTGATAGGTTTGTTTAATTCTAAGTTGAATCGCTTTTTAATAAACCATGCATAATAGTTGTGCAGCTCGTCATTAGTCAAAATGACAGCTACTCGTTTCCAAGAAGCTTGTGCGTTGTGCTTCTTTGTTTTATTAGGAGGCTGGAATTCCATCACTCCTTTGACCTTTATTAACTTACTCATTATTTGGTTAGTTTTGAGTTAGCAACGTTAAGAGTTTTGATTTCTCGTTTAAGCTGAGTTAAGTTTTTGATTACCGCTTTACGATTCCAATTATTGACTGCCATTTCCTTTTTGTATTTTTGCATCTTAGTAGAATTTCTAATAGACAATACAATAGAATATTTAGTAGAGTACAATTTTAGCTTTTCGGCCTTTAAGATTCTTTCGTATTCTGCATCGAACTTGCGAATTATACGAGGACGTTCTAATTCGAGGTTGTTCAAATTCATAAGGTTAATGTAACGTTCGTTTAGCTTGTCTTTGAGGATTTCTAATAGAGTCATGATAATCGTTTTTAATTATAAAGTAAAACTAATCAATTTAGACGATATATGAAAATAAAAATGAAGCTATTTTTTGAAAGTTATTAACAATTAGGCCTTTACTAATTTGTTTGATTCCCATTTGAATTCACCAAAGATGATACCGTCGACGATTGTATTTTCTTTAACGATATCTAAGAAGTGGCTTAAGTAAATTTCTACCGTCCAACCTTCAGGAGTTATTACAGATGCCCAGTTTTGACTTTGACCAAATCTCCAGGATTCTAATTGCCAACCGCCTCGGAATTCTTCAGTATGAATTTGTATTACTGGCATTGGCAAATACTCTTTCTTTTCGTAATCATATGCATTACCCCAATCAATAAAAGATTTTGGCAATTCTCCTTTCTGTGTTAGCTTTGCGAGAAAGCCGGTTTCAGGTTCGTTAGGATATCGTTGACTTGCAGGTCTTACTTTTAAAAGATATTCGTTTTCTTGTAGCTTATAGCCTAGTTCGTATAGTCTCATATATTAAATCTTTTCATTACTTTCATTCGGTCAATTTCAAAGGCCATTTGTTCTAATGATTTCGTATCAAAAATAACTTGATTAGTTTTAGAATCCATCATAACTCTATCATATTCACCAGTAGCCTTATTACGAGTAACAAAGCAATGAATATTTTTTAAAGCATCTTTATTAAGACCATTGTCGGTTTGAGCATAATTAGTGCTAGATTTATCGTGAAACCATTCATGAGTATCAGACTCAAAATATAGGCCATCGTGTTCTAAAAATTGATTTCTTTCTTCCATTTATTGATTAGTGTTTTCGAAAATAATGATTTGGTTGTTCACAAAAGCATATTGTCGATGCTGTGCCTCGATTTTTTTGTCTAGGTATTTTTCAGTTTTGCTTTTCTGAGTTAATCTCGTTGATGAACATCCAGTTACCAACATTGCAATAAGTAAATATTTCCACATAATTAAATTGTTATTCCATTAACACTAATTGATCGTATCGATTGGTCACCTCGTAATTTTGCAAGATAAGCACCAACATTTTTGATATTGTCGTAAGTTACCGAATAACCGGAATAGTAAACTTTAACGACTGAACCGCCTAATGTTTTAGAAAGAGGATTGGTTCTCATGAAAGGTTTTGGATTGTAATTTGACATAATTTATTTTTTATGGGATTTGAAAGTAAATGAAGCTGGCCATGTTCTATCATCATCAGATTCGAAATTTGTAACGTCGACCAATTCAAAACGATATTCTGTAGTTTGCAGATTAGCCTTTTCGATTACATCGGCTAATTGCATTGTACTTTCCTGTTCCCAATAACGTAAGTTGTATGTTCTCATATAATTACATTCACAAGAATCTTCGGTATTTGGATTACAAGAAGTCATTGAATTACCAATGTTTTGCTTTTCGGTTTCAGTAAATTCACATAAGATAGCCAAATCTGGATGTGAACTCGGAATTGTATAATTTTTCATTTGATTAATTTTATAAGACAAATATAATCAATACGTGTGATACCTGAAAATAAATTTACATAAAGTTGTTAACAATTTAATACAACAAAAGGCTTACCGTAAAGCAAGCCTTTGAATGAGTTTTGTTCGTTTATGTGAAAATTACTGCATATAAACCTACAGCTATACTTGCACCGATGATTCCTCCATAGGTACCAAAATTAATATCTTCTTCACTCCATGGTGCTTTATATTTAGCTCCATAATACCACTCACGAACCCAGTTTACTGCTTTAGCACCGAATCCACCAACAAATACTTGAAATAATATTGGAGTGTCTGCTAAATGCATAAAATTTAACATTAGCAATATACAAGGAATAGTTAGAACTAGTGAATATAAGAAATGCTTGTGATAATTTTGTTTAATGAAATCTTTCGTTAAAAAGAATTTCATGTCAGTAAAGAATTTAATGATTCCATCTCTTAACATTGGCCAAATTGTTATTTCCATAATATTTAATTTTTTTAAAGCACCTAAATTAATTAGATTTGCTTTAATTATCTATCTAAATATGGATATAATTCAAATAACAAATTCACATTTATAAAAAAGAGGACTCTTTCGAATCCTCTTTAAATAGCAATCATTATATTTGATTACTGAATAACACTGTATCTCTCAGTATCAATAGCTTTAAGCATAATACTCATAGGACTCATAGAATCTCCACTAAGCACTGCTTTAAGAATTGACGGTGAAAATCCACTGATTAAAGCGGTACCATTCTCAGTTGCTCTAACTGGAACGTTGTCGTGTCGAGAAACTAAGTTCCAAAACACAATCTTTGGCATTGCATAGCCAGAATCAGAGTATTTTCTTTCGATCATACTGATAGCATTGTCACTTATACGTGACGCTTGGTTGAATTCCATGTCAGACATAATCAATAGACATGTTGGCATTTGGTCAATCGAAACGTTATGTTTGATTGCTTGTTCAAGAATCATATCGAAGGTAGCTTCTAGATTCGTTGACATACCCCATTGAGCACGTTCTAATTGTTGCATTCTCGAACGTAAATCTCCTGTTAGGTACTCTAACTTTGGTCTTTCGCTGAAAGTTACAAATGCATCTTTGAAGGGACCTTCATTTCTTTCAGAAATATAAAGACCTAATGAGATACAAACGTCTAGTGCAGAAACTGAACCAGAAACAGTTGTAGACATTGAACCAGAAACATCACAGATAGGTAAAACCATTTCTTTAGATCCTTCCATAAAGTTAGGAAGAGCTTTCCATTGCTCGTTTGATAACGTAGTGTCACCGTAAGACATTGTTTTTGTAACGTCATATGGATATACGGCACCTGCATTAACTTTAGTTTCACCTTTAACTAGTGACTCTTTGTAAGCCTCGAATGCTTCGGCATCATTTTTACCAAAAGCTTTTGAGTATCTCGCCATTGCAACAGAAGGTATATGAGCATAGTTAACATTACCAAAGTCTTTGTTACATAAGTTAGTTTCAATAACGTTAGTTAAAGAAACAATCTTAGTTCTAAATTCTTTAGGTGATAAGCCCATTTTGGTTCTGATTTTGTTAGCAATAGCCTTTTTATCAGCCGATACTTTACCACCAGTTCGAGGAATCCATTTTGCAAGTAATCCATTACCTTCTTCAAGATTATGAATAACTGTAGCAATTGCAGCATCTTCTACCGCAGTTCCGAATGTTACGAATATGTCATCCCATCTACCGAACTCGGCAATCAAATGAATGTTTTCAATAACTTCGTTAGGATAAACCTCAGAAGCATGACGTAAAAGTACTCGGAAAGCTTCACGTTCTCCTGCTCCACCTCTAACGTCTCTTCCCCAATACATCAATTTTCTTGTGATTAAAGGATTCTCATTATGTGCAGCTTCAAACTTAGCTATCAAACGTGATTTACCTTCATCGGTTTTCATTTGAGCTCTTACCGCTCCCATCACGAAAAATAAATCTACACAAGCATTAAGAGAAGTGGTAGATGTTACCATTCCATTTTCAGTAGTTGTGTTTTTAGTACGCATTGCATCAACAAAAGTTGTCATAGTTTTTGGTTTTAAATATGTTAAAAAATTCAGAGTGATATATCGGTTTCAAATTAAAAGTTTGATGATAAAAGTTGCTGAAATCACTCTTTGTATTGTTTAAAAAAAAATTATCAGGGTACGGTTGGTTTTCAATTGCTGAATGTTAATTGCTGAATGTACCCTTTGTAATTATAATCGACAGATTGGCTGTTTAGATTTTGTGAAGCATCTAGAAACTTCCTCAGTAGTTTTGAAGTGGGATTTGATACCACCAGTCGCTTTGTTTTAAAGTGATGACTAAACTCACTTAATCAACCGGCTTTTGAATTTCACGATTGATTTCGTTAATGGTTATCTGTAGATAAGTTGTTTGTTTGCTGAACCCAATCTTTGATATATTGTAAGAACGTATGTCGTTGTAACTAGAATTATTATATGTGAGCTAATTTATTTAGTTTCAATTAAATTTTAATTTTTTCTAAAAATTTATAAACTCCTTTATCATAATTGAATAAGATAAACCATTTTGATTTGTTCCATTTGCCAGTTCTAATACTTGCAAGAGATTTTTGAACGTAAGGTGCACTTGAACTTTGAACGTTATAAGCTTTTACTTCTACAAAATCTCCGTTTTCATCAATCAAATCATGATATCGAGAATCAGAAAGTTGAAAGTTGTAATTTTCGGTAAGCCAAAGTTCTAATGTTTTGCCTTGCTTAACAGTACCTTTAATTTCCTCCAGACTTCGGCTCCTTCTTGTATAAGGAGAATCGAAAAGCGCTTGGGATTCGGATTCGATGAGCCTTTCCAATAATAATTTGTCCTTTATGTCCGATTCGGTAAATTGTGCGTTTTCCATTTTTTGCTTGTTTTACAACTTCTTTTAAAGTTCTATCTGCTAAAACTATAGAGATATTACTTGGGTCTTGCATTACTAACTGAAATTCTTCAGGTGTAAGGGAAGTCATAATGTAACCATAGAGATTACTGAGTTGGTTCATTGATTAGTGATTGTAAATATTTTATACGGTCGTTAACTGCTTCTTTATATTGTTCTGATGCAAATGCAGATAGCTCGCTTATTGCTAATTTGATAGCCAGCTCACTGTACTTAGCTTGAACTTCTCCTATGGTGATGTTAGTTTTCCAATCACATACTTCACAAATCTCATCTACCCATTCTGAATAATCATGTTGGATTCTTTCTCTAACATTCATTGGCTCAACATCAATCCAAGGTTTAATCCAACAAAAAGGAATGTTGATTCTCATTTCATCTAATCCTAGACCAAATAAGACATCATAAACATCTTTAGTAAGTACATCTATTATGATGCCTTCTGTGCCTCTTAGTACATTTTGGTAATCCGAGTCACATATAACTCTATCTCCCTTTTTGTATACTTTTGATATATCGGTCATAATCTTTTAATGTTTGGTTGATTCTTTCTCTGCCTGCAGGATTCATCGAGTGAACGATGCATTCTGGTAATGCGATTCCATTATCAATACAGAATTGAACAAACCATCTTGCAGATTCATTTCCTGTATCTTCTTTAAATTGAGTTGCCTTAACATTATAATTGTCAATTCCATGATACATTGATGGGTCGTAATGCTCATCGGCTAAATCGTGATCGAATGAAACTAATTCTGGAAATTGACCGTTGGCAAATCTTTCAGCTACTTCGATAACGAATGCTGAATGAGACCTAACAGTTATCCATTCCCGAGTTCCGTATCGAGCCTCTCTCATGTAATTAGTACAGTCAGTTGGTACTCTAATATCGTCTAAAAATAGACTGTAAGTTTTGAAGTTTATAATGTGATTTCTCATAATTGTTATATGCAATAAAGGTGTTTTTGATTAAACCTTTTCGTCGAAAAATACTTCACAATGGTCTTTTGAATAGCAACCAGTAAGTCCACGAGATTCGTTAATAGATTTGATATTATCATAAGCAACTGCCATACCCTCATATCGGTAATTAAGGCTCATTTTAGAGAAAGCTTTTTGCCAAACTTTAACTTCAGTTTTAACCCATTCTCCATGTCGTTCGATGATTTCATATGGCTTAACAAATTCTAATAGATGATGCCAAATAAGACCATCTCGTTTAGTGAATTCTCTACGCATTGCACTGATTGCAATCTTTCTACGTCGATAATATTCATCATAAGCTTTAGCACATTCTTCATCTGACATGGTTTCGTCATATTCTAAATTCTTAGGAGTTGTACCTGGTTGATACACATCCATAGCACCAATTAGATAAAGCTCTTGTGCAACTAATGGCATTGCATAGAATCCTCTTGGTGCTGGCGGTGAATGAAAAGTTTTTGGAATAATATTGAAACCTTTTTGTTTCTTTATTTCTAGACCTCCAAACCTTACAAATCTCGTTAAGTCTTTACCTTTTGTCATATTAATCTCCTGAATCTACCGTATGAATTACTGTATACGTTTGGTCTTCAATAAGAACATCAAAGCCGTATTCGTTATAGCATCTACCTAAATTTCTAGAAGTTCCTGAGTTAGCAACTTTAAATTCTTGCAATGCTTTGTACTGATCTCCGGTTTTTTGGTTCCAACCATTTGCAGTACCTAAATTGATTATTCCTTCTTTGGCTCTTTCGATTGCCTCTTTGATAATTTCTGAGTTCATAATATATGTTTTTAATTATAGAGTAAAACTAATCAATATTTCGGACATAGAGAAATAAATTATGTTAAATTTTTATTAAGTTATTAACAAGAAAACTGCGCCACAAAACCTCGTACTTTAAATACGAGGTCGTTAGTTTTATGAATTTAGTGGTTGGTCTTCTGCTGGTGTTTCTGTAGGAGTATCAGTAGGTGTAACTTCTGCATTTTTTGCACCCATTACATTTTTAACTCCTAATAGAGCAGCTCCTATTGTAGTAAACATTACTGCTTGATTGATGATGTCAACTGATTTATCAATAAACATTTTATCAATTACTCCTAAAAAGAAAGAAAGTCCTCCTATAAGGATAATGTAAAGACCGGCTGTTGATGTTGCGGAAGTTTTTCCGTTGTTGTTAGAAGTCATTTCACCGAAAGAAAACTTCTTAATATTTGCTAACATAGACATAATATAAATTGTTTTTTATATCTATCTTTAGATGCTTTTAAATTTAGCATATTTCATTGCAGATCTTTTATTGAATATTTGATCGGTTATAGATTTTATTCTTTCAGGATCTTCTACGATATTTCCAATTGAATCTTTTGCTTCAAATTCTAGTCCAGCTTGTTTACTATTAGTGGTAGCAGATCTTAATCTAATTTCATATGCAATATCAGCAATAGTAACATAATAAAATATAACAAGGTCTAATCGACTAAACGAATCTAATATAACTACTTTAGCAGTATTATCGTTAGAACCAATCATAGAAATAGTATCTCCACCATGAAAGAATTCATGAGTACCTTTACTTTTTATCTTGCCTGTGATTTTATGATATGGCGGATTTACGTTTTTATCTGATTGTTTTAATCCAAATTTCAAAATACCTATTAGATTATTATCCAGATTAGATGTATCACCATTAGGTAAAGTAAATAAATGATAGACTAATTTTATAGCTGCGAGTTTATCTCCTAAATTTTGTTCTTTAATGTTATCTACACTTCCAGGATTGTAATGTATTTCCATGTATGAACCTGAATTAAGACCTCCTATCAATTGCTGATATTTTAATATTTCTGATTTGACCCATGGAATATCTTTTTTATATCGAGATATTTCTTCTGGCGTTAGATTATATATTGCGTCTTTAGGTGATAAAGATTTTAAATATTCCTTTGCTCTTCCTAATCTAGCAGCTTCTTGCTTTAACGATATTGCAACGATTGAGCCTATCGGTTCAGCAGAAGAAGATCTAGGACTAAATTCCGTGCTAAATAATAAATTTAACTCGCCTATAGTAGTAGCATTATTTACATAATTAATTATAGAAGATTTTGCACTTTGGTCTATTAAATATACATCTCCAGGACACCAGTTATCAGCAGAACTTAAACTAGAAAGTTTTAAACTTTTGCTTCTAATCATATTAAAAATTTCGTTTCGATCTAATCTATATCCGCTAGATGCAAAATCGGTCATAACGTTAGCAGTAGATTTCCATTGTAAAATTTGGTCTCGGTTAGCTTTATCGAAATTAGATAACCACGTTTTTAGTTTGTTTGCAGTTTTAGGATATAAATCTCCAGATGGAATATTATCTACTAAAGAAACTGCTTCAGAAGGGTCCATCGAAAGAATATCTGCATCTTGATTATAATAAAAGAAAGCTACCATACCTTCTTTAGTATCTGTATCAGTCGAAGTTTTAGAGTGACCAGTAAATAATCCAGTTTTTAATAAATGAGTTAGAGGAACTTTTACTCCTTTAACATCCATTAATGGTTCTTTACCTGAAACTTCTTTATCACTTTCTATATACGATTTAATGTAATCTAAATTAGATATGTCTGATACTAAAAACTTAGAAAATGAGTACAGATCTTTTTTATCATCATCGATCATAAGATAAATATTCGGATCTTCGAGAAATTCTAAAAATTTTGGTCTATATTTCGCCTTCCTTTTTGGTTCATTCCACGCAGTAGGCAACATAGCAGCTTCATTTAATGACAGAACAAAATCTTTGAATTTTAGCATTTTCATATTAGTTAAATAGTGTTGGATATAATTGTTCTACTTCAGTTGGCGCTGGCATTTTAGCCGATACAATATAAATTTTAAATCTATTTAGAATAGCATCTAAACGATCTTTGTGTATAAATGTTGGTGATGTTGCTAATGCGAATGCATTTTCAAAAGTCATAATTTCGGCAGGTTTAACACCTTCACCAAAAGCAAATTTAACAACTTCTTCTGGTGTACTCGTAATGAATTTGTCTTGGTCATGTAAAAGAGTGGCAGTTTTAACTAATGAACCCTTTTTGCCCATGAAAGTTTTTTCTACTTGATAGATTCCTTTCTCTAAACGAATAACATATTGTTTGTATTGTTCGGTTTCTCCGGTTTCCGTTTTCTTAGTAGTTTCTTTCATACATTCAGAAACTATCGACATTAGGAGTACATTTCGGTACATTCCTTTGTATTTCGATTCTGCAATTTTAAAGTTTGGCGAGTAATACATAAAACGAGACCAATCTAAATTAGTAGAAAGCATAAAATCTACTTGTGCAGTTCCACTATTTTTCTTACCTCCTACCGGAACTCCGATAGATATTTGTTCAAATCCTTTTGCAGTTCTAGTTGAATATCCTTCTTTCTTAAATGTATCTTCTAAAAATTGTAGTGCATCTTCCATCGATATTCCATTAACTCCAGCAATTTTATCTACTGAAACTGCAATATCTATGTCACCACTAGTAATTTCATCGGCTTTCTTACCATATGAACCAATTGGTGATGCATCAATTCCTTTACCTTCTAATCCGATTAGAGGAAATAAAGTCTTTTCAACCCACTCATAAGTAGCAAGTACTTCAGGTTGAGTTAGAGGACGAGAATCCTCAATAGCATTTCCACTTTCGTTCAAAAACGTAGAAACAAAATCTTTAAATTTTAGCATATTTCTCATATTTATTCTTCTTCACATTCATATGCAGGACCAATTCCTTTGATAGGCACCTTTAATTTTTTACCTGTTTTATCGTCAACCACAATTATATAATCGCCTTTAACTTCAGCAACTTTTCCTGTATGATTTACGTGAGTTCCAGGAACTATGTATTCGATGATGTTTCCTGGTCGAACATGGGAATATGCTTCGGCAATAAATTCCTCGTAAGTAGGTAATTTTTTCATTCTAACTTTCATTTTTTATTGAATACCTTTAACCGAATAAGAGGTTATTAATTTTCTGTTATTTGCTGGTCTAGCCTTAAATGCTCTTAATGGGTAATAGTCATAATCGTGAGATTTTAACATTTTCAATAAATCATCTTTAGTAGCTTCTGACATATCAACAATTGTATGTTTCTTACCTAATCTTCGGTTAGTATCATTTCCAATCAACTCAACTTCATCACCCTTTTCAAAAGAATCCTTAGTACCTAATAGTAAATAACTTCCACTAGTTAAAAATGCATATAGTCCTTTATTTTCAAAAATAGACCAACCAAACATCGTAGCACCGGTAGTCATATTAATAACACCTACACTAAGTACCATTGCTCTTAAAGAACGTCCTTCATTAAGTGAAGACTCACATAAGCTTTCATCAATTTTAGTTACGTTAGCATTTAAGTAATTCAAATCTACGTCGATAGCTAAACTAACATTTTTCTTTTTAGCCAAATCATTATCTGGCTTAATAGTAATTTCATCTGCAGATCTTCTTCGGTTAAAGAGGCCACTCATTCCTCTAGGTTTAACTACTTTCCAAGCTTCACCATCTTTGAAATGGATAATTGCATCTACTGGAAAATCTGTTATTTTAAACGAATTAGCTTCATTTAAGAAGTTTTCGAATGTAGGTATGTTTTTCATATTATGTTATATGTTTTAATTTTTTATTGATTCTATTGTTAGTGTACAATCATCCATTAGACTGCCTAAAGCCGTTTGTATTGCTGATTGAGATTCATCTGACGTAAACGTAACTAATTTTGTATAGTTTTCATGATGAGCATCAATTAAAAAATGATTCTTTAGCACTTTGAGAACTTCTGATGCAATTGAAGGTGTATCACAATCAATTTCGTAAGATTTATCTCTAGCTTCATTCATTGGCTTATTGATTTTACCTTTCTTTTCATGAAGAAGTCTTAATCTTTCTCTAAGGATTGCTTCTTGCTTTTCTCGGTTATCTTCCGGCAAACCTTTGATTTGCTTTTTAATTTCCTTAATTTTAGCTTGAATGTTGTCCATTAAAGACTCAGCAGATTCACTAATAAATTCTTCAAATGTAGGTAAGTTCTTCATAGGTTAATTTGCTATACAAATATAAACAATTTTCTCGAAAGAAAAAAATTTATTTGAAATTATTTTTTGTGATTTTCTTTCCAAATTCCTTGCAACCAATCGTGCAATTCTTTGTTATTGTCTTTCTTACCAATGCCGTATTCTTTAATAAATTCAGCTTTAAATTCATCAAAAGTAGCAGCCTCTTCAGCCATAATATGAACATCACCCATAGCAGATTCTGCAATAAAAGTAGAAGATTCTTTGATATTAGTTTCCCAATAATCATGAAGTTTTTCAAATTCTTTACGACCCATATTAGCAATCATGTACTCTACGATATCGTTATCGTAGTCTTCCGCTTCATCTCTATAACCACCTGGAGTATCAATATATTTGCTACCCATGATTCTTTTGATTCTAACTTCTGGCATTCCATCAATTTCTTCTAAGAATTCTTCAAAGTCTTTAGTTGCTTTGAATTTTTCAGCTTCATTAACGTAAGACTCTTTCATTAATGCTAAAGCACCTAATTCACTTAATGTAACTTTTGCGCCTTTATCTTTACCATTAACAGAAGAATGATATAACAATCCAGCATTAAACAATCTTTTTAAAACTTCACCTTTAACTAAATCAAAGCTAATTGTATCGCTTACATTATCCCATGAATCTACTACATATTCCGGTTCAATCCAACCATAACCTCTTTTAATGTTTTTAATCAAAGTTTCTACGTCTTTGTCGAATTGCTTAGCGGCAGCTTCATTAACTGAAGATTCAAATACTTGAGTATCATCCTTATTCCATTCACCTCTTTTAACAAATCCATGAACTGTAAAATTTGCTTGAGATATTCCGGTAGCTTTTACCAATTTGTTAATAGCATCGACTTCTACTTTTGCGTTGCTAATTCCTTTGATATACTTAAATTTGTATGTCTCTTTATTTTTAAAATCTAGAACTTTAAAACCGTCGTAAAATTTAGTCATATCTCCTTCATTAATAACAGATTCATTAAGATAACCGTTATGTCTAAGATATTTTATCAAATCATTTTTATCTCTAGAAGGTATTTTATCAGCGTTGATTGTATATCCATCTTTTGATTTTACTACATCAATATCTGATTTTACATAAAGATTTTGACTGATCCATTTAATTAAACGTGTATGGTCAATGTCTGAAATATTCTTAAGATTAATATTTTCTTCATTAACAGATTTAACTTTACCTGAAAGAATTTTCTTAGCTTTGTCTAAGTCTCTTTGATTTTTGAAGATTAAGTTACCATCATCAGATACTTGAGGAAATGCATAATGTTGGTAAGGAATTCCTTTAAACAAAACATTCAAATAAGCAGTTGTTAAATTCATGTTAGCTGGCAAATCGTCATAATTAATGCGATATTTCGTATCCCATAGCTTTGCTTTCGGATCATTTAAAATGTCTTCATTTACGAAGTCTTCGTAAGTTGGTATATGATTTTTCATTTATGATTGGTTTAATTTTTTTCTTAATTCTTTATAAAATGGATGAACCGATTTAGGAGTTAAAATCTTAAATGCAGTTTCATCGTCAGCTAAAATAGCTTCTCTAACTTTAGTTCCTGAAGGACCACCTTCTTGTCTGCTATCAACCATTGCAACCGAAAATTCATCAACAGGTACATCAGATTTTTCAGATGTTAAATAGGCAACTTGTCTTTCATAATCTTTTTGTCTATCAGATCCACAACCTACACCAATCGGATTAAATCCCTTTTCTTGAATAAATTTTACCATTTGAGGTATTACTGTCTTATTACCAAGAGGGTACATCGCAAATTCTTGAATAAAATCAAATTCACCAGCTACTCGATGACCTATTTTTGATAATAGAAGAACATCAAATGGAGATTTTTCGGTCTTTGAAAATATTTGTAATGGGATAACAGGACAACCAAATGCCTGTGAAGTTCTTCTTAGAGCTTCAATATGTCCATTATGAAATGGTTGAAATCTACCAGGAAATATACATACTCGTTTGCCATCGATAGTAGCTTCGAATACTTCGTTTTCGTTTAATTTATCAATAAAGCTTCTAAACATTGGTTTTACTTTATCGGCTAATTTACTAAATAGTCCAGGATTTTCTTCTGGAACTACATCCGGAGAAGCATTTCTAATAGTACTATCTACCATATAATCGTTAACAAAAACTTTAGCATCTTCTTCAGTTTCTATTTTACGTTGAACCATACTGAAATCTCCAGTGTCTTGTAACATCTCACGTGAAGTAGTAGGAGATACTGCAAAATGATTACCGAGTTTTTTATTCATATCACCAAAAGCAACATCTACTGTCTTTCCAACAATAGTACCTATTAAGTCTTTTACTGTATTTTGTACCTTTTCATCTTTAATAATTTGCAAAGCAAAATATTTGATAGCTGGTGACATAGATTCACAGATGATCTGTTCATTTGATTCGTTAACGAAATCTTCAAAATGAGGTATGTTTTTCATTTATTCTTCTAGTTTTAATTGTTTGATCGGTTTAACGAAAGATGAATCTACATTTGTAAAAATTTCACCATAATAATCATCTAAAATATCATAAAATACTTTAGCTTTAGAAAAACTAACTTTTACAATAGTTCCAAAACGATAATCTCGAGTAATTTTTCGATCATCTGCTTGTTTAGCCGATGGCACAAAATCCACTTTATCATCTATTGAATAGGCTGATGGAAATTCAGTAGCACCTTCGTACAAGAAATTATCAAATGTAGGTATGTTTTTCATATTATTTACGGCATTCACCTTCTTTAATTGCAAATTCTTGAGCAATAGATTTAATCGCTCTATCGTCAGTATTTGATATCGAAGTATGGAAGAATTTACTACCATCTTCATTTTTAAATAAACCTTTTACTGATTTACCCATCCAAGTTTTCCAAGGAAGAGATTCACCATAAGCTTTAATAGCTTTGTCTCCGGTTTTGATTGTTACTTTGTTATTATTACTTGCCGCTGCTACATATTTTTTAGCATCTGCATAATTCTCATCCATATAAGCATTAAAATACTTTACGAATTTTTTTGCGTTTTCATTATCTTCAGCTGAAGAGATGAATTTTTGTTCAATGATTGTGTAGAATATAATGTCAACTACATTGGTAATTGATTGAACTTCTATTCTAATTCCTAAATCAGGAGATAAACTTTCGTTTATGAATTTCTTAAATGTAGGAACTTTGCTTTCATTATATGGAAACCTAACATCGATTTTACCACCAGAAAGAGATTTAGCAACTTTATTAACTTGATTTGGTTCAATCTTAGGCATTTCTGGTCTTGGTGGAGCACCAGCTGGAGGACCAAATTTTTGTATCAATTTAAGACCAAGTTGAACCTTTGATTTATTAGCTTCATACCAAGCAACCGCCTTTTCTTTATTATAGAATTGAGGTTCCATGTTTTGACCATCATATATACAATTCTCAATATCTTTAATTGTTGCATTGAATATATTGACATCTCCACCAGAAGGAATTCCACCTCTTTCGTTACCTAAAGCATCACCGGCTTGTCTTAAAACTGGAACTAAGTCACCAATAGATAATTCAGCTTTAGCACCAATTACTTTAGCATTTGGATCGTTAAACATAGTAGCTGCCCATCGATGATGACCATCTAATATTCTATTATCTGAAGATATTATTGCATCTAACTTACCTCCTTTAACCCCAGCAATTGCTAGTCCTAATGCTTTACCTAAATAAACAGCATCTTGTGACGGTTTAAGTGATTTAGCAGGAATACCAGCATCTTTTGTAATTACGATATCATCGGTTGGATTTCCATCTCTTTTACCGTCAGTAAAAAAATCTGGATCGTTTTTATCGCCTGGATTAGGAAATTTTACCGGATTTATTTCTTTCGTACTTAATTCTTCATTTAAGAATTGCTCGAACGTAGGTATGTTTTTCATATAATATGTATCTCGTTTAATAACTCCAATTAGCGGCTATACTAACTTCAAGATTCCACCTTTTTGCAAAGGTTTCCATTAAGTCATATATCTTAGAACTTAACTCAGAGTACTTTTGATATTCTTTTGATGACGTAGTATCTCCACCATATTCATTTTCATGACGATATTGTCTAGGTTCATCAATTCTCATTCTAACTTCTTTGTGAGCTAATACTAATCTAGGTTCATTACAAGTTATGCCTAATTTTTTAGCACTATTCCACATTTCACTGAAGATAGGAGATATTTTTTCTTTAACTTTTTTCCAATCAGTTTCAATTTTAAGTCTTTCTGCAATTATTTTCTTTGCAGTTCGAGGATTAAAATATTCTCCATTTTTCTTTTCATAAGCATCGAAAATACCTACAATATCTTGTAGAACTTCATTATGCTTAGAAATTGATTTATAAGTTCCATAAACTACACTTCCAGTTTCTAACATATTTCCATTTTCTGGGTGTCTGATACCGTCAAAATAATGTCCAAATTGATAAGAAGGACCACGAGTACCATCTCCGCAAGAATATTGAAAAGGTCCATCTGCATAAGTAGCTCTACTCATTCCTTTAATTCCAATAACTACAACCAAAGTACCTCCATAATTCCATTCTGAACGATAAACATATACGTCAATAGGCACTTTTAAGTTTTTACTTAAGAATCTAACGGCTTCCATTCCTTTAGCGAAATTAGAATTAGTTTCGTTGCCTTCAGGTGTTCCTTTAATAGCTTTAAAGAAATTAGCCGGAGACATTGGCTCCATAGAATTAAAAAGAGGTTTATTAGAACCTTTAGCGTAAATAACGTCCTCATTTAGGAAGTTCTCAAATAATGGTATGTTTATCATAATTTTTGTATTTTAATATTCAAATGGTGGAGTTTCGTAATCTGATTTCTTAACAGCAAACCAATTTCTATCTATTTTAAAATACCACCAACCTCGAGAAGAATCTATTACATAATGATTTCCTTTAAGTTTATATCCTTTATAACCGCCTCGTGTAAAGAATTTAGTTATAGGAGTTTGGTCTGGCCAAGTTTTATTGGTTGATTGAGCTTGTATGGATCTACCATCGAAAGTTGCAAGAAAAATATCTACGACACTTCCTTCAGATCTTTCTTCTCCGGCAAATTCTTTAATACCAGGTAGCATCGCTTCAACTGCTTCGTTGATAAATTCATCAAAAGTAGGTATGTGATTTTCCATTATCTAGGTAATTGAGTTTTGTTCATTACTACCATTGTAGCATATTTTGCATTAGTATGTTGTAAAACCCATGTAACTGGTCCTATTGACTCAAAATATTTTTTAAATGATGGATCGTTTTGTATTTTTGCATAGTCAGCGCTTGATTGTCTTGCTGCATTAACATTACAAAAAATAGCTCCTCTGTATTTAAAAGGTCCTTCCTCTGTATTTAATTCTCGGATTTCAAATCCCATATCGGAAGGATCGAAATCATCGTAACCTAAGTCAAATAAAACTTTAACTAGAGCCTGTCTTGTTTTTTCAGCTTCTTTAGCGATATTTGCAACCCAATTCCAATTAGAAATTTCTTGCTTAACGTCTGCTACGAAATTTTTATCAGCAGGAGTATTGAAAGATTTCCAAGCTCCGCTATCAGCTTCATTTATAAATGAGCTAAAAGATTGTAAGTTTTTCATATTTTTATTTAGATGATCGTTATTTTATTAGTAAGTTTTTGAAAAAATCTCGTTCGTCTGCCTTTACTGCATATAAGTAAAAACTTCTATCATTTCCATTAACATATCTTATTGATTTGATAGATTTCATTTCTAAAACTCCTAATTGAACTGGATTTAAAGGGAATGTTATATCAGTTATACCATCACACGTTAATTCAATATTCGATCTAATTGTCATATATTTGCCATCGACAAAAGTAAATATTAATGCATCTCTTTTACTGCATTTTCCAATATTTAATTTTATTGTGATTAAATAATTTTTTTCAGATATTCCATTATATTTTTTAAAATGAGGTATAATGGTAAACCATTTACTTCTGTCTTCAGTAGAACAGATCAACATAGAATTTTCTTCCTTTTTAGTTGTAGGCTGTTCGTTTTGTGAATTACCAACAAATGTTAGTAATAAAAATAGTAAGATGCATAATTTTTTCATTAGATTTATATTTTTTATGAATAAGCTTCGATGTCATATTGAATTCTTTCTAAAGGAGTTTCGTCGTTGCAAAGATTTTTCTTAACCCAATCAAGTAAACCTGGTTCAAATTTAGCATTTTGTGCCATATCATAAGCATTTTCTGCACCACCATTACCGGACATATCTTTAACCCATTTGTCATATATCTTTTTATTCCATGAATGTGCTTTTTGTTTCTGTGCATGAGGTCCATTACCTAAAGTAGAGAAAACCGCCATAGATGAATTAGGAATAAATACGTCTAATAAACCTTCAGTGCCTGATTTACCATTGTCATATTTAATTTCTCTTCTAAATTTTGCCAATGCATAATCTGCAGATGCTATTTGAGATGAACTTGACATTGCTCCAGTTTTCTTACCGTAAGCTTTTTTAAGTTGCAGTTGTTTATCTGGATCGATTTCAAAGTGAATATCTCTGATATAATCATCAAACCAACCTTCATTTAAAAAAGATTCCATAATACATTCATAAACATCACCTTTGAAGTTTTGGAGACCTCTTTCTTTACTATAATATAAAGTCAATGGTTGGTTACTACGATTTAGTAAATCAATTTCTTTGATATTACTCGAACCTCCTAATATTTTCTTTATCGTATAGGTTCCTACATCTCCAGTTCTACTATTTTTTAATTCTATAGTATCTTTTACTTTCATTTTAGATACGTCAAAATCTTCATTCACACCTTCCATAAGATTACCACCTCCATCAATTCCAGCACTATGCCAATATTCACCTTTACCATTATAAGTTTTAGTAAATGCTACATACTCTTTTGTTTTAGGATTCCAAAAGTGACTTTCACCATTAGAGGCTGTCATCATTTTTAAAATACCACTTTTAGCATCTTTTATCAGTTTTAATTGAACTGCTCTAGTTAAAGGCTCTCTAACTTTTAGTTTAGAAGGACTAGCTGCTGATAATGCTTCATCGATTTGCAAAGATTCTAGCATTTCAGGAGTTTCATTAAAATTTAAACTATTTCCTGATGCAACCGAAATTCCAGCAGCACCTCTAAGAGAAACTCGTAAATTGAATTTATCTCCTTTTTCGTTTTCTGCTGCTAAATCTCGAGTAGCATTAGTTTTTTGACCATAAGCTATAATAGTATAAGTTTCGGCTTTAGTTTTAATTACTGATCCAATTCTTAATTTATTAGCATCTTTAGGACTTAAATATCCTTCATTAATGATTGACTCATTAACAAAATCTTCAAATGTAGGTATGTTTTTCATGGTTATATAATTTTAGTATCTTCCGTATCCTACTGAGCTTTCAAATGAACCTACAAAGTAATTAGTTCCATCAACATCGATCGTTACAGATGAAGATAATTCGGTAATGTCTACTTGAGTAAATCCAATAGAATTAGAAATTGTTTTATTATCAACTCTAGAAACATCTTTATTGATTTCGATTTTAGAATCAGGAGTTAATTTGATTTTGTTTTTTCTAAGACCAGCAATTATCATTTTATAAACTCTTTCAAAATCTGATCCTGAATATGCAGAATAGTTACATTCTTTGTTTACTGCAACTGCTAAGTTTAATCTAGCAGCAGGTGTTCCGGTTGACCAAGATTTTAAAACTTCAATCAAATTAGTTAGTGCATCTTTCATTGCTGGCAAATCTTTATTTTCAACAGTAAACGAAGGCTCGATTAATTTAACCGCTTCAGTAATAGGTCCTTGAGACCTTCCTCCTGGCGAAGCATCAGTATATATGAATGCCAAAAATTCAATAATTGGTGCAGTTGCTTTACCTGATCTTAAATAATCAGCAGCAGACTTAGCAACTTCTTTGAATTGAGCACCTGGAGATTTAGTAAAATAGCTAGGTCTTAATCCAGCAGATGGCCAACCTGCATCATAATGAAATAAAGTAAATAGTGGTTCGTGATCGATTCCATCTTTATAACCTTTAGCCGATCTAAATCGTAAAGTTTTTTGTAATGCATGAGAAGTAGCAAAATCTAATCCATTTTCTTGTAGAGCTTCGTTGATAGAAGTTAATTTTGATTCATTAACGAAATTCTCAAATGTAGGTATATTTTTCATTTATGTGATTACTTTTTATTAATAGTTACGCTAAAGGTATATTCTTGATTGCCAGGAACTTGTATATAAATGTCATATTTTTTAGCATTATCCCAAAGAGATAATGACGTACCAAAAGATTGATGCATGTAAAATACTACACTATCACCTTTATCCCAGATTTGACTGATAGCATATCTAGGAGAAGTATACATCTGATCCTCTAATATTTTTTTAAAGTGAGGATAAGATTTACACAACTCTTCGTATTGTTTGAAATTCTCAGTTGTAGATGATTCGTTTACGAATCCGTCAAAGGTAGGTATGTTTTTCATTATAGTTCTTTAGATAATCTACTAATAATTTCTTGGTTATTAGCGATACGTTTTTGATTTTTAAGTTGGTTACCTCTATTAGGTTTTTGTTTGCCTTCTTTTTTAGATTTCGACATTATGTTTGATTATTTTGATTCGAACATCAGATGTTCCTTGTATAATTCTATGTATCTCACCGCATTTGATGAATATTTCTTGATTAAGAGAAATAGGCAATTGGTTATCGAATTGAAACTGCCAATCCGTAGAATCCATTGCTTGAATGGTTCTATCTTGTTCATCCCAATGCCATTTGAATTCTTCAGGATGAGTATCAGCACTAAATGTTCTTATAAAAACATTATCTCCTAAATCTTCTTCTATAAAGGGCAATTCTACCATGGATTGTCAGATGAAAGTCCTAATTGTTTAGTAAAAAGTGAAGGAGCATAGCAAGCCCAAAATCCTTTTTTAGAAGGATCCATTTTCTTTTGTAAATCACATTGTTGTCTAGCCCAAAAAGATGAAGCAGCTCCTTCATCGGCATTATTAATTGCACGATTTGGATCTCCCCATTCTATTTTAGTAGCAATGATATTTCCATCATCATCTTTCTTACCACTGTTGTGATAAACTTGATATTTTTGTTCTCCGCCTCTTTGTGGTGTGTCTAATTTAACATCTATCCATGAATCATTGTCAGTTTTGAATTTAGCCTTTTTACCTACTTCTAGGTTCTTTGCCATCCAAGCTGATTTTCCATTTAAGATGATATTTCCTTTGTCCCAATATTGTTTTGCCTCTTCAAATAAATCATCATAAGCTTGTGAACCTAAACGAAATACTGAAGTAGATAAATCTAGTCCATTTGCTTGGTGATATTTGAAAGCTTCTGAAGAGTTTTCGCGAATGAAATCTTCAAATTCTGGTATGTTTTTCATATAATTTTATTTTTATAGTACAAATATAAACATAATTTCCGATACTAGGAAATTATTTTAAACCCTTTTTAATTTCGTCGTATATCATGAGCATAAAAAGTAGGCCCATTATTCCAGCAAAGAAAGGTAGGCAATTAGGTTCAGAATTCACTGCATTAAACGATTATTTTAGTATATGTCACCGGTTCTTAACATAGAAGATATGTCTGTAAAATATGCCATTTCTTCTGGAGTTAATTTAGATTTAATATATTTTCCAATTGTTGCTAATTCTCGAGCTCTGGCACTATATGCATTGGCCTTATATGGTGGCAAATCTTGATACATTTGTGCAAGTCTCGTATCACCATCAAATTTCTTAACGATTTCAGCAATTAGTTCTTTTCTTTTACCTTTTGCTGCCATCTTAGCTTTTGACTCAGCTTTATTAGCAATTGCTTCTGCTGCATCTCCAAGAACATTACCTACAACAGGTAAACCTTTAGCTAACGCCCATAAACCAGCTATTCCAACTGCTACGCCTATTGCAACATCGGCAATTAGACCAGCATCTTCGTTAATTACTGATTCTCTGATCGAAATTTGCAAATGTTTCTTTATTGCAACTTTCATTTTAGTAATACTATTAATATTTTTATTCAACGGAGATTGTTGTCTTCCATCTTTGTATAATTCTATATAAGTATCACCCTCAGCACCACTAACTACTCTAATAGTACATAATGGATATTTTACGTTATTATAATCATCGTGGTATAATCTTCCTCTGCCGATAGGAGTTACATATGATTTAGATTCTTTACGAATCCAACCATTTTGTGTTAATACATCACCAAAGTCATGGCTATTATTTTCGTTTATTGATTCTCGAATTTCAAATCCATCAGCTTCGATTGCTTTTTTAGCTTTACGTAATTCGATAGCGTTAAGTGCCTTAACTACCATTTGTTCTGAATCATGTATTGCTGGTTCTGCAATTGCATCAACTCCAGCATCCATCAGAACATTTTGAATGTATTCTACGTCATCGTCGTCAGTATTATATTGAATCGAAAATGTATATTCTTTTGCTTCGTTGATGAAATCTTCAAATGTAGGTATGTTTTTCATTTATGTTTATATTTTGATTTTTTTAACTTCGTAACCAGTATAAGAATCTTTGTCTTCTGGGTTGTGGAACCTATAAAAGGTCTTAAATTCATAATCATGTCTAGCTGGATTAAACCACTCATCATCATATTCATATTCATGGCTTTCTGCCCATTTCTCAGCTTCGATCTTAGAATTCCAATATTCTAATGTATAAGGAACATCATCTCCATGATCGCCATAAAAGATAACTTGCCATTTTTCATTTTTAACCGCTTCGTTAATAAACTCTTCTAATGTAGGTAGTTTGTGCATTATTTACTTTTTGGTATATTTCTATTGAAAATTATTGAAGATTCATTATCGTTAACTCTAACTATTCTAAAATATATTCGATTCGTTTTGTCTTGATACAATGTTCGATTTAAACTTCCTACTGTACCTGCTATAGGAAATAGATTTTCTACCTTTTGAATAAATAATTGTTCATCTTTTAAATTCTTAAAATAAACATTAATATACAATTCAGATTTAGAACCAGATGCAAATCTAGAAACATTACTATCAAATCTCACACCAGATACTAAAGTCTTCATACTATTTATTGAAGATTCTATATCTGCTTTAAGAGATTCCTTGTTGACCGGAGTTCCGCTTTCGTTTAAGAACTCTTCAAAAGTAGGTATGTGATTCATTGTGATTATTTTTTATATGCGATCATCGAACGGATTTGGTGCAATGGTGCAAAAATTCCAGTATACTTGTAAAGCTTACCTTTAAATAAGAAAGTAATTCCTTCGGTAGGCACTATTGATTCTAAACCACCAGCAGCAGCAACTCTACTCAATTCATGTTCTAATTTTTCAATGTCTTTCTCATCGCCATTAACTCTAATTTTAGCAATAGAATCCTCTATTTCTTTTTTCATAGTCATGGCAGCTTCAGTTGGATTTGCGGATAAAAATGATGTGATATTTTTCATCATTTCCGTTCCTATTTCTAAGAAGATATTTTCAAGAGGAGCGTAAACTTCTCTCTTCCAAGCTTTTGCTTTTTTCTTTTCTAAATCAATAAACCAATTTGCGTTATCACCTAAGTCTTTTTTGATTTGTCCTACTGAGTAAGATTTATCAATATCTGCAAGTCTTCTAGCTAATCCATCAAGTGAATTTTCCGGCAAAGTAATTCCAGCATCATTAGCTTCTCTTGTGATAATGTTCTTACCCATACCTAAAGCATAATCACCAACAGTAGATGTTTGATTACAATTAGAATCCGACATTATTTGTGATAGTTTATCAGCATAGTATTTAGCTCTCGCTTTAGTATTTGGTAGCGGTTGATATGCAATATCTTGAGGACCTCTAACGAAGAAAGTTTCTTGTGCTGCTGCATTAGCGTCAGCTATTAACTTACCTAATTCTCTAGCTGCTTGTTTGTCTTCATCGATTACATTTGCAGCTTCATCATACTCAACAACTCCATGAAACACTAACATATTTTGTCCATAAGGCACAGTATTTTGTGTAACTGGTGTGATTATTTCTACTGATGCAAATTTTTGTCCTTCGTTAAAAAATCTCTTTTTATCTTTATCTGATAGAGAACCTATCGAAGCAGTAAGATCAGCCATAGCTGCATTAAATGCAATTTCTATATCACCTCTACCGGCAAAAAGTTCTGCAGTTGTAGCAGAATTTAAAGCATTTTCACCAAAGTTTTTAAGGTGAGTTTTATTTCTCGCTGAAATCAATTGACCATTCTTCCAAGAGATAGAAAGTTGTTGACCATCAGTTTTTTCTTGTACAAAGTTTTCTGGACCGAACGCTCCATTAACGGTAGTTTGTAGCATTTCTTCTAAATCCAAAAAGGTCAACCCGATATCCTCGAAAGGATGTGCGAGATGACCATAGGCACCACCCTCATTGAGAGGTACGTTAATGGATTCGTTCAATTTCTTAACGAAATCGTTAAATTTAAGTAGTTTCATGTCTATAGTAGATTTAATTCTATTTATATATCTCTACCTGACACTTGAAAATTATTTGGCTTTTTCCGATAATTTAGCTTCTTTCTTAGCTACCTTTCTAGCTTCTTCAGCTTCAGCGACTGCGATTGCAGCAGCATCTCTAACATTTAATTTCCATTCAGATTTAGGACAGAAAGACCATCCTTGATTTTTAACCGCATAATCTGCATGAACATCTTCAATTCTTTTATATTCAGTTTCGTTATTTTGTATTTTCTTTATCGTTTTCATTTGTTGTCTGTATTTGTTGATTGAGTTTTGTGAACTTTCTTAATTTCTATTCGAATTTGATTCGCCGTATTAGGTTCTTTTAATAAGATAATCAGAGAGTCTTTCTCTTTATCGTAACCGTAAACTTCCCAATCATCGGTAGATATTGGTCGATCATTAATCCAAGAAGAAACTGCAAGATCTTCTTTTCGCTTTAATTCTAATTGCATTATACGAAGTATTTCTTATTGTCGGTTATTCTATGAATTTCTGAATCTGGTACAATTCCACCAGCTTGAACTTGTTTCCATAATTTAGTAAATGTAGTTTTTGCTTCTTCTCTTCTACCTGAATAATAACAAGAAAGAGTATGTAAGTCAAATATTTTCCACATATAAACTGAATTATCTATAAACAAAGATGATTCCGGCATAGGTAATTTACCAGCTACTTTCATTGCATGAGAAGAGTACATATAGGCTATATCGAATTCTTTAATTGAATGATAATGCAAAATTAGAGGTATCAGATGTTCAGCTCGATAAGTATTTAATTTACCACATTTTCTATATGATTCTAAAATATCATCGATTGGATATTGTAATTGACCTTTTAGTGAAGCTGCCATTAGTGCTGAGAAATACATTTCTTCCCAAAATCCATTTGGCATTGAAGCACGTTTCTCATACCATTCTAGAGATTTTTTACGATTCTCATCAGTATTTGCATCTCGATAAGATTGAGCTAAATAAAATATCCATCGTGGATCTTTATTAGGATCGTTTTCTACATAATCTAATAAGATTTTTGCATGTCCTTCATATTTTTGAGTTTGAGTCTCAGATGTCCATGAATTACCATCTGGAGTTACTAATGCAACTAATCCTTCAGCTTCTCCTACTCGTTGGTGGTCATCTGAAACTAAAACTTCGTGAACCGGACCATACCATCTCCAAGTAGCTTTAGTAGAAAAGAATTGCATTCTAAAATAGTTTTGGCCAGAATAAGATACTTTTAGATTAGCTCCATCAAAATTAGATAAATTAGCTTTGAATCGATCAACGTTAAATTTTTGATCGATAAGTAATTGCTCATCAGCATCTATCCAAAATCCAAAATCTGCCTTTCCTTTTACCGCATTAAGTGCAGTATTTCTTGCATCTTCAAAATTCTTCCATGGATGATCGATTACTTCACCTGGAATTCCTTTCTCTTCAAAGAATTTTCTAATAATGTCTTGTGTACCATCAGTAGATCCTGTATCAATAACCACATAATAATCAAGAATAGGCCAAACCGTATTAAGCATACGCTCAATTACTTTAGCTTCATTCTTAACAATAATGGAAAGAGAAATAGTAGATGGTGGTAAAGCTTCAACTGATGTGTTAGGTGCTTTAGGCCTAGGAGGTTGCGCTTTTTGTGGTTTGCGCTTTTTGTTTTGTGCCATTGCTTATTGTTTTTTTTCTCCAGGAATCTCTTCAGGTGTTAGAGTAGATTCCGTTCCTTGAATAAAACCTTCATTGAAGGTAAAACCCAATATAGTGTGAAACAGCTTTTTGTCGACATCGTTTAAGTCTAGTCGATCTATAAAATATTGTATGGTTCCATTTAAAGTAGGAGAGACGTCAAATGATTTAATCATAATATAAGTGTTTTACTTTTATTATATGATTAAATCATCATTCAGTTTCTTATTTATAAATCGAAATAAGATTTATTTGCTATTTTAATGTCATTCCTTTGAATGAAATCGGTAACTTCAGTTTTTGGATTATCGAAGAACATAGTAATTAAATGTCCTCGAATTGAACCTAAAGGTTGACCATGAGACCAATGAGTAAAGTTTAGATTCTTTGCTTTTTTGTCAAATCTAAGAAAGTTTTTAACTTCGTCGAAATCTTGGTCCTTAGACAAAATCATTTCGGTATAAGCAGATGCAGATTCTTTTAAATAACCATAATCATCTAATTTACCGTTATGCCTAAGTTCTTGATATCGAGTTCCTATATCAAAAAGAGTACCAAAATGGTTACCGGATTTGTCAAAGAAATGAATGTTATCTCTATCTTCTTTATACTCATAACGATCTTTCATATTTCGTAAAAGATCAGTTTTTAAACCTACTAGGATTTTGTTTTTAGAATCGTTATAATCTACAGTTTTATGAGTAGATTCATTAACAAATTCATCAAAAGACTCATGCAATTTATTATTCATTTTGGCTTTATCGTAGGTCTTAAAATCTTGAATTGGAAGTTCTTCCTCTTGTTGAGGTTGTTCTTGTGGATATTTTAAGATAGTTCCTTTATATGGATCTTGTTCAACACCTCGTTTTTTCCAATAATCAAAGAAATTCTGCCATGTACCCTGATAGTATCGAATTTTTTCTAAGTCTTTGTCTTGATTATGTGTATAATCGATAGTTTCTTTCTCCTTTACGGGATTCTTGTCTATAGGATTGGCCATTTTGAATTACTTCACCTTTAATTAAGGTGTTATTTTTTTTGATTCCGACGAAAGTTTCTTCGGTTTCATTTATTACTGTTTTGATTTTGACGAAGATGCCAGATTCAATTTCAATAATATCTCCAATTTGAAGGGGAGCACTTATGTCTTCCCCTTCTTTGTAGAGTTTAACCATAACAATGGTAATTTTTTTACTTCTTATTTAGAAGATTGAAGTCCTTCAACCTCTTCAGCTTCAGCTTCGAAAGGACCAATAGGACCATCTTGTTGAGGCTGGTTAAGTGATTCTAAATAATCTATAGAAGATTTAATAATTACTGCGTCTTCTAAAGAAAGAATTCCACTTTTTTGTGCTAATTGAGCAACTTGAATAAGTACGGAGATTGCTTCTCCGACAGTTTGAACGGTTGTTCTGTTTTCTGACATGTTATTTGTTTTTAAGAATTATATGAAAATATTAGAAAGTTGTTTCTACTTGAGATCTGACCCATTGAGTACCTGTATGAACAAACATATAAGATGTTGCACCAGTTGCTCCAGTTAATCCAAAAGCTATTTGCCCTGTAGAACCAGAAGAGTTTTTACTAGTAGGTGCAGTTGCAGATACCCAAAGACCGATACTACCAGTCAAACCTATTGGTCCGGCTAAGATTGAATCTTCTGCTTTATTATAAGCAGAATCTATCATGTCTTCAAACTTTGATGCAGATGCTTGTTGTCCAGTTGCAGTTTGTGCGACTAATTGTGTTCTTGTTTTAATTGACATTGTAAATTATTTAGTTTGCGTATAACATAGATACCGAAACGGTGTATGGAGATACGTTGTTTATTTTTATTTGAGGAGTTAAAATATCTTCAGTATTAACATGAAAGATGTCTTTATAAACTGTTGAATTTGTAGCGGCAGTTGCTCCTATATTAAAAGGAATATACATTCCAATTAATCCTGGTTGTTGATTTACTACTATCTCTACGTTCTTTTCAGTTTCTAATGCATTTGATGGCCATGCATTTTTAACGAAAACATACTTAGAATTTATGTTTACTGTTGCATCTTGTCCAGAATCTAATAGTACAGTTACGAAATTGTAAGTACCTACTTCCTGAAACCAACTGCACATAGCTAAATCATCTGCAGTAAATAAAGTTTGTTGAGAACGAAAGACACTTGGCTTACATCCTACCCAACGAATAATTTTACGTTTATCTATATCGGTACAACAAAATCCTGATTGTAAATCAAGAGTTGCTTGAGAGAAACGGCTGGTTAATACTCCGTCTATTGATGTGGTTAATGTATTATCTGACATATTTACATACCGCCAAACTTAACTATAGGAGGAGTGATAGTTTCTTCTATGTTAGTTTCGCTTTTAGTATATGTATCTTCCTCATCGATTTCTCGGATCTTCTCTTCAATCTGTTTTTTAAGTTCTGGATTCTTAGCTATCGCCTTTGCAATCTTTTGCTCTGTTTTACGAGATTTTTCTTTATCCGAGATTTCATCATTTGATTCGATCTTAGCTATTTCAGTTTTAATCTTTTCTATTTCTGCTAAATCTTCTTCATTAGTAGGAACGAATTCATCAATTGCCTCTCTTGCAATTTCATCCTCAATAGCCTTTTTAGTTTCATATTCTTCTTTGATTTCTTCTACAGTAGAAGGTCGAATATAATCTACAAGAGATTTAATAAATCCTAAAGCGATAATAGGTAAAATAGCACCAGAAACTATTGAAAGAATTCTCTTTTGAAATATTGGCTCTTCTTCAATTAACCCAAACAACTCAGACCAATTTTTATAATCTGTTAAGTGAGTATATGCAAAGTACATATTACCCATCATTTGCATTAAAGTTATCAAAATGAAAAGTAACCAAACTAGTGATTTGCTTGTTTTATCTAAGATGATAATAGCTGCAAGAGATGCTGCTGCACCAATTTCGAAGGCAATGGCTAATGTAATAGCTAGCCATTCCGGATTCGATAATCTAAAGAAATCTATTACGTGGATAGTAGATATTGCGCTAACCATTAAATATAGGCCAACAAATATGGATATTACCGACCATTTAATTATGTTATCTCTTTTACTCATTTTGTAATTGTTTTTCTATTTCTTCACGAAGAATCGTAGTTGCTAATTCTACTGCATCTATGGAAGTTCCATTAGTTTTGGCATCTTCATAAATCTGTTCAGAGGTCTTAGGTAGATCAGATTCTTTAACGAATGTCCCGTTTATCATTTGACCTTTTCTCTTAGCAATTACTGCATAAGATCCATTAATACAATCTTCGATATTATAACCTTTTAGCTTTGCTAAATTAGTAAGTACTACTACACAATCGCCAATAGCATCTTGGAATTCTGCTTCGTCTTTAGTTAATAAAGATTTTGCTAATTCTCCTACTTCTTCCATTAGTTTTGCATATTGAGTTAAAGGATCGCCTTTTTCGTAGATACCTTTATTTTCTGCCCAATCTCGGATTGATTGAAATTCTGTTGTTAATTGCATGTTATTCTTGGATTTGAGTTTTAGATACCAAATACACCTCGTGTGCTTCGATCATAGTAATTAATTGTTTTGCCAATCTAGGATTTGGCTTGCCTTTTTTCATGGATTTAATGTATTTTTCAAAGAAATACAATAAATCTGATTCTGTGCTTAAAAGTTCTTCGGCTATCATAGTTTATATATTTTCGTTAATATTGAAGTACTTAACTACATAATTAGTTCTAGCAGCTTCTTCATGAGCTTCATTCATTAAACGAAGAGAACCTAAATAGATGTTCTTTAATTTAAACCTAACTCGGTTATCGATAACTTTATAGCTTTCAACTTCAAATACTCCAAGTACTTCGTTTGCCTTTACCGGAAATAAGTACTTAATTGTTGACGCTGCTTCTTCGGTCATAACCCAATCTCCGGCAGCAACTCTCTTTAAATCATATAAAGGATATTTGCCATTGATTTTTGTAATTGATAACGTAACGTTTACGAATGCTGAATTGTGTGTTGTTGTTTCCATTTTTTTATATGTTTATTATTATATCATAAAGTAACATAAAGTTCTACAAAAAGAAAACTCTAGAACTGAAAGTTATTAACAATTAGCTATTAATTTGTACAACTCTTTCGGATGATTCTATTTTTGAAAAATCACCAGTTTGTAAATCTACAATTAGTTCAGTAACTAATTGTTTGATGTCCATATGATCGAAGTTTTGTAAACGATTCCATGAGAGTTCATGTCTGGATTCAATTCCATTAACATATAACTTATAAGTCTCAGTCATTTGTCCATCTTCGGTCACGAGTTTAACATCTTGACCAAATTCTTGTTTGATACGCTGAGCCACTAGGTCAACGTATCTTTCTTGTGTTTCTTTACTCATTATTCTGCGCTTACTGCTCTACCTACTTGTTTAGTCCAATCTAAGTCTGTTCTAACTTCAGTATTTTTATCTATAGTTGCACATAACATAGTAGTGCTAATATTCATACCATTTGCTAAGAATTGCAAAGCTGCAATATCTTTAGGAAAGCAATGTCCACCAAATCCAAAATCTCCATCAGGTCCTGGAACCGACCAATGCGAGTTACCTAATCGATCATCATATCTAGCATATTCAATTACTTTGTCGTAATCAATACCTAAGCCTTGACATATTTGATAAATTTCATTTGCATAAGAAACTTTCATTGCTAAGAATGTGTTAGTTACATACTTAATAGTTTCTGCAATTGTAGAAGAAGTTTTAATGATTGGCACTTTAGGAAATGCCTTTGCGAAAATAGCTTTTACTCTTGTACTTCCTGGCCTTTCACCACCTACAATAATTCGATTTTGATTTTTATAATCTTCGTTTGCATTTGCCTCAGTTAAGAATTCTGGATTGAAAACGATATCTAAATCTTGATAGATTGAATTTAACATATTAGTAGATCCTGGTGGAATTGTAGATTTGATAACCACTATGTAGCCTGACTTATTAAGTGCTTTCACACATTCAGCAATTTCATTTAAAGCCGAAGCTAAAATTCCTAAATCACATTCACCTGATTTTTTCATTGGAGTTGGTACACATAAGAAAGTCATTTCTGTATTTTCTACAACTTCGAAAATACTTCTTACTGTACTGTCTTTTTTAGGGTCTTTGTCGAATGCAACTATATCATAATAGTTTTTCATTCCTTCTCGAACTGCCGAGCCTACAAAGCCTTGTCCGATGATACCGATTGTTTCTTTACTCATAATTTTCTTTATTTATAGTTCTACCAAATTTTTCATCTGTCCAAGTTTTCATTTCTTGCATAGATTCATCTCCTTCTTCAAATTCATATATGTCCATCTCATCGCATAATGAGCAAGCTTCATAAAAATTATCTAATAATTTTTGTAGAGTTTCTTTTTTGATAATTACAAATCCATTTTCCATTTTATTTTTTATTTAGTTCTTCAATTAATTTACCTACTTTAGTTCTACTCTTTTCTCCGATAGGAATTGGATTTCCTTCTTCGTCAATATGTACAAATTTTATATGAGTTTTCAGCACTAAAGTTTGCTTACCAGTGTAAACATTATGTGCTCTCGCTTCAAGATACATTGTAATTGATGTATGTCCTAAAGCACTTGGATGACCATATATTTTTAGCAATTGGCTTTCTTTAGCCGGCTTTTCGAATACACATTTATCGATTGATACAGTGACCATTCGAGGAGAATCACACATTTGCATGGAATAACCTGCAGCTGCAGCATCAATCCATGCAAGTAATTTCCCACCAAATAAATTACCGTGGAATCCAAGGTCAGATTTCTTAATAGGATGTGTGTTTAATAATTCCATTACGATTTTACTTCTTCTCTATCTTCTTCTGTAAAACTTAATACTGCATCTAACTCTACTTTTGAAGCATTAACATTCATTTTAGCTGATCTAAAATTAGTTAATTTGTTTGAGAAGTTCATGTACATTTTACTGTTTGAAGCATCATTTGCGTTATAAGTCATAGCGTTATTAGCAGAAATACCCATATCACCACCAGCTTTAATTGCATCTTGATTTGCTGCTAAGAACAAGAAATTCCATCCTTCTTTCTTTTTAGCTTCAATAGACTTGAAAACTCCATCTCTGTTAAATTCTCTACTTGCATTTTCCATACCATCTGTAATGATTACCATTACGACATCATTCTTAGTTTTAACTTCTGCAATGGTTCTACCAATTGCATCGTACAATGCAGTCATTGCTCTAGGAACAAAAGTTTCACCTAAAATCAAGTCTTTTACATGTTTGATGTCTAGATTAGAATAATCTACTTGATATTGGTTGTCAAATTGTACTAATGTAAGATTTGCTTCACCTTCTGCGGCTCTTTGTTCTTTAATAAATGAATTGAATCCATGTACGGTAGATCGACCTATGCTTTCCATAGATCCACTTCTATCTAAAACAACGATAATGTCAGTTGCTTTGATTTTTTGTTTTGTTTTTTTCATTAGTTATTTAGTTTAGCTTCGATTTTTTCATCAGATTCATACCCTATTAAAGAGAATTGTGATGGATCGTATTCTGAAATATCGTCTCTTTCGTCGATATAATGATTATTTTTGTCGAATTGATTAATTTTTAATTTTGGCAGTGGATGACCATATCTCGTGATTTGTTCAGCCGCAGCTGTTATATGATTATTATACAAATGAGTATCACCTAACATTCCAATCAACTCATCTGGAATCATATTTACTTCTTTTGCAATGATTTCTAAAAGAAGTCCATAAGATGCAATATTAAATGGCAAACCTAATAGAGTATCTACTGATCTTTGAGACCACATTAACGAAATAGCTCTTTCTGGAACTACTCGAGTCTTAGAAAGTTTCTTTTCGAACTTAGCATAGAATTCCTTTTCTTCAGCTCTTACCTTAGCAGCTTCTTCATATCGCAAAGCCTTAACATAAGCACTTTTAATTAGTAAGATTCCTCTGAGTTCTTGTTTTTCTTCAGGTGTACCTAATCGGTCAACTAACTCGGATTCACTTAATTTACGAGTATATAATTGAAATCCAATATGACAAGGAGGTAGCACCGCTTTATCAACATCTGCTACATTCCAAGCATTAAGTAAAAGTCTTCTAGAATCAGGATTTGTTCGTAAGTCTTTAATCAAATTAGCAATTTGATCGAACGATTCAGGTTTGTAAAATAAACCTTGACGAGCATCTCTATTTTCTTCATCTAAAGCATCAGAATTAAAAAAGAAATCTTTATCAACACCTTCCCAACTTCTCCATTGCTTACCGTAGATAGGACCTAAATCACCAAACATTGAATTGAAATCGTCGTTTGCAAGAATATCTCTTTCGAATTCTTCTACTGTTAATTTAACTATCTTAGGAATTGCAACTACTTCTGCAACTTTTTGTGCATTTTCAGTAGTAGGATTTGTGTATTTTTCTTGAAGAGATTCGACCCATTTCTCATATTTCTTATAAGCGTCACCGGTCCAAATATGACAATTGTTTTCTAATAAATATCTTAAATCAGTTCTACCTTGTAAGAACCACATTAGCTCAGTTACCATTGTTTTAAATGCTAACTTTTTAGTAGTTATTGCAGGAAAGCCATCTGTCATATCATGTCTAATCATATAACCAAATATGCTTCGAGTTCCTACTCCAGTTCGGTCACCTTTAAAATTACCATGGTGCATGATTGTTTGCAATAAGACCTTGTATTGATGGTCTAATTTGTTTGCTGAGTTTCCTATTTCCATTTTATATAAATTGCATTTGTACAGTTTTTAATTCAGTTCCTTCAGGAAATACAGAATCTCCTAAATACATTTGTATAGTTTCCATTTCTGCTGTAGGTGCAAAAACCATTGGTAGGCTTCCATTCATCCAAATAACCTCATCGGTTATTGGTGAAAGGTCAAAATGAACGAAATATTGATGAGTTTCGTTCCATAGTGTTTTAAATATCATTAGCTACAATTTTTATTAACATATTCAGTTAAGTAGTCCATTAAATCATGTTCAGCTCGCCAACCTAAAGCTTTTTGAGTTGGTTCCCAATCGCATAAAGTAGATTGACCTTCATTCTTTCTTAATGGAGTATGAATCCATTGACCACCTTCCATTGAACAAAGTTTCTTAGCAATATCAATGATTTTAATAGGTTTACCTCTACCTAAATCAAAATTTACACCTAGAGTTGTAACGTTAGATGCAGCAATAAGTCCTTTACAAATATCTTCAACATGAGTAAAATCTCGAGATTGTTCACCATCACCAACAACCGTAATGTCTTCACCGTTTTTCCATTGTCTAGAAAATTTAGCAACAACAGTAGCCCATTCACCTTCACGAGGTTCTCTGGGACCATAAACATTATAGAAAGTACACATTGACATGTTTAAACCAAAACATTGTGCATAAGTTTTAACAATTCCTTCTCCTGCTACTTTTGAGTAAGTGTATGGAGTTAAATAAGGAGTTCCGTGATTTTTAGATGATGTAGTTGCATACACTAAAGTGGCATTAGTAATTCTTGCAAGTTCACAAACTGCAGCAGTTCCTAGGGTATTAGATTCAAAATAATCAAAAGGCCTTTCAAACGAAGGTTGTATTCGAGCTTCAGCTGCTAAATGGAATATTTTATCAAATTTCTTATCTCCGTAATGTTTGATTACATTTTGTACATCACCTAAAATATACTCAGCAAATTGATTTTGATAATATAGGCTTGCAGATTCAGATGATAAATTATCAATACCATAGACTTCGTGTCCTTGTGAAACCAACATATCTACTAAATTTGAGCCTACAAAACCTAATGAACCCGTGACTAATATCTTCATACTTACTTTTTAATAATTATTATATGCAGGTTTTAGAATAAGAATTCAATACAACAAAAGGCTAAATTAATTTAGCCTTTGTGAATGTAGATTACTTAGAAAGTTGTTCAATTTCCTTATCGATTACAGATTGACGAGTAACATCTAGGATTTTTCTATCGGTAGATTGTATCATTCGCTTTTCGGTTTTAAGTCCTTCGATTTGTAAATCTTTTTTAGTAACTGATTCGTCAACTCTTTCGGTTAATTTATCAAGTCTTTTGTTGATGCTCTTAACATCACCAGATCCACAAGTGTTAAAGAAAATTAAAACAAGAAGAATCGTTGCAATTTTGTTAAAATGAAGATCCAAAAAGTTTGTTATTTTATTCATGACATTTTCTTGTTTTTTGGTTTAATTGTAGTAGATGGTCTAGGAGTTTGCTGAGATTTCTTAGCATCATAGTAATCATCAGTATAGCATTCACATGGAAGTCTAGAAGAACCACATTTAGGACAGGATAGAGGCTCAGCCGGTGAATCCGGCTTTGGAGCTTCTATTTCTTCGATATCTTTATCTGATGGCTTTTTCTTTTCTAATATGAATTGGAAGAATTTCTTAAATGACATGGTGTCGTTTTAAGTTATTTATCTTCCTTGTTGAAGTGCTTGTTCTCTTTGTGCAGCTTCTACTAAATTCTCAACAGATATACCTTGCTCAGCAGCAACTAATTCAAGAGAATGGTCTCTTAAAACTTGTCTATCGTCGTTAATTTCTTTCATTGGAAGTGCAAATTGATCGCAGATTCTTCTGAACATTTTAGCGTTTTCAACACCTTTACCTGGATAATTTTTCAAGAAGTGGAAAATAGCTTCAATGATTTCTACCTGAGTATTACCATTTAATGCTCCATCGACTACAATTCCTTGTAATTTTTCGTAAGTTTCTGAAATTGCATAAGATTCATATCCTTTCCATTCAACTGTTTCGTAAAAATTTTCAAACAAGTATTTTGTTTCTTCTACAGTTAAAAGAACTGCGTAATTTTTAGTCTCCAGTAATTGACGGATAGCATCAAATTTTTCCTGAGCTTCAGCAACTCTTTTTGGATCGATTAGACTAGGTCCTTGTTGGTTTTGACTTGTTGCTTCTTGAACATCGTCAGCTTTAATTACTTTCATATTTTAGTTTTTGTTTTGGTTATTATATGCACTTAGTGTAAATTAGTTTTTATTGAGGTCCTTTATTAAACCATTTTTTTTCAAATACGCTAGTCTGTGCATTTGTTATTTCATATTGTTGCTCAGGTGTTAAAGTCTTACCGGTTTTGCCTAAATTGCCATCATGATGATTTACCACAGAATCTGCAACTAAGCAATGAGGAATTTTATTTTTCTGTAATTCCATTGAATAATCATTATCACAGAACCAGAAAGTAAATTGTTCATCTAATTCGCCTAAGATATCGTAGATTTTTCGTTGTTGAAAAATACACCATCCTGCTAATTCGCCTCTTACTCGATAACCTTCAAATACATTTCCAGTATTTGTTACATTATCTCCTTGAGTTTGTGGACACCAAGGAGAAGCAGAAAGAAATCTAGGATGTACATCCATTACTTCGATTATTTTAGAAGCCCAATTCTTTTCGTAAGTTAAATCGGAGTTACACAAAACTACATAAGGTGAATTACCTGCTCTTCTGCCGATATTCAAGTATCGATGATATCCAAAAGGAACTTCTGGATGGATTGTTGTACATGAATGCATCCATTTGAATTGGTTATATTCATCGTAATTAACATCTTTATTCGATTCAATCACATAAGCATGGAATGCAATATCTCCGCTATCAGATTTGAATAAAGAATCTAAACCGTCTTTGGTTACTTGAAGAAGAGCATCGTCTTTTGCCCAACTAATTATTATTACGTCTACATGTTTCATTATGTTGTATTTATCGAATTAATTCTATTAGTAAAGGTTTACCAATATATGTAGTAAAATGAATGTTTAGTGGATGTGTATAATGTTTAAGAGCTTTATAAATACCGTGCATACATGAAGGGTATTCAGGTCTAGGCGGTTTTGATTGTAAATAGTGACATCCTTGAATCATTGAATCAATATGCTTTTTATTAAGCCATATTGCAAGATCTGAAACAAATTCAACTTCTAGAAAAGGGTCATGTGGCGGGTACATAAAGTTGATTTTATCAAAGTCAATAACACCAAATTCAGTAACTTTATAAAGAAACTTTGTATCAAATCTAGTGACAAAAATGAAGTCAATATCTTCGGTTTTCATCATTTCCATACAATGAATAAATGTGGTTATTTGATCTGTTCCTTGGTAAGGTATAATTTCAAGTTTAGTAGGCGAATATGTTTCTACTAATTCTCCAATATATGGATTATCATAAGTACAAATATATGTACTCACTTCGTGATTCTCTTTTAGAGGCTCGATTAGATTTTCTTTTATATTATCGGCACATTGTCTAAAGTCAGCTTTTCCATGACCATGTGAAATTCCTCTAAATAATATCGCTATTTTCATCTCTATATTTTTTTATATGATCGCTACAGATACCTGAACAAAGAGAAACATCATCGTTATTAATTTCTGGCATAACTGCAATTGAATTTTTGATTGGTTGATTGCCTGGATAAACCCAAACATGTTTATGGGAAGTAAGAGTCATCTGATCTTCTTGATGCCAAAAGAAATTAAATTCATATCCGGACTCAGAAAAAATTTCGACCGCTTCTATATTTTTGCAATGAATCCATAGTCTAGTCAATCGATCGCTAAACCATCTAAAATCCACTCTATATTGAGGTTTATCATGTCCTAGAAAAAGCTGCCACCCATATTGTTCAGTTTTGATATACCAAACATCAACCTCAACCTCAAAACCTTCATTAATAGCTTTATCGATATAATTTGGTTCATTTTCATAAGACTCAAATTTACCGTTGGTATTTCCTCGGTGTGCAATATACTTCATTAATATCTAACTTCGTTTTTAAGGACAAAGCTCAAATCTGGTACGGCAACAAATTGAATACCTTGTTTAGCTAAGTAATTTTGAAATACATTTTCTGCGTTAACACATTTATTGATGGTTTCTTCAGTATAAAAAGATTCGTCAGGTATACTTTCAATCATCGTTTCTCGGTCGCCGTAAAAAAATATGTCACTAGTAAAACCATTCATCGAAGAATATCTTCCATATATTTTTCCAGGTTCTACTTCAAGGTTTATATTATATAAATGAGACAAATCAAATCTGCTTCTTACTATAATGTCGTATGTTGAGTCAACCATTGCAAAAGTTTTCTTAATCTTCTTCCACATAAGTAGAGTATTTAATACGTTTACTCGAGTATCTGATGGAAATTGATAGTCAAAATGAAAGAGATCCGAGTAGTCTGAGCGTTTTTCTATTTCTAATTTAATCGGAGAATAATTTCGAACTAAAGCTTCTATGTCAATTGGATTTTCAATTTCAATTCCACCTTGCCAAAATAATTGACCAGTTGCTTGATATTCCCATGTAGAAATAAAGAAATCTACACCAAGATTTTTAAAGTACGCAGAAGGCATAGGTAAATTATATTCTAAGCCTCTAGTATGTCCAGATAAACAATATGCAATCATAGGAAATATTATTTTTGTATACGATATGCAATTGCTACACCATAATCGTCTTGACCTTCAAAGTGCTTTTCAACTCTAAAAATACTATTATCTATAGCTTCTACAAATACGGTAGGACCTGGATGATAATTAGAATCATGGAATATTACAATACCGTTATCAGAAAGCATATCGACATATTGCCAATCATTTATTACTGCGTTTAAAGAATGCCATCCATCGATAAATAAAATCGAGATTTTTTCTAATCCTATTTTCTTTGCATAACTTTTTACATTAGATCGATTAAATGAGTTTTCCCTTATTGTGAAGATATTCTTTTCAGCATTATCGAGATATGTTTTATCGTCTAAATCTACACCTAAGTATTTAATATGATCTGGCTTAGATTGAAATATTGCTTGAGTAAAAGAACCCATTTCATTACGAGAAATACCAATCTCTAAAATACCATGAGTCATGTAATTTTTAGTGATTGATTCAACTAATTTATAATTCTGAGATGAAACTTCAGCTGAACAGGTTTTCGTAAAAGAACTCCAATCTTCGTTATTATCATATCCGGTCATTTGAGGGAGAAAGGAAAGACCGAATATGTCAGTTTTATCTTCTCTAACTTCAACCGGATGACCATTTATTATTAAGTTTTTCATATATTTGTTTTATCGTTTACCCCATTTTTGAATAGCTTGATCGTATTCTGGTCCAAATTCGCTATCAATACTTTGTCTCATAGCTTTTGCTCCAGCAATAGTTCCACCCGGATGTCCATGTATAGCACCACCTACATTTGCCATATAATCAATACCTACTTTAGAGGTTACCCATTCGGTTAGTCCTGGTTGAAAACCACAACTTAATGCAGGCATAACATTGTGATCGTTTAGTATTTTAACTGCATCCAATGTTTCTTGCTCATCCCATTTATAATAACCGCCAATCATACCTGCATGAATGAAATCTACTCCCATCATACCGGCTAATTTACAAATTACTTTCCAATCAATGTGGAAATCGTGATTTTTATTAGTAAGAATTTTATCACCAGATTTTTGGAAGTGGATGAACATTGGTAGATCTAATTCTCGAATTGCACGATAAACGCCTAAACCACACCAAAAATTAACATGTACTGAATTTCCACCTAATTCGTAGATTCGTTTAACTCGATCAATGATGTAAGGATAATCTGCGTGTATAGAAACCGAATAGATTACATTTTTATCTTTAAGATAGTCCATAATCAAAGGTACTCTTTCTTCGATAGTACAGAAAGATGGATCGCTAAGGATTTCGTCTTCTTTGATAAAATTAACACCGCCTTCAACTAATTCTTTTACCATTTCGAGTAAAGTTTGAGCTGATATTCCAGTTTTCGGTTTAACAATTGCACCAAATATAGGTTTATCATAAACTCCAGTAAATTTACGAATACCATCAATACCAAACTTAGGACCTAAGAAAATATCTTCTATATGTTTAGGAAATTCAATATTAAGAACTTGACATTTTAATACATTATCGATATCTAATTGACCACCCATAATATTAACTAAAAGATGAGAAATACCATCAGTTTTAAAGTTAATGTTGATTACTGGAAATCCAATCTTCACAAGACCTTCGTTAGATTGTAAATCTTCTTCATTTGCAATAACCATACATGAATGATTTTCGAAAAGTTCGTTAGTTTCCCATTGATTTCGAACATTTGGATTTCCTACGCTTTGACCTATTGCGAGATTCCAAGAGGCATCTCTTAGAGTTGTTTGAGATTTCAAAAAGTAAGTTACAATAACGTAATCTTCCTTATTAACTTCAGGTCTAAATATGTTTACTTCGTTTTCCATTGTTATTTATTATTTGTTATATGTTATATGACGTATTTGTCGTTAGTTTTCGAAGGAGTTTTTACTATTACCAACGAACAATCTTCTAAAAACTCAGGATCTGCGATTTCATATGGGTAGATAATAAATATATCACCGGAAACAAGCTTTTTATCTTGAATTATCATGGTGCCTTCGATTAGATAGTTAATTTCTGTAGCTTCTTTATGGTAATGAGTTTCCCATTTTTCACCTTTAACATGCTTTTTATAACAAACTTCGAAATCTCCAGTCTTATATGCAGTAGGTTCAAAGTTACCAACAAACCATCCAGCTTTCATATCTTCAATCCTAAACAGTTCCATATAAATTGAGATATTTATTTAAGTCTTCGGGAGTACCAATTGGATGATGTTGATTAAATATGTAGATTCCAACTTGCATATTTTTCTCTAATATGTAGTTATATGAAGGAGCTACATAAAATTCTCCGTTTGTTCGATCATTTCTTTTTTGCATTTCTTCGACAGAATCAAAAAAGTATTTTGCCTTTTTCCAATAGTGAAGTCCATTTGTTGCTATATTAGAAATAACTTGCTTTTCTTTTACTTCGGTTACTAGATTTTCTTCGTTTACCTTAACATATGAATTTTTGTTATGAGTTGAAATAAAACAACCTAAAAGAGCATCATATTTTCTTGCATGAGACAAAAATAACTCTCGATTCCAATCTTGTATTACTTGATCGCAATTAGTTATTATCAATTCATCTTCCATATCTATGAAATCTTTAACTAGATATGCAGTAGAAGCAGGACCTTCGGTTATGTAATCTATATCGAATATCTTAACATCATCGTGAGTAAAATTATGAGACTTTTGTTTGATAATTAATATTTGATCGTCTTTATGATTGAAATTATCGATGACATGCTCAATCATCGGTTTTCCTTTCCATGAGATAATTGGTTTAGGTTCATTATACTCAGATTCGTTGAATCGTGAACCTCTACCTGCTGCAGGAATAATTATTTGCATTGAATTTTTTTATTTTTTTGGTTGAAAGATTTCCACTACCGCATGTGGCCAATTATAGTACGATATACTTGCTTCTCTAGGATATTTTTTCATAACTTCTTCTGGATATTTAAGAGTATCGAAGAAAATATCTTCTTTCTCGATTACTAATACGTAATCGACTGGCTGCCATCCTGATTCTATTCGAGTTTTAGCTCGTTTTAATGCCTGTTCTTTTGTTCGGTATGTTATGTGCTTATGGCAAAAATTTACACTAATACTATTCATTGCTTGTGGTGGAATTGTTAAACTATGTCCATTTCCATATACAAATTCTGGCTTCATTCTAAAATATCTATGCTCAGGAAATCCAGGCATCATACAATATTCTAGCATAGGCTCAATCAAACCACCATTATTAGTAGTATTAGTCCAAGTTTCTCGTTGTGAAATGTGTGGAAAAAAATGAAGATTTCTAATCGTAACCGAATCAACATCAAAGTGATCGATACTTTCTAACATAGATAATGGATTACTTTCAGGGAATTCATCAGGATGAAGTACGGCTACCCATTTTTTATTAGGTGATATTTCTTTTGCTTTCTCTAAAAGAAATCCTCTAATTGAATCGTTTGATATTCCATGTACTACGTTTTCGTCTCTTTCATAATATTTTACTTCTGGAAATCTAGAACATATTTCTCTACCAATCTCATCATCACTACCATCTAATACTAATATTGGATCGAAATATTTAGAGACTACATTTAAGTATTCTTCGAGAATATCATTCTCGTCTCTCATTATTAAAATTCCTACTTGTTTATCCATTATCGTAAAGTGTTATATGTTGAAAGTACTTTATTTATACGTAATGGTGAAGTTTTAGAAGCACATTCATATGCAAAAATACCATCAGCTGCATATATTCCTAACTCCCATCTAGTAGTCTCAATCAAAGAGTGAGAAACCACGAAATTATGACTATCTGTGTGATTAACCCCTATAGAATCGGCATTCAATCTTAGTGTGCCATTAGGCCATTCTTGCGGAAAAGTTAAAAAATCGAATTTTACATTTTTTATGCTTTCGTATAAATCTTTATGTAAAATTGTATCGTCGTCATTAAAATAAACAAAGCCTTTTTCTATTTTATCGATACCAAAATTTCGTTGACCGTTTCCTGAGAAGCTAGCTGGATCTTTATGTGCATATGGCTCACAATTTTCCGGAATCAAATCAGATGATGGTAATTCTTCGGCGTCAAAAACTACGATCCATCTATAATTTTCTCTAGGAATGTTTATGCTTTTAGCTATTATGTGTAGATTTTCTGGTCTACTACAAGGGGTTATGATATTCAAAAACATTATATTTGGTCTTTTATTGTTGCGTGATATTGTACTACTTTGTCATGAAACATCTCAAAGTATTTTTTAATTTCTGATCGATTCATTTCAAACATTTGAACTTCTCCAGTTTCACAAGAAATCCAAATTTCACAAGTATCAGGAAATATTCCATGTCTCTCTTTAAGAGCTACTGAATAACCTGCAGTTTGCATTTTGTAATTATTAATCCATTCTTCGAGTTTAGGTTTTTTACTTGATTTAAAATCAATTACTCTAGGAGTTTTTGGCTTACCCCAAATAGATAAATCCATTCTACCAGCATAACCTCCACCTTTCAACGACCAAAGAGGAATTTCCTGAAACATAACAGATTCTATACGTTCATAAAATTCAGAATTATTATGGAATTGTAAGAATAAATTTTTACCACACTCAATTTCTTCAGGTGTCAAATGTTGACATTCTTGTCTAGCTTTAATAAATGCTTGTTGAAGAGGGTTTTCTTCTGGATATACAAATCTAGAATTGAGGTAATGCTCATGTAAACAATGCATATAAGTTCCTCGATTTGCCGAAAATTTAGAAATTCTATCAGCTTCAGCTTGACCTACTCGAGTAACCCAATTATCCAATCCAGTTTTATCTCCTGTTGCCGATAAAATTGTTGTTACTGAAGGCAAATATAATTTAGTGCTTTCATCTACTACATAATATCTACCTCCGGTTTTACCTGTTATAGTTTTCAAGAAAATAGAGAGATTATAAAGTTAATAATCGAATCTCCTGCAATTTTAATACAAATCTTATTAAGTAGAAATAAAGATCCTGCAACTAAACTACATCTAAATAACCAACTAATAAATTTCCATAACGAAATAGATTCTGATGAAGGAGAAAGAATTACTAAATAAGCAGGTTGACCCTCTAATCGAGTTACATCCGGATAAACTAATTCATTTAAACGTAGAGACATCAAAACCTCATCTAATTCTCTCAATTGTTCTAACATCCAAGGCCATGCTTGGTCTTGATATTCTAAAGGCCAAAGCTCTTCAGGGATATTGATTACCGTATAGATTCTACCTATTTTATCGACTCTCAATTCATACTTAAACGACTTGAATTTCTCGATAGTTTCAGATTCTTTTAATGCTTCTCTAATAACGAACCATATTCGGATATCGTCATAAAGTTCTTTAGGCCATTGCCAAATATTATACCATTTCATATTGTGACTATATTTCAAAATCTTCGATATCTTCGTCTCCGAGGGCTTTCGTGAAGATTGATTCTTTTTGTTTAACAATTTTATTTTGTGCGATAATTGCCTGCTTAAGCTCTTCTCTTGTAGTCGGATTTTCTTTTGCTGTTTTGACAAATTCATTTTGTAGTTGTTGTAATTTTAACTGAGCATCATGATAATCTTCAGTAGCTTTTTGTAATTTCTTAGAAGCTTTCCCAGATGCTTCATCTACTTTTTTAAGTTCGAATTCTTTGCTGAATTTTTTAAATGTAGGTAGTGAATCTTTTTTCATTATGGGTTGATTTTCTTTTATATATCCGTTACACTATTCTATAATCTATTATATGCAAGAAACGCAAAAAGGACTCAATCAACTTAATGAAAGAGTCCTTAATACATCTAATTAAAAATATTACATTTCGTATTGTTCTTTAAGAATACGTTTTCCACGAGAAATACGATTCTTAACAGTATGAAGTGGTATTTCAAGTTTTTCTGCAATTTCTTCATATTTCAAATCATTGAAGATTTTTTCTTCGATTACAACTCGATAATCTTCAGGCAATGTACTGAATAAAGTTCGTAAACGAGTTAAATTATCTTCATGTTCTCGTTTGTCTTCGATTGCAACTAAATCATCAACGTAACTATCGATTGAATCGAATTCGATTTTAGAAAGTAAGTTTTTGTTTTCTGAGTTTTCGACATCAGTCATAAAAGTTACTTTTCTCTTTTTACGATTTCGCAATTCCATACAAGAATGAGTGTATGCAATTCGATAGATCCATGTTGAAATATGCCATTTTGGATCGTATGTGTCGATTTTATTGTAAGCAACGGTCATTACTTCAGACACAAGGTTTTCTACGTCATCAGTATTTTTTACGATGCTGTAGATGTAATTGTAAAGTCCTGGTCGAATCCTATCGTACAATTCTTTGAATGATTTCTCGGAACGAGTGGTTTTGAATTTGAATCCTAAGTCTTTTAATGAATCTGCTTTTACTTTCGCCATGTTTATCTTTATTTTTGTTTTTATTTATAGTACAAATATAATAAAAGTTTCTTTGAAATGAAACTTTATTAGTGATTAGTTATTAACAACTATCTTAGCTTGGTTACAAATCGACCTTCCATTCTTTCTAATGCTTCTTCTGGTACATTGTGAACATTGACACCTCCATGACGGTTTTCTACAATGATAGAGAATACCAAATATCCATACTTTTCTGCTAATTCATAGTAAGGTTGCATTTCCCATTCCTGAGTAAATGTGTTTGAAACTACTACGGTATGTTCGTACTTCATAAGGAATTCGACATCGGATTGGCACCATGCATGGGCTTCTTTAATCAAAGAAAAATCAAATTTGTAGTTTCCTTTTGTATCAATAAAGTACATATCAGCTTCTTTATGGCAATAATCTTTATCACCAATTAATTGTTTAGCTAATGTAGATTTACCAGATCCTGGCAATCCTCGTAATAAGAATAAATGTTTTTTCATTATGCGAATAAGTTAAAGAATAAATAGGCAAAACCCCATATTACTAAATAATTAACAATCTTCAGTGCAATTTGTTGCCATGCACTATAATCGCCTTCCTTAGTTTTTTGTGGCAATCTAGAAACTAAAATACCTACACATACAGCTAAACCGAATGTTTGTAAGAATGATAACTCTTTGATAAATGGTACATTGTACAATCTAGACACATCACATAAGATATAAGCCTCTAAAGCTCCAATTGCAAAGATAGTTGTAAGGATAACAAATATTCCACCAACTAATGCTAATAATGCGGTTCCTAATTCTGATTCTGATTTTGACATTTTATTAAGTTTTAAATTATAAGACAAATATAACAAATTTAAGTGATAATTAAAAATTTTAGAGACTGAAGTTATTAACAATTTTTTGAAGGCAACAAAAACCAGGAGTAGCGAATTCCTGGTTTTCTTTATAGCCGTAACTATACCGGTCCTAAAATGGAGACCTCTAAGAAGTCTCGCCGGTTAATCTTTATTCAGTGATAAATTCTTCGAATTCTCCTGCTTTGTATTTTTCATTAAGAGCTTTCCACATTTGGTAGTTATTCTCAATGATAGTTTTCTTTCTCGATCTTTCTGTTTCTTGTGCAATAAGGATATTTGCCTTTCTAATTTCCGAAGCTCTTTTTACCATATCGTCGAATAGAGGATTAGATTTTAATTGAGATTCTATTTCATCTGATTCCATAATTACGGTATTAGATATTTGAACTTGATGTTTCGACCAAGCATGCTCAGTATTAAGTTCATCAATCGCTAATGTCATAAAAATTCTTTCAACGATTTGAAATTTATAAAGTTTCTCATATGCCGGATCCGGACATTCTATATCATCAATCCAATTCATCATAGAATCTTCATCTTGTAAAAATTGTTCAATTAATTCTTCTGGTGTAGATTTATATTCTTCGAATTTAATGTTTAATGGAATCTTATTGAAAGTTCTAGCAGATTGGTAAGGAGTTACTAATTGATAAGATTTTTCAATAGGACAAGTAAATACATCATCTTCGATTTTATATTTCTTAACTATTCGTTGTTCTTTCTCGGCAAAATCCCATACTCCTTTCGGAAACATGTTACGAGTAATGTTAATTCCATCTAAGATGTTTTGTGTTTTTTCTATGGTATCAATCATAAATTTAAGGTGTTTGTGTGTCTATTAATTCTTTAAAAAATTCGAATTCTATAGGTGAGCCATTCCAATTGTGAATATTGGCATTAAATCTTTTTTCGTCTAAATCCATTGGTAGACTTCCTCCATGTACATGAATAGCACCTTCGGCTTTTCCTGGCCAATCTCGTAATGGCCAATGAGATATTACAACATTTTCTTCAGGAAGTACTGCAATTGCACCATACAATACATGATGTCTTTTTAATTTGATTAGAGACATTTCCGGTAAATGTGAATCATATTGTCCACCTAGAAAAGTTATTTTGCCATTAAGAAGAGCCATCGCAGCTTCGCATGAAAGAGGATCCCAACTGAAATTTCCTAAATGATAGACGACATCGTTTTTACCTACACGAGAATTCCAATTCTGTACATAAGAATCCATCATGGCATCTTCATCTTCAAATTCTCTTTCTATTGCAGTAAGTTTGCGACCAAAGTAACAGTCGCTTGTAAAGAATATCTTCATAGTTTATTATATGAGAGATTAATAAATAAGTTTCTAAATTATTTCTAAAAAGGTTTTGTCAGGTACTACTGCAGATATACTTCCTTCGTCTTCTGCAATATTCGTATAATAGAATCCTGACTTTGCATTTCCGGCTTTAAGGGCTCTCATCATCATACCATTAGCTCTCATATCACTATGTGGTTTATTAGGAGTATTAGACATAGAACCTATTATTTTAACAGGAAATACTATAGGCTTGCATTTCATAGAAACCTTTGTACGATCAGAATAAGTTGCAACTTCTCCTCTTTGAGTAGGATAATAATCTTCTTCTGGTACATCACTACCTGCATTATAACCAGTTATACACCATTTGCCTTGTTTTTGTAAAGCTCTTAGTGTAGCTTTACCGGCTAATAAAGTTTTACCGTATTCAGTTTTTCCTTCCCATCCACCAATTGCTGGAACTCCTATTCTAGCTTCTAAGGCTTCTGTTGCTGCCAATTTAGTTCCAATATGAATTCCATTCTTACCTTCAAGGTTTTTGTCGGTAGATCCATGATAGTATTGAGTTACATTATATGATTCGTTGATGAATTGGTTATATGTAGGTAAATTTTTCATTATGCTTGTAATTCGTTGAAAACTTGTTCTATTTTTTTGATTAAAGGATTTCTTACAATATCTTCATCAGAAAGTGCAATACATCCGAATTCTTCTACTTTAGAAAATTTCTCCATTATCATAGGTAGTGATGAATTTTTCTTCATCTTAAGGTCAATCTGTCCGGTGTCTCCTAGGAAAATCATCTTACAATTAGAACCTATACGGGTCATAATAGTACGCATGTTGTCATGAGTGATATTTTGACATTCGTCTATTAATACTATACAATCATCGAAATTAATTCCTCTAAGGAATGCTATTGGCATCACTTCGATTGAGCCATTATCTCTAAGAGTTTTAGTTATAGAACGACCAACAATTTTTTCAAAGTTGTGAATGAATGAGTAAATATAAGGCTCCATCTTTTCATCAAGAGTTCCTTTTAAGAAACCAATCTCTTCATCTTTTAATGTAGTAACCGACTTAACGATATAAATCTTTTTGTATCTTTGATCGTTTTTAAACAGCTTAAGAGCTTGAGCGCAAGCAACATAAGTTTTTCCAGTTCCAGCAGGACCTGAACAGATTACTATTTCTTTATCTTCAATATATGAAGCAAACAGTTTTTGGTTTGGGTTTTTTGCCTTTAGTTCGACTTTTACTTTAGTAAGTGTGCCGTTTTTAGGTGCAGTCATAATAGATTCTAGAACTTGTTGTTCTTCCTCTTCAGTCAATTTCTTTCTACGATTACTCATAAATTTTTGTTTTTTAGAACATAGATACTTTAGTCTTAACTGTAACTTGAGATAAAGCAGCTACCATAGCAGTTTCTATATCTCTTGCGGATATAGAAGCTCCTGGTTTAGAAGATGCATGAACTATTGGTTTTTCTTTCATAGCTTTTCCTGCAGGAGTAGCAGCAGTAGGAGTAGAAGCAGTTTCTGTACCACCAGTTGCACCAGCACTTGAACCTGAATCTTCATTAAGTTTCTTAAGTCCATTTAATAAATCTTCAAAAGCCTTTTCAATAGATTCTGCAATTTTTTCACCAATAACTTCAGGCGATTTAGACATAATAGCTAATGATTTCATCATTGAGTCGGTTGTTGTAAGTTTTTCTAAGTCCATGCCATTAACATGACCTTTGAATAACTGCATAGATTTTTGAATTTTGTCGAAATTCACTGCTACTTTGTCTAATGAATTTTTAGGAGAAGCCATCGTAACAATGTTAGATGTAAACTTGTCCATATATTCTAATTTCTTAGGTAAACCTTTATTTAATGCAGGATCGAATACTTTAAATATCGAACTTGTGAAATTTTGGAAATTTAATGTGGCTTTATCGGTAGATTCTAATTTAGAAAATGTATTAATTCCAGTCGACAAAGATGACATTATTTTAATCATACTAGGTAAATTATTAAGAGCTCCATTAATAACGTCTTGATTTTTATTATAGAAATCTCCTACATTATAAACTTCAGTACCAAATAAAGAAAATCCCTTTAAATTATTATTAGCCTTTTCGAATATTGCTAAATCGGAAAATTTAACAATAGACTTAGACATATCTAATAATATCTTAATCATATTAGGTAGAGTACTAAGAGCTCCGTTGATAATACCTTTGTGAGTTTCGAAATATCCTCCTATTTTATAGATTCCTGTACCGAACGTAACTAATTTAGGTATAGTTTCAATTGCTTTATCGATACTATCTAATTTAGAAAATGTTGTAACTGATTCTGCTAATGAAGACATAGATTTTACCATTTTAGGTATAGAACTTATACCACCATCAATGGTTTCAGCATGTTGCTTATAAAAAACTCCGACATTATAGATTCCTTTACCTATAATCATCATTACTGAATTGATAGTTGTTCCTGCCTTTTTAAGCATAGCATCTGTTATAGCTACTGGAGTTCCTGGTACTAATTTAGTATTTGTGCCTGTACCTACTGCAGTCATTGGAGTAATTGTACCAGTAGCAATTTTTATTACAGAATCAGTAACTTTAGCAACTACATCTCCAACTCCAGAGATAGCCTTTATACCTTTTGCGATATATCCATCTCCCCAGAAAGAAGAAGAATCATCCTCTTTTTTACCTATATCATAAAATCCAGTAGCTATAACTTTAAGGATATCCATTATTGTAGTAGCAGCATTAGTTAAATCTTTATCTGAAAGTATTTTTGGTTTTCCTGGTACTAGTTTAGCTTTAGAGGTTCCACCATCAATTAAATCAAAAGTGGGAATTTCTCGTTTAGCCATCATTAGAACTGAATCTACTATGTTTTTAAGATTTTCTCCTACTCCGGCTAAAGCTTTAACACCTCTAGCAATAAAACCACCAGCGAAAACTCCTTCAGAAGCTGCTTCATCTTTACCAATATCACTAAACGCTTTAGCTACAACTCCGATAACAGTAGCTATACTTTTACCAGCAGATTCAATTTCCTTTTCACCTATTTTGGTTACACCTTTAGGTACTAATTTAGCTTTCGAAGTACCAGCATTAACAACCTCAAATTCAACAAATTGCATAGTAGCAAATTGCTTTACACCTGCTGCAAGAGAAACAATAGTATCTCCTGAATTTTTAAGAGATGCAACACCAGCAGAAACAAAACCTCCGCCGAATACCATATCATATAAAGGATTTCCTGATGGTTGTCCTTTATCGAGTCTTCCTACTAATGCAAATGGTTCAGCTATTGCAGTAATAACTTTTGCCATTCCGTTAGCCGCATTAGTAAAATCAGATTCACCTAATTTTCTTCTTGATTTTATAACTAACTTAGCTTTTGAAGTTCCTGCTCCAATAACTTCATATTCATTTACTTCTAAATTTGCCCATGCTTTAACTCCTTCGGCTAATGACGATAGCACATTACCTGCCATACTAAGTGAAAGTATACCAGTCATCAAATCAATTGGATCTATATTAATTCCTAATTTTTTCTGTCTTTCTTTATCTGTAACTATTGTAAATGCTTTTGCAATAGAACCTATAGTTGATTCCAAAGCAACTCCATCTTCTGGAGTAAAACCAGAAGTTTTAAATATAGTTAGTCCTTTAGATATTGCAATTAATGCAATACCTGCACCTACCATTGCTGGAACGGTTATGGTTAATAAGGCTGCTCTAGCTGCTGCTTGGCCAGCAAATTTAAGTCCTTCGAGAACTCCTCCAGGGAATCTACCTCCTAAGAATCCGTTAATTATTGAACTTAATCCATATTCTAAATTATCTCCATCTTCTTTATTAAATCCAGCACTTTTAAATATCGCTAATGCACCAGTTATAGGTAATAAAGCTACCGATGCAGCTGTCATTGCAAGTGAACCTAATAGTATAAGAGGAGAACCTAAACCAGCAAGTGCCATAGAACCTGCCAAACTTTTAACTGATGCACCTAATGCATCTGCATCAGGAATTGTCATTCCGGCAGTTTTAAATACGGCAAGAGCACCGGTTATAGGTAATAGGGCTACTGAAGCTACTAACATCGCAGCTGAACCTAAAAGAATAAGTGGAGAACCTAAACCAGCAAGTGCCATTGAACCAGCTAAACTTGAAATAGATAAACCTAATGCTATCGCATCATCTTTTGTTACTCCTATAGTTTTAAATACTGCAAGTGCTCCAGATATAACTAATAGAGAAACTCCAGCTAAAATCATCGAGGCTGAACCTAATGCAATAAATATAGCACCAGCACCAGCAGCAGCCATTGCAAGTCCTAAACCTACAACAATTGCACCTAATATTAAAGCATCTTCAGTAGTAACACCTGCTTTTTTAAATACTAAAACTCCTGCAGCAATAACAACTAATGCAATTCCAGCAAGAATCATTACTCCAGCACCAAGACCAATTTCTACGAAATTATCTCCGGCTATTTTCATTGCTAGTCCTAGACCTGCAACAATAGCACCTAATAAAATGGCATCGCCAACTCCTACACCGGATTCTTTAAATTTAGTAAGAGCGTATGCTAATATTAATATTGCAATAGAAGCAAATCCTAATACCATAGAACCTAATCCTATTTCTTTCCAATATTGACCGAAAAGATACATCGCCATTCCAGTTACGGCTAAAATTCCTCCTAGTAATAAAATATCTGTTACCTGTAAGTTTATTGATTGAAACATCGCTAAACTATATGTAAAGAATAAAATAGAAAGAGCCATAAAAGATAAAGCCAATGTTCCCATTGCAATAGTTTTCCAATTCTTACCTATTTCATATGCAATAAATGCAAGTAATCCTATTGCCAATCCAGTAAATAAAACTGCCATAGGTGTGACCGAAGCTGCAAATAACATTACAACTGATCCTATAATTAATGCACCGAGTGCAAATAAAGTTAATCCAATTACTGCTTTTGCAATATTTCCTAAGCTTTTATTTAACATTTCTCCTACTTGTTTAGCAATCCAAGCAATAAGTCCAATCATTATACCAAAAGCTATTACTTGTAAAACTCCTGCTGCTCCTACTGATTGTGCAAAATGAATAACTAATTGAGTTATCAATACAAGTCCTAACATAAATAAGGACATAGCTATTAGAGTAGATCCTTTCATATTAGCGCCACCCATAGCTTCAATAACCATTGTAGTAGTTTTTGCTAATATATAAGTCATCAAACCAAATAATAATATAGATTTAAGAGACTGAGGTGGATTTTGCATTGCCTTTGAAATAACAACTAAAGATACTGCTTGTATTAAACCTGTCACTGCCGCAGATAAAAGATCCATATTAGTTAAATCAGTCTTAGACTCACCTACCTTTTTAGCTAACATAAGGGTTATTTGAGATAGGATAAAAATAGCTCCAGTAAATAAAACAATATTTAATGCGACTGTCGTCAAATCGTTTTGAGTATTAAATGCCATAATTGTTGCTGCAGCAGTAACTAACACTCCAAGTATAGTAGCTATAACCATTACGGTTTGAACATCACCTTCAGTAACACCAGCATCTTTTATTCCTTGATTAACTGCAGTAATTCGTTTAACCATAAATCCAAGAACCATAGCACCAACTAATACAAATGGAGCTAATAATCCGGCAATCACACACATAGTTAATAAAGTACCAATAGAAAAACTTAATGCAACTACAAATACTGCAGCAGCTAAAATATTTTCTGAATCTTTAACTACTTCCGAAATACCTCCTATTAAAGTTTTAATTGCAATATTAGTGATTTTCACACCTAATATAATAAAAGGATTCCAAATAGCAGCTCTCCTTAAAGCACTTATAAGAATATCGACACCATATGCTAATAATGTAAATGAAAGTACACTCTTAATCGCAGTTTCATTATCAATTCCTTTAGAAGTAAGTAACATTGCTCTAACTGCTCCAGATAGATCTTCAGCTCTTCTAGTTAACACATTAGGTTTACTAAATAGGCCAGAAAGAAATCCAGGAGTTAAGGCTTTTATTAATTTGCCTATATTAGAAGCCGATAATACATTAATAGCAAAAACAGATTTTATAATAGTTTCTGGTATTAATCTTGAACCTGTCTTAAGTAAAATATTTACAGCCTTAGATAAATCTTCGGCTCTTCCAACCATAGATCCACCACCAAAAAGTTTAGATAAAAACGATTCAGAAAGAACTTTTATCAATTTACCAATATTAGAAGCCGATAACATTGCATATGCAGTTATAGATACTGCAGCAGTTTTAAGATTGATTCGATTTCCTGCTTTTAATAAGATATTTGTTGCATCTGAAATATTTTGAGCTAATCTAGACCAAAAACGACTTAAAATAAAATTCTTTATCGTCATATTCTTATTAAAGAATTCAACAAATTCACCTAGTTTCGAAGCTACTATTAAATTATATGCAGCAATAGAAACTGCCGCTTGAGTTAAATCTATTCCTTTACCGGCATTAAGTAATATTCGAGTCGTATTTGATATAACAATTGCAAAATCCTCATACATTGAACCGAAAATCATATTCTTAATAGTCAATGTAGAACCTAGAAAATCAACAAATTCTTTTAATTTAGACGAACTAATTAATCCATATATTAGTAATGAATTTGCCGCAGTTCCCATATCCACTTCTTCAGACACAGAAAGTAATTTAATCATTGCTTGATTAAGATAACCTGCACCTTCTACTAGGAAATCTCCAAACAAATAAGAAACTGCTAATACTTTAACTAATTTCATTAATGCTTCGGGAATTGAACCTATGGCAGCAGCTAATCCACCATCATTGGCTGCACCTCCACCACCGACTGAGTCGCTTTTAGATAGTTTAGCAACTTTAATTTCAATAGATGATAATAAAGAGTTTTGTATAACCGAATGTTGTTCTATTCGATTCATAAGTTCTGCACTTATTCCAAATACGGATTTAAGGTCAGATAAAAGAGTTGTATGCTTCTTTAGCTCGAGAGAAACGTCATTTTTTACAACGGTTTCTATCGAGCCAAGAAGTATTAAGGAATTGTCTTCTGCTAGTTTAGTAGCACTTACCATTGCATCCATCTTCTTAAGAATGGATAACATTGCTTGATTTACACCTTCTGCCCTAACAGCCATTTACGTTTTTATAATTTTAGAGAAGAGGGGATTCCAGGGAATGCTGCCGGAGAATATGATGGCATTTTTGGCATTTTAACTCCAGAATTTTTCATCATCTGATTAGGATTCATATCTGCGTGGGACTTAGTTTGTCCTTCTTCAGCTTCCTGTTTCTCTTTTAGTATATATATCAAGTTTTGGACGATGTACTCAAACTCATAAAAGGGCAGCCTTTCCACTTCAGAAGGCTGCAACCTAAGATGATATAGAAGATACGTTTTAGTCTTAAAGAAGTTCTCCAGAGATATCTGAAACAACGAAAAGACCTTTGATGCCTCCGGGAAAGCTGATCGGGGTTGTCACCTCCGAATGACACTTTTCACAGATTGTATTAAATTTTTCTTTAACTCCAATTCTACACATATCAGTTAATGAATATAGAGTTTGGTATTTTGTAGTTGACCATGACATAGCTTCTATTTCTAAATTGTTAATAGCAGCTTCATTAAATCCTCGCCAGTCTTGAGACATATATGGCAAGATTTTAATAAATGATTGGTCAATCTTTTTACCTTCTTGCTGACGTTTTTGAATATATTTAGTTACTTCCATCATAACTCCAATTGATGGCGGTACTAATTTTATAGTTCCACTAGATTTTGTAGTTACATGAAACATTCTTGAATCATAATCGTAGTACTTCATTAGTTTATCATCTATCTCGGTAGCTTCGAAAACATCATTTTTGATTTTAATTTCGTTTTCATGATTACATTCTCCGCATGGAGCTTTAATAATTAATTGATTTTCTCCATTAGGGAAAGTTAATTCTCTGATAGCTAATATCAGGTGGATTCTATCTTCTTCTCGTAAATCCTTAAACGAAGATTGTCTACCTGGTTGTCTAGTCATCATACAAGATTTTAAAATCTCATTTAATGCTTCATCAATAGAAAATGGATCCTGTTCGTTGATAGTAGAGAAATGTCTAATTTCTTTTACTTCTGCGGCACGAATAAAAAATCTCGTATTTTCTGGATAGAATAAACCTTTTGATGGAAAGTTTTCTGCCCATATTTCATGATAACCTGGTAATAATGCCGGTTCATCACTTCTGTCATTTTCGTAACCTGCTGCTTTACCAAGCGATGTAGGTTTAACGTCTATTTTTATTGTTTCTGGTTTTTGAGTTTCCTCAGCTTGAAATTCTCTTTGTTGTAAATCTCTTTCAGCAGCTTCTTCGAAGTTTGTGTCCATATTATGTTGTTTTTTGGAAATTTGTTTGTTTGATTATATCCTTTATCTTTGCATCGACAAAGGAACATTGTTCACCCTCATACTCTTTAATGTGATTAAGTATTAGCTCTCGAACATAAGCCGAAGATGTCATAAGTCTATCATTCACCATGGAATAATTCAATATGATATTTTTCAATTTATGATTGTCAGTGCTAGAGAGAAGAACTTGGATCTTTTCGCCTTTGTTCTCTTTGCTCATTAGTACTTGATTTTCTATTATATATCCAGGAAAGATAATAAAATAATATAAAAATCAAATAATATTTTATCTAAAAAGTTGATGATATATGTGACATCTAAGGAACGGTATTATGAGATATAAGATATCATGTCAAACAACAAAAGGTCCACTAGATTTATTCCAGTAGACCTTTTTATTGAGTAGGTAAGTTTATTTAGCTAACTTTTTTCTTAGCTCTTTTAAATCGTCTCGGTACATATCTTTAGGTAAGATAGATTTGATTCTTGTCAATTCAATTTCGTTTTCAGCTATTTGTTTTAATAACTCTTCATAACGTTCTTTCGTCATTGAGTAAATAGACATATTAAGTAAGTAATCAAAAGCATCTTCTTTCTTTTCGAATTTAGCCTTTTCCATATCTTCAATAATATCGGCTTTCGGTCTATTACTAACTTTTAATTTGCCATCAATAATCATTTTGATGAATTTGGCTCTATTAGACATTGTTTTGTGTTGTTCTAATAAAATTTCTATCAATTTTGCTTTTCGTTTATCGTAAAAAGATAGACGGAATTTTACAAAATAATTAATAAGCTCAGTTGTAGATTTGAAAATTATTAACTTACCATTTTCATCTAAACAAGTAAGATTTTCAGTTTCATTTTCAACTAATTTTAGTAAACCTTCTAATTGACCTTTCTCAATTCGAGAAGCTAATTCTGCTCTTTGAAATTTAATATTGATAGTAAATTCTTTCTTGGTACTTACATCATCATATTGTTGAATGTAACCTTTGTCTTGTAATGAATTAAGATGTGCTTCATATTTTTGATATGTCATTGATGGTGGCAACTCGGTAATTTTTACTGTAGTTGTATTGACAACTTCAAATTTACCTCGGATTTGAAATGATGAAGTTTCACCTTCGTTTTTAGTTACGATACCATTGAAAGCTGACCACCATGGAAGAGGTTCGCTGAATTTTTTACCTTCTAAAGATTTCATCGAAGCATCAATCAAATCGATTGCATTTCTATTTAAGATGTTAGTTGAGAAACCAACTGCAATTCCTGATGAACCATTAAGCAAAACTGCAGGTATAATTGGCAAGAAATATTTAGGTTCAATTTCATAGCCTTCTTCAAATTGAGATTCTAGTAAATTGAAGTCTTTATAAAGCAATCTAAAGTTACCATTTAGCTTTGTTGAAATATATCTAGCAGCACCTGGTTCTGGTGACCGTAGTGAACCGAATTGACCAATACCGTCAAGTAAAGGCATAGAGTTCTTAAATGTTTGAGCCATACTGATAATACCAGAATTTAGAGAAGTATCACCATGATGGTATTGAGCATCAGATGCAATTTTACCACCTAATTGAAAAACTTTAAGAGGTTTATCATTACCACCTTTCCAAACTTGATTTGCAATGTAAATAATCTTACGTTGAGTAGGTTTGAATCCATCGATTACCGAGGGAATTGCTCGATTTTCGATTGTGTACATACCATATGCAGCATAATCTTTATCTAAGAATTCAGTAATAGATTTCTCGGTTATTTGTTTGGTTTTACTAGATATAGACATATAATTTTTGTTGTTTTAATTATTGAACATCTCAACATATATTTTAGCCTGAGATTTAATATTTGTTATTTGACTTTTTGTACGTCTAAATTTTTTAGGAGTGTTATCAAAAATTGTTTGATATTGCATTTTCCAAGTAATTGTAGAATTTGACATAATGTAGTTGTTTAATTATAATGTAAATATAATCATAATTCCCGAAAGAAAAAAATAAAATGTAACTTATTTTATGCTAAAAGTTTCTTTTTTCTTAATCCAGAATCACCACCAAACCAAGCATTTAAGGATTCCTTACCTAATTTATCGTTTGTAATTTTGATAGTCTTAGGATTTTGAATGATTTGCTCATATTCAGCATCTTCAAGTGCGGCAAGTCCTTTCTTATATTCTGAATTCCAACCTTTAGTATTTGTTTTAGATTCCCATTCTTGATATTCCTCTTTTGAATAGAATGATAACCAATCTTTGCCTTTTTGTGACACCACGATTGGTGTGAGTACTCTATAGATTCTGCCTTGGTCAAATAGTTCAGGCCAATATTTTGCAAGAAAGTTTATTAATAAACCTGCAATTGCATCACCATCAGGATCGGCATCGGTGTAAATTAAAATCTTACCGTATCGTAGGTTGTTAGGTTCTTCACCTAAACGAAGTCCTAATGAACCCATTAGGTTGATTACCTCTTCGTTCTTAATTACTTCAGTGTTTTTCATTTCTGAAACATTTAAGAACTTACCTTTAAGAGGAAAGGCACCAAATAATTGAGGGTCTCTAAATTGTCGAACTGCAGATTTAGCTGAATCACCTTCAAATATTCCTAATGTACAGCCTTCTCGATTGTCTTTTGATTTTGCATCGATTAGCTTAAGAATTTTAGAAGTATTTAAGTCTTTATTTAATTTTCTTAATTGAGCTCTTTCTTCTGCTTGTTTTTTACTTTCAATCCAATCTAAAATAGAGGCAACGATTTCAGATCCAAAGATTTGCTTAATCATTTTCTCACTAACTTCATGAGTTGAACCGAAATCTTTAGGTTCAGTAATTAATTTTTCTTTTGTTTGTGAAGAGAAGGCTGGATTAATGATAGTAGAATTGATAAACACCATCATATGATTTTTAATATCTGCAGGTCGAATATCTACTTTATGTTTTTTCTTAATCATAATACGTAGCTTATCGATAATTTGATTTGCTATGTAATTTACATGATTACCGCCTTCTTTAGTTTCAATAGAGTTAACAAATGATATTGAGGTGTAACCTAAATTGGTAGGTGCAATGGCAACTTCCCAATTATTTGAACGTTCATAGAAACATGAATCAACATAAAGTTCTGCGTAATCTTTGAATGTTCTAAATTTAAACTTTTCGTTATTGTATTGTATTTTCACATTTGGATTACAAGCAGCAATGTCCATTAGACGTTTTCTCATCATATTGATGTGAACTTGGTCAACGCCATCCATTCCAAATTGTTTGTAATCTACGATGTAAGATAATTCAGTAAAGTTTTTATCTGAAGGTGTAATTTTAGGTTCTGTACGTTTTGACATATTGTCTGAAAATACTTGAACAAATTGATTTTTACCATCAGAAGTTTTGATAGTAAATTTTTGTGAAAATATATTAGTAAGTGAAGCACCTACTCCATTAGTTCCTGCAACTGTTCGGTCTTGAGTATCGTCGAAATTAGAACCAGCTCGAAGATTTGAGAAAATTAATTCTGGAATCCAAATTCCATGGTCAGTGTGTTTTATTACAGGAATTCCACCATTATCCCATACGGATATTTCACCATTCTTAGGATTAAAAGTAACATGAACTTGATTTAACTTAGGATTTCTTTTCGATTCATCAATTGAATTTGAAACAATTTCATCAAATAATTTCAGGAATCCTGGATTGTAAGTAACTTCTTCTTGATGGAATTTTTCGCCATCAAATAAAAATTCTTTTGAATTATGTGGTTTTGTTGAACCAACATACATACCTGGCCTTTTAAGGACATGTTGTATCTCGTCTAATAATTCATATTTCTTACTTATTTCTTTTGACATAGATTTAATGATTTTACGTTTTATGCAAGTTTTTCAATTTTGATTATTATAGTTTAGTTACTGAAACGAATCCATCAAAACCTTTACATTTACCATCTTTGCATGTAGTAAAAGAAACGTGATAATTATCAGTTGCTTCTTTAAGAGTTTTACGTTCATCTGATACTGACCATTCGTCGATCAAAGTAACCATAATGTCTGCATTTGTACGATTAGAATTTACTACCTTAGTAGTTTTATCACCATACCATTCAGTAAGTTGTTTCGTTAGATTCCATATTGAATCTCCTTTTTTGCAAGGTACACCATAGTCACATGCATCTGAATAAATTTGAATTGATTGAGATTCGATTTCTGAAATTGCGTAGTAACCTTCTTTATAAACTGACATAATTTGAGTTTTTAATTATAGTGTAAATATAACAAAAAAACTCGATACTTAAAAATATCGAGTTAGAAAGTTTCAAAAAGTTATTAACAATTATTTTGCAAATGTTAGAGTATAATATTTTTTGCCGTTTACGTTAGTTGTTATAGACACTCCTACGTCAGTAAAATCTCCTCGTAATATTTGTTGAGTTTCAATATTAGTATTAATTGCATTTAATGCGCTTTGATTTGTGCTATAATTATAGCAAACTATAGCACTAACTCGTTGATAGCCTAGTCTTTTTAGATTTTCTACTCTATCGTGAAAGTGATAATGTTTAATGTCATTATAAGAAATCATATAGTTATTACTCTGTTCGCAAAGAGCACTTATATGTTGAACTTCATTTAGTGAAGTTACTAAGTTAGATGTTCGATATTGATTTATGAGTTGTATCATCTCTAACTCTTGAATATTATATTCGTAAGGTAGTAAAATAATAGGTGGCTCGTCGTTAGTTGAACAACTAAAAGACAATAAAAGAGTTAGTATTAATATAATTTTCTTCATTATTATTATATGCAATAGAGATAAAAAGGTTATCTACTTATTAGAATAAGAGTTATGTAATTTCTTTGATTGGAGCTTCGAGTTATAGATAATCCAAAGTCAGTGTAATCGCCTTCAATATTTCTTTTATGTCCAGGACTATTTAACCATGCATTTAATGTCGATGAAGGATTTTGATAATTATAAGCTATATTTTCACCGACTCTTACTGCACCTAAAGTATTTTGTAAATTATTTACTCGTTGTTGAAAATAGTCATGATTTACAACATTATTTTCTATCATATAGATATTGTGCTCATAACATACATACGATATATGTTGATTAGGTTGAAGCTCATTAAGACCTATGTTATTTCGATAGGCATTTATTACATCAAATAATTCTATTTCCCTTTCAGAATATTGATAACTATATACTTGTGGTATAATCGATTCATCATTTTTAGTACACGATAAAATCAAAATCATTAAAATTAAAAATTTTCTCATGAGAATCGATATTTAGAATATTTATTCAACACAAAAGGTCCGAATTAATTCGGACCTTTTTAAATGTATAAGTTTTATTATTTTGTTGCTGGTTTCTGTTTATCTACAATTGACCATACAACACCTACTAATGTTAAAGCTGCACCAGAAAGTTCAGCCCAAGCTCCATCAGCAATAAAGCCTTTAGCGATTAGGATTCCACCAACTGCAGTCATAGTGTGTCTTAGTACTCCAAAAATTTGTTCTTTTGTCATGATATTAAATTTGTTTTTTCGTGTGTGGTATTACACACATTTTATTTATAAATGCTTCACGTCGACATAAAAAAAGGACTCAGTGAGTCCTTTGTAATTACTTTTAGTAAGATTAAACGATGTTTTCTTCCCACCAGTCGCTTCTCCATTTAACGGCAAGCACTTGTGCATCTCCTGAACCATAATCTCCACCATAATCTGGCATATCTCCTGTAGGGAAACAATCATGGAAAGTACGTTGCCAGAATATATCTCCTTTACGGTTATAGTTGGTAACGATAATAGTTCCTACGTAATCTTTCTTAAGACCTTGTTCACCGGTTAAAGGGTTATAAATAAGTCTCTGCCAATTACGAAGAGTTTTGTATACATAAAGTTCGTTAGCGTCATTTAAGTTAAGAGAAAATTCAACCTCAATATCATTGATAGTATCAGTTGGATCTCCTTTAGCATAAGAACGTTTTGCGAATTTATATTTTTGTTCGATAACTTCTGAACCTCTATCTTGAGTAAGACCAGAAATCTTATTTACGTGTTCAAGTAGGATAGACCCACCAGCAACAGTATTTGGAGGAAGTATTGTTACTTCAAATAAGTTTTGGTAAAATGGTTCGTAATATTTGGTAGAAGCTTTTGCGTTTAAAAAATGTGGTAAACCTGGCATGTTCTAATATTCTTTTTTATTTTCAATTTTTTAATTGAGATTTAGTTATTTATCTACGTGATGATAAAAAATAAGCCGACCGATTAGATCGGCTTAATTTATATTAAATGTAGTTACCTGTTGCGATAGTACCAGTTCTAAGAATTGTAGTTCTATGAACTAATACACCCATTCCTCTTACTGGTTCGATGTAAGTATCAAGAATACCGATGTTGTTATCAATAATCTCGTTAGTATTATTAGTCGAATCCATGATGTTGTTGAAATCGTAAAGACCTCCATCAGAAAGGATTTGAGATAAGAAATTATCTGCAAGAGTTTTAATTTCTAATCTATTTTGAGCTGTGTTAAATTCCCAACGGTAATTTTTAAGAATAGCTTCGATACCATCTTGAATGTATATCAATAATTCTCTTACGTGAATTTGAGAAAGTGCAGATTTAACTGTTTGTTGAGCAGTTTGGTTAGCATTAATAGTTAATCCAAAACCTCTCTTGTTAACTATTGCGTTATATCCGAATGGTTCGATCCAATCTAAATCAACTCTATCGAATGCGTATTCAACTCCAACTAATCCGGCTCCAGTTACAACACCTCTACGAGGACCAGCAACTATTGAATATGGAAGAGCTAAGTTATATTTGTCAATGTACAAGTTAGAAACATGTGCAGCACATGGAACTGATGTATTACTTCCATTTTCTCTTATTACTAAGTTAGGACCATAGAATGCTCCATAATTAGCACCATCAGCAATACCTGGTAAGGTAAATACATTAGATGGGTTAGATGCTAAATTACCTCCAGTAGATACATATTGAGTGTCAAATGAAGTAGTTGAATCCATTTTAAATAATGGATTAGTACTTTCTTTAAGTTGCTTAACCGATGGCATATTTAAGATAGCTAAAGCTGATTGACGATTCTTAGCTAACTTAGTTAATCTAATTTTTGAAGCTGGTTCAATTAATCCTTCGAATGAATCGACGATATAACGGAACGTAATAGTTTCTCTATCAACTAATCCTTGAGCAATGTTTGTATCGGTCATTACATCTAAGATAGCGTTTTGTCTGTCTCCTGAACCGTTAGGTACTTGAGCATCTCTTAAAGTATAACCATTAAGAGCCGAGAATCTATAATATTGAACGAAGTTTCTAATATCTTTATATCTTTCTACTTCATTAGTAGGAGAAATGTATATCGGATCATTAGTTGTTACTTTAATATAACCATAGTTAGCAGAAAGTGGATCAGAGATTTTAACTACTGAGATAATTCTAGTTAAACGAGATTTTCCAGTATGAAGTTTACCATCATTTGGAGTAGGTACTAAATCTAATTTAGAAGGAGTTCCTGTACCACCAAAGTTTTGTACTAAGTATTGTCCTTTAGCAATTTGACCAGTAAATCCTGAAGCTCCTAATGGACCAGTTACAGTATCATTCAACCAAATAACGTTAGTTGGATTAGCAGTTCCAGTTCTAGCAACATCAATCAATAAAGATTCGTTAATGTCTCCAGTATATGTTTTAAAATCAAAAGTTGCAGTAGCACCAATCGAAGTAGCACCTGTTACTAAATCTACATTTTCAAAAGCTGAAACAGTAACATAATTAACTTTGTCACTTAATGTTGGAGTTGTTGAAGCAAATGCAGATGTAAATGTAGCTCCAGTGAAATCATTAGTACTAAATCTATCGAATTGAACATATGAATATACTGCAGTAGAACCAGTAGCTGAGATATTAATTCTATCTCCATCGGTAATGATACCTGAAAGATTAGTCTGATAAACATCAGAATCTTGACCGGCATAAACAATTTTAGGAGATGCACTAGTATCAGCAAATTCCCATTTATTTGAACGGATTATTTTAAGACTAGCAGTTCCACCACCAGCGGTAGTTCCAGTTCCACCAACGAATAAGAATCCATTAGAAGTACTAGTAGGACCGGTTACACCATCACCTACAACTAATTTAACTTTAAGAGTTAAGATGTCGTTAGTATCATCGTATATTTTAGAGTTAATAGAAATATAATTAGCCGAACTTGTTGGACCGGTAGTTACGTTAGATGAACCTTGAACGAATGTTTTATTAACTGCAAGTGAATCAATAAATTCAGTAAATAATGCACGAGTAGCAAAACCAGTAACTAATGAACCTGTAGCAGCAGCTGAAGGACCGTAAATAGTTATCGTGTCATAAAAACCAGTAGCACCAGTTGATGTATAACCAGTAGCACCTTGGATTGCAGAAGATGCAGAATAAAGTGCATTAGCAACAACTCCATTAGTAGCACCTACTGTTAAGGTAAATACTACTGCAGTAGCACCAGAAACTTTTGCGTAAGATAAATCTTCTTGAATTCCACCAAAATATGATAGGAAATTAAGAGCGCCAGGTTGTTCTGATTCTAAGGTGTGACCTACAGTATCAATTAAATCTCCAGAAATCAATCTTGAAACTCCACCTAAATTATAAGGTTGATCGTCATAAGCTGCTGGATTAAGTGCCATTAAAACTCCAGTTCTAGAAGTTTCAAGGTTAACTAAATCTTGAATATAAATGTTATTACCGTTTTTGTCTTGGAAATCAGGAATCATAGCACCAGTATAAACACCAAGTACATTAACTTGAGGTAATGCAAGGAATTCGGTTAGACCATCTCTCACAAAACCATATTGGTCAGTGAATACTTTTCTAAGTCCAGTATTAGTAAAATAAGGACCGAAAATAGGATCGATTGCTAATGTTGTGTAATTAGAGAAATCTCCTTCTACAATAATTACATCTATAAGATAATCTGAGATATAATCATTTTCATTCATCCAGAATGGTACTTGACCAACACCAAACCAATCTTTAGCAATTACATCAAATCCAAGAGTATCAGATTTTCTAGTAACCACAGAAACAGGTCTTCTACCAACGTTTGCATAATTAAGTAAACGTTGAGTTGCTGGTGAAGCATTGTTGGTTGGTAGATCAGTTGCAGCTGATTGAACTAATGCAGCAGGATCAGTGAACCAGAATTTATCTTTATTAAAGAAAGAAGAAACTGGAGCAGAATCTACTAATGCGTTATTATTAGTAGCACAAGTTGAGACAGATTGGAAATTAGATGTATCTAATGTGTCATTTAATTTAAGTAAGTTAAGAACGATCACTGGTCCTCTATCCAAACAAGTTAAAACTGTTCGGTGGAAATATGAACCTTTTCTTTCTAATACTGCGTCGATTTCACCGAATACAGATTTAAAAAATACTGAATCCTGTACAAATACTGGTGTATTAAAAGGCCCTTTTTTAGAGAATCCGATTATAAGACGAATAGTCTCAGAAGGGATGTTAGTGATTTGGCTCTTGTCGAATTCAAGTCGGTAAACACCCGAAGATTTGAATTGTTGTAATGATGGTGATAGTGCCATATTGCTATTATTTTTTTATTATATATCATCAGATAGATGAAATTTGGTTTAAAACATAGAACTATAAAAATCTTCTTCTTCTCCAGGATCAGAATTTTCTAAGATAGAATCTATTTTATCTTGTAAGTCTTCGTCGATATTATCAAAATATTCTTCGATGATTTCGTTGTAATCTAAGGTTTCAAAAAATGAAGAAGCGGTAACACAAGTCATTACACAATCATCATTTCCGGTTTGAGCTGAATATGTGCCATTAGGATTTCTAGAAAACATCTTAGCCTCTAAGATAGTTCGAGGATCTTTAATAATTAATTGACCTTTTTGTACACATTGCTTTAACTTTTCACAGTATAGCATCTTATTCTCTCTATTTATCCTTACACCAAATTCTTTTGTTTTATTACCTAAACGGTGAGCATATTTCACTAAAGTTTCTTCATCGAAATCATTACTTGAAGGATATAATGTAGTTAAGTGTTTAATTAGAGTAGATCCGTATGTATTATATTCAATAATTAGTCGTAAATTGTCTTGAAAGAAATATTTAACTGACAGGCAATAGAGTATTTTTGCAAATTCTCCTAAATTATGAATATTCGATCTAAATATTCCTATTTGTTCTAGACCAAAGAAATCAGAAACGTGACCTGGTGCAATTAATGCATCCATATCGAATTCTCGTAAAGGAACTACCTTAAAAATATTCAAAATAGTATAATCTCTACCAATTCCTTCTGCTAAATCGATTGTACAAATAAAGAAATTTGATTTATCTTCTATTTCATCAACGTCAAAGTCTGGATCCCATTTTAACTGAGAATAATCAATACATAAATCATCTAACGTATCTATTTCTCGAAATTCAAATTCTTTCTCTTCTTTTACTAACTTATTTATCTGTTCAGATGTAAGTAATAATGAAGATGATGATAAGAATTGGCAACCATATTGTTGATTAAATGCTTCTTCAGAACCTAAGTTACCAATTTCTCTAGCTCTCCATGCTTCATCTCTTCCAGGAACATCCCACCAATCTACTCTTAATGGAGTATATTCGTTAGCTCCATCAATAGCTCCTTGATATAGTTCTTGAAACAAATCAAATCCGTTAGGAGTTGATGTAATAATCATTCTTGAAATTTTCGATGAGGACAGCGTAGGATAAACGTTCTCATAAAATGGTCGTTTAATTCCTTCAGGAATATGAGCAAACTCATCTAAAAATAGAAGGTGGATAGTAAAACCAATACCACCGGTTTTTGTAGTATTTTGACCAATGATTCGACATCGATTATCGAACATCATTGTCATTACGTCCTTTTTAAGTACACCTGGTTTAAGGAAAAATGGAAGTCCTTCCATAATCGCCTTAATTTTATCCATAATTTCCTTTGTTGTAGCACCTTTATTTGACATAAGAAGTACGTTTTTATCAAAGTGAAATAGCAGATACCAAGTCAAAAATATAGACGAAGTAATTGTTTTACCTATCTGACGTGGTGCAACAAATATGCTCCATCGATTGTCTTGATAGGATTTAAGTACTGTTTCTTGATATGGACGAAGTTGTATTTTCATATAACCTTCATCTGTCATTACTTGACAATAAGTATTTGCAAAGTGAATGATGTCCCTAGCACATAATTTAATTTCCTCATACTCCATATCGGTGTATTCGTAAACTATATTGCCTTTTTTATAATTTGGATCTCCTTCATAAAATGGATGATCCGAAGCTTGATAACCTTCTTCCATGGCATCAAGTAATTTATAGACCTTTTCAGTTGTCCAAATTACTCTACCGTCATCTTTTTGTTTATCTTCTTTGTATTCTTTTACTTTAAACATTTGGGAGTTTATCGAAAGTATATCCTCGTTCTTGAGCAATTTTATTTAATTCTTCAAGTATTTCAAGGGTATCAATACCGGTGCCGTTTGCATGTAAAATCAGCAAATCTCCGGATCTTAAACTAAGATCGAAGAAAGTTCGGTATTCTTTCTCATTTTTTTGTGATATTTCTTTAACTTCTCTATCAAGAACTGGTCCTGACCAAGAGGCACATTTTAAGCCTAATTTAGAAAGTTCTTTAAATGTAGTTTCAGTTGGATGTCCAAAAGGAACTCGATACCATTTAATAGGTTCTTTAAATCTTTTACTTAAATCGTCATAACATGCATGAATATCTAATGCCTGTTGAAAATTGGATTGCTTTAGTGTATCGACATGTTTAAAACCATGTCCACCTATTGTAAATTGAGGATTAGTTAAGAACGAAAGATCTTCATCTTTATTTACATTAAGCCAATCAACATTAACAAAAAATGTTGCACCTGCTTTATTATCTTCTAACCACTTAATTACTTTCATGTCTAAACTATGAGAAGGACATAAATCAAAAGTTAAGTAAATCGAAGAGGATTTATAAGCTGAATTTTCGTCATTAATTCTAGTTATTTGTCGAGAATCTAGCTCTTTTTCCATATGGCCTTTTCTTTGAAAATCTCCAAATTTAAGAAAAGTGCTAGCAATATCTAAGTTTTTCATATTTCGTTTTGTGCTTCAGAATCAAAATCGTAAGGATCTTCTTCAGGCTCTTCGTTTCCTAATTCAGCTTGAATTTCTCTCATTAAATTTCGAGTACCTCTAGATGTTTGACTTCCTTGTTGTTCTATTTTTGCAGTGGTAGTATTGATCGTATTTTGATAGATATCGATGTCTCTTCTCATTTTTTTCATATTTTCCTCAGCAGCCATCATATGAAGAGTTTGATGCTTCATAATGTCTAAAAGAGTCTTTTGTAAGCCTCCTAAAACTTCAAACATACGAGGTGAGGTTTCTCCGGTATCGATACTTCTCATCAAAATGGTAATTGCTCTTTCCGACATTTCCATTTGTTGTATTAATGAAGATAGAGTAGTTATTTCTAAATTAGCTTTTGCTCTGATGTATTCGTTTTTATCTATCAATTCTTGTGAAAGATAAAATTTAAGTAGTGAACCCATTACCTTTTTCGATTTGGTCATTGAAGAAGTTTTCAATTCATCATAGTCCATAGGTTCTGAAGGTAAAAATGCAGGAAGCCCTACAGATGGAGCCGGTAGCCCTTGAGTGCTATCTTCTCTTAATAAATCTTCTATTGATTTTCTAATAGGGTCTTGGTTGTTTTCTTCCATATAATCTTGTAGTATTGTATTATATATCCTTTATACAAACCTCGGTTGGGTCCTTGGCTCGGCTGGGCTTTCCTCGGAACTAGATATATCATTTTCCTCGAATCCAAGTAATCGTTATATGACCTCGAGAGTGGCCAAGTTTCATCTAAGCAAAAAATGTGCAAAAAACCTAAAAAGTTTCTCGCACATCATTATATGGCTTATATGTGGTTATTTTATATTGCAAATAGCTTTAAATTCTTCATAGTCAAAATTAATTCCTTCTCTTTTAAAATCTTCAATTGATGCATCTACCATTTCTCTTTTATTTGCAGGATCTTTTACTCGATTAATAATTTCAGCAATTCCTTTAATCATAGGTTGTTCATCTCTAGTAGATAAATCAGATATAGATTTAGCTTCATTTAAGAATTCGTTAAATGTTAGTATGTGTCTCATTATATAAGTTTAAATACAACTACAAAGTTGCTATCTTTAGGCCAAGGTTTAAAATCATCGTATGAATCAACAATTTCTATTTCAATTCCTTGACTACTTAAAGCTCCTTTTAATCTATCGGCAACACTTTGAGGAGATTGACCATGTCTGTAAAAATATCCACGTTTACCTACAATCGTACCATCTTTTTTAAATGTTAATTTATCTACTCCGGTTACAACAGATTCAAAAGCGTTTTTAAGTTTTTTCTTTTCGGCAGATGTTAAAATTTTATCAACCGACACTTCATCGGCTTCATTTATAAATTCGTTAAATTTTGGTATATGATTCATAATTATTTCTTTTTATATTTATCTTACGTATTCTCTTACTAATTTAATTGGTGGTACTGCATTATCTACTATCAATCCGAAATCATTGTCTTTAACCACATATTGATTTAACATAATAGGTTGTTTTTCTTCTTCGATAGATTCTTTCCAAACTCTAATATTTGTTTGATATATTGTACCAGCTCTTAATATGTAAGGTGTGTTAGTTGGATCGATAGCTTCTTTATAATTGATGTCAATTACTTCGGAATACATCAATTGTAGATTAGTAGTTTTTTGTTGTCCTTTCGGTGGCATTGTAGAATCATAACCCATCTTCCAAATATAAACTGCAACCTGTCCAAATTCATTCATATGATTAACACAAAGTCCATACCAATCGTTATTACTTAATGTAGGGAAATTCTTACCGAATTTTAATATATGAGCATTTGATTTGACCGTTATTCCTGATGCAGATTGTCCAGTATAATCTAAGTTAATTTGAATACCTTTACTTTCAGTAGAATTAAATCCGTCAATCAAAGTATCATAAGTATTAGAGCTTGTTGATAGATGTTGAGGTTTAAACCACATAGTAAACGAAGTATTGTCATTATCACCTCTATTAACTAATTGTTTGTATTGAACTGCGATATCTTGCCATGTCATTCCTTTCGTCATATCATACAAATATTTACCAACTACCGTAAAGTAATTAGTTAAGTCTTTTGTTTCGATTATTAACTTTTCGTTGATATGACTTCTAATATGATCGTATCCACCAATAGCTATTGTTTGATAATGTTGAGGTTTTGTGATTTCGATGTATTCTTTTTGTATCTCTTCATCTAATGCTTCATCTAAACTAACATGTATGCTATCAACATATTGATCGATTTCTGGATTGTCTCTCATTACATTCAATTTATCTTGCCATTTATATAAGCTCAATTTGTAATAAACTTGATCGGCCATGAAATCTCTAAATAGGTAACATGAATGAACTTCAAATATTCTATCTAATAGAGGAAAGTAAATGTAATCTTTTTGTTCAGGTAAATTATCATCACCAAAAGCTCGGTGGAAGTGTTCTCTAACAATATGAACTTCTAAAGACTCGCCAAAATCCATATCATAAGGCAAGAAGTTAATTGCATTATCTGGAATATTGTTATCCGGGAGTAATATTTTGATGTCCTTAACATCATTTACTGTATACAACGAATATTCTTTAAGTATAGGATCTGCTGATTCTAATTTAGCTTCGGTTTTAAAGTACCTAACACAATGACCAAACATTTCAGAAACTGAACAAGCCATTTCGTGATATAATTTGATAGCAGGACCCATCATATCGTATGGTCTAAATAAATTAGAATCACATGCAATAGTAACACCTGAACCAAAATTGGTAGTAGGACATGAATTGGCTTTGCAACCATTCTTAGTTATTACAGGTATTGCCGGATTTTCAGGGATGTAACCATCAACTACATCAATAGTAATGTTAGTTAATTGTCTACCTCCACTCGAAGTTCCTCTTCTAACTAATCTAACTTGTAAGTCAAATGAATCTGAATTTCTTTCAGTATAAGGATTCGTTTGTCTAATTATTTTATCAAATATTCTTCTAGAAAATTCTCCTTGAACTCCGTTTTCGGTTATTTGTTCCCAAGCAGACCATACCACATGAGGCTTTCCTACTGCTCTATCTAATTGTTGAATATCATAAGTCCATCTAATAAAAATGTCATGACCATTGTCAATAGTTTCTAGAGGAGATAAATCAAACTTAATTGATTCAATAGATTTAACGTAAGGAAAGTAATTTGTGAAGTCTACTAACAGAGTATCACCGGCATTATATGTAAGGTTATTAGAGGTAAACTCGTAGCTATAACGCATAGAATTATTTTGTTTTTACCGTAATAAGAGAAAATATAAGAGCGATAACTAAACCAGCAATAGAAGTAAATACAAACCAAAGAGCTTTATTAACTCCTCCTTGCCATTTTTCTAAATTATCTACTCGGTTACTTATTGTATCGATTTTATCAATATCCTCTTCGTATCTAGCAATAGATTCGGTGTTTTTGTTTATTCTAACAATAACTCCATCGTCAGGATTAAAAAGTCTCTTTTTGAAATATTCAAGATCCTCTTTAATCTCGGATTGAGTGTTAGAAAAGGAATCCATTACACGTTTGATGCTTTCTAATTCACCATTTGGTAATTTCTCAGTAATTAATTTAAGAGAATTTAAGATTTCCTCTATTTTAGGATCTGTTGCCATATCGAAAATAAGATTTTTGTTTAGTTATTTATACTAAAAGTTCCTCTTATTTTTGCAATATTAACAGGCAAGTAGCATTATCTCGTTCTAATTTGTTTCCAAACATCATCATGATGTCTACTATGTCTAGGTACTCATCGTCGTCTTTGTCAAATTCTTCTCGATAATCGATAAGTTTATAAAATAAATCTCTAACAGGGATTTCTAAGTAAGGTTGTGGATAGAATGTAGAGGTATGATAGACTCCTATTTTTTTAAAGACGCTAACGCACATTTCTAAAAACTCTTCGTCAACTGAATTAGCCAAGTCCATTTTAGAATGAATGACCTTATATTCAAATAAATTCGTTGTATCTCTGGATATGCTCTTGTCTGATACGTTAACCTTAAAGTACTTTAATGAATCAAATTCTCTTAAAATAGCTTCAATATAAAATACAGAATTTGCCGATTCAGCGAAAGTAGATACTGGTGTAGATTGAAAATTCTTAATGTCCTTTCGATATTTCTCATACAGAATATCACTAACTTCTTCGGCTTTTACATAAAAAGCAGAATCATCAATCATATGCATTTTTACGATATGTGCCTTCTTTCTTAGATCGGTTATTAGTAAACGATCTTTGTAGTTGTTACTGTTTAGGTAAATTTCAAGAATAAGCGGTTCAATCATTTCGTCAATATCGGTAAAATCAAGTTTATCTGACACTAGTATCGATCTGTTTTTCGATCAAAGTAAAAGTACGTTTCATTTCTTCTGGATTGAATTTGATTGCGAGATTTAATTCTCGTTCACCAAGTCCATTTCTTTCCATCCATAGCTTTGCAACTTCTGGATTAGGTTTCCATATTTTTTCAGTCGGAGCTTTCTTTGTTTTAGTATATATCCAACCTGGAACCCTTTGAAATCGAGAACCTACGATTTGCCATAAATCTACGACAGCCCAGCCGGTGATGCCATTTCGATTTAACGATTGTGCAGTAGTAGGATGTTTGATTGCCATAAATCTTTGAGTCATAAAGAAATGACGTTCTTTCTCAGAATTCTTAATTGTAGAATATTGCTTAGGGTTTGAGAAGACCACCTTCATAAAATCGAATAGTTCCATGTTTATTATATGAAGATTATCTATATTTGTATTTGAGGAACCCAGTGAGTTGTTCTTCCATCTCGAGTTAATTCTCTCACTACTTCAAATCCATTTTCGCAGGTTTCTCTGCCATATACTTTAAATGAAAATACAAAATCACCATCTTCGCCATCCATACTTTTATAGGTTTTGATTGATGCTCCTCGATTAGCAAATGAACTTTGTACAACTTCTTTAGTTGCTTTATTTAGATTTGTAAAATCTTGAAGAGACAAAGAATCTACGATTCGGTTTGGTGATAATTTAGCTCGATATAAAATTTCGGCTTTGATGTAATTGCCTATACCACCTATCAATCCTTGATTCATTAGTACTTCTGGCAAAGTTTTATTTTTATATTTCATTAGACGAGTTTTAAATAAATCGTCTGAAATTTCATCGGCTAAATGATTAGGTCCTATCGAAGATTTTTTCTTTGTAGTTTCTACTTCGCTATCGACAAATTTCATTGTGCCAAAATTACGAGCATCAGTAAAGAAAACTGATCCATTAGCAGTTTTAAATTCGACATGTCCATGCTTTGAATGTTGGTATCGCCATCCACCTGACATTCCTAGAGTATTCCAAACCCACCATTTCTTGCCAGTCTTTCCGGTAAATTCAAATACTATGAGTTTACCGCAAAATTCAACTTTATCTACGTTTGCAGGTAAGTCTTCTTGGAATTGGTCTAAGCCAACAGGATTACCATGCTTAGCATATCGACCAGAGTGAACTATTACTTCATTTAATTGTTTTCCTTGAATTGCGCTATTTAATGATAATGCAGTTCTTGCTACTTCTGGTAATTCTGGCATATTTTTAAAGTTTATCGTATTCTGTTAAATTTAATTCAGTTCCATCAGCGCATTTAGCTACAACAAATTCACCAATTCCGGTAACCATAAATTCTACTGAAAAATGACCACCTATAGCACCGATATATTTTAGTTTTTTAGTTCTTTGCCAAGCAACAAACTTAGCATTTTGTTCAGGCGACAAATAGAAATTTCTTTCAGTTTCGATTTCATCAATTACTTCTGGCAAACATTTTTCACTACAAGTTTTACCATTGCATAAAGTGCAACTATTTGTTCGACCAGTTTTCTTGAAGAGATTCAGTATTTTTAGCATTTGAATTTCGTTTTTCGTTTAAGAATCTTTTTTGTTCTAATACTAATTTCTTTTCTTCGATTTTATTAGATTCAGTCATAGCTTCGGCTAGTCTTTCTAGCGCATCGGCTAATTTAGGAATGTCCATTTCTAAGAACTTTTTTCCTGCTCGGGTTTTTGCAAAGTCTTCCATATTAATTTGTGTATTTTTTTATTTTATTTACGAGACTAGTATATGAGAAATAGATTATATGAAAAGGAATGTAAATAGGCCAAGCAAAAGACCACGAAATATAGGCTTCTGCATTGCTATCATAATCATCGTAATCGGAATAGCCTCGAATTCTGTTAGAATCATATTTGTCAAATCCAAATTTCTTACCAAAGGTAATTAAAAATCCAAGCATCGAAACATATCCTAAAATATAGATGCCAACTATAATTGCTAAATTTACGTAATTCATTGTTCTATTTTTGTTAATTCCCAGCAAACATCGGTTAAGAACCTATGATTTTCCGGTAGTTTTAATAATTCGTTTTTATGTAGTATACAATGTTTTTTTGCTTCTTCGAGCAAATTAGAGTTAGTCCATCGATCAATTAAATCGTAATGATTGAGATATGCCAATCTAACAAGCTCATTATAATCTTCGTTTCGTAAATAACCTTTGAGTGGCATAATTGGACCAACACAGGTATTCCATTTGAATTTTCTACCGTCGTAAGTAATCCAATAGTAATCCATATCATCTTCACCAACTGCTACTAATCTTTGAATTTCCCAACAACCATTAATAACGAATTGACCTTTTAGTTCTTCAAACTTCCGAATGATGAGTGTTTTATTATCTTCCATCTTATACTTTAAATAATTTATAAAAAACGCTTCTATCAATACGTTTACTTAGATAAGCTGCATTTATTGCAGGAAAACCTGTAATCCCTTCAGACTCGATGATGGCATAAACTTCTTTATCCCACTGTGAGATTTCTAAGTCTGTCATTTTGTTCATCCATTCCTCATCAAAATCTTCTCGGATGATAGGACGTTTGATTAATTCTGGAATGGTTATTGAGTATGTAATGTTATTCATATCGATAGATTGCAGTTTTGTCTTTATATGTGAGCGTATAGAAGTTTTTTGGTGTAGTTTCTTTAGCAATCTCTTCTACAATATAAAGATTTTCTAATTCAACATCGGTATTTCTCATAACCCATTGAACTTGCTCTTCCCATGTCATTGCTTGTTTTCCTAAAATAACATTGTGCTTCTTACCAAAATATTCCGGTTGTATTTTGCACATATAAGCGAATTCACTCTCGGAAAGCATTCGCATTAGGTATGGTCCTCCAAAGGGTGGATTTTCTAAATTCCATTCAATCACATAATCTTTATATGCTTCTTCAAATAAAATATCAAGTTCAGTTTTAGTATTCATTTACTTCTAAATTAAATTTTTCAAATATTTTTAAGGCTTCTTCAATGGTAACTTTTATCCAAATGAAAACTTCACCATAGGCATTTTCACCTATATTACAGCCACCAAATTCCCAATAATCATCTTCTCTGCTCACATAAGAAGCATTTCGAAAGGAAACTACCCAATGAGGTTTGTTTGCTTCTATAATATTATATGCTTCTTCGTAGGTTAAGTCACTTGGTTGTCTTTGCCAAACCGAAGGATGCTTTGCAGTTCCTTTCTCATCAACCCAAAAGTCAAAAGATTTACTCAGTGCATAATCAAAAATCTCCTTAGGGTTGCTAGGGAGATTCTTTATATTTGCATGTTTATAGTGTGACATATTATTTCATTAGGTCTTCCCAAAATGATGGATTGAATCCATCACCTGCCGGAGTTGAAGTTATTACTACATCCTTATTTACCATTGGATCGGCTTTTGGCATTGCCGAACGGAAAATTCCAGATTCATTAAATGATTCGGCTTTTTCTTTTGTGTATGTGGTACCTTCAAGAATTTTATCTTTGCTCATAAGCGAATGTAAAGCCATTGCAGAAAACGAACTTAATGGAATAGATTCGATGTGTTCGAACATATCGCTAATAACCTTTTCCGGAATGCAACGTTTATGTAGCATCATTAAATCTCGATTCAATAACCAACGTTCTTTGATTTCGGCTAATGGTTTGTCGATTTTAATTACTCGTTGAGCAATTGAAACGATTTGGTCGATATATTCTTCGTTAAAGAAATGTGATTGATTGATGTAAATTTTATCATCTTTAAATTCGGACATAATTGCAGCAGCATGAGTATCAGTTACTTTGAATGTGCGTTCTTTACCAGATTTATCAGTTTTAATTGTAGTGTGTAATGGTGGAACGTTATCGCCTGAATCGCCTACTAAGATTTTTCTAAAGACAAATTCATTGACATTGACTTCGTCTAATTTCATTTTATTTAAGCGTACAATATCCTTAAGGTGAGATTTTGCATTTGATACAATATCCTTAGGTAAGTTAAAGATATCGGTAGGCATTTCTTCGACTTCAATCCATTGTTTAAATCCTGGAAAAACATGAAGGTCTTTGTCGAATTTATTGTAATAAACAGTATTTGCACCTGATGAATTGTCCTTATTTACTAATTGAAGTAAATCATTATCGCCTGAGATAATTAAAGCATTTTGACCATTTTGATTTAAGTAAGAAGACCAAGCAAATATTAAATCATCGGCTTCGGCACCTTTAACTCGAGAAATAATAACACCTAGTTTTTCAAGTGCTTTAGCAAATTCATCGTGAACTTCATAAATCATAGACCAATTGATTTCATTGGTTTTGATGCGATTTGCTTTGTATTCGGCAGCTGGATGATAAGATTTACGCCATGAGCTTGAATCGACGGTATATACGATTCGATGAGTAATTCCTTCGAAACGTTTTATTTCGGCAGCAAAATCGACAGCTAATTTCCATAGCAATAGATTTTTATCTTCTTCAGGTTCGTCAATAAAATTAAAAGGTTTTCCTTGTTTAATTTTTTGACCGATATGAAAAGTTTTATGAAGCCAAAAATTGGCATCGAATTCCAAGGTATATTTACCTGTCATAATGATTTTGTTTAATGTGTTATACAAATATAACAAAATTAAGTGTTATATAAAAATGTTTTAATGGAAAGTTATTAACAAATAACAACTGCTCTAGTTCGTGTAGAGTTTACTAAACGATAGGTTAAGTCAATATAAATAGCTCCAGTATCTCCATTTATGTTTACAATATAATCAGTAGGTCTAATTAATTCCCAGAAGATCGAAGTATTTTCTTCGGTTTCAGGATCTATGAACGCGGAATTAACTCTCCATAATTGAATTTGAACATCCGCTAAGGAAGGAGCCATCCTTCTACCGATTAAAAATCCTGGAGTATATAGAGATATTTCTGCCGCTTCGATTATAAGTCTTTGATTTCCTGCAGAAATCCATTCCTTAATAAATTTTGATGTTGCTGCAGTGGATCCAGTAGGTCCAGTAATTCCAGGTAATCCATTTATACCGGTTGCTCCTTGCGGACCAGTAGGTCCTTCTGATGATGGTAAGTATACCGGATTTCCAAAAAAATCTACTAGGATTCCATTTATTAAATATACTTGTTGACTACTTGTAGGCATATGTTTCTTTTCTTATATCTATCTTACGAACGAACTATATGCTGAATTTTATAAACTAATGAAAGCATACAAATTACCGGATCGATAACAAATCGAAGTTCATATGAATGTCGATTAACTTCATAACATATTTCACCGGCTTTTCTCATTAATTGAGGACGTTCTAATTGAATGTATTCGATGAAATCTGTACCTAAAGATTGAACCACATCATCGACTTTTGATGAGTAATTAGAAACTAAGTATTGATAGTTTTTAACTTCATCATTTGAAGGATTGAAGATGTGTTCGTAAAGGTCTTTGAAAACTCCGTGGAATTTTTTGACATCTTCGGCAGTAATTTTAGTTTTGCCTTCAGCATGATAACCTTGTAAGATATTGATAATTGAACGCAAATCTGGAAACTTACGCTTAACTAATTCAACTAAAGCTTCTTTCTCAATATCCATACCTTCGGTTTTGATGATATCGTAAACTCGCTTATAGTATTTCTTTTCAATTTCAGCTTCTTCCTCTTCGGAGAAATCAAAATTAAAGCATTCAAAACGAGATTGAATGTTGTCTGGAATTTTATTGATGTAATTGCAGGTAGCAATAAAACGAGCAGTTTTTTCAAATTGTTCAATTGTGCCACGTAAAGCTTTCATGTATGCATCAGAGACACCATCGAACTCATCTAATATAACCACTTTTAATTTTCTTTCGCCATCAATAACAGATAACGTAGAACAGAATTCAGATATTTTTGTACGAACAGTATCTACACCGGTTTCAACTGAACAGTTGATGTACATAGTTGGATTATCTTTTGAAATAGCTTTTGCAGTCGATGTTTTACCTGTGCCTGGAGAACTATGAAATAAGAAATTCATATACAAACCATTTCTAAGTTTGGTTGCAATTCTTTCAGGTAATATCAATTCATCTAATGTGGATGGACGATATCTTTCGGTCCATAGAGCTTTTTTAGGATTCATATAAATAGTTTAGAGTTATTATATGATAGTAATCCTAAAAGGTATTAACAAATTTATGAGTTCAGCTCTTGTAAAACTTCCTTAAGATTTCTAGCAGTTCGATCATTGTATTTTTGTTGAGAGATTCTATCTCTTTTTTCAATTACTCTATTGAAAAGAGCTTTGACTTCGTCCACTTTTTTCTCTGGTAAATCTACATGATAGGAAAATTTACCATTTTGAAGAATAATGAATTTGTCGAAAATTTGAACATAGTATTTTGAAGTTTCTACCGTGTATTTTTTCTTGTCGAAGATATAACGTAAAGCAGTATTAGGTTCACAAATCAATTTATTGACGATCCGCAAACAATCAATTTGTTTATCTTCGGTTAATTCATTATTAGAAACCGTTAATAATTTTACAATTTTTCTCTTTACTCTTCGTGCTCTTACTTGTAATCTTACCGGTCTCATTATTTGTTAATTTTTTCAAATGAGCAAAATAATAAGAAAGCACCTATCAAAGTAGTGCACATTGCAGTTGCAAGTTCATTAAGGGTACCAGCGAACGGTATGTATTTTTGAGCGGTTCCAGTTAATAAGGAATATGTAACCCAAAACGCGATTAATGAACCTAAGGCCGGAAAGATGTTGATGGTGATTTTCATAGTTCTTTGTTTTAATTAGATATGTAAATATAATCAATATTGCGGAAACTAAAAAACTTTAAATGTTAAAAATCTGTTAAAGTTTTATGCAGCCTTTTCATATTGGAACAATGCTTTACCCCATATAGGAGCAATTTTCTGGGCAATTCTCTTACCGTAAGCTGAGTACAAAATACCTTGATTCCAAAGAAAGTGCTCATAATCATAACCGTATTGTTCTACCGCTCCTTCAGCGATCCAACGTAAGGCAGTAATCTCATCATTAGCACCCATTTGGATAGTATTAGTAATAAGGGTTTGGAAGGCTTTATCAGCTTCAAATTCAGCAGCCAATTCCTCTTCACGATTATCAGCACAAACCTGTTCGAAACGATCAAAATCAGCCTCTAACTCCTCAGTGGTTAATGCATGTACATTAATAGTACGAGGACGGAAACCATAAGCATCTTTATGGAAATCCGAATATAAGAGAAGCATATTCTCTCGATGAGACAACTCATAGTTATGAGCTAATTTAGATTCAAGTTCTTTTTGTTCGTGGATTTGTGATTCTGTCATCATAATGTGTAGTTTTAATTAGATATGTAAATTTAATCAAATAATTAGAAACAAGGAAATTTATTTCAATAAAGTTATTAACAATTTATAGACACCATTTTATGCTTTTAACTTCGGATTCATACGAAAGCCTATATTCAAGTTCTTTCCAAATCTTAGTAAGTGAAGGACATTTGCAATACTTAGTAGCAATAAGTGTTTCTACGTTGTTTATTGTAATGTAAAAATTCCAATTTTTAGGTTCGTTAAATCCTTTCATAATACTTAGTATATGTAGTTAAGAGCAATATTCATAGAAGTTGAATTGAAATCTGATGGTATTGGTTTGATTACTTCCCAAACTCCATATTTAACGTTTTTGATAAATTCTAATCTTCGTAAATTTGATAGATATTGACGAGTACGATATCCAGGATTATTGTTCCATCTCTTCCAATTAGTAACATTTTCGATACCAGTGGTATGTTCGATTAAATCTGATACCTTAAATTGTTGACCGTTACGTTCGTTTAAAAATGTTTTAACTGACGTGAATAATGAATTTTGATTTGACATAATGTGTAGTTTTAATTAGTTATGTAAATATAAGCAAAAAATCCGACACTAGGAAATGTCGGATTAATTATTTTCAAAAAGTTATTAACAATTTATTGTTCGTTAGTAAAGAATTTTGTTACTTGGTCTAAGTTTTCGTTTGCTACTGAGATGTGGTCTTCTGCCCAATCATGTCCATTCTTTAAGATTTCGTCCATTTTAATAGGATCCATAGCTAAAAGAATTTCAACATTTCTTTTGATGGTTTTAAGATTTCCAATTGTCATATAGTTTTCAGCCTTTTCGTTTACAAATTCACTGAATGTAGGTAAGTGTTCCATTTACTTCAATAATTTTCTAATATTTTCAATAACTATTGATCGATGATTGATAACTGCCTGAGCTTCTTTAGGATGTCTTTGCATAAGTTTTATCGTTTCTCTTGCCCAATTTTCTATTTCCTTTGTTAGCTCAAGAGTTTTAGGCCAGGTTGAATCGTTAACGACATCAAAATCTGGATTACCTTCTAGTGATTCAATTCCAGTTTCTACGCTTTTATCGATGTTCGACCAATATCCACCTCCTTTAGAACTTATGATAGTTCCAACTGATACTTTTACTTTTCTAGTTCCTCTGATATTTTTAACTTCAGTGTCTTTATTAGCAATATATACATTCCAATATTCTCCACCTTTATCTAAAAATGTAGATTCATTTAAGAATTCTTCGTATGTAGGTAGTTTACTCATTATTTCTTTGTTTTCTTATTTTCAAATGTTATTCCAGCATGTGCACTTCCTTTAGCTTCACCTGGATGATATTCACCATCAAATGAAGTTACTACGAAAGTTTTATATGGCGATACTGAACAACCAATTCTTTCCATAAATTTACGATTAACTAAAAATTTAGTAGATTTATCTGTTCTATTAACTAATGAAACCTGAACCTCTTTGTAAGTTTTACCTGCAAATGCAATATCCATTTCAATTATAGGCCTTTCATCTATATCGTTACCAACTTCTGCGTTAGAAATTCCAATTATCTGATGTACGTATTTTTTGCCGTTCAATTCCCAATTACACTGTTTACCATCTTCGCTAATTTTCATTTTATCATAAGTCATAGAACATGAAAGTGAACCGTTTCCAGTATCAAATTTAGCAACAACATCACCAATTCCAGGAATTGTAATTACTTCTCTAAATCCAATAACTCTACGAGAACGAATCCAATTTTGTCTATCTGATAGAAAATCGATGATGTCTTTAATAACATCTACACCAGTAGCTTTTTTTAATCCTTGTGTACCTGGAGATGAGTTAACTTCCAGTACATAGTTTTTACCTGTTTTCTCATCAACGATAATATCAACTCCACACCAATTACAACCTACTGCCTTAGCCGATTCGATTGCAATTCTTTCTTGTTCTGGTGTTAATTTAGTTTTTTCAACAGAACCACCTAATGAATAGTTAGTTCTAAAGTCTTTATCGACTTTGTTTCTTCTCATATAACCTAAAAGTACCGAGTCAGTATCTTCTGGTTTAGGCGAATTGAAACGTTTAGTTAAAACGTGAATACGTAAGTCATATTCTGATTCGATTTTTTCTTGTATAAGAGTTTCTACAGTTGGATCTACTTTCCATAAAGTTTGTAATACTGATTTAAGAGATGCCAATGAATCTATAATAGAAACTCCAATTCCTTGAGAACCAGAAAGCATTTTAAGAATTACAGGAAATTGTCCGCCGATTTGTTCAACTGCCGGTTCGATAGAATCTTCTCCATCGACCATTGCCATTTTAGGAACTGGAAGACCAGCATCCATAAGCATTTTCGAAGTAACGTATTTGTTTTCGCATGCTAAAACTGAACTTAGTGTGTTTACTACAAAAAAGTTATTGTCTTCTAATTGAGATACAATATCTCGAGTATAAGTATTTCTAACGATTCCTCTACGAGTTAAAATCGCAGTATCTTCGGAATCAATTTTAAAGGGTTTCTTGGTTTTATCAACGATAGTAAAATAATCTCCATCAGTACTTTTAGTTAACGAACATGTGTTAACGTCAATGATACGGAATTCAATTCCACGTTTTTTACATTCTTTCTCAACTGCAGGAACGGTATATGATTCCTCACTGATATTTGAAAGGAGTACAACCTTAACAGGATTTTTAGGTGTTGATTTTGTAGCCTCATTAATTACAAATTCGTTAAAGTATGCGAGACGGTTTTTCATTTTTGCGTATATATTTTATGAATGATTTCTGATTATCTATCATCATTCTCTTACATTTTTCAGTAAAAGCTAATGAAGATTCAATAACTCGTTGGTCTATTTTTTCGTTACCTTTAAGGTAGTATTTAAAACATTTTTCACAAGTAAAATTACTTGGAATGTATGTATCTATTCGAGATTGAATCTCTTTATTGCAATAAGCACAGTTCCAATCAAATATCTTATACGAATCTTTTACTAATGAATAAGAAGATATGTCTTTTGACCCTGGTTGAACAAATGGCCTATTCAAATGAGATACTCTTATTCTTCCATCTTCGATCCTAAAGATGGCATTTATAAAAAGGTCATCATCAGCATATTTCTTAACTACTGGATTTTCCTTTAGTATTCGTTGATGCCTAGGTGGAAGTCCTTTAAGTACGATTCCATATTTAGTAGGAGTTTTACCTAAGTTCTGTCTTTTTATATGATAATTAGCCATTTATAGGATATTCATTCCATAAATTATTTAATCGTTCCTCTGCTAATGAAAGTATTGCGGATATTGTCCATAAATCAGTAGAATTACCTTCTTCGGCAGTTTCTTTATATTTATCGATAGCTGCTTTAGCTATATCTAAATTAGCTTGAATTTTATCTACTTCAGTTTGTAGGATTTCCTTTTTAGCTTCATCGGTTTCATTCTTAAGCTCTTCTTTCTTTGAATCTAATCCGGTTTTGATTGCATCGTACTTTTCAGTTGCAGTACGAAGTTTAAATTCTTCGATAGTTTCTGTTTGTTCTTCTTCAGGAGCTTCTTTAGGAGATTCACTAGTAGCTTTCTCTAATTTTTCTGGATCAGTCTTTTTTGCTGATGCTTCACCTTGCTTTTCTGCTTCGTCTGACTTTTTTTCTAAGTCCTTCATCATTTCTATAGCCTTGTCTAATTGACCTTTAAGAGCTTTTTTCTTTTTATCACTAGGAATTAAAGTAGCAAGTTGAGTAAGAAATTCAACACGATTTTTAGCACGTTGTTTCGATATGTACAACCACGAAAAGAAATTAGCTTTACCTAATAGACCTCCAACTAATTCGTTGGTAGCATCTTTTTGATTTTCTACTGCTGAATCAATATCTTTCAATTGAGAAACATATGAATCGGTAGCAATTTCTACTTGTTCTCTAAAAGCTTCAAGTTTTTCTTCGTCAGTCATATCCGTATCTTCGCTTTTGAAATTATCTTTAACGTCATCAACTTCTACTTGTGCCTTTCTTTTAGCAGTAGCCGCATCAGATATTTCCTTTTCTAGAGCTCTAATTTCAGCAGCATCTTCTTTTGGATCTAAATTAGCCTTTTCTTTTCTAAGTCTATTAAGTTTTTTATCGGCATTAGATAAATTAGACTTAGCTTGCTCTAATTTTTCTTTTGTCTTTTCGTTAGACTTTTTAATGTTTTTAAGTTCTTCTTCGTCTGAATCTTCTTCCTCTTCGGCATTTATATCGTCAGCAGTATCATCAGTTGCAGTTGCACCAGTAGGTCCAGTAGTTCCTTCTGGTTCTTTTTCGGTCGATGTAGTTGATCCGGTAGGACCTGTAGTTCCATCAATTGCAGTAGTTCCTTCTGGTTCCCTTTCAGAAGATGAAGTTGCACCAGTAGGTCCAGTAGTTCCTTCTGGGTTTTTAACTTCTGGCTCTTCTGCTGGAGTTTCTTCTTGCTTTAATTTTTCTATTTCGGCTTTAAGATTATCATAAGCTTCTTTTGCAGATTGTTTACCTTCAACAGATGAATTATCTAATTCTAATTTAAGTCGATCTAAATCAGCTAATTTAGACGCAAGTAAAGCTTCTTTTGCTTTTTTCTCTAATTCGGCTTTATCTAATTGGTCTTCTCCATCTTCTTTAAGATTAGAAATTTCCTTTTTGATTTTAGCAAATTTTTCATAGTTAACATAAGATTCCTGTCTTGCTTTTGCTATTTTCTTAGCGTCATTAGCATCGTCAGCCTTCTTAATGTCTTTCTGTTCAGCAGATAATTTAGCATTTTCTGCTTGATATTTTTTATGAGTTACTTCTAATTCTCGTCTCTTTTCTGGATCGTCGACAACAGAAGTTATTTTTTTCTTAATTGATTGAATTTCGTCTTTAACCTTAGCCTTAATTTTACTAATCTTTTCTAATTTATCAGTATCTGAAGCACCTTTAGGTTGTGGAGTAGTTTTAGGTTCAGTTGGTTTAGGAGTTTCCTTTGCCTTAGGTTCTACCTTAGGCTTAGGTGCATCTTTTTTCTTTGGTTCAACTTTGGCTTTCTTTGCAGGAGTTTTATCCGGTGCTTTAGGTTTAACTTTTTTAGATACCTTCCTAGCTTGTTTTCTTGCTGCTCTTTTTTGTGCAGCAGTTTGAACTTCAACTAAAGCAATATATTGTGGTAGACTTGAAAAGTCATATTCTTTTAATGATTCAAATACATCTCCTAATGTGGCATCCTCATCGACAAAAATATCGAAATCTTCACATATCGTTTCAAAAAGAGATTCTAACAGATCTAAGTATATTTGATCGTTTACTTCTTCTTCGTATTTTTCTAATAAATAGTTGTTTAATTTCATTTTAGTTTTCTGAGTTTAATGATGGAGCTGATGGTTTTTCTAATTCAGTCGAAGGAGGAGTCATTGAAGGTATAATACTTCCTAATTCAGGAATTTCTTTATTTTCTAATTCAGCTAATTTAACTTGCAATTTAACCACTTTCTTAAAGCCTTTTAGTTTTTCTAGCTCTAATTTACGTTCTTGTTCTAAAGATGATTTAATTTTTCCTTTTTTAAATAAGAATGCAATGTAAATTCCAGTAAGTGCTGCACCGACGGCTAATCCTTTAACAATACCTTTAGCTGTACTAATTGCAGTTCCTGCAGCAGTATCAAATTCAGCTTCACCTCCGGCTTCAGCATAAGCTTCGTTTAAATCTTCTAAAAAAGATTCATATAGATAATCGTATGAGGATGAACTTTCGTTTATTACTGATTCACTAATTCCATCACCAGAAAATAATAACAAAAATCTAACGATCTCTTCATATTCTTTTTGTGCCGGTGTATAATTATACTGAGTGCATAATTTTCGGTAATCTTTCATCTCGTTTTGAATTCCGAGAACGTTTGTAGGTAGGATAAAAGTCATAATATGATGTAGGGTTACTATTCAATTTAATTATATATCTCTAAAATTTGTGACAAAAAAAGAGCTCTTCGTAAGAAGAGCTCTTTGAAATATATGAAGTATAAAGATTATACTAAAGAACCAAGAAGGTTAGACATAAATACACCTGAAGTGATATACATAGTTTCTGGTTTGAAACCTGCTTCAACTAAAGCGTATCTTGATTTAACAGCTACTTTAGGAGCCATAGTTCCTTCAGCAATTGTTTGTACTGATTCAGCCATTAAGTAAGGCATGAATACTAAACCTGGAGAGTTACCATCACCTTTACGTCCAACTAAGAAACGAGTATCGTTCCAAGCCATGTTAGGATCGTTGTAGATAGCAAGACCTGCAACAGTTCCAATTGGGTAAAGTGAACCACTCATTTGGTTAATAGTATTAGCCATAGGAGCAGGAACGAAACCAGCTATATCTTGTAGGGCAGAACATACTTGACCGTTTGTAACGATGAAAGTAGCTGGACCTCTACGACCTCTAATTGCAATAAGGTTAGCGATTGCAAGGATCTTAGACATAATTTTTCTCTGACGAGTTGAAAGATTCTCAGAAGCTGAGTTTGTAACCTCAGAAGCAAGAATAGTTGCAGCTCTAAGAGTAGTATCTTGGATGTAAGCACCAAAGTTAGTTTGAGTGTTAGCAGATGTACCAGATACAACAATTGAAGTAGCACCAATGTTCAAGAAGAAGTTGATTCCTTGAGAGTTAACAACATTTTTGTGGTTAGTTTCTCCAAGAGCAAATAATCTAGAAAGGATGTTTTTGTTGATTGATTGAGTCAATTCATTGATAAGTACTGATTCTACTTGAGATACAGCATCTACTCCGAATTGTTTCAAATCTTGAACTTGCTCTCTAGTAACAGCAGCTGCAACTTGGAAAGTTTTAGCTTCAACTGATTTGTTGAAAAGACTTAAGTTCATTACGTTGTCTGGAGTAGACTCACCTAAAGATCTAGAATATGGATCGTTAATATCATCTCCAGTATAATCGTTGTTAGTTAAAGCTTGACCTGAGAATCCAGTGATGTGGTCTTCTAAAGCTTTTACTAATTCTACGTTTAATCCAGAAGTAGCACCAGTTACACCTGAGATACCTGAAGCACCTAAGATAGTAGTAAAAGTTGAAAGGATAGTAGCACCAGAAAGAGTACCTCTAACGTGGAAGATTGGATAACCATCTAAACGAGAAGATCCTACATAAGCAAGAGTAACTCCATTAGTTGAAGCAGAAGTTCCACCAACTACAAACGAAGGAACTGTAGCAGAACCATAGTTTACTTTGATTAATAATGGAGAATTTGTAGTAGAAGCAGTTTGACCACCAGCATATACGAAGTCTAAGTAAGTTAATACTCCCATTGGACCAGGCATTGGTACAACAGGTACTAAGTCAAGACCAATAGTTTGAGCAGCAACTTGCATTGCTAATGGAAGAAGTGTGTGAGCTTTATCACCTGAACCAGCTTCTTGACCTGGGAAACCAGCTTGAGTACCTGGATCTCCAGGGAAACGAGTTGCACCCATACCGTTTACAGAACCTAATTGAGCTAAGCTATTGTTTTCATACAATTCATGATAATGACAGTATTTAGACATCCACTCTACTCTATTACGCTCTTGAATTCCTGTAGTAGACTCAATGATTGGAGCCCATTTACCGAATATTTCTTGTTCGTTAATTAAATACATTTAAAATGTTTTATTTTGTTTTATGTTTTGATTTACGCTGATGCTTTTTGTGTTTTAGCAGTATTTAGCGTTTAAGTATATATCTAAGTCTCCTTAGATTTTTATCTATTTTATAATAAGTTAACCTTTTCTAAAGATTCTAAGTTAGATTCAATTCCGTCTATTAGATTCGATATTAAAGTTTCGTATTGTTTAACATATTCATCAGTTAATATAGAAGCTCTTTCTGGATTATTTGCAAACATACTCCAATCAATACCTGAAGGTTTTAATAAAGGAGAATTTTCATCTGCAGCCGGTTTAGAATTTACTGAACCTTTTCTCATTTCTAACCCAAAATCATTATACCAGAAAGTCATTGCATTTCTTACATCAGTTATGTCTAACCTTGGTTCTTTTGATCGGTTTAAATTAGGAGCAAGAGTTCCGTAATTTTGATGTTCTTTGACAATTACTTTACGAATTTTAATAAGTTTTGAATATCCCATCATTGGTGAATATTCGATACAAAAAAGAGCTTGACCCTTAGAATTGTAAAGTTGTACACTTTCATAAGAAGGAGCTGTTTGTATACCATATTTAGAAAATATTCTTTTCAAATCTTTTCCTAGAAAATCTTTTGTGATTTTCGAAACTTGTTTGGCTATATCTAATTGATTAGGTTCTAACGAAGCTTTTTCATTAAGAATGGATTCATTAATAAATTCAGCAAATGTTAATAAATTCTTCATTTATGTTGTTTTTTTTTACTTAGCACAAAAACTCACTCTTTCAAATGAGTTTTTATAAATTTTAATATTTATTATCTGTTAAATCTTCTTCTTAATTCAGCTTCTACGGTTTCCATGTAATTAGCCGGAGTTTTATATTCTGCAGTTTCATTAACAATTGCTGGTGCAGCACCTTCATTTAATGGAGCATCAATTTTAACTGATCTTAAATCTCTAGTAGCCCAGAAATCATCGATTTTATATTGATTATCTAAAACTTTTACTGAAGCTTGAGCCTTAATTGAATTTCTTTGAGATTCATTTAAGTTATTCCAAGAGTCTTTGTATTTAGCTGGCATATTAGTTAACCAATTTGTAACTGGTCTAAATGCAATAAATGCAGATTCATATAATCTTTCAGCATCAACTGAACCATAGAATTTGTTATTTTCAAAAACTGCAATAACTTCGTCTTTTTTCTCAGGAGTTAATGCATCAAATTGATTTCTCTTGTTTTCTGATAGGAAATTCAAGAAGTGTAATTTGTTAGCATCTACTGATTCATTAACAGTTTTTGCATTTTCTAAAATAGTATTTAATTTGTCGGTTAATGTCTTTTGGAAAGCATCTTCTTCATTACCTTCAATTTTATCTACGATAGTTCTTTTTGGATTTGAATGTAATACTAAGTTTTCGTCGATTGATTGAGTACCTTCTAAACCAGTAACTTTACCTTCATTAATTTCTTTAACGATGTGATTAAGATAACCTGCAAGATTTTGTGTATTTTCTTTTAAGTACTCAGTATATTCAATGATTGATGATGTACCTTCAACAATATAATCGTTATGAGAAATTACATTATCTAATTGCTCATTCATATGTTGTTGATAAGCCCAACGTGAGTTAGATTCATTAGCAAGATATTTACTAAATTCAATATTTTGATCTGCCTTTTCTGCAACAACTTTAGTATATTCAATACCTCTATCGCTCATTTCAGCAACTAATTTAGTATACTCAATTAAGTGGTCAACCGATTCAGAAAGTTTTTCTGAGTAGTTAATTCCTTGATTAGATTTTTCACCAACTAATTCTGCATAATTTTTAACTCTTTCAAGATTTTCAATGATATAATCATTATGAGAAATTAAGCCATCAACTGATTCTGCTAGTTTTTCAACATAAGAATTAATTTGATTAACTCTTTTTGCAGTTTCTTCGGTGTAACGTATCAATCCTTCATTAACAGATGAAGAATCTTTAGCTGATGATTCGGTTAAAGACTTTTTAAGATTTTCTACTTCGTTTTTAACATGTTTAGTATATTCGTTAAAATCTTCAACGGTAATGTATTTTTTAGGATCCATTTTGTCGTTTTTTGTTTCGTTTATTGGGTTTGGGGTTGGTTCTTCTTGTTGATAGATTAAAACAGGCATATCAGATTCGCTCAAATCAGACTCTATTTCATAGATCTGTGTTAATGAATCGTTGTCTAATCCAAAAGATTCGTTTACTCTTTTCAATTCGGCATTAGCAAATCCAGGATCTGCAACTAAATCGTAAGTAAACATTTTTTTAATTTTAACATGGCCATTAGATTCAACAACACCGGCAGCTCTAGAAGAAATATGAAGAGGTACACCAGCATCTACTAATGCCATTGCTTGTTTTCCAGCATCAGTATTAAGTAATCTGATTCTACCAGTAACTTTTTTGCTAGCTTTATCGTATTGAATGTCTTCAATAATATGTGAAGCATTCTTTAACGATATATCAAAAGATTTAGGGTGGTCAAGTTCTCCAAGAAGTTTATTACCTTTAAGTTTTTCTTGTAAGTCTTGTATGTGTGGCATTAACTCAGCTTCATCGTAAATACGATTATTCTTGTTTCTAATGCCTATTTCGGTGAAAACACCTTCCAACACATATTTATCTCCATCCTTAGAAGATGTAAGATTTCCTTCCGATCTTTCTAATACAAGTAGATATTTATTATTGCTCATTATGGCTTCTATTTTTAGTTATATATCAATGACGTTTGGAAACAATTGAAATTCAATTACATTCCTGTTGCTTCGGCATCCTTTTTGGCTGCTTCTCTTCTTTCTACATCTTCGATGTCTTTTAGTTTCTTGTTAAGACGTAAATCGTCATTAGATAAACCTAAGAATCTTTGTATTAAGAATTCAGAAGCAAAGTATTTTACTTCGTTCATGTTTGCATCAGTATCAACAAGACCATCTTTCATCGAAGTTACGAAGTCTAATCTTTTCTGTAAGATTTCAATTTCTTTCATCTCTTCAAAGATGTTCATTGTGTTATATTTTACACCGATTTGGGCTTTAAACGCATCGTCTTCTTTTATTTCAGGAAAGTCTAAACACATTTGAATCCAAAGTGGTTTTGTAAGTATTTCTTGGAAAACTGAACGTAAACGAGTAACAAAACGTCCAAATTTAATCTCGTCTCTAGTCATACCCTCGGCATTCATTTCCCATGAAGGTGGGGATTCCATATCAAAACGGGAAAGTGGAATTTTAGATACTTTAATTAATTTCTCTCTGAAGTATTTAAGAGCATCAGTATCTGAAAGGTCTGGACCATCGTTTCCAATAGTCTCTATTGTAGGTTCACCAGCATCACCTGATGGCAACCAATATTCTTTGTTAAATGGCATCATTGCTTTACCATTAACTTTTAATTCACCAGATTCAGTATCAAAATCTATTTGCTCTCGGTAGTTTTGCATTAAAACTCCAAGAGATTGTTTTGCTCTAGTTTTTGATTTACCACCAACCGGAATTACAAATTTAGTTTTAAACGAAGCATTAACAGTAGCCCAAATAACTCTTGAGTGTTCCATAATTCTAAGTAAGTTAAAAGAACGAATAAGTCTTTCAACATAAGAAACTCGATTTACAGTATTAACGTTAGCATAAGAGATGTAAATAACTTGAGAATCATAAACAACTCTTTCCTTATTTGGCATACCTTTAAATTGTTTCCAAATTTTCTTACCTTCTTTATCGATTCCAGGTTCAAGATTTATTGGATCTAATTCTTTAAATCCTATAATTCTTGATTGTTCTTTGTCGTAAATTATCTCAAATGCAAGATAACCATCAACTAACCATTTTCTAAAGTAAGACCAAGCGGCAATATCATTATTGAATCCAAAGTATTGATAGATTCTTTTAAAATTAGTATCTAAAGCGATTTTAACTGCTTCTAATGTTGTAGGTTCTAATGTATCATCATCAAAAGATAATGGCATACAAAAGTAATTTTTATCATCATAAACTACACATTCATCACAAAGAGTATCAAGAATATCTTCTATCTCATCTTGGATAGCGAATTTTCTAAGGTCTTCTCTTTTCTTAGGATATGATTTATCAAAGATGGAAATTGATTTACGAAGATTGATATCGGTCATCGATAGATTAGCGAAAAGTGCATAATCATCGTATTCTCCTCCAGCAACATTTCTCGGATCAAGTCTCCAACCATATTGGTCTTCGTTGATACCGATAGCTTTGGAATTCTTCAGCACCATATCATCATACATCATTCCAAAGGAAGATAATGATTTAAGTGCTTTGCTGACGATATTTCTCGAAGCCGGTGTTGGTTTACCGTTTGAGGTTTCGTCTCTATTTACAAATCCTGGCATAAGTTTATTATTATGGGTTTAAGTATATATTCGTGTTGAAATGATTACTTTATAAATTTGAATTTATTACTACTTTTTGATTTTTCTCTAGTAATTTTAACTTCGGATACGTTAGATTTTTGATATATGATATATTTCTTATAGTCTTCGTAAATACTATTTAAACTTGTCCCAGCAGCATTTATCCTAAGTTCTGGAAAAATTCTAGGCTGATCTAATTTTATTGCTTTATCCCAATCTTCGTAACAAACGCAAACTTTTGGTGAGAGTACTCTAGATGGTATATATTGTCTTAAGGCAAAAGATAACCCAAACTGATCTAAAGCTACTTTTAATTGATATAAATCTAACATAACTGGACCTTGTTCTTTAGCATTAAAAGATTTACCCTTTATGTTTTTTTCGTAACTAGATTTGTATAAATGCCTAATCTTTTCTACAATATATTTTCTAGCAGCTGGAGGATACCAACTAATGTTAAGGCCTACCATTAGTTTTCCTTTATTTGCTTGAACCATACCTAAACATAAAACAATAGGATGTTTATCCCAATAATCTAATGTAGTTTTTCCTTTAGCATCGTATTTAAAAATATAAATCTTACCAGGTTGAAAATTAGGGTCTCGGTCTACTTGTACTCGAGTACTCTTTTTATTATTAGATTCATCAAGAAACCATTGATATGCTGCCTTAGAATCTAAAACCGTCTTTGGTTCTTCTGAACCCATTTTAGATTGAAGGTTCAGTAACTTAATAATGTCTTGTAAAAAATCTAAAACTAAGCTCATGATTTACCGGCAAAAAAATCTTCCGTAACATACATAAATTTCCAACCTCTAGCTTTAGAATAGGCTTCAGCGGCATTCTTTTTACTTAGATTAGTAATCCAAGTTTCGTAACTCCATTTATAGGAATTTAATGCCTTAGCGGTTTTTCTAATAGGTAAAGTTGGCTTTAGTAATTGAGATTTTGGTTTAATTTCTACGATGATAATTTCACCACTAGAAAGCCTCAATATGTAGTCAGGGAAGTATTTATGATATTTGTTGTCCAATGGAAGGAAATAAGGTATCGAAAAAGATTCCGAAGACCAACTAAGTATCTCCGGATTTCTTTCACAATATAGACAAAATTTCTTTTCCCAAGAAGATCGGTATATGATAGGACCACTTCCTGAATATTTCTTGCATTCATTAATAGGAAAATATCCTTGAATAAACCCTGATTTTTTAGAAGGTTTATTACCTTTTATTGAATGCATATTTTAATTTAGAATTTAGATTTAGCAGTAAACCAATAGATTTCAAAGCCTCCGTATTTCTCTCCCATACATAATACATTCATTGTCGAATCAAAAGTTATATAATCATCTGCTTCTGCCTTTGGGAAATCCTTGATTTCCGCACCTCTAAATTTAGATTTCAACGCTTTATATGTGTCATATAAATCATCGTCAAAATTTTCATCGAGACCAAATACATCTTTTGGTTCGGCTCCTAAATGTTTACATATTTCTCTTACTAATTCCTGTAACGGTTTGTCATCACCTTTCTCATCAATATAAGTTTGAGCATCGAATTCTCCACTTAATTCAGCGATGGCTTTAGCAACACTTAGTTTACCTTCGTTAATCGTAGAAGAACTAGAAGTTCTTACTAATCTACGAGAGTTTTTTTTAGAGGTAGAAACACCTTCTAAAACTTGTACAAAACCACCTTTAGCAATAACATCAGCAATTTCAACATCGGTCATCTGAACGTCATTAGCTTTGTCTTCACCATTAAATAAGTGAACTCCATCGGTTACACCTGCATAGTACATGTCAGTGTTAACGTTTCCATCTACTGTGATAACATATTCTTTACCAGGTAACAATTCAGAAACTGAAGTTAAAGCTGGACCAGTTGGATCTTGTCCTGTAGTATTTTGTGGGTTGAATCCATCAGCATCAGTAGCCTCCTGAATCTTGTAATGTTCGTTTACGAACTCGTCAAATGATAATAATTTTTTCATTTTTAATTTATTGTTGTTTTTATTTTTATTTGATAAATTTAGATTTAGCAGTAAAGAAATAACTAATCATTCCATTATCTTCTGCTCTAACTACATTAGATTTTGTAAAATGATTTAAGTCTTCTCCCATACTGAAATCATTACTTGCAATAGATTTTGTTTCCGGAGTCATTCCGTTATATTCACTATCGATTTCATCAAAAAGCTGAACAAGATCGTCTTCCATTTCTTCTGAGCTTACCATAAAAATTTCAGTTGGTTTTGCTTTAAGAGCTTTAATTATTAAGTCGTATCCGTGATATTCACCTTCTATCTCTGTTATGTTCGGTAAATCTCTTGATTTTATAGCATCTTTGAAGAATGTTTCTTCATTTAGTGAGTTTAATTTGCTTGATTCATTTATAAATTCAGCAAAAGATAGTAAATTTTTCATTTGTTGTTTTTGTTTTTATATTTATCCAATGTATGTTGGGTAACTTCCTCCAGATGCAGAATCCGTAGTGTTTCGATACCCTTTAACTTTTGGATTAGAATCTGCAGCAGATACAGGATTTAATGTACCAGTACCAACCATTTCCGCTTCTTCAACTTCTTCTCCTTCTTTTTTCTTAGGAGGATTTTCTTCTAATTCCTTTTTTAATTCCTTTTGAGCAACTACAGCTTCTGGATTTTGAATCTTTTCAGCTTTATCTCTGATTTTATTCATTTCTTCTTGACTTAATTCATCCTTAAGAATAAAAGTAGAAGGCTTTTCATTAGTAAATATTTTACTTCGGAAATAATCAAATACAAAAACTAATTTGTCTTGATCGTATACATTAAAAGTTTTAGAAAATGCGTCTTGTTCAAATCTATATTTTTCTAGATTTTCTATTTTCCATGCAGACCACCATTCTGGAGTCATAGCATATACTCGATTTAGATTAGATAGGCTAACGGATTCATTAACAAAATCTGCAAATTTTAAAAGACGATTCATTTTGTTTATTATTTTAAACGGAATAAATACCTTCAGAATCACCATTACCTCCACTTAGAGAAATAGTTCCTTTGTATTTTCCTGGATGTAATTTATTCCATCCTTTTGCATATCCATTTTTTGCTATTTGAGTAAAATATGAAAATGCGTTTTTTGTTTTTTCTGGCTTAAATGATTTCCAGTATTTAAACAAATCCAAAAGGGCAAAAGCTATACAATCTTCTCTGTCCATCGGATCTTCATACGTTAATCGTGTATTAGCTCGATAGGCAATTAAGATCAGCATTTCTTCTGCCTTCTTGGTTAATTTTTCTTGTTTTAAGGAAATGCATATTTCCTCGTAGAGTTCTTTTGGTTTTACGTAAATTGACATTGATTTGAGGTTTTAAAATTTAACGTCTAAAAACTTTCTTTCAATTAACTCCTTTTTACCTGTCGGAAGAACGATTTCAACTTTATCAGAATTTCCACTTTTAGTGTATTGTAAAGCATTAACTTTAACCACATCTCCTTTTTTATAATTTTTAAAAGGAGATGTAATCGAAGCGTTTACGTATTCATCTGATTTTGATTCATTCAACCATTCATCAAATGTAGATAGTTTCATATTAGAATATGTTTTTAGCAGCAAGTGATTTGTCCGCTTTTAATTAAGTCGGTCACCTCTATCTCAGTCATATGCAAAGGTTGTGCATTAGTTTCAAGATCTTTCTGATTGAATATATAAGCTCCACCAGTTTCACCTACAAATATGTAACCTGCAACACCTTTAACGGTATATTCTTTACCTGCGGTTAAATCAGTAATTGATTGTACTGGAATATTTCCAGGAACTGCAGTTTCTCCAGCTTTAGGTAAGAAAGGAGTTTCAACACCTTCAACAACTTCTCCTTTTAATTTAGCAAGAATTACGTTTTGTTCTTTGATTTGTGATTCTAATAAAGATTTTGCTTGATCGATAAACTCAGATTTCCCTAAAGTTCTTTCTGCAGCATCAATATCCGCAAGTTTTTCGATGATAAATTTGATTCTACCTTCAACTTTTCCAAGTTCAGCATTTTTTCTAGAGATTTCAGCCTTTTCGTTTTCAACTAAATGAGATAATGATTCAGTTATATCGTAGTTCATAAAATCTTTTACCATTTCAACTGCTTCATTAGCAGAAGAAGCTTCAACAAGAGAATTTTCTTTCATTCCTTTGTTTATCTTTTGTACAAATACTCTATCTTCAACATTGAAGATAGAAACTGAAAGACCTTCAAAAACTGAAGATGATACTTTATAACCAAAGTCAAGTTCTTTAACTTTAGCACCTTCATTTACTGCTCTTTGAATAAGAGCAAGTTTATCTTGCTCATTAAATCTAACAAATCCAGAAGTAACTAATTGAGTAGCAAGTGAAGTAGATTCAACAAGTTTACCATTAAGAGTAACTTTAGGTTGTTCACCAAATGTAATATCTAATACTGAGTTAGGATTAGGGTACATTCTCATTTGATTATCTCCAAATTTAGCAGATTCAGTAATCTTAACTAAAGAATTAAAATCGTTATTACCAGCAAAAGCAGATTCAGAAATTGTATTTCCTTTAATTTCTAAGAATTTACCAGAAGAGTAAAAAGCAAAAGTATTTTCATCAATAGTTTCGATTGGTGAATATATTTTTTGAACTTTAAAATTAGGGTTTTGTCCATTTACTGCACCTTTTTGTGCTGAACAATACTCATAAAGTCTTTTAACAATAGGAATCCAAACTTCAGTTTCTAAACCTTCAACTACAGCAAATGTAGGATTTTCAGCATTAGAAGCTTCTCTAAGAGAATTAATTGCTTTTGTGTAATAAGCTTTGTTTCTATCTAATTCTAAGTCTCTAATTATAGACTCAATAAGAATATAAGTTTGATTAGCTTTGATAAATTCTTGACCTTCAGTGATGAAAGTTTTGATTTGTGGCATCCAAGAATAAGCATTTAATTCTTTGATCGCTGACTCAAGAATAGCAATTCTACCTAAAAGGTAAGAATCTGCGATTTGAGTTTTAGCTTCCGATAAAGTTGAAGCAGTAGCAATATGTTTAGCTCTGTTTTGTTCAACACCTTTACCGATTAATTCAGCATAAGCATCTTTAGCAGAAACCGAACCTTCAGCAATTTCTAATGAAGCTATGTTACCGTAGTGTCTTTCAACAATCAATTTCGATGTATTGTTTCTGTCGATACTTTCAAGTAATTCAGAGAATTTAGCTTTAAGAGATGCAGAATCAAAGGTAGTTTTTAATTTTGACATGTTTTTATATTGGTTTTTTTGTATTTTATTATTTATACACAGCACATGTAATAGATTTACCATATAGTGGTATTAATGCTTCCATGTGTGCAGATTCAATGTAATCAACCATAGTACCAGTAAATAATGGTCTACCGGTTTGATCGTGACTGAAATGTCCTTGAGTTCCTATTTGCCATAATGGATTAGAACCTGAAGTAATTACTGCTCTGTATTTTTCGTCTCCATTAGTTTTCCAAATTTCAATAGTAGAAGCACCATTAGTTTTTACGTTGAAGTACTTATTTTCACCTGAAGTAAGATTTAAACTACCACAAGGTAAAATAGCACAACCACCACCTCGATAACCACTACTAAATTGTCTAGTAGTTTTGAATTGTTCAGAAGAAGGTCTTTTTGAGCCAGGTAAAACGTTGATGGAATTCATCGATTTATCAACATCCATTCCTAATGAACCAGCTCGATCAAAGAATACCTTTGTTACTGGATGATCTGATCCGAGAATTTGATCTGCGGCAACACCTCTATCGAATGCTTTATTTTTGTCTGTAATTAACTTACACATTGTGTTAGCTAACATTAACATTTTAGATTCATCTCCTTTAGATTTTGTAACAATATCATTAATTCGTTGTAGGTCTTTTTGAGTAGCTTCAAGAACTAAAGACTCTAAAATAAAATCTTCGTATGTTTGTAAATTTTTCATGTTATTTAGCAGCTCCTACACCTTTAAGGTTAGGATATCTTTTTAAAACTGATGCAACTACTTGTTTTTTCAAGTCTGCATATTGTGGCCATGTAGCCCAAACTAATGCAGTTTTTGCATGTTTCTCGTCGTGTATTGGCCATGCTTTACGATCAGGAAATACAAAATCTGTAGGTTTCAATTTATCCTTTTCGGTTTGAGATAACTTCTCAAGAACTTTATGATAGTCTAAAACAGATTCTAAAACCTCATCTTCAAGACCAGTCATATCAAATCCCATAGATTCAGAAAGAATCTTTTTGATTTTTTCCATTTTCTGAGCATCTTTTAGAGCATCTTTTAGAGCATCAATTTTTGCAGTATCTTCAGAACTTTCTCCTTCAGGTTTTTCTTCACCTTCTTTAGATTTTTCTTCATCATCTTTAAGTTTATCTAAAGCTTGTTTAACTCCGTCATCAGTTTTTGCTTTTGATGGGTCAATTCCTTTAGCTAAATCTTTTGTGTCAGCTTTAAGGATATCGTCCTCTTCTTCATAGAGACCACCTTTAGATTCTTGTATGAAATCGATATCTTCAACATCAAATTCGTAATCTGAACCATCTTCGGTATATCCGGTAAATTGAGTTCCCTTTTCACCTTTTAATTCTTTTGGATCGACACTATACCAATCGTTCTTAATGAAAACGGTTACTGGCTTTCCATTAGTTTGAGTATATAGGTCATGAGCAGTTTTTCCTTTGAATCTACTTCTAGATGCTTCACTTAATGCATCAGTGTCTATTGATTCGTTTAAGAATACCTTTTTAAGTACATTTATTTTTCTCTCTTCATCGACTCCAATTGTAGTCAAGAAAAGATATATTTGTTCTGGATTTTTTCCTTCAGATGCTAGTTTCTGAACAATTGGAAATAAAGAACCAGCTCCGTAATACGAATATTGACCGAATAGATTCTCATTTACGAATTCTTCGTATGATTTAATTTTTGACATTGATAGACTAAATTTTTATTTATATATCTTAGTTAATATGTTAGTTAGGTGTTGTGGATGGATTATCTCCAGTTGGCCATGGATTATCTCCAGGGAAAGGTCGATTATATGGTGTTGCTGGTGCAACATAAAGACCCCAGTATGTAGGATTAAGTGATGGCGGTATAGCTGCAATTGTTGGATCTGTTACGTCGGCAATGCAATTATAAGAAACTCCATTATAAACTACTAAATCTCCTACAATCACAGAAGCATAAACTCCGGTTCCTCCAATTGTTCCAGGAGTAGGTAATCCACTCGGAGTAGGAGTTCCTATCGGTATACTTGTAGTAGAAGAATATGTAGCACCTGGAGACCAAGGTCCTTTCCAGTTATATCCGGATTGTCCAATATAGCTATTAGAAAGTGGATCAGAATTTATACCACTCATTTCACCTATAGTTGTACTATCACCAGCTACTGCATTGCCTCCTATTCTCGGTCCTGGATCGTTAGTAGTCATTGAAGTTGAACCTTGAATATCTCCTGAAAGTAAGATATTAGATTGAATATTACCCATATTGTTTCCGGCAAATAATGTAGTTCCATCTTTGAATACTGGTATATGAGATTTAATTTCTAAATCAAAAGTTAGTTTAAATTCTTTCTTTTCAGTAAAAGAAAATTCAACAGATCTTTCTGATGTTATTTCATCCGGAAATAACATCAGACATGGAATTCGAGTATATCCAATATCTACATTATAGGCTTTTGCTTTAAAGAAAGTTCTAATAATAGCTTCTGAACATTTTAACTGATCTAAAATTGAGTCTAAATAAATTTCGACACTCAGATTCATTAATATAGGAACCATAAAGGCTTCAGAATTATATTGGTTTAAAGTTCCATCGTCTTCTTGGACGATATGGTCCATTCTAACATATTTATTAGTTATAGATTGAGTTTCAATAGAAAACGAGCTAAAATCTACAATACCTCTAGGAATTTGATTGTAAAATGTTTCTGCCTGTAAAAATTCAGGATCGAAATCAATATTATTAAGGAAATTATCATTTAAGTATCTTTCAGCACCAGTTGTACTAAAATAGAAAGGAACCTTAATAGGCATTTTTTGCTCTATTGAGGTCCCTATTTGGTTATTCCACCCTATATGATCTGATAAGGTAGCTAAACTTCCTACTAAAATGTTACGTAAAGCAACATTGTCTTTATTAAAATGTAAATCGTATGCTGACACTAATTGTACTTATTTTAGTATATATCCACTTTTCTTATGTGATGTTTTCGATTATCAATTTAGAGAATCCACCTTCTTTGATTGCTTCTACTTTTTTATCAAAAAGTTCCATCGGTAATTCAGTGTGATTGATTACCCATGTATTTAAGTTGTTTTCTTTTGATACTTCATTTAGGATTTTAACAATCTCGTAAACACCGGCAGAATCAACTGAAGAAAAAATCTCATCCAAGAAAAGAATATTTAATGAAGGATATCTAATCTTAAGAATTTTAAGTAAGGCAATAATGATAATAAAATCAGCTTTCTTTCTTTCACCAGTAGACATACTTCGAGGATTAATTTCTTCACCTAATGCATTTATTACACAATCAAATTTGTCGTTAAATTTAACCGAATACGGCAAGTGCATTTGTTTGCTCATATTAGAGATGTTTTGATTTAATGAAGGTAGAATTGTTTTCATTGCTAAATTCTTAACACCATCTTCGCCAAGAACAGCTTCAACCGTTTCTAGGAAATTATCTTCCATAGATTTAGCTGAGTGTGATTTTCTTTTGTCTTCTCTTTTCGTAACGTTTTCAACAACTAATTGTTGAAGATATTCTGAATCTAGCTCTTTACTTTCAGTTACCGCCTTTTCTACTTCTCGTTTATATTGATTAACGAGCATAGTTATTCTAGTCATACTCGCATCCATTTCTTTTACTTTCTCTTTTACCGAATCGATTTTAGTTTTACTTTCAGTAAGATCAGCTTTTAGGATATCAAATTCTGTTTTCTTAGTAGATTTACTTTCGGATAACAATTCTTGTGTATGGATATGATCGGCAGTATCAAAAGAAGATCCACAGGTAGGACATTGAGAGTTTTCATACAGGTTTATTTTTTCGTCAATCGATTTTAGCTCATATCCTAAAGCTCCAAATTCGGTTTTCTTTTCATCAAATACTTTCGATATGTTCTTTTCAGCTGCTTTTAATTTAGTAAGATTGTCTTCAATTTTCTTTTTAGATTCAATCAATTCAACGATTTTATCTCTAAATTCTTGAGCTAATTTAGTTTTGTCTTCTTTCTTAGTTTCTTCTAGATTTTTTATTTTTTCGTTGATAGACTCGATTCCTTCTTCAATAACACCTAATTCATCTTGTAGAGTTTTTACTTGTTCTCGGATTTCTTTACGTTCATTTCTTACAGAATCTTTCATTTGGTTAATTAAAGTGAAACCAAAAAGCCTATCTATAATGTTTCTCTTGTCCCCAGGAGACATCGTAAGGAACGATCTAAAATCGTTAATGGACAATACAATAATATTTTTAAAGACCTGATATGGTATGTCAAACATTTCAAGTTCTAAATAATCTTGTACATTTGAATTACCTGCAGTTTCGTATGGTAGACCGTCGATAAGTACTTCAAATAAACCTGGAGAAACTCCTCTACTTATTTCTACTTTTTTATTTTTACAACGAAGAACTATTTTACACCAAAGGTTTTTGTTAATCCGATTCGGTAAATCGGATTTGTTTTTCTTTTCGATTCTACCGTAAAGAGCAAAAGTAATTACTTCAGCGATTGTTGATTTTCCATGGCCATTACCACCTAAAAGGAGATATAAATCTCCTCTAGTTTCGGCAAATTCAATATGTTGTAATTGATTACCGTATGAATTAAAATTCTTAAATGATATTGATTCGATTCTCATTAGTCTCGTGTTTCTTTTATTACGTTTGTATATAGGGAATTGATTTTTGCCAAAACTCGCTCTTTTGTAGTATCATCTAACGTAGATATATTTTTCACATATCTTTCACATAAACCATAGATATTATATGATTGTTCAACGTCATCGGATAAATCTAAGTCTGATGTCAAATCATCCTCGAATGGTATTACTTCTAGTTTTTTAGTTATCAAACTTAAAATATCAATGATAGGATTTATTTGATATTTGATTAAGAAACTCGAAGGAACATACAAATCTACTCTATTGTTTCTACATATATCTTCTAATTCTTTAGTAGTTTTATCTAAGAATTTATTCAAATATACTCTAACGAACTTAGGAGAGTATTCATTTTCATAAAAAGTTTCTTCTGCCTTTTCGAAATCTAAGATATAAAATCCCTTTTTGTTTCCAGCATCAGAGCGAGTCATTTGATATGGATTACCTACCATTGTGACGTTTCTTCTGGATTGACCCCAATGAATATGTCCTGAATATACTCGTTTAAAGTCGTTCAATTCAGAAATATTTAAGCCTTCTTCGACATCTCGATTATTATCAAATTTTAAATTTCGAATATTTGTATGACAGAATAAATATTGCAATTCATGAACATTATGAGATTTGATACACTCTCGTTCTTCTTCGTCATTAGTTCTCCATGGCATAAAAAGTGCTTTAACTTCACCAATTTCTGCAATTACAGGTTCTTTGATAATGTTGATTCGTGGAATGTATTTTAGAGAATCTAATGAAGAAACATCATTTGTTGTTTTTCTCATCACATCATGATTACCAGCAATAACATACACACCATCAGCAAATATTCTTGAAAATTCTTCAAATAATCTAATGCCTTCATGAAGTACTAACAAGTTAACTGATTGTCGATTATCAAAAACATCACCACAATGAATAAGAATATCTCCTGGTCGATATTCCTTTTCTACTCTAGGTAAAAAATCAGAATAGAACCAATCTCGCATTACTTCTAACCACTCAACCGAATTCGAACGAGCTCCTAAATGAGTATCGGATATAATAAATGCTCTTTTAGCTTTAATCTCCATATTCTAAAATAATGTGTTTCTATCTTTTAAATAACCTCTACCTCTTAGTTCAGTTATTAATTCGGTTTTAAATGAATTTGATAATGAATCGTAAAATTTCTCAGAATTTATATCAAACATTGAAGATACAATCGAGAATATTTCAATTCGAGGTTCATTTGGTAATTTAGTAGTAACATAAAGATAAATTTCGTTTATGTCGCTTTTGTGCATTTTCCTGTAATTTCCTAATTCATCAGGTATTTGAAACTTTGAAAACTTAGTTTCTTCTGATAAAACTTCTTCTACCTTTTCGAGAATCATTTTCTCGTCGATAGTGTATTCGTAAGTTTTAGGTTGATATGCTGGATCTACCGCAAAATTGATTTCTGAAGTATCAATCTCTATTTCATCGTATGAATTATCAAATATCTTGTCTTTTTTATGACCGTCATTTTCAAATTCATCCGGAATTACTTCTTCTGGATTTATCATATTAAATTGATGTGTTTATGATGTCAGTAGTTTCTAGAAGTCTCATATATGAGTAATCTATATTGTACCTGCATCGACTGTTTTTACCTGATCCATTTCTCACTTTCAATAGCTTCAACCAATACTCATTACTAATGTGCATTGACGAATCTTGAATGATACCATAAATGATATCGGCAGTATGAGAAAGGCCTGCTGATTCTGCAATATTTCCTAGAGAGATTTCAGTTGAATCGTAACCACCTCTATTGATTTGCGTTGCTGATATAACTATCCAATCATTTCTTACAGCCATTGCTCTTAAATCTTCAGCAATTTGTTTGATTTTCATGTAGGTATTTTCAGTATTTGGATTTCTGTAATTTGCAAGAATATTGATGTAGTCAATAATAATTGCTTTTAATTTTATTCCATTGACTGTTTCTAATTCTTTTAAGTATGTTTCTATATCCGGCACTGTTGCTTGTGAAGTTGGATATTCTTTAACGAAAAGATTTCCAGGTGGAATTACACCATTCGTTAAATTTGATAATCGACCTTTAATGAAGTTAGGTTGTTTTGATAGCTTTTCGTATTCGGAAACTTTAACACTCAGTAAATTTGAACCAATACGGTGAATAAAATCAATATCTGCCATTTCGGCAGTAATTACTGCAACATCATAACCTGCTTTAACATAATTTACTGCATCATTAGCTAACCATATAGATTTACCGATGTTTTGTTCACCTGCATAAATTACAAGGGATTTTGTACGATAACCACCGGTGTATTGGTCAATCCAATTATGACATGTAGTAATTTTCGAATTTGCTTCGGGTATGTGAGAAGCGGCTTCAAAGAAATTCTTACCTAAGTCTTGATTAAATGTGATGTTGTTTCTCTCATTAATCAGAGTTTTAACCTTTTGAATTATTTCCTTAACATTGTTTGGATTAACTTTAACTGTTTTTACATATTCTAAAGTATCAATCAATGATTTATCTAAAGACTTCCATAAAATCCAAGATTGACAAGTTTCTTCAACCCATTCTTGATCGTATGAAGCTATAGGTTCATCAAATATTAAATTGATAATAGATTCAGTAACGTTGTCTTTAAATTTATCTTGTTTTGCTACAATTTGCAATTGTTCTTGCGAAGGAACTTGATTAAATCTATCATAAAATTGTTTAGTGATTGTATGTAATGTACCTATTTGGTCATTTTCATAAAATGCTTCACTAATGTTTCTTAGATATTTAGGGTTCTGTAGTGTGTAAAGATAAAAGACCTTTTCGAATTCGGTTGCACCAATCATAGTTTTTATATAATATGCCTAAATAGGCATTTTGGTTTTAAGTATTTCATAATATGAAGTAAAACGAGTTTCTTTCAAAACTTGAATTACACCTTCAGTGATTAAAGTTTCTATAAGTTTTTTAGATAGAGCTTCATCACCATTAAGTTTTTCTGTAAGAATTGAACCAGTGAAAACTGGATTTGTAGTTTGAGTTTCATCGATTCTACGATATTCCATAAAATCCTTACCACCTTCATTGAAATACCAATTAAGTATTAGGTATTCGAAATCTTCTTGAGATGGGTATTGAGGGTCATCGCGAAATGACCCCATCAAATACTTTATTTTTATCGAATCTTTATTCATCGTCACTTCCTATAAGGAATTCTTCGAATTCTTCAATTTCATTAGCATCAATACCATAACTAAATTTAGGTTTGATTTTCTTTTCGTTGATTTCAGTAAGAACTTCTGTCGTAAATACGGTTTCAGTAAATAATTCGTAAGGACTTACACCTTTACCTAAGTGCTTAACAATAAAATTACGAGCAGTATCTCTAGCTACGAAATAATGAGTTACACCTTCGATTTCGAAAGGTTTAGCGGATGGACGATCCTTTTCGGTAAGTTTATCATAATCTTTTTGAGTGATGATGTTACCTTTTTGAATTCCGCAAGTTTCCCATGAGATGTACTCTTCCATTCCAATGAATCGATTCATACCTTTATCCCAACGAATATGGAATTTGATTGGAATTGGTTTACCGAAACGATTCTTAAGAGTCTTAACCGATACGATGATTCCTGTCTGTACAGTACCTTCTTTGATTTGCGCTTTAGAAAGAGCTAAAATTACTGAAGCTGAATAAACTAATCCACCACCTCCTGAAAGGTTAATCGTTGGAAACATACCAGTAGATGCATATGTGTGGTTTGTGAATAAGAAAGGTATTCCAAGACCAGTTAAATCCGATGTAATGATACGGAATAATGAACGAACCATTTTAGCACGAGTCATATCCGCTGCACTATTTCCTGATTGTGCATCGTCAATTTCTTTTGTAGTTGCAAGCATACCTAATGAATCTAGGCAAATTGCGATTTTAGGAGTTTTGTGACCTTTCTCTTTAGCTTCCATCATCTTCTTACATAAAGTTGTAATTGATGTACGGAATCTAGCTAAATCAGACATTGGTTGATGATCGAATCTTTCTGGATCTACACCAAAATTCTTAATATTATCGATATCTACTGCACCTTCAGTATCGTAATAAATCACGTAATAACCTTTCATTTGCATTTCTCTTACCATGTTAAGCATCAAGAAGGTTTTACCTGTTCCTGATTCACCTGCTAAACAGATAGTTCGATTGTTTGGGATTCCACCGAAAAGATCGCCTGAAAATACCGCATTTAAGTGATAGTTTCCTGTGTCGATCCATTCATAAATTTTTGAGAAGTCATTTTTACTGATGACATCTCCAAATGGATTAATTTTCTTTAATTCCTTTTGTAGTTCTAAGATTGAATACTCTTTACTCATGTTTTTACTTACTTTTTATTTTAGTTTTCTAGAATAATCCACCAATCGTATATGCTAATGAAGGATGCAAAGGAGGCAATCCAGCAGGAACAATGATTCGATTAAGAGGATCTAGAATAGTTTTTTGGAATTGATGTTCGAGGTCCATCTTAGGTGCAAATTCAATAGGATAATTTCCAGAAGTATAGGCAAATACATCGCAGAATTGATCTGATGAATGATACCATTTTACTTTGTCACCAGCTTGTATTAGTTGATATTTACCTTTTAATTTAGCATCCTGATTAAGCAAATAGTTATGATAACCGCCTGCTCTGACGTGAATTGGACAACCTGATTTCATTTCAAAGGACGTTTGGTCGTTGATAATGAATTTATTGTAATCAGAGATTCCTCGAGACATTGATATTTTTTCAATGTTTGAAAGTTTAAACTCTTTCTTAATTTCTTTGATAATTTTTACTAATTCAGCATTATCTTTTGGTGTGATTTTTTTCTTTGTGAAAATAAATCTTACGGCATCGGTGAGTTTTTGTCTACAAAATACCGGAGTTGATGATTGAATAATCTCTAGACCAGTAGTTTTCACATAGGATAGATTATCATAATCTTTACCATCTTTCCAGATGATGTTTTGGATGTATTTCTTTTTAGCAACCCATATTGCATTTTCTGCAATTGTTTCTAGTTCGAAATCTAAGTAATTTTCAGTATTACGTTGTTTTGCATAATCGTCTAATACCTTTTTGATATATGCAGCAAGTCGATTTGCGTTAATATTTAATACGAAATCCTTAACTGTACCTTGCCAATCGACGGAATCCATAACTTCTTCGAAAATAAGATAACCGGAATCGGTATCGGTGTATTTCCATACCTGACCTTTGATTGGTTTTACTTGAACGCCTTCGGGAACACCTAACTTTTCTAATAAAGCTCGGTCTTTATGAAAGAATTCTTTAAAGTACTTGTCAACCATTACTTCAGTAAAACGAATAGCATCTTGTCCTTGTAATGTTACAGTTTCAGCAATTGCAATATTATAGAAATGAAAGTACTCGTTAGCGAATGCACCATAAATTGAATTAATGATTAGCTTTATTGCCTGTTCAGAAGATGCACATCGTAAGGATTCATTTTTAAATTCATTTAGTTCTTCAGGACTTAAAGTCGAGAAATCTAAATTTTGTATATCTTCTAAGGTAAGTTTTTCTATATTCATATTTAAGTTATATGCAATTTATTGTCTTTGGAATTTCCAAATAGATGCAAGATGTTTATTGAAGACTCTTATTACACGCTCTTCACCGTGACCAAATAATTTAGTAAATCTATCTCCAATTCGCATATTCCATTCAATGCCATATTCTTTGTCTCGGTCTAAGTGCAATTCAACATAAAATATTCTAACGCCATCAAATACTGAATCTTCGACGTTATTAAGAATATCAATTTCAGCACCTTCAATATCCATTTTGATGATAGTAGGTTTTATTCTTTTAACTTCTTCGGTAAAAGAAATAGTAGGAACAGTTACTTCAATTTGAGTTTTTACTCTTCGTTTATACATTGAAGCAGTAACATGGCAACATTTAGCCGCATCGTTCAAGTACATTGTCAATGTTCCGTTATTCGTAGATATAGCAGAATTAGAAATTTCACAATTAGCATAACCGTTTACTTCTACATTCATCTTTAAAATATCAAATGTATCTGGTATTGGTTCATAGCTATAAATTTTACCTACCTTATTTGCAAATCTTAATGGTATATCACCCATATTAGCACCAACATCCATCATTACATCTTCCTGAGTTAAATTAGGAAGTTTGTATTGATTTTCTAAGTAAGCATATAAGTCAGATGAGTTTTCTCGATAATAAATTCGAGTACCATCTTTTACCTCTTTTAGCATTAAGTTTCTTTCGTACTTACTCATGGCATTAATCTAATATAGCTAAATTTAAAGCAATTTTAGAATTTGATTCAGTAGAAATAAGCAAGATTTTGTTTTCACATACAACTGCATCGTATGTTTCTTTGTCGACTCTTGCTAAGAAAGATTTGAAAATTGCTGAAGGTGCATTTACGGTTTTGACATGGTCGTCGATAATGATATCGAAAGATTCTGATTTTACATGAACACCTTGTTCATCTGAATAAATTGTAAACAATTCGCTTTTATCTAAGGTTTGTAGTGATAAAAGTTTATTGAAATCTTCGGATGCAAGTTTGAATTTGAATTTTTCTGAAGATGTATCAAAGGCTCTTTTGATTTGGTCTTCGGACATTGCAGTGAAACCTAAAGAAATATCTTGACAATATACTTCAATTTTAAGTTGGTTATCTCTAAAGATAATTTTTTCGGCATATACAATACCATCATCTTCATCTTTAAATGCGCTAATTTCGGCAGTTAAATTATGTGGATCGAAATATCCAAGACAATTTAATAATTTTTGGCCAGAGTGAAACGACAATTTAATCGTTTCGGTTAGCGGTGTATCGAAGGTAAATACATCTTTTGCTGGTAGGTGAATTGATTTTACAACATCTTTAGTTGGTGTAAATACACTTGACCATACATGGTCTGGATCTACGTTTAAGTAAATCGACGTATCCATCAATAACATCTTCTTACATAGAGACATTAAATTAGGAACAGATACTTTAGTAATTTTTATTTTCATTCTTTAAATGTTAAGGTTATTTGTTATATGCCATTTTTAGATATTTGGTTTATTCTTCGTAATGCGCAAGAGATTTCATAAAACTTCCAGGAGCAAGTTGAGCAAATTTCATATACGAATCCCAATGCCCTTGAATTTGAAATGTGTAATAACCGTTAGGGTCATCAAATTCATTTAGAATTTCTACTTTGAATTTCCAATCACAATGAGCATCGTCGTTTAGATAATCAACATACTCTTCGAATTTTTCTCGATCTTCAGGCAGAATGCCTACGTAATACTCTACTTTTGCCATATTATTTAGTTTCTTCGTTTTCTTCATAATCATCATACCAAGCGAAATTATCTTCTTCTTGATCGTAATCGTATTCAACACAAGGCCAAGGTCTGCCTTTCTCGTCAAGTTTTACCCAAACTTTATCTTCGAGTGTAATAGGACCTAAATATGCATCTCCTTCTTGTACAACCCATTTCCAATCTACTCCTTCAATTCCTTCTGGATTTTCACCATATTCACCTTTTACATATTCCCAATTACATGAACACCCCATACTATCTACTGAAGATATGCAATCATCACATAAAAACGGATTAGCACCGCTCGAATATCCAGGTGCATAACACCATTTAGCTGGTTTGCCGCAATCACAATGTTTTGCCATACTATTTTATTTTTAAGTTATATGAAGACAACAAAAGCGAAAATCAACTAAATGACTTTCGCTTTAAATTTGTTAACAATTTTAATTTTATTAGCTGTGACATGAAGCACAATCTAAAATATCTCTAGCAAAAGATTGAGCAGAACTTTGACTAAATTGATAGTATAAAGTTTTAACTCCTTCTTCGTGGGCATAAAGATACAATGCATTAATATCCTTAGCCGAAACTGATGGATGTATCATTAAATTTAATGATTGTGATTGGTCAATGAATTTCTGTCTTTGAGCCGCTTGTAGTACTATTTCTTTTGGAGAGATTTCAACAAAAGATTTAAAAACTTCTTTAGTAGGAAAGTCTAAATGTTGAACACTTCCGTCTCTTTTTAATATTCCTTCCCAAACATCTGGAGTATTTAAACTGTATTTGTCTAGCTCTTGAATTAAGAAAGGATTTTTATAAATTGTTTTTGATTTGGCTAAATCTTTAATAAAATAATTAGATTTGATTGGCTCAATTCCCATACTTACCTGTCCTAAAATAAATGAACTGCTTTTGGTTGGAGCAATTGCAACTAAAGTAGTGTTAGCATAACCCGGTCTAATTGAACGGTAACCTTTCTCATCATGTAACCATTTTGAAGCTGCTTCACTCTTTTCTTTTAGTGTTGAGAAGATTTCATGATTTAATTGTTTTGCTTGAAGAGAATCAAATGTAATTAATTTAGCCTGAAATAGTGAATGGTAACCCAATACTCCAAGACCCAATGCTCTGTGGTCATTTGCAAATCTCCATGCTCTTTTCATTCCAGGCATATTATAAGACTTATTAACGAATTCGTCCATAACTGCGTTTAAGAACATTGTATAAACTTCAATTGCATCAGTTTCTTTAATTTCTTCCCAATGTAATAAATTGATAGAACCTAAACAACAAACAAATGAATTAAAACTGTCGGTTGGTAATTGAATTTCACTACATAGATTACTTGCAGTGATTTCTAAGCCTAACTCTTTATATGGTGAATTAGAGTTTGAGTTGTCTTTAAACATAATGTAAGGAAAACCAAATTCATTACGTCTTTGAATTATTTTAGCCCAAATTTTACGTTTGTCTGCGTCTCCAGCTTTCATTTCAGCAATCCAAGCGTCAGTAACGGTAACTCCATATTGTAGGTTTTGAATTGGATTTCCTTCAGTTCCAATATCTAAAAATTCTAAAATGTCATTATGCTCGACCGGTAACCAAACTGCACATGCGCCTCTTCTAGCCTCTGATTGTTTACATACATCAACTGTTGTATCGTATAATCTGGCATAATGTACAGGACCATCGGCAAATCCGCCCGTCGAAATTTTAGTACCTCGTGCTCGGATGTTTCCTAAAAATGCAGAAGTTCCTCCTCCGTATTTTGACATCATTCCAACTTCTCTACTTCCATTTAAAATACTATCTAAAGTATCAGATACGTTACTCCCATAACAACTAACTGGAAGTCCTTTGTCTTTTCCAAAATTAATCCAAACTGGAGTTGATAAACTATAGAATCCTCTACTCATATAGTCCTCAAACTTTTTTGCAAAACCTTCGATTTTTAAGTATTTTTCTGCGGTGTTTGCTACATCTTTAATTCTCTGCTCTGGAGATTCCGTAATATAACCTCTAGATAAAAATGTTCTACTGTCTTCATTAAGCCAGTAATTCTTTTCATATTCCATTCTGTATTTGTTGTTTTTTAATTTTAAAATAAGTCGTCTTCAGTAATTGCCTTAGACTTTTTGTTGTAGTCAATTGATTTTTTGTAGAAGAAATCACCTTCTTTAGTTGAAAGAATCTCAACATCAAACCACAAAGTCTTTTCAATTTCTGTAAAATCAACCTCAAATACAGGTTTCATTCCTATTCGTTGTAAAGAGTTATTGAAACGATTTTGAATGAATTGCTTGATAGTTTCTTTCGATAGGAAATCGAGTTCACCCTTTTCGAAAATCCAATCAAGAATTTTAACCTCTGCTATGTATGCTTTTTTACAGGCAGAATCTATAAGATTTTCAAATTCTTCATCAAACCATTCTGGGTTTTCTGCCTTAATAATATTGATTAATTCCGATCCAAAGTTTCCGTGGATCTCCTCTTCTTTACTTGTTGCCTCTACCACATTTGAAATACCTTTAAATAGGTTTTTCTCCTTGTTAAAAGACATCATAATAAAGAATTGGCTAAATAGACTAACATGTTCTATAAACAATGAAAATAGTAATACGGATTTTGTATACATTTTATTGTCCTTACTTCTTGTACCGTCCAAATACTTACTTAAGTATGCAATTCTATCTTTAATTGCCGGAATCTCTATTACATGTTGGAATTCATCTTCTAATCCTAAGATTCTTAATAATTGTGCGTAAGCATCTTTATGTCTTACTTCACTTTCGGCAAAAGTCATACCGACATCTCCGATTTCGGTGATTGGCATTCTTTTATAAAGGTCCGCCCAAAAGGTTTTAACGTTAACCTCGATTTGTGCAATTGCAAGCATCGATCTTTTAATTACTTCACGTTCTGAATCGGTTACTTTAGTCATAAAGTCATCGATATCAGTTGTAAAGTTAAATTCTGTGTGAATCCAATATGAATGTCGGATTGCGTCTTTGTACGCTAATAATGAAGGGTATTCGTATGGTAAAATATTTACCCTTTTTTCAAAGATGTTGCTCATTTTAATTTTTTAATTTTGACATTTTTCTTTCAATCTCTAAATGTATGTTCTTTTTTCTCTTTCTCTCTGAATATAACGTAGTAAGAATTTCCTTAAGTACGGAAACTTCTTGATTGTCATATATTGCGCCTGTAGTAGAAACTATAAAGTTCGGATCTGCTTTATGTTTTTCTAGTTTGTCTGTATCTTGGGTTTTTGTTATAAATGATTCCGGAGAAACATTAAATTGTCTCATAATTGAAGGGTATAGGGAAGCGTAATCAAAACATGTTACAGCTCTAAACATACCTGCTTCAGGTTCTTTAACATAAGCACCTTCATACGAACCTTTTGGTGTATCTACTTTCTTATCGGCAATTACCATGTTTCTTTTAAAATAACCTTTCCATAAAAGAGCTTCAGTTAAATTTACTGCAGAAGAAGCTTTATAAATAGACAAATCACATAAACAAGAGACAGACAATACTGAGTTAAGTGTCTTTAATTTTTTGTGAATTAAGCACACTAACGCAGCATCTATGGCATTGTAGAGAATATATTTATCATAATCGTTTTCATACAGCTCTTGTAAAGTTCCACTATAATGTAATTTAGTTACACCTAATACCGAATTAGCAACCCAATCAAGTTTATTGCTTTCTTTGATCGCTACGGTTCTATCCCATCTACGATATACGTCTAGATAATCAATAATTCCGATGTGTAATGGTATTAGATCGTTTCCTTGTAGTTTTCCAGAGGGTGAAGCCTTGGATACGTCGATGTTTAATCTTTTGCATCGATTAGAAATATATTTCCAGTCAAATCCCATAAAGTTCCAACCGATAGCTAATGAGAAATTAGGTAAAAATTTGTTGATGAAAGTATACATCATATTGTACTCATCTTCAAAGTACATATATTTAAAATTCCAATCGCCGAATTCTTTAAGATATTCTCGATGCTTGTCGAAGATTTCTTTCTCTTGTTCTTTTGATATTTTTTTCCAACCTAGAACTAATGTGGAATTTGCTTCTGTTGCAATCGCAATAGTAGTTATTCTTTCTCTAGCTATTTCTGGTTTAGGGAATCCATCAATAACCTCGGTTTCGATATCTATTGATTGTACTTTAGGAAAGTTTAATGCGGAAAGTTCTTCTCTTTCATCTGGTGGTAGAGTATTAATGAACTCGTAAACCGACCATTTATTAAGTCTTTTTTCGGCAATCTTTTTAACGGGTTTGCCATCCCAATTCTGAAAATCTGGATTTCTTCGAGGATCTGTTATTGAACAAACAGTCCAATTCAATATATGAGGAATTTCGAATTTTTTAATTTTAACTCGACCTTCTTTGTCATAGTAGGAGATGACTAATTCGCTTTCGTTATTTTCTACGTCTAATATCATTAATTAAATTTTAGGAATGAATTCTTTATTTATATGACCGCATTTCGAACATTGGAATGTTGGAATTGGAACAAATGAATCTTTTGGTGCTCCAGTAACTAACTTAGAAACTTTACGAATAAAAACTACTTCAGTAAAGGTTTCACTGGCACAATTTTCAACTTCACATATAACGGCAATAGAATTTTTCTTAATGTCTATGCCTGGTGCTATTAAATTTTCCATAACTAATTAATTCCAGTTGAACCAAAACCACCTTCACCTCTTTCGGTAGCCTTACCATTCCATAAAGTATTTTCGTCTTCTACAACTTCTACTGGTGCATATACAATAGGCATCAATAAACATTGTGCAATTTTTTCTCCAGGACTTAATGCAGTTGAATCATTACCGACATTCATTAAGTGGATATGAATTTCACCTTGGTAATCCTCGTCTATAACACAAGCACCTACGTCGAGATGCTTTTTAGTGGCTACACCAGATTTGTTCATCATAAGAAATACATGATTTTCTGGTACATTAATTTTTAATCCTGCTGGAATTAAGATAGAATCACCTGGACGCAAAAATTGCGGAGTGAAATCGTTTGGTATAAATAGGTCGATGCCGGCAGATTGAGGAGTGCCTCTTGACGGATCTTTGACGTCTCTAACTTTTAAGAACTTCATAATGACATTGTTTTATCATTATATGTAAGACGAATCACGAAGATTCAGTCTTTGTTAGATCGAGACGTAAAGTAATATGCTCCAAAAAATAAGAGTGATAGGGCATAAAAGATAGCGTCCGTAAGCCAAAATGAGCCTGTCCACTTCATTATCAGAGCGAATAGGGCATCGAATCCAAGAGGGTTGAAGAAGGTTGCCAATATAAGAAATATTGTCGCAACATGTTTTCTTGTTGGTTTTTTTGTTTTTTTGCTTGGGATAATCACTGTCCATTTTATGGTTTTGTTATTTGAGCCGCAAACCTTAAAAGGCAGCTCGTACGGTTGTTTGTCCTTTAATAAAATCTTTGAAATTCTTAAAGGCTTTTTTCTTTTTAGAAGAAGGATTTGGATTATCTCCACTTCCTATTTTATCTCCTTGAGGTAATGCAATAGGACCCATACCATTAACTGAACTTAATGTAGCTATAGGTGAATTTTCATCTAGCTCAACGTATTCTTTTAATATAGAATTTTTTGCTTTTTTTCTAAATTCTAAGCTTTTTTCGTTATCGGTTTCCAATTGTTTTTTATTAGTTTTATAAATTTTTAAATTTGAAAGTGCATCTTTTAATTGTTTATCTGTTGCAAATTCAATAAAAGGACTTTTTATTACGGTATTCCATTTAGCATTAGCCGCATTATCATAGGCAATCCTCAAGTAACAATGATTCCTCCAAGTAGTTTCTTTTCGATATTGTACATCCAATTCATCAGCAAGCTTTTTAATCTTATCAGCTAACTCATTTTTTTCTTGATTTGTAGAATTTTCATTAATCTCATTTGATTCTTTCGTAACAGGTAAATCATCATGTTTAGTTTTAGCAAAGTCTCTTAAATCTTTAAGAGACATTCCATCTGCTAAATCTTGTATTTGTTTTCTGTACTCTGCATCAATGTCTTTAGCTTGAATATCTCCTTTTTTAAGAGCATAAGCCTGACCCATTAATCTTTGTTGTGATTGAGATAATGCCGGCATAATTAATTACGATTCTTGAGCTATCATTGCATCAATAACGTCTGAGCAAATATATCCTTTTGCTTTAGCGAATTGTTTTGCTAATGCTAAAACTTTCTTTTCTCCGGCAGAAGTTACTTCATTTTCCTTACCCATTTCATTATTATCATTCCATTCTTCAACGGAAGCTTCTACTTCTTGTTGTATTTGGATGGCAGTTGGATTTTGTATTTTTGCAGATTTTTCGTGATAATCTTCCCAATAGTTTGCATCGAAACCTTCATTAACTGGTTTGTTGATTGTAGTTTTTAAAGTATCTAATTGTACTTTCAATTTTGGATCTAATCCTCTTTCGATACCCCAATTAAATGAAGCTTTAATTAGCATATGTAAAGGAATATCAGCATTTTTCTTACCGTAAGGAGAAGTTTTTAGCCAATTTAAGTAATGTTCTGCTAAGTCTACTGACATTTTGATGCCTTCTGCTCTAGAAGTATTACCTGCTATTATTTCTTCAAGTAGTGTTGCAGCTTTAACTCTAGCTTCGTTTAGCATCGATTCATTTACGAATTCTTCGTAGGTTGGGATGTGTTTCATATTATTTGCAGTTGTATATTGTTTTTTTGTATTGTCTAGCCATTTGATTGAAATGAGATTCTCTACCGTTATAAAAAGTAAGAGAATAACTTCCTGGTTTTAATTTTTTCTTTAATGTATCGTAACCTAAAGTAGCGTAACAAACTACAATATTAGCTTGAGTTGTTATAGCTGCAAAAATACCAAATGTAGTTGCAGAGATGCCAGCAATTTTAAGGTTTTTATCGTCTGGATTTAATCCAAATGCTCCTGAAGCTCTAGCAAATCCATCTACGGAAACTTCACCAGAAACAAATCCCTTTTCTTTATGTAATTTAGTAAGACGCTTGATTTCGTCAAAAATTTCTTCTGCTTCTGTATCACTTATTGTAATGTCTTTAAGGGCCTCATTTAAAAAATTTTCATTTTCTAGAATTCCTTCTACTACTTGTGGCATACCATTATAGAATGCAGCATAAGTATTTCCCTTTTCGAAATATTTAGATAATTTATAAGATCCGTTTTTAGCACCTACCACATAAACAGTTTCACCTCTTTCACTTTTCTTTGAAGCCTCTCGTTTTATGTTATCTAGGTCATTTGCTCGAACATTACCTGAACCAGCTAAAGGACCGAATTCATTTAAGTTCTCATTAAGATATTCATCGAATGTCGTTAATTTCATTGTTATATTTTTATTTTGCGTAAGCTTTTTGGGTTTTACGTAATTTAGTTTGAATGTTGATAACGTTAATTTTAGCGTTTATTAATTCAAGTTGAACCTTAAACAGACCAATCTTTTCAGGATGTTCCTTTATAGATTTTTGTATCTTTGCGGCTGACATTTTTAATGCAGCAATAGAATCCGAAGTTTTTTGTTCAGGTGTTCTTCGATCTTCAGAAGCTTCGTTAAGATATTCATCGAATGATGGTATGTAATTAAGCATTGTATTAAATTGTTTTTCCTATTATTATTTTGCAATCTTGATCGAAATTTCGTTTCTCATCGTCAGGATATGAATTTGAAATAATTATCTTTCCATTTTCTCTTACTATGATATTATACGAGATTCCTTCTCCATAAGATATAAAACGATAAGTTTCTTCTCGATCTTCGTCTTTAGTCATGAATGCATTGATGTTCTTAGCATCTTTATTCTTTTTAGCAAATTTTTCTTTTGCCTCATCATCAGGACTCCAAGTCTTTTTGGCTAATTGAAGTCTTTCGATAGAATACCTAACCTCGGCTTCATTAACAAAGTCACTGAATTTTTTAAGTTTCATTATAGCCCTAAGTCTCTTTTGGCCATCATGATAGCAACTTTATAATATTGAGCAGTTCCTTCGTCGGATGTAGAAGTAAGAGCTTTTGTAAGTTCTTTAATATTATCATTTCCATCAAATTTGAATTTAGTTAATGCATTTGCAGGAACTCTAAAGAAATCTGAAAGTCTAGAAATACATTCTTTTTTAATTTGTTCTTCCGGATATACAATTCTTGATTCAGAAATAACATCTTCATTTTCAGATTTATTCTGTAAAGCAATAAGATCGTTTATTTGTTTTCTTTTACCGTTAGTCAATTCAACTACTTTATGAGAGATTCCGTAATATTTCTTGTCTCCTGGAGAAAGTGATTTATTCATACGAGATTTCATTGCAACTAATGCATCTTTGTCATCGCCAGTTTCTATAACGTTACCCATATCTCTACCTACAAAAATAGGAAATGAATTTCGAGTTCCAATAGATCCACCGGTTCTAACTAATGCAAATTGTTTAGATAAATCAACAGCACCTTCAAAAATAGGCTCAGTTTTTGATTCATTAATTGTATTGAACTTAAAAAGTCCGATTGATTCTTTAACCATTTCGTTGGTAGTTTTTTTATTTTGTAAAATGTGTTGTAATACTCGTTTTCCGTAAATTGAAAGGGTTAATAAAGGCTTTCCTGCATTTTTAAATGATTGGAAATATTTTTCATTTCGATCAAACCATTGCTTTTGGTTGATAGTCTTTCCTCTATTCTTCGACAAATCTAAAAAGAAATGGTCTAAGTCTTCTTTAGTTACGAACTGTGCACCTACAAATTCAATTACTTTGTCTCGTATAGGTGCTGAACTGTTTGCAAGTTTAGATGCATATTGCCCGTATTTTCTTTTAATTTGTACTCTTTCTCCTATGTAATCTCCATAGTTTTCACTTATTGCAACAATGTCATTTATTCGAGTAAATTCATCACCAGAATTAATAGTCACAACCGTACCTTCTTCTAAAAGTACTTTGATAGATTCTCTACAAATAAGAATTTCATTTAGAAAGTCTCTGGTAAAATTCATAAGGTTGTTGTTTTTTTATATATTTAATCTTTGATCGTTCTCATCTTCTCTTCTTTCAAAGCTAAATAATCTTCAAATGTCATCATACCTTCGTTAGTAGTAGACTTTGGCATATCTATTTTCGTTTTGATTCTATCACTTAACGTTTTCAAATCATCGACCAACAATTGAGTCATTGTTCCAGTAGGTTTTCTTTTAGGTTTTGAAAACGATGAAACAATTATCTTAAATAGATTTTTATTAATAGTAGTTTTTGCTATAGATTCTCGAGTTTCTAAATTAGGAATGAAACCGGAGTTTAAATCAAATTTAGGTATTGTAGTAAATGAAAGTGCATCTAATTCAACGCCTTCAAATTTATACTCATTCTTTTTGATATAATCATTGTAAATTAGACACATTAGCTTAACGAATTTTTCGTCAGGCATACCATCTTCTAATTTATATTTATTGATTCCGTTTATTTTAACAAATTCAACTATATCAGATAGGATTATTCCGTACATATCCTGAGGTTCTCTTTCCTCGTCGTTAGTACGAATTATTTGTTGAATTACAGGGTCAACGGCCTTTGCATACATTATATCTGAAGTAGAATTTCCGATGAATTTAAAGATTATAGAATCTACCGGTTTCTCAATATCATCGTTTAAAGCAGTTTTCTTCAATGAAGGATTAACAATCGAAATAAAGTATTTAGTAAAAGATGTAGTTTGAAATTTAGCAAGTAAATTTTCTTCAGATGTTCTTAGGTAATCCGTTAATAGAGTTTTCTGTACATCGTCTAATTTACCATACCAAAGCACTGGAGGTTTATCAACCATCAACAAATCAGCAATTCCATTTTGTACTACGATATCATCAATAACTTTAGTTTTATTTCCATCCATCTTAATAATGTCAGTAAGTACTAAACCGTTAAGAGGTATTTTATCATATTTGATGTTAATAGGTTCAGTCGAATGAAAATATCTAAAGCCGTATCGATATCCTACTGGTATCTTTGAGAGTATTTCTGGAGAAAGATTTTGGATGTAATTTATAGGCTCTTCAAATATTTGATTAAGAGTTCTCTCGATAGCAGTTATCTTTCCATCTTTACGATAGAAGTCGATAGTACCATCGATATTTTTTTCGAAAGCGAACCTAGTTGCATTAAGCTTTTCGCTCACTATTACAAAGTTATCGAAAAGTTTATGTACAAACTGAAGTCCTTCTTTACGAAATACCTCTCTTAATGTTTGAATCTCTGCCATTTATAGTATTTCTGAAGGTTCGGATTTAGTTTTAGGTTTTTGTCTATACGTCTTCATATCTTCTAAGAATTCTTCTAACTGCATATCATCAAGATGTGCAGCATCAGTAACTCCGTAAGATTGAAGTTTTTCTAAATAGACTTTTTTATATTCTGAAGCTTTTTTCTCTAAGTCTTTTTGGATTTTTTCTTCCTTTAGTGATTTAGAAAAGGCTTTAAATTTAAGTAATGCCATTAGAGTTAGATACTTTTTAGTTATATATCTTTCCTACATCTACGGTCTTCACTTGAAAAGGGAACTTCTGATCGTCATAGATTTCTTGTCTAGCTAAACCGTGTTTGTATAGGTAGTTGTTGTATCGACCAACTCTAAAATCATCAATAAAATCAATGATAAGAAGTTTCTTTTTGTCTTCGTGTTTTCTAAGTCCTCTACCAATAGATTGACGAATGATAACTTCTGACTTGAAAGATTCCGTAAGATATATGGTATGGATATTTGTAACGTTAATACCAGTTGAGAATGTACCATAAGATGCAATCATAATTTTACCTTCACCTTCTTCAAGACCTTCTTTGTGACTTGAACGAATGTCTTTATCGGTTCCACCATCAATATAGAATACTCGTCTTACGGTTTTTTGTCTTAGCATATCGTAGATTTTATTACCGTATTCAATTCTAAAGAAAAGCACAAGTGAATTTTTATGATTCTTTAAAATCATATCAGTGATAAATTGCAGTCTAGCATTTGATTGAATCGCATAATCTTGTTCAAGTTTAAGCAATTTCTTTCTATCTTCTTCGGATCTAGCATGTAAAATTTTAAAGCCTTCTTTTACTTCTTGAGGTGCATAATCCATTTCAATTGCATATACTTCACATGGAGTAATATGTCCCTTTTCAATTAAGAAATCTGCGCTAATAGAAGAAATAATAGGTCCGGTGTAAGCCATAATAGTCAATCTATCTAAAGTTCCTTCTTTAGGGATTGTACCAGAAAGACCAAATCTTCTATCTGCATTTTCACATTTTTCTAAAATAGTTTTGATTGATTGTGATTTCGCCTTATGAGTTTCATCAACAATAACCGTATCAAATGAATCAAAATATTCTTTGTCTTTTTTAACTAAGGATTGGTAAGTACCTACAACGATATTAGCACCATCTCTAATAACAGAGCCTGCAAATATTTGTTGTATTTGTAGTTTCATGTTAACTGAATCTGTATTGTACTCATAAAAGTCTTCAGACGATTGAACCACTAAATCTACCGTAGGTACAATCATTAACACTTTATGGCTTTTTCTAGTTTCTAAAAGAAAAGAAATTACCATAAAAATAATCAATGTCTTACCTGCTGATGTTGCTAATTCGGCTAAACAACTTTTATATTTAATGATTTGAAATGCAGTTTCTATTTGATAATCTCTAGGCTTTCTAGCAGAATTAGCAAATTTAAGATTTACCCATTCGGTAAAGTCCTGTTTGTTTATATCTGCATCAAATTTACGTTCAATTCCGTTGATACCTACTTCAAAATTGTATTGCTTACCAACATTCACAACTTCGTTCCAAAGGCCTGAAGGCAAATATCTACCACCTTTGAAGTAGCTTATTTTACCATCCCACCATCCTTTTTTAACACGAGGATCCCATTTGGCATTAGCCGCTTCTCTAGTAAATGAAAGCTTTATTTGCTCCATTTCTATTTCTGAGGCTGACGTCAGAGTAAGTAGTTTGTCGTTATGTGTTAAATCCCATTGCATAGGTTAAATTTTATTTTCTATGAGTTTCTATGATTCATTTCAGCTATTGAAACTACATTTTTTATAGAATATCCCATTCGATCTAACGTTTCAATACATTGTGTATAGAAAGTTAATTGATTCTCTAAAAGGTTAGTTTGTCTAATCCTTAAAGACATATCAGAATTTATAAAGTCGTTTATTTCTTTATAGTCTAATTTTATATTATGTGCTGTCTTATAGTACTCGTATCGGAGCTTCCTAAAGTTTGCATCATTTGATTTCTTGTTATATATCGCAGATCGATATTTGGCTAATTTCTCAACCATCATATGCCTAAACGACAACATTAAGACCTGAGCTTCTGCAACTCGGTCTATTTTGTATATCATCTTAATGATTTCACTAATCTTTCTAGCGTATTCTCCTCTTTCAGTTTCTAATGCCGTTTCGAGATCAGATACCTTTTGTTCTTCGTCTGTCATTAGAATAAGTCGTTAGAATTTTTTGATTTCTTTTTACGAAAGTTTATTACCTCCTTAGTCTTAGGTTTTTCTTTCTTTTTATATTTTATGCTGCCAATGTCAATTTGTTTTCCCTTGAATTCTACTTCTAGTTGATTAAAATCAACTATTAGTTTAAAGTTACCTTTACTGTCGGCAACTCGTTTATCGAATTTATCAAGTTCTTCTTCCACTTTACACTGATCTAATATCCAACGGGTTTGCCGTAAAATATTCGTTGTATTTTCTTGCTGCATCGTTTTTCTGTAACCAGCTGTACTTTATTAAGTCGTTAAAATCTTTAACTTCTTTCATGTCGGCTAATCTAGGTTGAACTTTGAAGTCTCTTACTAGCTTATTCCACATAAAAACAGTTTTTCTTCTTTTTAGTTTTTCTTCCATTTTGCGACGACCTACATAGTCGTTGTCAAATAAATATCTAACTGTTGGAATTTCGTCGAACATATCGGTTGGTTTATCTAATCCGGAGATAGACACAGAATTAGGACATAAAAGTGAATCGATAGGTCCTTCAAAAATCGTAACAGGTTTCATAAAATCTACAAGGGCAATATTGAAATAAATGCTAAGCGTATTCATTCGAATTGCTTCGTCATTTGGCATTTTTAATTCTCGGTCTAAAATCAATAAGTTGATTTTCTCTATATTGTAACTGACGTATTTCTCACGCTTTGGTTTGAAATTACGAATCTGCCAACCGAAAGTATGTTGTTTATCTGGTGTAAGATTGAAAATATAAAGTTGTTCTTCTTTTGGATCGTATAAAAAATACTCTAGCTTATTATGCAGAAATCTACCTTTTAGATACCTTTCGATTTTGAAATTTTCTTTAGGCGATACTAAATTAAGTTTTTTCTTAATCACATCTAACGGTATGGAATATTCCTTAAGATTTTCAAAAACACTAAGTTCCATGTAATCTTTTGTAGGTGTGATTACTTGGTTTTCTCGAATATAATCGAGATAGAACATTAAGTCGTCTTTATTGGTAACTGATTGGTCAAAGTCTCTAAGAAATTCTACGACATTAGCATGTCGCTTTTGACAGCCACCATTATAACAATGAAATGATAGAGACTTCCAATAGATATTTCCACGCTTTTTGTGTATATCTGAACCATCACCACAATAAGGACATGCAAAATTAATTCGATCTCTATTTATTTTAATAGAAGATTTAGGACCCGAGAAATTACTAAGAAGTATTTTCTGAACTTTTGCCGTTATTTCGTCTTGTTTTTGTTTTGTTAATTCCATGAGTAGAGAGTAAAAAAGGCACTCATCGAAATGAATGCCTTTGAGTTATTAAAAAAGAAATCTTAGTTAATATCAAACTCTTTTAACCAATCTTCGATGTCGCCATCATTACCAGATACCGCATCAGAAGATACTTCAGCAAGGTTTTGAGTTTTAACAGGTGCAGATTGTGCAGGTGCAGATTGTTGTGAAGGAGCTGATGGTGAACTTACTGCAGCATATGCAGCACCTGGATTACCAGTTAATTCGCCTAAGAATTTATTAACTCTGTCTCTTTGTTCGTCTGACCATGGTTTAAAGTCAAATTCTTCAAGTGGTTGTAATCCTTCATAAAGAGAAAGAATTAAGTTACGAGATTCAGCATTATTTTCCATTTTAACTCCTTTAACAGAGATTGGAGAATTAGCTGTTGCGAATTTACATTCGTCATAATTCCAATAACCACCTTTAAGTGTAACTTTGATTGAGAAATCTTTACCATCGAAGAAATCGAAGATATTTGTTGGTGTTGTACCCATTTCGATCTCAGTAGCATCCGGTTGGATTTGAGCGTCGATTAGCTTTTTAACAGCTTTTGGATATCTGAAAATTTGAATTGTTCCTTCTAATTCAGGACGTTGTGGGTCTTTCACGATCTCAACATAAGAATAGTAGTACTCTTTACGCTTGATGTGTTCTGCTTGTTTTTTGTCAAATGCTGATTCAGATTTGAACAATTTCCAGAATGTGTCTTGAATTACTGATTTTTCATTAACTGAAGAAGGACAGTCAACGTAGAATCCTTCACCTTCGTGCAATTCTAACCAATAGGAGAATTTCTTAACGATAGATTTTTTAGGGTTCTTGATGTTTGGTACGAATCGTACGATTGCTCTGTAGATAGAGTCTTTAGATAGCTTAGGGTCAGTTTTAAACTCTGAGCTCTTTGATGCGGTTTTTGCTTCTTCTTGGTATGCGTCGATGCCAATGTTGAAGATGTCGAAATTGTTTTCCATTTTACTTACGTTTTATTTACTTTGTTTATTTAATATGACCTACTTATTAGATAGATTCAATCTACTTTCTTAACTTACTTCCGGACTAAAATTAATCAGTCGATTTTTACTTACTAGTTGTTAGGGTCTTTACTTACTTGTTATATGAGTTATATATCCTCTTGGATTCATTAAACATCACCAAAATGTGATATTTTTTCATTCAGCTCTTCTGTTGTATGACCGCATCTAGCATTTTTCTTTTTGTTTTCTCGCGCTTTTAGCATTTGTAAATTGCATGGATGTGCTAAGAAAAAAGGATCCATTTTATCTTTGAATCCTTGTGATATTGAATAGATGTGGTCTAAATGATTAGCTTTCCAGCTTCTCTTTAAATTTTTAGGATTAATGATATTTTTAAAAAGATCGTAATTTCTTTCCGTTAAAGCTCGGACAAATATAAAATAATCTTCTTTGTTGTCTAATAGCTCTTGATAATTATTTCGATATGTTTCAAAATTTATTAAATTAGGATTTAGCATCTTTTATTTTTTCATATTTATAATCTTCTCGTCTAATCATTTTCCAAAATCGAGTACCATAAGTTTTCATCTTTTCTCTGGAAAATAAATTTTGAACTCCACTAGTTAATGAATCAAGCTTAGTCTTTTCATCACCAAAAATTCTAAATACTCTAGGTGGTACATCAAAATAACGATAGACTGAACCATCCCAAAATTCAATTTCTAACTTTCTAGTTTCAGAATCATATTTGATGTTTTCTAAATGCGAAGAATCAACCGGCTTATTATACGCCGCTTCATTCAAGAAATCTTCGTATTTCAAAAAGTTCATTTATGTAGTTCTATTTTTCTCGATCCAAGCTTTATAAACTTTGATTGCATCTCGCATACCTTCAGTTTGGTGTTCATGTTTAGCTGCTCTATTCATCATTGTAGTAGCTATCGACATAGCCCATTGGTGTTCGCCTTTCTTTTCTAATCCATCTAATTGCTTACAACTAGATTCGGCCTTTTCTTTATCGGCATATCCAGTTCCCTTTAAGGCTCTTCTACCACCTTTGCTATATAAACCAATATCCGGTGGATTTTTGTTTTCTTCGTCTAATTCAAAAGTTTCGAATATTTCAACGAATTCTGCGTAATTTAAGAATGTTTTCATATAGTATATATCTTGAAAATAAGTTGATTTTATGAAACAGCACAAGACCTCGAGTCATATAATGATTACTTGTATTCAAGGAAATTGAAGAAGTTTATTCCGAGGTGGCCAAGGGAAACCCAAGGTTTGCTTACTACAATGAAACCCAAGACAGAGCAATAGCATCAGTAATATCATCAATAGGTTTTGGTAGAGTAAATTCCTCTGCTCGATCAAGTCCTAATTCTACAAGTCTTAATTTGAAAGGAGTGTCTTTTACTTCCAAGAACTTACGTAACATATCACATTTTGAAGCGTTTCCATTTCCAGTGTATATTTTCTTTAGAGACTTTGGTGGCACTACATCAATACAATGTCCATAAATTTGAATCAATTTAACTTTTAGGAAAGTATTGAATGATACTAAATCAATAAAGGAATTTCCCTTAGAACCAAAAGAAAAACCTTCAATTCTAATTTGTGGAGTTTCTGAGATATAAGGATTTATTGCTTCTATTATTTGATCTGATAGATTATCGGCATTTTGAAGTTTTATTCGTTGATCAGCTAACGCATCTTTAGTGTTACCTCCTTTTTCATAAGAAATAACACTAATCATATCAGATAAAGCTTTATGCATTTTAGATCCAGCAAGCTCAGAACGATAATTAGGAACAAAAGAAAAGATAGTAAGTTCACCATCTTTGTTTATTGCTACGGCAGTGGAGTTTATAGAGAAGTCAATTCCTATTGTAGTCATATTATATTTTTTTGCCTAAAGCAGCACCTAAAGCAGCACCTACTAAACGACTAGTTAACATATCAAAAACTACACCTTTCTCTATTCCTAGAACATTAGCAATAATTTTTCCGATCGATGAACCTAAAGCAAATCCTGTAAGTCCTCCTAGGATAGATCCTAAAAATCCTTCATTTGTAAGTTCTTCATTAAGGTCTTTAATAGTTTTAGTGTCCATATATTCTTCGCAAAAAGCTTTGATTGCGGCATCTACCTTAGCTTCTTCTTCTGTCGTAAGTTCGGATTTTAAATTTTCATTAAGTTCTAATAATTCAGCTTCGGTAAATCTACCTTCCGATAAAAGATGTTCTTTAAATGTTTTCATTTAGTTTTTAAATTCTTTTAAAAGTGAATCTGCTAAATATCTAGCGTTTATTCTAAAAATTAATCCAGCTGCTACGTGATTTTTTTCCCATTCCATGCAATCTCTAAAAAAATCCATGTTATTAAAGTACTTTTCAATAAAAGATGCCATTTCTTCTTTAGGATAATTATCAACAGTTTTTCCATCTGGGATGAATTGAATATAAGATCCGGCATGGTCTTGATTACCTATCATAGTAAAGGTAAATCCACTAGAAGAAAATCTATTAGCTTCTAGTATAAGTTCGTTAAATGTTTTCATATAGTATATGTATCTTTATTGTAATTGGAAGTCTATTCTCATATCGTTGAAAGCAAACGTAGCTTCAAAAGTTCTAAATTCTGGAGTTACTTCAGAATACGACATTGTAAATTCGTTCAATCCGGTAAATAAACAATCCGTAAATATTGAAGAGTACATTGCATTACCTTCCGCATCAAATATTCTAATAGGAACATCAACAGTATATGGTTTTGAAGTAGAGAACGAATAGTAATAAAAGAAAGTTTCTAACATAATCCAATAATTGACATTTCCGTCAAATAATTGAAAAGTGATGGTAAAATTACGATCGATTAAAGTCTCTTGTGATAATGCCTGTCTAAATTTACGAGTAGTACCTTTTGCTGCATCTTGATATCCGGGTTTAACTTGCTCGATAGGAGAATAATTAAAATTAGGTATCGTAATTGATTGTATCGAGTAATTTACTAAGTCGGAAACATTCCTAACCGGAGTTGGCATTCGATGTATATATGGCAAATACCTTTGCTTAATTTCTTCCGGTATAAAAGTCTTTGGTAGTTCGACTTTAAATAAGTCGTTTCTATTTTGTAAAATCATATGTTATTAAAATCTATCGTTATTATCATCTCCGAGTAAATCTCCAGGTACATCATCGAAATTTAGTGATAGAGCTACTTTGTTGTGTACTAAAATACCATTTGCATAGTATGTGTGATTGTCTTCTATTTCTAAGTTGTATACTTTAGTAGGTTTCTTAGAGACTATTTCCGTAATTCCTTCAATTGTTATATGTTCATCGAATTCATTTAACGCGATATCGCCTTCGATTAATTGAGCCACTTCTAAATCATGTAATTCCATAGATGAAGTAGGGTCGAATGAACACCAACCTTTATCAATAATCCAGAATGGATGCTCAGGTGTACATTGTATTGAAGTTCCATCAGCAAAATCTAATAAGATAAATTTAGAAGCAGATGGTTGTATAAGAGATTTTACAATTCCTATTTCAGTTTCTTCGTAATCTTCGTTATATGTTAAAATTTCCATTCCAACTTTAACTTCTTCGATTAACATTTTAATTCCATCCGGTAAAGTAATGTAAGTTCCTTCAACGAAACATCCACCTCCACCTCCACCTGAACCACTAGCCTGTCCAGTATTTTGCACTGGAGCGGTAGGAATTGGAGCTGGATTAATTGGCGCTGGTTGAGGATTAACTACTGGTCTAACTGGCGGAGCCGTTACGTTAGGTGCATTTTGAGAGACACCACCTCCACCACCTTGTTGTGTATATGTTGTTGCCGGAGTAACATTTATATTAGCAAGATTTGCATTTAATTCTAATTCAACAAAAGAAGGAGTTGGTACAGGAGTAGGAGCTTGTACTACTACCGGTTCACTACTAACAGGAGCAACATAAGTAGTAGCTGCTTGACTAGTAACCGGAGTTGGTAATGGAGCTGGTGCTGATATCGTTATTTGTTGAGTGTTAATTATTTGACTTTGTGTTGCTAATTGACTTTGTAATGTAGATAATAAACCTTGTTCCATTAACATTTTAGATTGACATAAAGATAAAGCTGCATTCAATTCCTTTACTTGATTGTTTAAAGACGATATCGTTGATTGAGATGAATCTAATTGTTGGTTTAAATTTGATATTTGTTGATTTAAAATCGATATGGTTGCTAATTCTGCTGCATTAGTTGATGTTAATTTAGTTATTTGAGCTGCATCTGATGCATCATTAGCCGAAAGCTGAGCATTAAGCTTTGAATAATCATTTATTTGCTGAGTTAATAGTTGATTTTGTTCTAATGATTTAGTTAAATTATCTGCTTGAATTTTTATTTGATTGTTCAAACTAGTATTTTGCGAAACGAATAGATTGATAGATGATTCTAACGAAGCAATTTTATTAGCTTCATTCATATTCAACCACTCATCATTATTATAGAATCTACCGTTATATAAAAAGGTCTTATCTCCTTTGATATTCAATAAGAATATTCTAAATTGACGATTAGAAAATCCAAGTATAGTATTTGCTTGTGTTTCTGTTAATCTAAATACAATTTCACCTTTACTTTTCGAAGTAAACGTGCTAGGATATTCTTTTATTTCGACATTCTCACCGGTATTAGACGTAAAAGTAAGTATCAATTCACCTATACCGGATAGATTAAGAGCCGTATTTTGTCCTTTTCGTGAGTCTTTTTGAAATATTACAAACTTTAAGAAAGTTACTGAATTTGTAATTAAAATTCTAGCTAATCCATTACTATAAATAGTAGAATTGTTATTACTAACTAATGCTTGTCGAGAAACCTTAATTAAATTACTTCTTTCTGAGAGTGTATCAACATCCGGATTTATTGAACTATAAGATACAGAAATTTGAGTATTATCTAAAAACGATGTGATGTACTTAAAGTTATCTAAAACTGGCTCAACAATTCTATTAAGTTGAATGTCTTTAATAACGTTCTTATTGTAAATTACAGATTGAATTGGATTTTCTCCTAGATTAAGTTGTAGTAATTTTCTGCCGTACTTAGCAACTGAATATGATGTTAACGAAGAAGCTTTCCATACTTGAGAATTATCGTTACGGTTATACATACGAACTACGTAATCAATTTTAAAGGCTATTGCCGATGAATTCTTAATTATCGGTCTAAAAGTATTAACTAAATCATAATTAGTTGTCTGTGACATTTGGATATCATCGGTTTTAACCCAATAATACGATTGACTAGATGAATCATATATGTATTCAGATATTACTAAATCATGAAGTAGCATATAATTATATCCATTAGAATTTAAGTCATTAATGAATTGCTCGATAATAGCTCCATTGTATGTACCATAAAACTCGATATAATCTCCGTTACTTGATTCCTGAATAGTAGCTGCAACCGTACTAAATTGGTCTTGTGTTGCTAAATCAAATTGAGTAGTTTCTTGTAGATAAATGTAATCTTGTCCGTCAATTTCTCTTCGTTCATTAATCCAAGCAAAAGTTGCTTGAATAGTTTGGTCACGCTTTATTCCTATGATAGTTCCATTATTAGGCTCTTGAGTAATTCTCTCTACCACAGTGTCGCCGGTTAGATTGCCTATCCAGTAATCAATAATAAGGTTATGTAATGAAAGTACTCTAAATTCTAAATAAGAATCATAAATACGTCCTCCGAAAAAGAATGAATTTGGATTTAATGTTTCGTATGTATCGTTTCGATTAAATACGAAATTTGCAAGATTAAAAAGTTTTCCGTTTTTCTTTGCAGCTTTAAGATTAAATATAAGTCCTTGATATTGCTCATAATTAAATCCTTGAACTAAGTGAAGTCTAACTGTATCATATACAGGAGCTTGTGGTGTAGTAAATACAATAGGTAAATTCGCAGTAGATGTTAAATTATCATCGTAGTCGTTGTAAAAAATAGCTTTATCAATATCTAATAAAGCTGATCTGTACGGATCAACATACGCATAAGATCGGTTTCTGACGTTACCAGTACCTAAAGGCAATCCGAGCTGTATTAATTCATTTGCGTCTGAATTAAGTATTATATCTTGTCCATCATGAGCATTTCTCATCTTCCAAATAGGATTGGTAGTTGTGCTTAGACGATAAGGATTTCCTAACGTGTTAATTTCTGATTGGTCAGCATAAATGTACTCTAAAAGGACAGATGATGATATACCGATAAATTTTGAAGATGTTGCCATTTAAAATATTTTGAATATGCTCTTTATGATTTTACTAACGTTGAGGGTAGCTCCAACGCCAATAGTTATTTGAGGTCCTTGTGTTTGATTGATTGGATTAATACCCCAACCAGCATTGATGGTAGGACCCCATATGATTGTAGGTTCTGACTTTTTAAGGAATCGATCTTTGTCTAAGATAGCTCCATCTATTTTATCAAATTTTACTCCAGGATAATCAGTAGTTACGTATATTTGATATGATTTATCTAACTCAGTTAATCCAGTAGTTAGTTTAATTTTCATTTCATCTTTAGTTATCGTAGTTCCTTTATCGTTGATTGTAAATGTATTATTTATAGTATCTATCGTGAACTTGGAATTACCTTCTAAAGTTTTTGAATTATCTTTGTCAAAATCTTTATGATATGCCCAATTTAGTTCTTTAGTTCCGTCAGGATATTCTTTAATTGTATTGCTTACAACTATAGGCTCTTGACTTTTTATCGATGCAACAGTAGAAGCAATATAAAGTACATTGCCTTCTAATTTTTTTAGGTCTTTCGCTAATCCGGCATTGAGGTCTTTTAGATTACGTCGATCGGCGATAAGTACATTTTTTAAACTTACTTCATTGCCATATTTAGTTTTAATCGTTCTTACTGAATCGGTTAAAGCTAATTGGTTTTGACGATCTACTATTGCTTGCTGTTTTAGATTTGCATTATCAGAACATTGCTTAGCCATAAGCAATGCAAAAATAATTAATGCTCCTATTAAAATTTGATTTAAGCTAGGTAATTTCATTATATTGAATTTCTTTTTATTATCGCTGAACCTTCGATCGAATACGTTAATTTATTTGCGTAAAGGACGCCAGGAGTAGTAGATAAGCTTATTGCAGTTCCACCAGTAGTTATTACTACATCTTTTAATATAGTAGAAGTATTTGCAGTCATAACATCGGTAGATATAACTTTACATCTAGCTTCTAAAGAATTATCAGTTCCACCAACTGCGTTCATAGTTATAGTAACCACAAAATTATTTGCATATGATATAAATCCACTTTCAGTTTGGGTGATTGTTTTTACTAGAGAACCTGCAGAAAGTATTTGCATTGTTCCTTCTCCAGTAGGATTGTAAAATGAATATGCGATTCTTTGACTAGAATTTTCTAAGTTAGTACCCATAGTGAAATCTGGAGTTAAATTCTGACCGTCATTATCATCGCTATATATATCTCCTAATTCGCCAGAACCTGAATATGCTCTAAGTTTTCGAGAAACTAAATTTTCTCTAGCAATTTCGTACCAACAACCTCTACCGTAATCGTTTGCTCCAGAACCGTCATCTCCGTGCCATTGGAGGGTTATTGACCTCCAAGGAGTAATTTTAAATGCACCAATTCCTTGCATATCACCAGCTTCAGCTTGACTATTTTGTACGAAACTACTAGCTATAACTCCATGTGCACCATTACTATTAGTAATATCCGGATCATAGCCTCCATATGAAATAGAAGTCCACGATTGGTTTTGTATAATATTGTATTGATTGATTGCATTATTTATTGCCGCATCTATTGCGGGAGTTGTCGTTGACAATGTTGCTGGAGTGATTCCGAGAGGTGCTTGTTTAGCATTACCTGGCATAGGCCAAGGTCTTTGGTTTGTGAATCCATTTTCTGTTCCATTTACTCCAGCTCCTGGTAAAGGCCATGATACACCACCGCCAGCTGCTAATCCATTAAATTTCTCGGCAGCCATAGCAATATTATCTTTACTAATTATACTACTTTGAACTTGTGGTGACGGTGTTGTATTATATGCAGTATATCTTTTAATAGCGTTAGGTACTAAAACTGAATAATTTCTAGGATCTACGTCAAGAATCATAATTCTAAGTATTTGGCCTTCGTAATATCCATCTTCGATCGTAAATTGTTGAGAATTCGTAAGTGGATTTATTGGTACAGATCCACCAGGAACTTGTCCACTTAAAAAAGTAGGAGTCGAAGATAATTGTAGACCGGTAATGAAACTAGATGAGAATATTGGGCAATTAGTTTTAGGCTTCGTTAAGTCTAAAAATACAGTAGAACTTGTAGCAGGTATTTCGTGATATACTATTCGATGATAAGCATTAGCAACATTGGTAGATTGACCATTATAAGTTGCGATGATATTTACTGCATACCAAGGAAGTGTATTAATATCATAATATTTTGGTAATAAGGCAAAAGTATTATTAATAGTAAATCCTCCTACATTAGATCTACCTCCTGGTAAATTTTTACTAGGACCATCTCCCATAGAACTCCATTTAGCAACAACTATAGGGCTTACAGTATTACTTATAGTAGTTGCACCAATAGGAACGGATCTATCTGCAAATAATGCACCTACTGAGGTTTCTCCAGGCATTCTACCCATACCAGTCTTGGCATCTGGTAATGCAAAATCCGGATACATTGAACTTGCCATTCCTTTAGCTAAAAATTGTTTAGCCATTATAGTTTTTTCTGTAACAAATCCTATTTGCAATCTATAACTATAATCATCTGGGGTGTACGAAAAATTCCTAAAAGTAGAGTTAATTGATGGTCCATCCCAACGAATTGTATCTAAACCTTGAGTTTTGGTTTCGCCTTGAACGATAAGTCCACCAATTAACATTCCATTAATTGGAACGTTATTAAAAAATTTATGATATCCGGAATTAGTAGATCCTATAGTAATCGATCCATTAATTGCAAGTTTAGATTTAGCATACGAAATTTGATTTATATTGATCGATCCTAATACATTATAAGCGGTTGAACCTGGAACAAATCCAATACCAACATTACCGGTCGTATCTTCTTTTCCTGGCTGAATGTATATATGAGGATTTTCATATCCTTGAACTTGAGCATACGATAGCGTTATATTAAAATCCGGTAATGCTTTCCCACCACCATCATCTAACCCTCCACTCACTGATCCGTAGAAAGAAGTAGTAGCCGAAGAATCTCTTCTAACGTAAGTTTTTAATACTGGATTAGTTAATGAAATAGGTGCAGGATTATATACTGGAATCTGGATTCCTCCTTTCCCACCACCAGGCGTAGTATAAGTTGTAAATTGTTGATCGTCTTTCCATGTAGTATTACCAAATGCAATACCTCCATTACGTGAAGATGCAGTTTCTCGAGAATCAAAACCGGCATACCAATTAGTAATATAATCACCTGGTTTAGCAGAATCTCCGTCCCACATAAATTTTCGAGTAGCAACATCAGGAATCGCTGATATATGTATAGGAAATTGAGGTTTATTTATTGTACGAGTATTATTAGATAGACCTAATCTACCACCATTATATGCAGTAACTCCAGTAGTAGAAACAGTTGAGTTATTAATATCGTAGCTACCAGCATTAATCATTAATGAATCTAGCACTACTCCAACATTTCCACTAACATTAACTGAGTTTTCTGTAGTTCTAACCGGAGTAATAGATCCAGCTAAAGTAAGAAACTTAGCATTTTTTAAATTTTGATTACCTATTTGTACAGAATCTTGAAAGAATTTAATAGCTGAATCAACTGTATTAAATCTTGTTATTTTTCTAACAATACCTAAACCTTGAAAATTATTTGTTGCTATAGGTATTCCTTGAGAAGCGTTATAAGTAGGTCCTATAATAACTGAACCTGAACGATGTTCTGGATATCCATCAGTATAACTAGTTCCTGCTCCTTGTTGATTTTGTAATGCTATATATCCATATGTATTAGCAGCTCCAGAGCTACCTGGTAATGTTTCTATCGATGGAATAGAATTTATTATAATTTCTTTTAAATTATCAGACGAGCCTTCAGTTCCGTTATTAAAGGAAAAATCTCTTTCAATATTAACAAATTTCGTTCTATCATAATTACTAATCTTAACGTCAGCTGCCATAATTTCAATCGTAGCAGGTTTAACTATATAAGGAGCAGTTCCAGATGTAGCACCACCAGCTTGAATTTTTATATTTGATTGATACGAATGAACTTTCCATTTAGTTGTAAAAGTTCCACCTGACTGATCCTGTTCAGTAGCAAACGCTGCATGAACAAAATTATACGCACTATTTGTTCCTCCAGCCGAAGTACTCCCAGAATTACCGTAAATATCAGAAGAAGTTCCGCCTTCAGGTAAAGGTCCACCAAAAGAAACCCCGTTTTGACCGTTTGGATTAACATTATTTTGAATTATTGTAAATTTCGGTACACTTGCAGTATCTCGTGTACCAGAAATATTAGTACCAAAATTCTTAAGATTAAAATAAGCCCAATTAGCATCTCCTAAGAAAATCGAATTTTTGAAGGTTTCGTTAGGAATTAAGAAATCTATTTCATTATTTGTAAAACCTACATTAGGAGTAGGTGAATATCCTTGACCATCTATTGGATTACCACCAGTAGCTGGTAAATAATATTTCCATTCGAGTGAACCACCAGCAGTTCCTGGTATACCTTGAGGACCTGTAAGATTTATACCTGAAGCAGTCCATCCAGTTGCTCCTCCTATGTTATAAAACTCATATACATTACCGCTACTATCAAGAAAATGGTCTTGTATTCTTAACGAAGTGCCATCATGGTCAGCAGTTTGGCCGAATGCGGAAGGACCAACAAACCAATGGTCTCCTCTAAATCCTTGAGGACCTACTGGTCCAATTTCACCTTGAATTCCTTGAATTCCAGGAGGTCCACCACCAGCTAATATTAGCTGATCGAAGTTAAAATTTACTTTTTCTATTACACCAGACATTGAGTCTGATGATATAATTTCTTTAATTGTAATTGGCATTCGGAGAATGTTTTATTTTTTCTCAAGCACTATAGAAAATGCTATAGAATAGTTCTTGTCTGTTGGTATATTATATATCAACTGGAAATCCAAGTCTTCAGGAGATTGGAATATTGTTTGGAAGTTTTTAGTCTTTTGATATCCGTTAGCAATTTTTTGTTCGTCGGTTAATAGATATGCGATATTAGGTAGAGAACTACCTTTCTTCCAGAATTTCTCCCATAAAATTATTTCTTTGATTACATAACGTTCTAGTATGTTTTCTGATATGTAAGTTTTTATGTCATCATCTTGATTAGGATTACCGAAAGAATATGCAGGATTCATATATGCATAGAAATCTTGACCAAAACCGTCTATGATTAATTGGTCTTGTAAAGCTAACGAAGTAAATATTTTCACATTTAAAGTTTTACTTCTTTCAAATGTTGTTTCTTCTTCAACAATATTTTGAGGAATTCTAGTAATTTTAGACAACTGACCTATAACAGATCGTTTAATTACTCCGCTAGGAAAAGTTTCTAAATTTATAGTATTTGGTATTGCAATAACTTTAGATCCAAAGAAAGATTTAATTTCTTTAGGTTCTCTAGTACCTATTACTCCAGATTGAATATTAGACTTTATAAATTTATTGTAAAAATTAGTATCCCAATTGCTTTTAAACAAAAACATATCTTTATTATAAATAGCGGTTTCGTCTATTAAAGGATATACTGAAGAATTTTTCGTCAATGTAGAACGCAAAATAACATTCGGACTTTCCGTATTTACTTTATTGAAATGTAAGTTTTTAAGCATAAATAGATTATCATCGGCAAATGTAGGTTGAGACGTCATCAACTGTATATTATTATACGTTAAAGAATTTCCATTCAACGCAGTCATTCCTTTGATGTCATCAGTATCAATAAATGAAACTACGTCTTTCCACTTAGGATTATAAGGACCACGATATCTAGATAATTGTTGTAATTCAACTCTAGGTTTCGCAGTAAGTTCATAACCTATTATTTTAGAAGAACTTACTAAGTCAGTTGGTTTTTGTTTTATTACATCATATTTTAAATACGTAGACTTAACCGGATAATCAGGTCTAGTAAGTTCCACCAAATATTCGTTTTCTGAAATTTCTCCAATTTCGCTCACATTTAAGTACCTAACATTAGGATTTCCACTATTTATTTGATCTGATATCGACGCAAAAGAAATAGATTCCATAATAGGAATGTATGCATTATATCCACCTCCTTTATATTTAGGAACTTGTGTTATTATTGCAGGATACGAATTATAAGGTATTGTAGTAGTAAACCAAGCCGAAGGGCATTTACCTAAGACGTAATTATAATATCCAGCAGGATTCAAAGGAAGGAGTTCTAGATCGTTTAAATTAGGATTTCCTTGAGCTATCGGGGCAAGTATTGATGGACCTATTATGCCCACGTCATATAACAATATATCTTTACATCTAAATGTGTTAGCCGTAGGTCGAGTAATATCGTTGAATGTGATTACTCTATTTCCTAATGTTAAGGTAATATTATTATAGCCACCATTTTCATTGAGATTTAATTCTGATGAGTAATTTGGACTGGTTCCATTTTGATCGGTTCTACCATATACCGTCCATTGAAAACTGCTATCACCAGGAATATTACCTATCGTATCCCATTTGTATATTTGACCTGATAGATTTATATCTTTGTAGTCTAAATATCCAGCAGTAGCACCATCTGGAGCTGTATACTCTAATTTATGATTTAATGTATATAAAGAAGATCGATCAATAAAATTATAAGCAGTTCCTCCTTGCATATATTCTAATAAGACTGGATCTTTAAGATCTGATCTTACTACTAAAGTAAGAGCTTTAAATTTGTCATTTTTAATAAATGTCAATTCTGTACCATAATCACTATACGTTAATACACATGAAAATTTATATCCATTGTATAGAGGATTAGGTAAGAATTTTAAAGATTCTGTATTATAATTGATATTAGAAT